TGTAGCTATATGGCGATATGGTGAAATTGTAACTGAGGATATAAAATAAACTTTTTATCGGAGATAAATAATGGAAGAATTAAAGAATGAAAAAAAAACATTTTGTTGATAAAATTTATATAATAACTGATGAAATGGACTCGTATAGTGGAAACACTGATGTCATTGGATGGTACGACTCTAATGGAAGAAAATATTACAGTCCTGATGAAATTAAGGAACTATACGAAAATGGAGAGACAGAAAATGTATTTATAGATTCTAGTGGTAAACTAAATATGAGACAAACTTGGTTAGTTTTTAGAGTTGCTTTTACAGTTCAATGCGGCATTCCATTTGGGGACTATGATAAATATCCTAATCTATTAGAATACGCTAAGAAAGTTGGAATTGTTGCTAATAATCCAAGACCAATTAAAATGCTTGCAGGTATTAAAACTGTAAATGAGTATTATGGGGAATATGGTGAAGGTCCAACAGGCACATATAAAATTACATACAAAATAAATGATGATGTTGTTTCTTCATTAAACCAGGAATATCTGACTAAGATTGCAAATGGATTTATTAATAGAATCACTCAAGATAATAGCTTAATTTCTATATGCAATAAATGCGAATATTATGAGTGGACTCATACAATATGTATCTATGGGGTGTCTGAAAAAGACATGGAAAAATCAGAACTAATTAGAGAGTTCAAAGTTTTTGATATGGAATTATTGATGTTAAAATCAAATAATTTTACAACTATTATAAATGCTTGTAAAATGGCTTGTCGTGATCAAGGGCAGTATCATTGGATAAAAGAAAAAGGTACTGAGAATGACGAGAAGAAATCTAATTATTATTGGTATGATAAAACTGGAAAGAAAGAAGAAAAATGAAGAATAAGGATAGAATCAAATATACATCAGATCATAGAAAAGCTTTTAGAAAAATTGAGAAACAGTTATTGGGATATAATACTTTTAGAAGCTTATTTCATGATTTAGATAAAATGTTCTTATATATGTTTTTTGATTATAAGAAAGTACGCTATTGGCACAGACTCCATATGCCTCATCATAATGTTAAAGCAAAAACACATTCTGATTTTGTACAAATGGTAATTGACTGGGAGTGTGCAAGATATACAAAACCAGACAAGCCATTAAATGCTAGAGAGACGTTGGCAAAATTTTATCCAGAATTAACAGATAAAGTATTGCCGGTAATTGAAGAACTTGGATTGTAAAGGAGAATTTATGAGTACAAATTTGATTATTAAAGATCGAGGTACCGGAAAGAGTGCACAGTTACTTTATACAAGCGCAACAACTCAATATCCTATATTAACCAAAACAAAAGATAGGGCTGTTAATTTGCTAAAAATGGCTGAAGACTTAGACTTGTGTATTCCGGTACCGTTAACTGAGAATGACATTGAATCAAGGAAAATAAGGTTACCTGAGAATATCCTTGTAGACGATGGTTATGATTTAATCGGTACTGCCCTTAATTATTACCTTAGAACACATGTTGTGGCAGTAACACTTACAGACAAGCTTAAAGAAAGATATGATAAAAAATGATTATAGCAGCGGCAGTTAAATTTTATATTGAGAAAACTGATCAAAAGGTTGTCCTATGTGGATTGAGACATGACGCTCCATTTAGGCAATTAGCAGCACTTGGGTTCGAACCAAAAGTAGGATATAAAGAACTTGAGCAAGGATTTATAACAACAGATGGAGAATTTCTGAATAGAGAACAGGCTTATTATCATGCTGTGAGTTGTAGGCAGATCAAACCTGATGATGGACAGGCTTGGCTTATCTCGGAAATGTTGTGGTAAAATAGAAAATTTACGGAGGAATTATAATGTTACATTACAAGGATAGTCAATATGGTTGCGGTTATTTGATTATATATCACACAGAAGATATCTTGGCAAAAGCAAATATTCAATACGACAGAAATAAGATAGAAGACAATAAGGATTTCTATGCTTTTGCATATTTAGAAGACGAGCGAGCAGTAAATTTATTCTGTAAACCAATAAAGGGACGGATAGTCGATTCCACATTTTATGAATATAAAAAGAATGGAAGTCTAAAGAAAAATGGTGTAGGTATTGGAGCCAGGATTTATGCTGATACATATGAGGAAGCAGTAGAAGGATTTAATGCTCTCGTGAATGCTAGGATTAAAAAGTTAAGAGAAGAGATTAGCAAGGTCGAAGAGTTATTGATCAAATAAAAATTTTTAGAGGTAATTAAAATGATTTCTATAAAAGAACATATGCCTAAAAGTGCGAAAGTTTTACCATGTTGGGTTTTTATTAATGGCAAATATGATTTGGCGTATTTGACAGAAGATGAAAAAAATTTTGTATCAACAGATCACAAAAGAGCATATCCATTAGAAATAGTAGATGGATGGAGTATACCTGAAACAAAAATGTATATACCAGATGAAAATTTAGTTTGATTGGAGAAAATTATGGCTAGTACAATTATAGGTATTATTATCATTATAGCTTTTACAATTTTAATGATTTTTCTTATATGTTTAATGTTGCAAGAAAAAATTGAAAAAGTTATATATAAAATTCCGTTTATTACTAAAAAAGTAGAACGCCATAAAGTCAATAAACGTATAAAGGATACATTTAATAGCGTTGTTTATGATCAAAATAAAAGAATATCTATGGCAATGATGGAAGGTAAGAAATATACAACATTTATATTTGCAAACGATAATTATTATTTTAACCCATGGAATATGTATAAAAATCAATATAGAAAAATTTTGCTTGATATGGGAATGAAATATTATAAAAAATATAAAATAGATGGAGACAAAATCTCCTGGGATTAAAATTCTTATAGCTGCGATTCCGCAGTTAATTTCCAGCATAAATAAAAATTGAATAGGGAAGAAGGTATTGTAGATGAAATATTTCATTATTTTAATCAGTATGATTTTTTGTCATATAGTGGATGACTATTATCTTCAAGGATGGTTAGCGTCTGCGAAACAAAAATCGTGGTGGGAGAAAAATGCTCCAGATGATTTATATAAGCATGATTATCTGATGGCGTTATTTATGCATAGTTTTAGTTGGACATTTATGATGATGCTTGCGCCAACCTTGTATGTAATTATATTTGGTGGACATTATTATCCGTTAGTGTTTGTGCTTAATATAATAATTCACATGATCACTGATAATATGAAAGCCAATAAGAAAGAGATTAATTTGATTCAGGATCAGCTAATTCATTTAGCACAAATTGTTGTAACATTTTTAGTTTTCTTTTGGAAGTAGGTAATAAGGAGGAATGGAGAAATGAAGATAACATTTGAAATGGATAACTTACAGGATCTCATTGAAAAATCTGTATCTAAAAATATTGAGGAAGCAGTTAAATCGCAAGTAGAGGATACTATTAAAGAACAGGTAGCAAAACTTGGTGGCGATATTATTTCCGAAGTAGTGACAAAAAATTTCAATGAATTTGTAAATGATTATATTACAAATACTAAAATTACTGTCAGAAAAGAAGATTTCTGGGGCGATGCAGATGTAAATGAGTACACAGTTGAAGAGTATATAAAGAAGTGCTTAAAAGAACGATTAGACAATGAGAGATTCAGAATGATGGGTAAATATGACAGATACGAAGAAGTAACATTTGATGAGTATATAAAAAAATATTATGAAACATATGTGGAAAAAGAAATTAAAAAGAAAATGGATAGTTACTTTGAAGATATTCGTGATCAGATTAATCGCACCATGAAAGAAACTTTTGACAATACTACTAAAGATATGCTTTCAAACACGGTATTAAATATACTTACACAAAATAATACATATAGGCAGCTTGAGAATAATATTAAATCTATCGCAACGAAGCAGGATTAATTATGGAAGATAAAGTTATAGAATGCAAATTAGATGATTGCGAATATAATTATGTATCTTATTCTGAGTGGGATACCGGCTATAAAGAATACGGATGTGAACTGACTGATAATGAATGCAATGAAGAAGAATGTCCATTAGTTTGCAAATATAAAGTTGAAGAATAGGAGGAATAGAGAAATGAATAACAAAAGAAATAGTAGCAGTTCAAGTGGAATTGGAATTCTAGGTGTTTTACAATTGTGTTTCTGGTACTTAAGCTTACCGGATTAATCACATGGTCATGGACAGTTGTTCTAATTCCATTGTGGATTAGCCTTGTGATGCTTGTAATCTTTCTTATTGTAACAATTATTGTAGTGAAAAATAATTTCAAGACAAAGCGATAAAAGTTTGGTTTTATGGGTGGCGACACTCTTAAAATAAATGAGGACTGAAATCTATAAAGAAAACAGCCCTCAATGAAAAAAGGAGTCACATAATTGCCAAATGGCAATATATGACAAAACAGAATTATTAAAGCAAACTGCAGTAAGACAGGAAGTTATTTCTTACGATAACTTTTGTCCTTGTATAGCATACGAGTTATATAACTTACCTTTTCATCTGAAAGTTCAGAATGATGGCAAATCATATATATTGCATAAAATTTTATACTGTGTGACAAAATTAAATACAATCCGTATGTACCAAGGCATGAGAAGACAAACTTTAGAAAATTTAGCATCTCAATACCTCCTTATTCAGTTTTGCTTTTCTAATTCCAATCAACCGTCAAGTTGCGGTGGTTGATAGGAATAACAGTAGCACAGAAACCTATATTTTTCAAGGAGAACATTAAATATATGACAAAAGCAGAATTAATTTTCTACGAGATGACAGATAGAGAAATTTTCAGTAGAGCTAAAACAGTTTATGAGAAGTTAGGGATGAGTGAAAAAGGACTTCTCTCAGTTATGCGTCCAACAATGGGTTCCGTAACAATTCTTTCAGTGGATCTAACAAATAAGATTAGAGATGCTGTAAGTATGCAGTATGACGATTTTCTTGCAGATGATTACATTGAAAGAGCAAAGAAAATTCAGAATGAAATGAAAGAAAAGAGAGAAGAAAGTATTAGGGAGCAGAAAGTAAGTAATTCATATATTGATAAATTCAATAAAGAGGTACAGGACTCAGACAATGATTTTGAAAGAGAGTGTACTAAAGAAATTATCAGACTTATAAAGTTACTTCCTGATAAATCTGCCAAGAAACTCATTAAAAAATATTTTGAATAGAAAATAAGGAGAAAAAATTATGAAGATGTATGATCCGGAAATCTGGAAAAATGAGAACAATGGATATGAGGAACTTGTTGACAATATTAAGAAAACTTTTGCATCAAAACTAAAAGACAATGTAAAAACACCACTGTTTAGAACAAGCGTATCTGACTTATTTGACATATTTCTTTACTATCTTCCAGATGCTTGCAAACAGGAATATACATGTAGAGCTTGTAAACACTTTGTAGATCGATTTGGTGGACTTGTATTTATTAAAGACGATGGAACAACTGAATCTGCTATTTGGAACATTGAAAATATCCCTGGGATGTTTATTGAGCCAATTACACAGATGAAAGAGATTGTTGAGTCTGCTCAGGTCCAGGATGTATTCGTATCAGATTATGTGGATCTTGGAACATATGATACCAATGGATTCCATCATTTTTCTGCAAAACTTCCAAGAGTAATGATCAATACATCAAGGGTAAAAAATGCTTCACAGATTTCTGCTGAAAAAGCTGAAGATTATGGAATGCTGAAAAGAGCACTTGAGAAGTATTCCATGCCACAGATTGATCAGGCACTTAATTTATTAGAATCCGGAAGTTTATATAGAGGTAGCAGCTATGTAGCAATGTGTAAATGGTTCAAGGAAACAAAAGAGAAGATTGCTTCTATCAATGATCAGCCACAACACACTAATATGATTTGGAAATATGCTGCTACAGCTCCAAATGGATTTACTCACATTTCCGGAAGTATGTTAGGTACATTACTTGATTATATTGTAGATGGAGATGACTTTGATACAATCAAACGAAAATTTGAGACAAATATGAGTGCTGAGAATTATAGACGTTCACAGTCTGCACCTACTCAGAGAGCTGTTGAAAGTGCTGAAAAACTTATTGAAAAACTTGGTCTTGCAGATTCACTTAGAAGAAGATATGCAAAACTGGATGAGCTTCCTGAGAATGAGTTTATTTGGAAGAGTAAAACTGAAAATAAAGAGGAAGTAAAGACTGGAGTATTTGCAGGAGTTCAGACTAAAGCTGTAGATAGTAATGAAACAAAATCTGTAATTCCACAGGTAACTATGACATGGGATAAATTCAGAAAAACAATTCTTCCTACTGCAGATAAGTTGGAAGTAAAAGTTGATGGAACAACTCATCTTATGGGAATTGTAACAGCTGCTGTTCCGGAATCTGAAAATATTATGAACTGGGATAATACATTTTCTTGGTATTACCAGAGTGGTATTGATTCTGTAATTCGTGAGCGACTTGAAGCAAAAGGTGCAAAATATGAAGGTTGTGAGATCAGATGTTCTCTAATCTGGAATACACGTACCGACCTGGATGTACATTGTATTTGTCCTGATGGAGTGGAAATTTATTTTGGACATAAGAATCACGGATATGGTTCACTAGATGTTGATGCAAATGTTAATGGTGAAACAGTAACTCCTGTCGAGAATATTCGTTGGGCAACTGGAACTGCTCCAGAAGGACGTTATAAATTCTTTGTTAATAACTATACAAATAGAGCAACCAATAATCCATATAAATTAGAGCTTGAAGTAAATGGAAAAATTTATACTTATGACGGAAATCTTACAAGTGATAATTATAGAAAAAATACAGACGTAGTATTTGAATTTGATTATCGTCATGGTGAAGATCCTAAGTTTACTGCAAATTCTAAAAAGACAGAAACTAAAGAAACTTGGGGAATCAGTAACGGATTCTCAGAAGTTGTTGCAATTATTCCGTCTCCAAACATGTGGGGAGAAAATCCATATAAACGATCTGGCGAACACACTTTCTTCTTATTGAAAGACTGTAAAGATATGACAGGCGGAGTTGGACGTGGTTTCTTTACTGAGATGCTTAAGGGTGATCTACAGGAAATTAGGAAAACACTTGAAGCGTATACTGCGTCAACACCTATTGAGGGTGAAGATGAAGCAAGTGCTTGTGGTGTTGGTTACAGCAAAGACAAAGAATGGAATTTGATTATTAAAGTAACTACTGGAAACACTGTAAAAATGATTAAGGTAGATAGGTTTGATTGATATGACGATTGAAGAGATTAAGAAAAAAGTAGCTGGTCCGGACTATGATTTTCTGAGAAATAATGAACACCTTGGCTCCAACATTATTTTGTTGGGGCTAGGTGGAAGCTATGCATATGGACTGGAAAATCCAAATTCTGATGTTGACATTCGTGGAATTGCTTTAAATTCAAAAGAAGAAGTATTACTTGGACAGGATTTTGATAATGTACGAAACAATGTACTTGATGTTGAAATTAAATCATTGAAAAAGTATGTATATCTTTTAACTAAAGCTGATCCTGGTACATGCGAGTTATTAGGACTTAGAAATGAGCATTATTTATACATGTCTCCAATTGGCAAAGAACTATATGAAAATAGGCATTTATTTATGTCTCAGCTATGTGTACATACGTTTACCCAATACTCACGATCTCAGATTCGTAGAATGCAAAATAAATCTGCAAATGCATCTGATCAAGAGCAGAAAGAAAAGCATATCTTACAAAGTATTGAAGCTGTAAATCAATGGGAAAAAGAAAAATACTCTCCATATGACGACAATAGTATCAATTTGTATATTGATGATTCTGTTAGACCAGAATTTAATAAAGAAATTTATATGGATATTAATCTCAGACATTATCCATTAAGAGATTGGTGCAATCTTTGGAATCAGATGAAAACAGTATGCAGTAGTTATGACAAAAACAATAAACGTAATAATTATGCTGTAACTCATGGGAAAATTTCTAAGCATATGAGTCATCTTTTAAGAGTTTATGACATGGGAATTGAGTTATTAACCACAGGAGAATATTGCACATATAGAGAAGATAAGACAGAAAGAGAAGAACTGCTTGCTGTTAAGCGTGGTGATTTCACTGACGGAATTACTATCAAAAAGGAATTTTATGATCTTCTTGATCAAAGAGAAGAAAAGCTTCAGGAAGTTATAAAGCAGACAAAACTTCCAGAGAAGCCTGATTATAAGAAAATCAATGAGTTTGTTATGTCTGTAAATGAAAGAATTGTGAAAGGAGAAATTTAATTTTGTACGGTTTAAAAAGTAGTGAAGTAGAAAAACAGAGAGAAAAGTATGGTAGTAATAAACTGCCAGAGAAAAAGCTGAAAACAGGGTTTCAATTCTTTATGGAAACATTTGAAAGTCACATAAATCAGATTCTTTTAGCAATGATGATTGTATTTACAGTTATTGCAGTGTTTGGACAGGGATCTTATTCAGAACCGATTGGTGTTGCAGTAGTATTATTGGCAATCGCATTGTTAGGAATGAACACCGGACTGAAAAGCCAGAAAAGTGCAAAAGAGTTGAAGGATAGGACATCAGTTCATTATTGTAATGTAATCAGAAATGGAAAAATCGAGCATATCAATACAAATGATTTGGTTGTCGGTGATCTGGTTATCATTCAGTCCGGAGAAGCCATTCATGCAGATGGATATCTGGTAGAAGGAAATATAAAAGTTGACAACTCTGTATTGAATGGAGAGTCAGAGCCTTGCAAAAAAACAGCATGGGATAAAGAAGATTCACCTATCACATTTGGTGGTCAGAGAAAAGCGGATTCAAGTGATTATACAAATTCTTATGCACTGTTTTCCGGAACAACGGTAACAGATGGCGAAGGAAAAATGATTGTAACTAACGTTGGTGTTGACACAGTAAACGGTCAGACAATTTCGACCATTGATGAAATCGAAGAAACAAAGACTTCCCTGGAAATCCAGTTGGAGGATCTTGCTGGACAGATTAGTAAATTCGGATATATCGGAGCTTCAATCATTGTTGTAGCATTGATCATCACAAACATTATCCAGTACGGCGGTATCGCTGAATACTTTGGAATGGGTTGGATTGGTATTCTGAAGAATATTCTTACCATTACAGTAACTGCGCTTACCATTATTGTCGCAGCAGTACCAGAAGGACTACCGCTTATCATTAATCTAATTACTGCGCAGAATGCAAAAGTAATGATTAAACACAATGTCCTAGCTAAACACACTAACAAGATTCCAGAAGCAGGTAATATTCAGTTACTTTGTACCGATAAGACAGGAACTCTTACAGTAGGTAAACTTGTGCCGGTAGAGAATGTAATGGGTGATGGAAACCCAGTACCGGAAGGAAGTATGACAGACAATCTGTTTAAGCTGAATGTGGCATTAAACAGCAGTGCAATGTATGACGAAAACAACGACATTGTAGGCGGAAATGCCACAGAAAGAGCATTGCTCACGTTGGTTAGTAGAGAAGAATACAACATGGTCACTGATTCAGTGAATGTGTCAAATAGAAAGAGTTTCAACAGTGCAAATAAGTTCAGTGCAGTTGAGACAGATGGAAAAGAAGGAAAGATTACCTATTACAAAGGTGCGCCGGAAAAACTGATTGACGCAGCAATTTCCTATGAAACAGCAGAAGGAATCCAGCCAATCGACAAAGACAGGCTGAAAATTATCGTTAAAGCATATGCTGTAAAAGCAATGCGAGTTATCGCAACAGGTTACAGCAAATCCACATTACCAGAAGAGGGATTCCCAGATGATCTTATTCTTACTTCGCTGGTTGCAATTCGTGATGATGTTCGTCCGGAAGTACCAGAAGCAGTGGCAAAAATGCACAATGCAGGAGTTCAGGTCATGATGGTAACTGGTGACGTTATCGACACAGCGAAAGCTATCGCAAAAGATGCTGGATTGATCACAAGTGAATCTGACATTGCAATGTCAGCTATTGACTTTGATGCATTATCAGACGAAGAGGCAAAAGAAAAACTTCCTTATATTAAAGTTATTGCTAGAGCAACACCAAACACTAAACTTAGAATTGTACGTTTAGCTCAAGAACTTGGTTTATGTGTTGGTATGACAGGAGATGGGACTAACGATGCTCCAGCATTGAAAGCAGCAGATGTTGGATTCTCAATGGGATCTGGAACAGACGTATGTAAGGAAGCTGGCGATATTATTATCACAGATGATAACTTTGTATCTATCACAGATGCAGTTCTTTTGGGAAGAACATTTATGCACAATGTTATGAAGTTTTTAAAATTTCAGTTACCTATCAATATAGGTCTAGTAATTCTCAGTATCTTATATCCAATTATTATGTCTGTGGAAGCAATTGCTGCAGTGCAGATTCTTGTAATTAACATTGTTATGGATTCTCTTAATTCCCTTTCCTTTGGTGGAGAACCTGCGAAAGACGAATATATGAAAGAAAAGCCTATTCCAAAAGGATCAAAACTTCTTTCAAAAGAAACTATCGGTCAGATTGCAGTATCAGTTGTGGCATTTATTGGAATCTTTGGTATTACTTTGTTACCATCGGTACAGAAAATTTTCGGAAACAATGAGCCTGTTTATGCTACAGTCAGATTTGCACTACTCATTATGATGGCAACATTCAACGGATTTAATATCAGAACGGACGGATTCAATCTGTTTAAGGGTATTGGCAAAAATAAACTTTTCATCGAAATTGCAGTTGTAATTTTTGCTTTAACATTTGTTTTAGCACAGTTCGGTGGAGATGTTATGAGATGTACAGCAATGTCAGGTACACAGTGGGGTGTGACAGTTGTTTTGGCATTTATGATTATCCCAATTGATTTAGTACGAAAAGCTGTTATAAAAATTAAAAGAAAGTAGAAGTAAGGTATATGGATAAAGAATATAAAATTGTTGAAAATATAACTTTAGTTTGTTATTCAATTGGTTTGATACTTGTATGTATAACAAAATTTGTTCCATTTATATTTTTTACTTTATTAACATACCCTATATCATTAAAAATATTAAAAAAATAAAAAGGAGAAAAAAATATGGGATTTTTTGGAAAATTGTTTGGTAAGAAAGATGATGTAGAAGAGGTGGCGGTTGATACCGCTGCTAAATCTACAGAAAAAACTGAAACACAAGCTACTTTTACAATTGATATGTCTAAAGAACATTTAAATAATGTTCTAATTGATATGTCCAAGGGTAGCAAGATTGATATGACTAAACATACCGCTAGAGTCGCATTAGCTATGGACTACTCAGGAAGTATGGATTGGCTTTTTGATAATGGTTCTGTACAGAAAACTGTATCAAGACTTCTTCCAATCGCTCTTAGATTTGATGATAATGGCGAACTTGAGAGCTGGTTATTCTCAAATGGATGCAAACGTTTAAAAGCAGTTACAGAGAATAATTATTCAAATTATGTTAAAAAGGTTATGAAAAAGTCTGGTATGTATATGGGTGGAACAGAATATGCACCTGTATTGGATGAAGTTGTTACATATTATAAAGACATTGAGCCAAGTGAGATTCCTGCGTTTGTAATTTTTATTACAGATGGTGACAACTCAGATCATGTAGCAACAGACAAGATTGTACGTGAGCTTTCTAAGTATAACATTTTCGTGCAGTTTATCGGAATTGGTGACGACAATTTCAGTTACCTCAAAAAACTTGACAAACTCGATGGAAGAGAGGCAGACAATACAGGTTTCACTTCTGTAGAAGATATGGATAAGATGACAGATGAACAGCTTTATACAGAGATTCTTCGTCAGTACAAAGACTGGCTGAATAATAAATAATTTTAGAAATAGGAGAATATAACTATGGCAGTTATTAACATGAGCAAAAATCAGAAAATTAGTATGGTAAAAGAGGATGGTTCTGCAGTAAAGAATTTTTTCATCGGAGCCAACTGGGATCAGAATAGATATGCTGGAGAAGCAGACATTGATTTTGATATTAATGGACTTTTAACAAATCAGGATCGTAAAGTTGTATATCCAGGAGATCTTGTTAACTACAATACATATGGCGATGGAAGTAAATATCCATGGGTAGAGTATTCTGGAGATAATCGTACTGGCGATGATACACAGGGAATTGTATTTAATGGTAAACATTATGATGAATATTTTATTGTTCATGCAGATACATTTCCTAAAGATAAGACAGACTTCACTGTTTGTCTGACTATTTTTAGAGCCGTACAGAGGCTTCAGAACTTTGGAATGGTGTCTAACGCTATAATGACGATTTGTGACTATGATAATCCAGATGGTGATAAATATGAGTATGACCTTTCTGAAAATGAAAATTTTGAAAAACTAAATGCTGTAGAAATGGGAAGACTATATCGTTATGGCGATGGATTCAAATTTCAGGCACTTGGCTCTGGTTATGTTGGTGGAATGACGGAGCTGTTTAAGAACTTTGGGCTTGATATTGATGAGGGTAGAGACTAATGAGATTAGAAATTGTAGCAGCGATTGTTATTCTTGCTTTGATTGGAATTATTGTATTTGCAAGGACAAAAACAGGGAAAAGATTAAGACTTAGAGCTTCTGGTACAGCTGCAGAGGCTATTACAAAAGATGCTTCAACACCAGAGGGCGCAAAAGCTTATTATAACGTAGCAATTGAAAAAAAAGAAGATGATCTTACTCAGGCAAATACTATTTATTCTCAGATGCTTGGAAAGATTTCTAATTACGAAGATCAGCTCCGTGGTTATAAAAAAGATCTTATGAAAGCCGAAATTAATGTGAACTCTTGTGTAGAGAAAAATGATGATGATGGTGCAAAAGTTTATCTTAAAGAACAGCAGGATTTAGAAGAAAAAGTTACAATCATCAAAGATGCTCTTGTTGGATTGAAAGAAAATGCAAAACTCCAGGAAGAGACAGTAAATACTATTAAGACTCAGTTGTCTGATCTTAAAGCAGAAAAAGATAATGCAATTCTGACACTTGAAACAGCGCAGGTAACAAAATCTTTGCAAGCGACACCAGGTATGTCGTCCTTAGAAGAAGATAAAATGCTTGAGAAAGTGCGTGATGGTGTTAAAAAACAGAAAGAGGCAGCTGATGGTACAAAAATTGCTTATGAAAATTCCGCATCAGTGCAGAAGCAGCGTCTTGATCAGAAAATGAAAGATGAAGAAATTGAGAAAAAATTAGCTGAATTAAAAGCTAGAAAGAAATAGAAATAATAAATAGTGGAATGTTGGCTTAGAAGCAGCCATCATCTAAGGAGTAGGGCTTTAAGTCTAAAGGTATGAAAAACTTCAATCGAAGATAAACGAGTAAGAGAATAGGATGTAAAGAGTTATGATACGTCACCCCTTAACAGGTAAGGATAAGTCCCCTTTTGGCGTAATAGCACACCACTATTAATATTTTAGATGCATTTAAAAATTAAGTCGTGCAGTGGCAGAATGGATATATGCGTATAATAATGCTTTATTTACAAAATTAGGCATATTATAATGGCGAATTTATGTCAATAAACAAAATTGATCAAATTTGCTTATATAGGGTTCAAATCCCTATCTGCACATTAAATCTTAAAGAAAGGAGAGTAAAAATGATAGAGGGTATTGTATTACCAGAGTCCGTAAAATCTATATTTTACGTACTTAATCGTAATGGTTACGAAGCCTATATTGTAGGTGGAGCTGTACGTAATTCTATTATAGGATTACCTGTGCATGACTGGGATATCTGCACAAACGCCTCGCCGGAAGACGTATGTAAATTGTTCCGTAGCAAAGGATTTCGTGTAGTAGAAACAGGCTTGCAGCATGGTACTGTAACTGTCATGGTAAATTATTGTGGGTATGAAATAACTACTTATAGAACCGATGGAAAATATACTGATAGCCGCCATCCAGATTCTGTGAAGTTTGTTGGAAATATTCATGAAGATTTAGCAAGGCGTGATTTTACAATGAATGCGATTGCCTACAATGACGATGATGGATTTATTGATCCGTTCAATGGACTAAAAGATATTGAGAATAAAATTATCCGATGTGTAGGTGTACCTATTGATAGATTCACAGAAGATCCGTTGCGTATCATGAGAGCTGTAAGGTTTGCTGCTCAATTGGGATTCCACATTGAAAACTATACCAATATTGCAATGGTACAAACAAACGATGGTCTGAGTAAAATTTCTGCAGAAAGAATACAGTCAGAGCTGTGTAAGATTCTTATTTCAGATCATCCTGAATACGTACTTAATTATTATATTGATATTTCTCCGGCAATCCCTGAGTTAAGTAAGATAATGGGATGCTCCCAGAATAATATGTATCACATTTACGATGTATGGAATCACACCAGATTCGCATTAACAGCTTGTAGAATACATGAATTAGAGACCAGACTTGCTATCTTACTTCATGATATTGGTAAACCAGAATCAAAAACAGCAGATCGAGGGATTGAGCACTTCTATGGACATGCTGTTAAAAGTGCAGAAATTGCTGACTCACTACTTCGTAGACTTAAATTTTCTAATGAAATCAGAGAATCCGTAGTCGAACTTGTGGCAAGCCATGATATGACAATTATACCAAAACAAAATAAGATTAAAAAATATCTGAATAAACTTGGTGAAGCACAACTTAGAAGACTGTTAGATGTAAGATTCTGCGATATTATGGCTCACAATCCATATTACGCTAAAGAGCGTTTATGGGAAACATTTCGTGCAGAAGAAGTATTAAATGAAGTTCTGGAAGAAGAGAAGTGTTTTACCATAAAGGATTTGGCTATCAATGGGAAGGATATTATGGAGCTTGGAGTTAAAGAAGGTCCAGATGTTGGAAAATGGCTCAACTATGCATTGGAAGAAGTAATTAATGACAAGTTGGATAATGACAAAGAAGATATTCTAAACAATATTGATGCTAAATTATATACAGAAAGAGAAGAAGGTAATGACGAGGAAATGCCCTAAATGTGGTCAATATATGAGTTCTACAATTAAATACGATTATGGATACCATATTGTTGTGCATGAGTGTTCGTGTGGATATTCTGAGTTGCAAGAGTGGATGAAATATAGCGACAAACTAAATTATGATAATGTTACAAAAACTTGTAAAGATTCAATCGGAGGTATTTAATGAGATTTTATATTGCAGATAATCATTTCCATCATTCACGAATAAATGATGCTATGGATAAACGTGGCTTCGAATCATTGGAAACTATGCATGATTATATGATTAAACAGTGGAATTCTGTAGTAAGAAAAAATGATGAAGTTGTTATCCTGGGTGATTTTTCACTTGGCAAAGGTGAGCAAACTAACGAAATACTTCGCAAACTAAATGGGAAGAAGTTTTTAGTGAATGGTGGACATGATAAGTTTCTACAAGATAAGAAATTTGATCAGTCACTATTTCAATGGATTAAACCTTATGCAGAAATGCATGATGATGGAAGAAAAGTAGTCTTATGTCACTATCCAATATTCTGTTACAATGGACAGTTCCGTATTGATAAAGATGGCAAACCTATTACATGGATGCTGCATGGACACACTCATCTTACTGAAGATCAGGAATTAGTGGAGCAGTTCAAAGACATAACGAGAAGTACATTACGTAAATCAAAATATGATGATGAACCAAAAACAATTCCTGTTCAAATGATTGACTGTTTCTGTATGTTATCTGATTATAAGCCACTTACATTGGATCAGTGGATTGAGATGGAGCAAAGCGGTGTTATCAAGGATTTGATTGACAAGCAATGGTATTACGATGATAAGAGGAAAATTGAATGAGTATTTATATTCCTGAGAAGATTAAAGTAGGGTATCAAAACAGAAATGATACTTACACTAAGAAGCTTGCTTACGTAATCTATTATGATGAAAAAGGTAAGCTTCGTAAAGAAACAAGCTGGAATAGCTGGAGAGATGAAAAAATTGAACCAGATGATTTTGATAATGAACCAACTAGAGGATTTGTATTAAATAAAAAGGTTGGCGGTGATAGATATGGTTGGAATCCTAGACAGACATATACTAGAGTGTATGATCCTAGGGGATTTGAATTTGAGATTACTATTCCAAATTTACTGTTCATTTTAGAACACTGTGATTGTCTAAAAGGTAAGGGTTTGGATGGAGAATTTGTATATGGATGGGACGGAAAGGAATTAGTTCTGATTCCTGTAGATTCACCAGATTACAAAGAGATAAAGAAGCATACAGATAAAATTCAAAATGGGAAGAGATTTAAAGGTAAGGATCTTATTATTGGAGCCACATATCTAACAAAAAATGAAGAGAAATGGGTATACATGGGTAGGTTCGATAAATGGGAGAAGCTTACAAATTGTTTTAGAAAAGGTTGGCGTTGGTCGTTAAATGATAAGGACGGAAAGTGGGAATTTGATTTAGATGACACATGGACATTGATGCCAAATGATAAAAACACTGCATACAAGCATGTGAATAAAGGTAAATATTACTGGTTTCGTTCAGTTGATAACAACAATTATATTTCATTTCAAAGATATTGTTTTGAGACACGAAAAAATATTGGTGATATTTTGATTGATTGTGTAGATGAAAAGCCATCACAGAATTATGCAGAATATTTCGATGATCTTGAAAATAACCATTTTAATTATAACCCAATTAATTTTACATCTGAAACATTACTTGATTTACCATACGATAAATTTATTGAGCGCATAAAGAAATACAAGTATACAAGTTTCTTAAACAGCTATTACGAAGAAATAAAAGTAATTGATAAAGGTAATGGAACATATTTATGTCAAAATAAAGAATATCTGCCATCAGAATTATATGAAAAGATAAAACCAAAATATAATATATATCAGCATATTGATGGCAAAGAGTTCCATAATTATTATAACAATTATTTATATTATTAAAAAGAAAGGATAAAAATTATGTCAACAAAAAATGATGAAATGATTTTACAGCTTAAGAAAAAAGTGGAAGAGCAGAAAGCAGAGCTTGCGAAATTGCCGAGAACATTACAGGCTGAGACATCAACAGTGCTTAGACAGGATGTAGACAATTTAAACTTACGTGTAATGAGCGTTGAGCAGCTTAAGTTACTAAAAGTAAAATTACATACTTATGCTATGGCTGCAGCTGATCTTAAAATTGGGATTGATGAAGTGGTTATTTCAGGGTACTCAATTGATAAATGGATGCATGATATTGATACGCAGATTTCCGTATTAACTAGAGCTGAAAAAGAGAAAAAATTAAAAGAGACAGAAGCAACATTGAACAGAATGTTATCTGATGATAAACGTACTGAACTTGAGCTTCAGGAGTTGGCAAAGATGCTTGGATAAAAATTTTTTTATTCATTATGCTATTTGTTATAAAACGACTATTTTATAAAGGATTAGTTATGACCGAAGATACATTTAAAATTGCCGAGCAGATTAAAAAAGATATACAAATTTTAAAACAGTCATCAATTAGTAAGTGTGTATCAATTAGAACATATGATAAATGGGTGAATTGGGTGAATGCTACAATTGCTGAATTAGAAAAAGAATTTAAAAATTTATAAAAAGGAGATAAAACATGACAAAGAAAAATGCATGGAACAAAGTTTATGAGGAAACAGAGAAAACTTACAAGGTAAAAGGTGAGGATGGTAAATGGACAAAGGTTACTGAAAATGTGACTGTCCTTGCACAGCCTGGAATGAAACCTGGTAATAAAGAGATTGCTTTTGGAAGAGCTATTAAGAAAATTAAAACAGAGAAACCAAAGGTATTTACTGGTGATTGGACAAAATAATATGGATAAAAAGGAATTACATAATAATATTATTTATGCTTTAACAGCGGCTGATAGTGTCATTGAATCTATTAATATCTTAGGCGAATGCGGTATTTACATTGATAAAGCTGAACCATTTAAAGATGTTTTAGAGAAAATTTATAAAGTTTGGTAATACATAATAATCTGGTCTGCCTTAATCGGTGGACCAGAGAAATGGAGAAAATATGATAATAATAAAAACATTTATTATGTTGATTTTATGTGTAGTATTTCCAATTTGCTTATTTATATGGATGTTAGCAATGATTTGGATGCTCACACCATTTGCTCCATTAAAAAAAATATGTCATGACGTTTTAGGTTGGCATAAGCCAAGTGGAGTATATCATCATTTTTCAAAAGGTGTTCGGAAGAAATGTAAAATTTGCGGATGCGATATTGTATCTGATGGAGCCGGTGGTTGGAGAAAATGGTAAAAGGATGGATCTTATGAGTAAAAATAAGGATTATGAGGTTTTATACGCATTAAGAGATAAAAAAACTAAAAAAATTGTCAGAGCAACAAAATGTAAAGGCGGATCATTTTATAAAAACCGATATATGTGCGAAAAACGCTGCACTCAGTTTAACGATGTACATAAATTAGCAAATTGTACAAATGATTTTGAATATGAAGTCGGTGAATATGCTGTTGTAGATATTGAAAAATATAAAGAATTAATTGGAGAAAAGCAGTGATTTACATAACATGTGATACGCATGGTGATGTAACAAGATTTAGTATGGATAACTTTCCAGAGCAGAAAACTTTTACAGATCAAAATGAAAATTATGTAATTATTTGTGGCGACTTTGGATTGGTTTGGAACTATTTAGCCGAAACACCTTCAGAGAAGTATTGGCTTAAGTGGCTTGAAAATAAAAAGTTTACAACTCTTTTTGTTGATGGTAATCACGATTGTCATCCTAGACTGGCAGACTATCCTGTAAAAGAATGGAATGGTGGACTGGTACATGAAATTAGACCACATGTACTTCATCTAATGAGAGGTCAAGTTTTTAATATTAATGATTTTAGAGGCGCACATTCATGACTTTAGTCATGAGTTAGCCGCTTCTCTCACTTTAAAAAAGTTTTCGTTGATGAGTCCATTAGATAGACTGTGTATGGAAATTAGTTATTACTCATAATCTGACAATTATATGTATCAACGTAGAAAGGAGGTCTGCTGTATGACGATATATTCTACTTACAAAGTTAAAATTAAGCATTATAATCATATCTTTAAAGATACTATTTCTGTATATCGTGCTGCAGTAGATTACCTGATACATGTTTGTATTGAAGACTGGGACAATATCACCTCATACGAAAAACCACTTGAAAAACAACGATTCGTAGAGACACTGATTCATAAGACGAAAGACAATCCAAATGTGGCTTATGATTTCGATGTCCATTTTTACAAGTTTCCATGTTATTTACGCCGAGGAGCTATCAGTGAAGCAATTGGTAAGGTATCATCTTATAAAAGCAACTTTGCAAGCTGGAAAGCTAATCCGCAGGGGGAAGCTCCTTCGGTTCCAAAAGCTGGATATATCTACCCATCTATGTATCGTACAAATATGTACGAGCAAACAGGGACTTACCAAGCGCAAATCAAGGTTCATATCCGCAACACCTGGGATTGGATCACCGTTAACCTTAGAAAGTCAGATATAGACTATATCAATCGCCATTGTTCAACGAGAAAGCAATGCGCTCCAACACTTCAAAAACGTGGGAAAGAGTGGTTTTTGGATTTTCCGTTTGAGGAGAAAGCTAAACTTTGCGATACAGATGTTGATAAACAAACCATACTTGCTGTGGATCTTGGTATCAATACCGCAGCTACGATTAGTGTAATGAGATCCGATGGCACTATTCTTGGGAGACATTTCTGTCACCTCAATAAAGAAATAGACCATCTGATACATAGTATTAATCGTATTAAAAAGGCACAACAACATCATAACTGTAAAACCCCTCGTTTATGGTCAAGAACAAAAGGCATCAACCACGATATTTCTGTTAAAACAGCACAATTTATCACAGATATAGCTGTTCTTTATAATGTAGATATTATCGTCTTTGAATACCTAGACCGCAACGGCAAACTTCGTGGGTCCAAAAAGCAAAAGCTGCATATGTGGCGTAGTCAGGAAGTACAAGCTATTGTTACAAACAAGGTTCACCGCTTAGGTATGCGAATTAGAAGAATTTGCGCCTGGGGTACAAGCAAGTTTGCTTATGACGATAGTGGCATGGTTTTACGAGGTAAAGACGCAGATCTTGCAACTTATAGCGTCTGTAAATTTACTAACGGTAAAATATACAACTGCGATTTATCTGCATCCTATAATATAGGAGCCAGGTATTTCATCAGAGAAATATTAAAATCCTTAGATGAGAGTCTAAGGTTGGACATTGAGGCAAAAGTTCCTCGATGCTCTAAGAGAAGCACCTGTACCTTATCCACACTCATTAGTCTGAATGCGGCACTAGCAGCGTAATGCTAGTTAGTAACTGAGTTTAGACTGTATCTATGGAAAGGCAATCCGATTCCCCTAAAGGGAAACTGTATATCAAATATACAGCATTAGGAAGCACGCGACTTAAGTCGTGTGAGGCTTCACTATATAATTACACATGACTGTACCTCAAGTACAAAAGCTTTGTATAGCCATGGAGCTTTTAAGACAGACGAGTTAAATGCATATTTTATATAAATGTGAATTCAAGAAGTGGTTCTTTGGACACTTACATGGTGATAAACAGATAAATGACAAAGAAATTTTATTATATCACCAGATTGTGAGGATTTGGTAATGGGATATTGGAATAGAAAAAACGAGTTAAAGAAAAAGGCGAATGCTCACACAAATAAAATGGAAGAGCTATATAGCTTGGAAATTACAGAATGTGTACACAATACAAAGATATATGACCAAGGATTCTATTGTAAGAAAGAATGCGATAGTAAACCGGATTTTCATCAGAAAATCACTGTAGAAGATATGGATAGTGTACAGGCAATATTTTCTTATGAAAATACAGGTAAAACAGTAGTTCTTAATTTTGCAAGCTATAAAAATCCAGGTGGCAAATTCTTAGATGGTTCGTCTGCGCAGGAAGAAATGCTTTGCCACAGTTCTTTCTTATATAATGTATTATCTGAATTTAATGAAGATTATTATGAATTCAATAGATTAACAAAGAACTTCGCATTATATACAAATCGTGCATTATATAGTCCTGATGTTTTATTCATAAGAGGCGATGAAGAAATTTGTGTAGATGTTATTACTTGTGCAGCACCAAACAAAACTGCAGCTCAAAAATATTGTGGCAAATCTGATTTCGATTGTAATTCTGTAATGGTTGATCGTATACATTTTATGCTTGATATTGCACAAGAAGAGGAAGTTAATACATTAATTCTTGGCGCATGGGGATGTGGTGTATTTGGTAATGATGCAGAATTTGTTGCGAATAGTTTCAAAAAAGAATTAGAAGAATATTATACCGATACTTTTGAGAATATTATATTTGCGATTCCTGGCGGTACGAACTACATGGTATTCAAGAGGGTGTTTAGTAAATAAAATAAAATCGAGGTTAAAAATGGAATATACAAAACCAATCTATACCAAAACATTATTTTATAATTTTAGAGATACAATTGGACTAACAAAAGAAATTGGTGTAAAAAATGCGATGCAAATAAACATCAATAATATTATTTTTAACAAATGTGAAGAAATAATAATAAGTAAAATTGACAAACTGCAGGAAAAATTATGCATTGGATTTTGTGCAGTAAATTTAGAAGAGATTAATAATTTTTGTTATTATCTTGAACGTCTTAATCCATTACTGTATGAAAAGTATGTAAATGAGTGTAATCCAACTAATTACTATAGTATAAATGGAGAATTACATAAACTCTTACCAGAAAATAAAAAAAATTAGGTTTATTTGTAAAGACGGAACGATAATTGTTTATATAAAAAATACTGGTAGTTTCGTAAAGATGACAAGTTCCAATATTTTCTTTTATGGGAAACACAGAAAAAAACATGCAGAGTTTTTCAAAAGGTTTATAGAGAAATATAGAAGCAAATTTATAGAAACACGTAATCTTATTATATTGGATAAAAATGATTTTTCTATCGAAAAAGACTCAATTGATGGTATTGATGAATCTGCAATTATTTTTCCAGAGAAACGAGAAATATTTGACTATGTTAAGACATGGATTGATTCAGAAAATTATTTTGTTGATCATGGTATTAATCACAAACTTGGAATTTTATTATACGGTGATCCAGGTACTGGGAAAACAACTTTTGCCAAAGTTTTAGCCACGAAATATAATTTAGATCTTATTAAATTAAAATTATCTGATTTATCAAAATTAATTACAAAAAATGAATTCTGGGATGAATTGGAAGATTCTGTTGTAGTGTTAGAAGATATCGATGTTCTGGTAAGTAAACGTGATAATAGTGTTACCTCTGCAGATAGAGAAAATTTTCAAGCATTGCTACAGCTCTTAGATGGAATTAATTCATGTAAGAGAACAATTTTCTTAGCAACAACAAATTATATTGATAGACTAGATCCTGCTCTTATTAGAGATGGACGATTTGATATTAAGATTGAAATGAAAAATTTTGATTACGATGAAGCAGTAAAAATGTGTAATAAATTTGAAGCAGATTCGAAAGTAATTCTTAGAGATGAACAGTTTCCAATTAATCCAGCTTGCTTGCAGAACAAAATCATTACAATGCAGATGAAAGAGATTAATGAAAAACTAAAACAAAAAGCTCAAAGAATTGGAAGTAATAAATAGAGAGGTAATAATAAATGATTCCTTATATAAAAATTGATACACCGTTTGAAAGAGATAACGATGGCACAAAGAAGCTTATTGATTGTAAGTTCAGAAATGAAACTGTTGAATATTTAAAAGATAATAAATGGCTTTGTTCAGAAAAAATTGATGGCACAAACATTGGTGTTGTTTGGGATGGACATAAAGTTTCGTTCCAGGGACGTACAGAAAGAGCACAAATTCCTGTTCCATTGGTAAACAAACTAAATGAACTATTTGGCGGTATTATTAATGAAGAAATGTTTGAGCAGAAGTTTGGTGAAATGAATGTAATCCTGTTTGGTGAAGGATATGGTCCTAAAATTCAAAAGGGTGGTGGACTTTATAGAGATGACGTATCATTCATTCTTTTTGATGTGTATCTTCCAGATCAAAACTTATGGCTAAAACGTGATGCTGTAGAAGATATTGCAAAGAGTTTTGGAATTGATATAGTTGATATTGTTCTTACCGGTACACTTCAAGAAGCAATTGATTTTGTAAAGACCAAACCAAAATCTCATATTGGAACAGCTAATATGGAAGGACTTGTATGCAGACCTGCTGTCGAAATGCTTGACAGAATGGGTAGAAGAGTAATTACAAAAATTAAAGTTTGTGATTTTTCAGAATAAAATGAAAAACGAATAAGAAGAGTATAACAGGAGGTAGTAAACATGATAAAAGTTACATCTGATGCAGCTAATAAGCTGATTAAGAAGTTAGAGCAAGAAAAAGGTATTTTTACCGATAAGATTTCTAAAATGTCAACATTTGTTGTAGCAGTAACCGAGAATTACGATCAAATTAAAGCAGAGCAGGAAGCAGAATTCAATTTAAATGAAGTGATTGCTCAGATTGATGAGATTGATAGGAAGATAATTACAATCAGACATGCAAAGTCTCTGTTTAATAACTCAGTAGTTATGAAGAATGGATTGACTGTCGGTGACAACATTATTAGATTAGCTATACTCGAAAGAGAAAAAGGCATCTATAGTGGTCTTGCAACCAGACAGAAGAAAAAACGAAATACTTCATTAAATAAAGATATTGAATACACTTATCTGAATTATGATCTTGAGGACGCAAAGAAAAAATATGACAGTGTGTATACCGAAATTTCAGAAATTCAGGAAGAGCTTAATATCGTAAACAGTTCAGTAGAGTACAAATTTGAGATTGATATTGATCTCTAATGGGAAGTAATTAATGTAATCAATCTTCCGTATTACAGTTACTTTTACATATAGATTATTTATATAAAAGCAAATATACATTTAATACAAGTATAGTAAGTTATTGATTGAGTTTATTGATAGAATTAAAGCTCAGTAAGGTATTTATTCAATAGTAATGCAGCAAGGTTAATTGATAGGTCTGCATATTTAATTCTTAGATCCAGATTATAAAGGCTCAAATTAATTAGTAACTGTAATTAAAAACTTTTCGGTATCAAGTTCGGTTAGAGATACTTTTTAAGAATAGATGAAAAAACAATTGAGAAGTAAATAATAGAGAGTCCAGATAAGAATGACGATAAACTTAACTTACGACCCTCATATAAATGAGGCGAAGCCTAACTTGGAAAATAGAGAGTACATACAAGTGATTGGTATGGAACAAGGGCGAATCTGCCAGGTGACTGAAGCAGCAGTTCATAAGAGAACGGATTAGAAAGTAGCGAATCTGAGTGAATAAAAATTTGTCTGACGAAGACATATATGACGGTGTAACAACCGTCAATATAAAGCATCTTAGTGTAATGGTTATCACGGATGACCTTGGATCATCAGATGTTGGTTCGATTCCAACAGGTGCAGTTAACTCAGAAATGAGTATTTCAAAGTTAAAAATTTAAAGAATAAAATTCAATTTAAAGGAGAAGAACATTATGACGAAAGAAACTATGACAGTACATAAAGCATTAGCAGAAATCAAAATCCTTAAAGACAGAATCCAGAGTGAGATTTACAATTCAATTTTTGTATCTTGCAAGAAAAATTCTCAGTCAAAAATTTCTGGAATGGATGTTGATGAATATGAGAAGATTGTTACAGGATGTTACGACAAAGATGTAGATCTTATGAGTAGACTTGAAGCTCTGCAGAGAGCAGTAATGCTTTCAAATGCAGTAACAAAAGTTAAGATTAAAATTGGAGAAAACGAAGAAGAACGTACTGTAGCAGAAGCAATCAACATGAAAAATAACAGTATGATGTTTAAGAGACAGATGCTTGACAGAATGCAGCAACAGCTTTCTCAGGCACAGGCAAAAACAAATAAAGAGAATGAAACTCTTGAAAGTAAATCAGAAAATTATGTAACTGGTCTTTTTGGACAGAAAGAGGGTAAAACTTCTACCGATGAAGTTACAAAAGCTAAACAGCAGTACGTTGATCTTAACACATGGGCGTTAGTTGATCCGATTAATGTACAAAATAAAATCCGTGTTTTATCTGACGAAATTTCCTCATTTGAAGCTGAAGTAGACTCCGTTTTAAGCACAAGTAATGCATTAACAACAGTTACAATTGAGTATTAATAAATGGTCAGTGAATTATTAGTTAAAAATTATACAAGCGATTTTTGATCCATATAATAGCTAAATAGCCATTGTTATACGAATAGTTGTATAAAAGATTTCCTTCATTGCTTATCGAAAACCACTGAACTATAATCCTTTAGTCTTTCAGCCAGCATAGAGTAAAGTAAAAAATTAAACAAGCTGGCCTCAAAAATTAATGTAAAAAAGGTCAGAATGATAATCTGAACATTACAAAATTCTATAATTGGTAGATTATATAATACTTATTTTGGATGACTGTAAAGTTTAAAGATAGAAAGTTCAAACCTTAAAGCTCAAAATTCAAAGCTTATTTTTGATATAAAGTTCACGTAGTAAAGTTGATAAGTTCCAAAGTTTGATAAAAACCTTGAAAAAGTTTTGTAGCATGATTATATCGGCTCTGTGGTTTGTACAAGGCTGATAAGTGGTGAAGTTCATCTTATAAATAAATCAATGCGGTTATTAAAACCTTGTTTCTTAGTTCTAACAAAGCCGCAGTTGGAACGTCCTGGATAGTTAAATGGTTATAACACATGAAACTCATGTATTTGCCGGTTCGAATCCGCATCCAGGATTTGGGTTAGCTACCCAAATAGATTTCTTATTTCTTATACCTCCTAAAGTGTTGAGGTGTGACATGACTTCGATGGTGAAGAGACTTTGAGCAGTCTGTACTGGGTTCGACTCCCAGATGTCCTGTTAGAGATTTCAGATATGTGGTGTCACAGAAAACGCTTCTCAACATCGAGTTGCCGTACCGTTTGACTACACAATATCGTGTATGATCCACCACCTACAGAGCGCAGTAGTTCTGAAATCTTGAAGCTATGCGTAAGAAACCGAAACTGCTAGAGGTATTCTTCAATGGCTAAACTTTTATGAATGAAGCAGAGTTCATAAAAATCTTCAGAAGTTCCAGGGTCGAGTGGGATCGGCGTAAGCCTTATAAGAAGATTGAGATCTCAAAAATGTTTGTAATATTTATTAAATCTTTGTTTTTGGAAAGAACATTAGCTCAGGAGGAGAGCGGCAACCACATAGGTTGTGACCGTCATGGGTGCAAATCCCATATGTTCTTCTGGAAGAGTTTCTTCCTATTAGAATATAAATTGAATAGCATAGTTACGAATATAGGCGGTGCAAAACAATCATTGACATAATAAATCCAAAAGTCATCGTTATGGAACTCCGTGGAGTCTGCTCCTATGGCTGATGGACTCTTATGCTATCCATTTTGAATAAGGCGTGGTTAACCTGTGGATGTGGTGAAACGATATATCCCTCCAAAGTGCTGATACTTATCAGATATTCAAATGGCGTTATAGCTCTACACATACGTTAAATGTGGGAATTGTAATTAAGGAGCATTATATATTTTATGTATATGGATATAATAAAATTCTTTTGATGAACTTCTAATGTAGATTACACTATGTTGTTACCATATAGACTTAATAGAAGGAATTTGAAAGAGAAATAATTTCATATTGGAAGTAACTATTGTAGATACATATCATCTGAGGTGTGGATGTGAAGATGGCTACGCAGATCTCTCGAAGAAAGTCTAAGCGTAAAGTAAGATGAGTAGATACTGAAGATATGAAATTGTTTTTGGGTTGTGATGAAGTGGCAGCACACCTGTTGGTATAACAGGTAAACAATGGTTCGATTCCATTTAGTTCCATGTTCCGTTTCCATTTTACATTGCGGAACGAGATAGTAGAAGAATGGAACGATATACTATCTCATTATTGGGTTGTAGCCAAGTGGAAAGGCAGTAGAATTTGACTCTACCATTTCGCAGGTTCGAATCCTGCCAGCCCAGCTAGGTCCACTGTTTTTAGATGTATTTTCATACGACCTTAATAAACCGAGTAGAAAAACACAGACTTTCAATCCTTATGATCGAATGCGCTATGGTTAGCATTTCGATGTACAAATGGTCGGCCACAGCTTGATGTAGCCGCATTAAGCGTTTGATATGTGGGATAAACTCATTAGTCTTAAAATAAATGAGAGATAGAGATTTCAGGGTTTGCTCTATCAAGTTAAGGACCATTAGCCAAACGGTTAAGGCAGTCGCCTCATAAGCGAAAGATTTCTGTGTTCGAATCACAGATGGTCCACTTGCTTAATAAAAATTTTGTAGTAAAAATCAGGATACCGGTGAATGTGAACTCAAAAGATTTATTAAGCAAAGCGCGTAAAAATACAAAATACAATTAAATAAAGCACGAAAAACCGTCGCCAAAAATATCTCATATGAGTCCTGTGTGGATTCTACGATAGTCCGTAATCTGCGGAAGCCAGATTCAGCGTAAGAGATATACGAGATCTGTTGAGTAGCAGAGATAAGGCAGTAGGTTTCTGCGATGGTCGCCTACATAAAAATCTGAGAAGAAGAATATAACAAGGATCTTTTTCTAAAAAGTAATTCGCTCACGTCACCTTGTTTGTATAAGTGAGAGTATAAGAGTTACTGGCAAGTTATACAGGTTCTTGCCAAAATAAGCGGATGTGCTGAAATAGGAAAACAGACTGGATTTAGGTTCCAGCGGTTAACAACCTTGTGGGTTCGAGTCCCATCATCCGTATTTGAGGTACTGTGATTTATATGTATTGCGCTCTTGGAGCATTAATTATATCGAATCACCTATAGGGTATTAATAAAAATTACAGTGTCTCAATTAAAATTTCTTTCATTTTATATAATCGGTAGCACAGGTCGTCTAAATGGCAGGACATTAGAATGTAGGTTCGAATCCTATCCTGTGTACTTGCTTAGAAATAAGTAAAAACTAAACAAAAACGAGGAAGTATAAGTTATGAAACGGTTAACACTAAATGAACTGAAGCACCGAATGAGTCAAATTACAAAAAAGTGTATTGATCTTCACGGCGGTGGAGAAGAATATTTCAATGAACTAGATGATTTAATCAAAAACGATGAAGATTTTCTAATATCATATCTAACACATATCTCACAATCAAGTGTAAAAAATATCATCATATCAGGTGAAATTGGAGAAAAGATTGCAGCATTGAGATTGAAATATAAATGGTTTTTAAGCGACTGCAGTATTGAGTATATTAATGGCAGTTTAAGAAAGGGTAAACCAATTCAATATTCTAATTGGAAATTGGATTCTTATAAGAATCAGCCATTTATTTTCGTAGATGACAGCTATTATTCTGGTAAAACTTTGAGAATAGTAAGGACATATATTGAAGAAGTACTTGGTGGCTATCTGCAAGGTTCGTATGTTTTCTATGACGGATCAGAAGATAATCTTGACGATGTAGTAAGCCTTTATCGGTATTATGATCATTTTGATAATTAATTTCTAACTGGTGATTTTCTTCACCAACATTTCCAAAATAAAAATTCAATTTTATATGGTTCGATTTTCAGCCACTGGGCTGTTTATCTTATAAATTTCCCTTTTATTATCCTAGTGACTTACTAGGTTTAGATACAGGTTACAATTAAAAAATTTATATATATTTCAAAGGAGGTTCTTAAATTGGAGAACAATACTAAAAAACAGAGATTATTTAATCTCCCAGAAACAAAAGGTAATTTTATGATCAAAGGTGTAGTTAAGGGAACTAAGAAAGATAATTTCTACACTGAAAAGCAGACACGAACTGGTAAGGAAATGCGAATCGTAAACTTCGGTCTTGAATATGATGAAGGTCGAGATTTATATATCGGATTTACTGGAATTGAGCAGGAGAAAGTTTACTTCTATAAAAAGCCAGAAGAAAAAGGTAAAAAAGGAACATCACAGCCGGTATCCTGGGCAAACAGATTTAAATTTGCGGAAGATCCGAAGAATGAAGGATTTAGACTTATTGGTAAAAATCTTGGACTTACTAAAGTAACCAATGAAAAAGGTGAACAGGTAAATGATAAAAAAGTACTTACCGATTATGATGCTTGTGCCGAGATTCGTAATAATCTTAAAGACGGAGAAAGCGTTTTTGTAAAAGGTAGCATTTCTTACCGCAGCAATCGTGATGATAAAGGTAACATCAAACGATACAAATCTATGGAACCATCTCAGATTTCTCTTTGTGCCCCATGTGAATTTGATAATGAAAAATTTAAAGCTCAAAACAACTTCAACCAGGTAATTGTCTTTATGGGAATTGAGAAAGAAGTTGAAGACGATAAAGAAACAGGAAGATATGTTATCTCCGGAAAGGTTGTAACTTATTCCAATATTGAGGACGTTGAGTTTATTCTTGACCCTGTTGATGAGAAGCAGAAAAAACTTGCAATGACGTTTAGGAAGAAAGTGAAACCATATTGGGCACTTAAAGTATCCGGTCATGTACAGGCTTCCGTTCAGGTAGAAGAAGTTGCTGTAGATGATGGATGGGGAGAAGAGGACGAAATGGAGAAAGTTTCTACCCCTGTTAAACGTGAGTACATTGTGACTGGTGCTGACCCGACTACCATTGAAAAAGACCTGTACTCTAAGGAAGCTATCGAAGAAGCAATGCAGAAGATTAGAAACGCTAATAAAGCCGAGGAAAGCTATGGTAGCGATTCTGACGATAGTGGATGGGGAGATAGTAGTCTCGGAGAAGCTGACGAAGAGGATGAAGAGTGGTAATTGACCACTGGGAGGAATTAAATTTCCTCCCAACATTTGAGAAATATAACAAATCAATTTATATATAAGGAGCATAATTAAATGGCAAAAGGAAGAAAAGCAAAACAGGCAAAAACAAAACTTAACATGATTATTTACGGAGATACTTTCACAGGTAAGACAACATTAGCATCACAGATTGCATTTTTCAAAAGAGAAGATGGCACTCCATTTAGAGTTTTATACATTGACGCTGAGTCAGGTGGACTTGATAGTTACTTAGACAGAATGGAAGCGGCTGGTGTTAATCTTGATAACATTTATATTCTTTACACTCAGTCACTTACAGAAGTCAGACAGTATATTGCAAAAGTGAAAAATAACGAAGATCTTTATGAACTTGATGATGAAGGAAATGAAACAGATGATATTGTTACAGATGCAGATGGAAAACCATTTAGAGCTGATGCAATTGTAGTAGATGGCACAACAATTCTTAATTTAACAACACAGTCTGGATTAGTTGAGTTTTCTAAGAAGCGCAATAAAGTAAAGGCCGATAAAGCTGGATTGCTTGGAGATGAGCGACTTGTTAAGATTGAAGGTGCCGGACTTGAAATAAAAGATTTTAATGTAATAAAGTTTAAAGGACAAGACCTTATTCTCGATCTTATGTCATCTGGAGTTCACTGTATTACAACAGCCAGAGAAAAAGACGAAACAAAAAACATCAAAACAGATGATGGACAGTTCCAGTCTGTAGCAACAGGTAAGAAAATTATTGATGGATTTAAAGGTCTTGAGTACAATGCTAACACAGTAATCCGCACTTTCTTTGACAAAGAAACCGGACAGATTTGTGCTGAGATTCAGAAAGACCGTACAGGAGTGCATGGATCTGGTGAAATTGTAGAAGACCCATCATTACTTGATTGGCAAGCAGCACTTGATAAAAATAAAGGTAAAGAAGATTTTATTCTCAAGAACGACTTAACTAAAGCAGTCGAAGTTGAGCAGGACCTGTATGCTAAAGAGGTGCTTGGTAAGGTTGGCGATCCTGTTACAGAGGATACAACATCATCCGATGCATCCACTTCAACATCTCCAACGCCAGACGATCTTCGAAAAGAAATCGTATCTATTAAAAATTCTCTTTCTCCAGTCGAGAAGAAATCCCTTAAAGAAAAACTTGAAGCAAAAGGTTTACCAACTGCATACAAGAATGTAAATGATATTTCTGTATTACAGGAAGTTATTGAGACGATGAAAAACTGATTGGATAAATTATGGCACGAGCAAAGAATGATAATTTAGTTAATGAATTTGATAGAGTTTGCCATTGTTGCCAACGCCACATCCATTTTGAAAGAAATAAATCTGTGGAAAATGTAGTATTCTTTGATGGACTTTTCTATCACGAAAAGTGTTTTAAAGAATCTGCAGGATTCCACAGAAAATGTGGTGGCTGCTCAAAAGATATTATCATCGAGGATGCAGATCAGGAAGGTATTCTTGTATTTAAAAATAAGTATTGGCATGAAGATTGTTTTAAAAAGAAATATTCAGACAAACCAATATTTGTGGAAAATATTCCAGAGTACAAAGAGGATGCGTATGTAAAGATTGTAGGTGTTTTTAATGGAAGAAAAAAGGATATTACAAAGTTAAATGAATATGAGATAGCAGCTGTCAAAGAGGTAGATAGAATCTTTGATGAAAAGCTTGTTAATGATTATATCCGAAAACAGTATGATATTCAGACAGTCCCATGGGATTCTATAGCAGCACTATATGATGGTAGATATGGTGTTAAAATCCCACCAAAGCATTTATATGACATGTTTGTGCGTAAACAATCTTATCTGGATAAAATCAATGCACAGAATATTGCTAAAGGTAAAGAGATAATAGGCGTATTAAGAGTTAAATATGATTTAAAAGTCTTATATAACAAATATGATTCTTACTTAAAATTCCTTGAAAAACAAAAAATCTTAGAGGCAGAAGCTCAATCAGATAAAACTGATGAAAAATTAATATTAACAACTGCTCCACAGCCAAAAACAGTTGAAACAAATAATAATAGTGATGACTCCTTGGACGATTTACTAATTGATATTTTTGGATAAGGAATGGCAGATGGAAGAAATTAATAATGTATGTAATGTACAATCTGAAATCATGTTTGTTGGATCATTATACAAATCTCCGGACTTGTATGTTACATATGGCAATTTTATGCGACCCCAATATGACTTTTCTGATGAAGTAGTCTATTTCTTTTATAAATGTCTTGAAACTTACTATCTTAAATTTTCCCAAACAGTTGATGAAACAAAACTAAATGTATTTATGTCACAGGATGCCGAGCGAATGAGTAATTATAAGAAATATCACGGTTGGAAGACAATTAGTGAATTTATGCGCTTGGCAGATACGAATGACATTAAGAATTATTTTGATACAGTAAAGAAATACTCGCTTGTTAGGGAATACGGAAGAAACGGTTATCCTGTCGATAAAATTCTTGCTCATAAGAATTTTGATAAGATGACAGCTAACGATATTTACAGGGTTATCAGAGCAAAAGCAGATAAAATTCATACTGTAATTAATGCAGGAGAGGAAGCTGTAGAGCTTACAAAAGGTAATGCTGATCAGATTAAAAGATATCTGAAGAAACCAAACTTTGGTCTTCCATATCCCTGGCCAATGTACAATGAATTCTTTCTTGGGATGCGAGAGGGTAAAACGCACTTTGAGGGCTTTATCTCAAATGGTGGTAAATCTCGAAAGCTTATTGCATTAGCAGCTTATGTAACTTTGGTACAGCATAAAAACTTTCTTCTTATGTCCAACGAGATGGATGAAGATGACCTTAAAAACTGTATGATTGTTACTGTAATCAATAATAAAGAGTATCAAGAACTGCATGGTATTAAGATTAAGAAGCCAGAACGTGAGATTGTTTTGGGCGCGTACAGAGATAGAAACGGTGAGATAATTCGTAGGCATATAGATGAGAATGGTATCTATACAGAATCAGAAGAAGAGTATATAGAAAGGGTTGAACGTGATTCAGATGAGTATCATAAAATCGTTCAAGTAGGAGAATGGATTGATGAGAATACAAAAGGTAAGCTTTTGTACAAAGATGTCCAGGACGATTACTCTATGGAACGTATTGAATTTGAATTACGTAAGGCGAAGCTTGTAAATGAAGTAACCTATTATGGTTATGATACATTGAAGAACTATCAAGTAGAAGACTGGGCACAGTTAAAGCAGATTGCAACTAAGCTTAAGGAGATTACCAAAGAACTTAAAATGTTTGGCTTTGCAGTGTTCCAGTTATCTGATGATAGTAAGTTTACAGATGTGTTCCAATTAAGCTCAATGAATATTGCATCTAGTAAAGGTATTAAACATGTTACTGACACTCTTACTCTTGGAAAGATGATTGAAAAGAGTGAATACCACAAATATCAGATGATATGTGATACTCCTGGATGGGGTGATCCTACAATATCTGACCTGGATTTAGGTAAGCAATATTTTGCAATTAAAATTGATAAAAACAGAGCTGGAAGTAAGGACAAGATTATGTTATTCGAAATTAATCTTGATTACAATACTTGGATAAATATTGGGCAGTTAATACAAAGACAAAAATAATTAGTGAGGTGATTGGCAGTGGATGCTAGAGAATTAAAAGAATATATATTAGAAAATAATTATGTGGAACAGATTCTTGATGCGATTCACTGCCATCATATTAAATTTCATGGAGATTATTGGACCTGCGGAAATCCAGACGGTGATAATACCGGTGCAATCGTAATATATAATACGGAAAATTTATCATGTACAAACTATACGAGACAAATGGTTGAAACTGACAGAGCTACTGATATTATTGATTTAGTTTGCTTTTGTGAAAAACTATCATTTCCTGAAGGACTGAAATTTATATGTCAAGAGGTTGGAATTTCTTATTATCATGACTTTGAATCAGATATACCTGAGAGTTTAAAGATATTGAAATTAGTTAATGAAATGTCTACAGAGCAAACTGATGAGAAAGAAGTTCCATTAAAACCAATACCTGTTGAAATACTTGACTACTATAAACCTTACGTGAATGACTTATTTTATGAAGATGGGATTAGTTATTCAACCCAGAAAGAATTTCAGATTGGCTATGATACCGAAACAAATAGAATAACAATACCAATATATTCAGAAATTGGCGATTTAGTCGGAGTGAAGGGTCGATTATTTCAAAAAGAGGTTGATGAATCTGAATGTAAATATTTGTATTTAGAGAAATGTGCAAAATCAAAAATTCTATTCGGATTGAATAAAACGCTTCCATATATAAAAAGGTTAGGAGTCGTATATGTTGTTGAATCAGAAAAAGGTGTAATGCAGCTATGGTCCTATGGATATAAAAATGCAGTATCTACAGGAGGAAAGAATATTTCAAGACATCAGTTAGATATGCTGATTAGACTTGGCGTTAAGATTGTATTTTGTTTTGATAAAGATGTTGTTTTGGATGATATACTGAGAATTTCGGATAGATTACCAGATGGTATTCCAGCGTATTATATGTTCGATAAAGACAATCAGCTAACAGGTGAGAAAGAATCTCCATCGGATAATAAAGATAGATGGGAATACTTATTGGAAAATAATGTATATCCGTTAACAGATAGGATGTGATTGGAAAGTTGAAGTTTAAGTTATATAAAAATTCGGAAAATAAATATAATGACTTAAAGAATATTCAGATTGATTTTCTGAAAAATAGAGATATTGAGAATCCAAAAGAGTATTTATCATTAGATCACTCTGCAGAGCTTGATTATGGATTACTTGATAATATCGGTGAAGCTGTTGAATTATTTTTAAGCCATTTTGATAATAACGATAAAATACAGATTCTTATAGACGAAGATGTAGATGGAAATTGTTGTGCAGCAATGAAGTATTCGTATATTAAAAGATTAAATAAGGATTATCCTGTTGGATATATCCTTCACAAGAGAACAAAAACACATGGTCTTGAGGGATTAGATGATGATGTAATTGTTGATAAAGATACAAAATTGCTGATTGTTCCGGATGCAGGAACAAATGATGTAGAAGCATGCAAAATATTGAAAGATCGTGGAGTTGATGTTCTTATTTTAGATCATCACGAACAAGCAAAAGATAAAGAAGGAAACTTAATAGACAATCCATATGCATTAATCGTAAATAATCAGATGAGTGAGTTTTATACAAATAAAAGCTTATGTGGAGCTGGGATTGTATATAAATTCTTAAAAGCATTAGATGATTTTTTATGGTGTGAATATGCAGATGACTTTTTAGATTTGGTTGCTTTAGCAAATATTTCAGATGTAATGGACATGCGTTCACCTGAAACAAAATATCTCGTAGAGGTTGGATTGCACAACATCAGTAACAAATTCTTTCAAGCACTTATAAATGCTCAGGAATATAGTATGGGTGGAGTGGTGAATATACATAATGTCCAATTTTACGTGACACCAATTTTGAACGGCTGTACGAGGTTCGGTTCACCGGAAGAAAAAGAACTTATGTTTAAAGCATTTATCGAACAAGATGCTTGGTTCGAGTATAAGAAACGTGCAACAAAAGATAAACCTGCAGAGGTTATCCAGGAAAGTATTTATGATAGAGCTGCACGACTTGCAAAGAATGCAAAAGCAAGACAGGATAAGAGCCGTGAAAAAAGTGTACAGATGATATTTGATCAGATTGGAGAAAATCCTAATGATAAAGTAATCATGTGTGATGTATCAGAACTTCTTGATGGTGGAATGACAGGAGTATGTGCAATCAAAGTAGCTGAGAAGTACAACAGACCGTGTTTATTATTAAAGAAACATTATGATTATAAAACAAATACCATTGTATTTGGTGGTAGTGGACGAAATATAAACCATAGTCCTATTGAAAGTTTCAGAGATCTTGTAGAGTCTAACAATCAATTCAATTTTGCCCAGGGGCACAAATCTGCATTCGGTATTGAAATCCCAGTTGATAACGTAGAAAAAGCAAAAGAAATATTCAATGATAAATTAAAAGATGAAGATTTCACTAAAGTCTATTTATGTGATTTTATCATTCCAGAGTACGATGTAAATGAAAGCATCATTTATGAGATGACAAAATTTACAGACTTGATTGGACAAGGCATTGAAGAACCAATGATTGCTATTACAGATATTGAAGTAAATAGAGACGATATTACCATTCAGGGCAAGAATGAAGATTCTTATTGCTTTAAAATTGGTGAGATTAAGTTTGTACAGTTTAAATGTAAAGATGATAATTCTGTTATGGATTGGCTCAAAAATTCATTTGATAATGTTGCAAAAATCAATATTGTTGGAAATCCATGCATTAGTGAGTATCAAGGAATTAAAACATTACAGTTTGTTATTGATGACGTAGATGTTTTAAGTACTTCTTTCGAAGATATAGAAGATAACGATGAATACGAAGATGAAAGTTGGTGACTAGATGTACAGTTCGTTACATATGCACACTGCGCAAGGATCATTACTTGATTCCATTTTAAAAGTACCAGAAGCAGTAAAATTTGCAAAAGATAATGGAATGAAAGCGATGGCTATAACAGATCATGGTTCAATGTCAAACATTGTAAACTTTGTAAAAGAGTGCAAAAAGCAAGGAATAAAGCCAATAATCGGAAACGAAATATACGAAGTAGATGATATGACATGGAAAGCTGATACAAAAGATTATAAGCAGCCACGTTACCATATGGTACTTCTTGCCAGAACACAGCAAGGCTATAAGAATTTACTAAAGATAACATCGGTATCGAGAACAGAAGGATTATATAAAAAACCAAGAATTGATATGAAATATATCAAAGATAATAATCTTGGTAAAGGCATTATTTGCTTAACTGCTTGCCAAGCCGGTAGACTTAGCAGATATCTGACTGATGGAAGATATAAAGAGGCAGAACAATTTATCCAGGACATTAAGGATATTTTTGATTACGTTGTTTGTGAATTACAGTCACATACTACAGAAGCACAGGCAGAAGCAAATAAACTTATCTTTGATTTCGCCAATGAACATAATCTTCCATATACTATTACAACAGATGCGCATATGTTAAGTGATTCTCTAATTGACTCTCATGCAATGTTTGTAGAAATTGGTGAAGGACGTGAAGTTGGAGAAAGTTATATTGATTGTTACCTTCAGAAAGAATTAGAAATATATCAGAAATTATCTTATCAGTTCCCAAAAGCTGTAATTGATAAAGGTTTGCAAGAAAGTAATAATATTTCTTCTATTATTGAAGATATTGATATTGGGCTAAATAAAGGCAATATTATGCCGAAGGTCAAAATTGATGGTCCATATAAAAATCACGAAGAATATCTACGATATTTAGTTTTTAAAACATTCAAAGAAAAATTTGGTCATATGTCAAAAGAGGATCAAGATGAACGAAAAAAACGTCTTGAAACAGAGCTGCCAGTTTTATATGCAGTTGATTATACAGACTATTTTATTATGCTGTATATGCTTGCAAAAGAAGCAAGAAGACGAAAAATTCCTATAGGATATTCTCGTGGGTCTGGTGCAAATTGTTTGTGTTTATTTATGCTTAACGTCACACAGATTGACAGTGTAAGATGGGGGCTTGATTTTTCACGATTTGCAAACCTTGGAAGAAAGTCTATGGCAGATTTTGATTGGGATATTTCAAAGCGTAGACGTAAAGAAATGGTTGAAATATCAGAAGAACTTTTTGGTAAAGAAAATGTTGCTCCAATTTGTACATTCAATTCTTTGAGTACAAAAGTTGCAATTAGAGATATTGGTAAAGTACTTGATGAAAAAGAAGATTCTCCATACTATAAGCAGATTCCTTATAAATTGAGAGATGATGTTGCAAAAATGATTCCAACAATCAAAACACTTAATGATCTTGGAGAGGAAGAGGAAAAAGATGTTCTTTTAAAAGATATTCTAAGTAAAAATCCAAAGCTTGATGATGTATATAACAAATTCCCATTGTGGTTTAAATATGTAATGGATGTAGAAGGTCTTCCGAAATCAATGGGAAGACACGCTGCTGGTACTTTAATTACGCCAACTCCTGTAACAGATTATGCGCCACTTTGTTATGATAAAGAACGAAACATTATGATTGAGTTCGAGATGCATAATGCGATGGATGATCTTGGATTGATTAAAATGGATTACCTTGGACTTGAAACACTTGATATTATTGACGATACGTTAAATATGGCAGGAATTACATGGGAAGATGTAGATATCAACCATTTGAATCTTTCAGACAAAAATGTTTACGATCAAGTTTATAAACCAGGTCACACTGTTGGCATATTCCAGATGGAATCTGCAGAAGCAAGGAGAATGTGTATTGAAGCTAAAGCAGACAATGTAGAGGATATTATCGTAGTAAACGCTGCTAATAGACCTGGTACAAAAGATAGCTTTCCTATATACTGTCAAAATAAATTGCATCCGGAAAGTGCACAAACAATACATGAAGATTTAAAAACGCTATTTATAACAACTCAAGGAGTTTTACTTTACCAAGAAGAAGCTCTTCAACTGTTTAGATATGCAGGATTTCCAGAAGAAGACATAGACAATGCGAGGCGCGCAATAAGCAAAAAATTAAAAGATAAAATGGCTGGTCTCGAAAAAGACTTTAGATCTGGATTGAAAAAGAAAAATTGGACAGAAAATGAGTTATCTGAAATATGGCAGCTAATGCTAAAACAATCAGAGTATTGTTTTAATCGTGGTCATGCTGTGGCATATGGTTTGTTATCTTATCTTACGGCATATCTAAAGGTTCACTACACAGTTTATTTTATGGCTGCACTTCTTACGTCAAAATCAGACAAAGTAGAAAAAATTAGTATTGTAATAAATGATTGCAAACGTCTTGGAATAAAAGTTTCTCCACCAAATGTAAATAAATCGAACAAATCATTTACTGCAATTGCAGAGAACAATGAAATTTTGTTTGGATTATTGGCAGTAAAAGGTCTTGGTGACAGTATTGTTGACAAAATTATAGATTTTAGACCTTACAAGAATTTAAATGATTTCATCGAAAAAGTGCAGGACAAAACAGCGATTATCACCCTTATTAAAGCTGGCGGTATTCCAACTAAAAATAAGATGTCAACATTGAAAAAATATGCAGGTTCCACGTTTGTTAGAAAAGAATACAAACCTGTTACAACAACTCCATCTCCATATTCTAAATTAATTCCATTTGGATTAAACGTAGAAGATTATAGAGATGGCAAAAAAGTAAACAAAGAAAAACTTTTGAATGACTATAATAAAGTAAAAGAGAAAAAGTTTTTAGAAGAACAAAACATAAAATATAAAAAGCATATGGAAGATTTTCAAGAAAAATACGCTAAAGATGAATATCTATGGGAATTTGATACTTTATCAATGTTCTTAACTAATGATCCGTTAAAAGATGCTTATAAATATACTAAAATTGATTGGGACCTTGTAATGGATGGCGACAAAACAGTTTTGTTCTGTGTGATTGTTGATGTCAAAAGGAAAAAAGATAAAAATGGAAATCAGTTTGCATATCTTGATTTATATACTCCATATGGAATTATTGAAGCGACAATATGGTCTAGTCAGCTAAAAGAGTATTCTGACTATATAAAAAAAGGAAGCTGTCTTGCAATATTAGGAAGAAAAAGAGAAGAACATTTTTTTGTTGAAAAAATAAAAACATATAATATGTGGCTTGAGCAAATGCGTAAGAAAGGGGCAAAAGTATAATGAGTTATTCAGAACAATTTAGTAATGATGATCAGCAGTTTGAATTTACAGCCAGAATTTCATATGAGCGCTTCTACAGTGAAAATACGTCTTGGGGAGTTTATTCATTCAATACAACTGATCAACTTCCTAATTGTCAGAAGATAACTGTTCACAAAGATTTGTTCGGAGATGAGCATGGTGATACTTTTGTCGGAACTTTAGCCGGACGAATGCAGCAACTGTGTGTTGGTTCAGAATATAAGATTACTGCAACATATAAAGATGATAAAAAATATGGGGCACAATATGTACCAATCACAGTTTATGCATTGGCTCCGCAGACTGTGGAAGATTCTAAAGTTTTTCTTAAATCACTTATCCCTGAGAGTGTTGCAGATTCATTACTTGCTGCATATCCAAATGTTGTAAATGATGTAGCTGACGGTAAATTAGATACAATTGATTTTTCAAAAGTTAAAGGTGTTCGTGAAAAAACATGGAAGAAAATAAAAGACAAGATAATTGATAATTACCTTATTTCAGATATTATCACATTACTAAAACCGTTAGGTGTTACATTCACAATGATTAAAAACCTTCTTAGTAATGAGCCAAACCCTGGACTATTAAAACAGAAGATTGAAACAAATCCATACTATTTATGTTCCATGAAAGGGTTTGGATTCAAGAAAGTTGATAAATTGGCACTTAAATTAAAACCTGAACTTCTTGAATCCAGAGAGAGATGTATTGCTTTCATTTCTTATTACCTTGCTGAGATTGGTGAGAATGATGGACATACTTGGTGTAGTGTAGATATTTTAAAAGCTGCAGTTGAAGATTCAGCTCCAGAGTGTATAGATGTGTTTGATGGAGTCCTTGAAAATAATTCGTTCTTACACCAGTATGAAAACAGGATCGGACTCAAGCTATATTACAACCTTGAGATGAAAATTTTATCTATCATTCAAGAAAGATTGAACAAACAGTCACCAGTGCCTATAGAAAACGATAAAATAGAGGCAGGAATCGCTAAAGCGGAACATGAGCAAGGATTTTCCTATACTGATGAGCAAAAGGCGATTATACGCTCTATACTAACGCAGAGTATAAGCTTCGTTACAGGAAAAGCCGGAACTGGTAAAAGTTCAATTTTACGTGGAATTATTCGTGCGTATTCTCTGGCAAATCACAATATTTCTGCCTGTGCATTATCAGCAATGGCAGCACAGCGTATCACAGAAGCTACAGACTATCCTGCAATGACAATTCATAGGACGCTAGGATGTCATGGTCCAAATAAGTTTGATTACAATAAGAATTGCAAACTTATATCTCCTGTAGTATTAATGGATGAAGCTTCTATGGTAAATGTACAAATCTTCTTAGCATGGTTAGAAGCTATAGGTGATAATACAAAGATCATCATCTGTGGAGACTATAAACAGTTGCCACCTATTGGTTTTGGAAATATATTCTCTGATCTGATTCATTGTTTACCCAAAGAAAATATCAATGAACTTACAAAAGTTATGCGTCAAGCAGAAAAATCTGGAATTCTTACCGATGCAAATCTCATTCGAGATAATAAAAACCCCATTACGGAAGTTATTACATCAAAAAAATTAGTTCATGGCGAGTTACAGGACATGTATTACATGTTCAGAGATACTAGAGATTCACTTCATCAACTTGCATTAAAAATGTTCTTCTCAGCTGTTGAAACAGATGGTGTTGATAATGTTGGTATAGCAGTACCTCGTAGAGAAGGATGTTTAAACAGTGCTTACGAGTTAAATAAAGATATTGTAGATGTTCTTCTTAAAGATGAAAGGAAGTCAATCTCATTTGGTGAAAAAGAATTTAAGCTTGGGTGTAAAGTTGTCCAGACAGTAAATGATTATGATCGAAACGTATTTAATGGTGAAATCGGATATATCACATTTATTGGAGAAGATATGAGTGGTAAAAAGCCAGTAACTTATTGTGAAGTTACATATCAGTCATTTGGTCCTAAAGTAGAAAAAGACGTTGGGTTAGTTTTTGATGAAGATAACAATATAGTTTATGAGAAGCAAGATAAAGTAATTAGATACGAAGGAAGTGAACTTGCAGATTTAGATATGGCTTATGCTTTAACAACTCATAAAATGCAAGGATCTTCCAGGAAAACAGTTATTTGTGTAATTGATAATACCCATTATAAATTATTAGACAACTGTATGTTATATACAATGCTTACAAGAGCAAAGAAAAGATGTTTATTGTGTGCTGAACCACAGGCATTCTACAAATGCCTGAACACAAGTAACAATGCAAGAAGTACATGGTTAAGCACAATTAAAAGAAAGGGGAAATAATATGGTAGAACTTATTAATGATATTTCTCAGATTATGAAAAAGTATGGTAGAGAATATAAAATTAAAATTAATCCAATAACTGTTAAGGTTTATATCCCTATTTCAGAACTTTTAGGATTATATCCATTAAAAGGAGAGTATATAAAAATTGTTTATGATGGACTGATTGAAAATTGTTACATCGATCTTAAGCAATTAAATAAAATTAAAAAGTTTATAAAGAAAAATGAATATGAATATATTGGTTTATTTTTTGAAGACATTGAACCTGTTATTGAAGTTATGAAATATCTTAATGAAAACTCTAAAGCGATTAACGAGCTTCTTTATACATCAATCGACTTACAAGAGGGTGGTGATTAATTAAATGTATATCAAAGATAGTACCCTTGTAGATGATGATAATGTTGTACATAGAATCGGTGACTGTTGCGTTTTTATTATGGATGATAACTATAAAAGCAATATTATAGGATGTATTGCAGATATCGGTTTTTGTAATAACTGTATTTCGGTTGAAGAAGTAAATAGCAGTGGACAGTTAACATTACTGTTCACTGAACATATAAAAGTAATCGGAAGATTGGAGGATTAATTTATTGGAAGAAGTAATTGAAATTCTAAAACTCATTCAGAACACATCGAGTCTGAATGAAAAGCAGCGTATCCTTAGAGAAAACAAGGATAATGAGCTTCTTAAAAAGTGTCTGGTGTTCTTACTGGACGGTAATACTGTAACAGGAATCAGCACAAAAAAGATCGATAAAATGACCATTTCAAAGGCTGAAAATTATGCAACATTTGAACCGAAAAACTTTTCTGATGTTATTGACTATCTAAAAACTCATAATACTGGTACTGATGTAGATGTTGCCACTATAAGAAAATTTATTTGTAATAATTCTAAATCTGAAACTGAATGTCAGTTTTATGAAGAAATGGTAACAAAGAAGTTTAGATTAGGTGCAGATGCAAAACTTGTTAATAAAGCTATTCCAGGACTGATTGAAGAATTTAATGTGCAGCTTGGTACTTCAATTGAGAAGATTAAGCTGAAAGGTAATGAGCTGATTTATATTAGCCGCAAACTAAATGGACTCAGATGTGCATATATTGGAACTGAGTGCAGAACTAGACAGAATAAGAAAATTAATGGTGTCGATCATATTATTAAAGATCTACAAGCAATGGGCTATGACAATATGTTTGTAGACGGTGAACTTCTCTATAAAAATAAAGAAAGATTATCCGATTCTGAAGCATTCCAAAAAGGTACAGGAATCGCAAATAGCAAATCTGGTGACAAATCTCAATTAAAATTCGTTATATTCGATATGTTCCCCCTTAAAGAATTTTGGTCTGGAAAATCTAAAGAACCATACTCCATTAGAAGCAAAGATTTAGATGAATTAGAAGAAAAACTTAAATTCCATCCAACAGACAATATTGAAGTTGTTCCGAGAGTATATCATGGTTACGACCACAGTAAAATTTGGGAATGGCTTCAGTACGCAGAAGATAATGACTGGGAAGGATGTTGCATTAATCTTGACAAGCCATATGAATGCAAACGAACCAAAAGTCTTATTAAAGTAAAACAGTTCTATGATGCGACCTTAAGAGTTATTGGATACGAAGAAGGGTCTGGCAAGAACAAAGGAGCACTTGGATCGTTAATCGTTAAATATAAAGATGGAAAATCTGGTGTTGGATATGGATATTCAGATCAAATGAGAAAAGATCTCTGGGAAAAACGAGATGAGCTTATTGGCAAACTCATTGATATTAAATATAAGGAAGAAACAAAAGATAAAAATACTGGACTTCCAAGTTTACAGTTTGCAGGATTTATTTGCTTCAGAGAAGATTATGATAAGGTATTAGCAGATGATGAAGCTGGACTTATTTAAGAGGTAGTAACATGGAAAAACTAACAGTATATCTCGCTGGTGCATGTAGAGGAATGCATGACGGTGGAAAAGAATGGAGATTAAAAGCTGAGAATATTTTTAAAAATATTTCAGAAGCTAAAGATGTAACTATTAAAGTAATCAATCCAACACGTTATTTTGATCGTGATGGTGGTAATGCAATCACTAATAAACAAGTAAAACAATTCTATTTATCACGTATTCGAAAATGTGATTTAATCCTTGTAAATCTGGAACATACAAACACTTCTATTGGAACAGCTCAAGAACTGCAATTCGCAGTAGACAACCATATTCCCATTATTGGATTTAATGATTATGACAGTTATGAATGGTTGCCAGAAGATTGTGATGTGATTTTCAAAGGTATTAATGAAGCGATTGATTATATCAATGATTTTTATTTAGAGTAAAGGAGTGACAAAATGACTGTACAAGAATGGTTAGGAGAAGAAAATAAGCTGGGACAGGACATTTACGAGAGAAAGTACCAGTTTAATGGAGAAACATTTGATCAGTGGCTTGATAGAGTCTCTGGTGGAAATGAAGAAGTAAAACAGTTAATTAAGGGTAAGAAATTTCTCTTTGGTGGAAGAATCCTTGCTAACAGAGGACTTGAAAGCAAAGGACGTAAGGTTAGTTTAAGTAATTGCTATGTAATTGAACCTCCAGAAGATAACATTGAATCTATTTTTGATTGTGCAAAGAAACTTGCACGTACTTATTCTTATGGTGGTGGATGTGGTGTTGATATCAGTAAATTATCACCAAGAGGTGCAAAAGTAAATAATGCAGCAAAAGAAACAACCGGGTCTATATCATTTATGGATTTGTATTCCATGGTAACTGGTTTGATCGGACAGGCTGGGAGACGTAAATAGTTAAATGCTATCCATCGAAATGTGTAAAAGTAGAAGGAGTAAAATATATGGATAAAAAATATTTGGAAGAATGTTTAGAAAAAGAAATGTCCACAAGACAAATTGAAAAAGATTGTGGCTTGAATCATAGTACAGTATCATATTGGATTTCAAAGTTTGGACTAAACGAAAAATCAAAATATAGGAAATATGATAATTTCAGATTTGAAAAAATAGATACAAAAGAAAAAGCATATATATTAGGATTTTTATTAGCTGATGCCTCTATTGATGAAAAAAATAGTGTGGAAATTTCAATATCACTAAATGATAAGCAAGTTGTAGAATATATTTCTCATATTTTACAATGTAATGTTAATTACAATCATACTATAAATAAAAAAACAAGAAGATTTCCAAGAGCAAGAATTCAAAAAAGAATTCCTGATATATTAAAATTTACTGGAGGAAGATTAAAAGTAGATAGACACTATCCAAGAATTCGAGAAGATTTAGAACGATATTTAATACAAGGGCTATTCGATGCTGATGGGTGTTTAACTTTTGGCAGAAGAAAAGATAAAAACAGAATATGGCAAAAAATTAGTTTTACTTCACAATTAAAAATATTAGAAGGTGTTCAACAGTATTTAATAAAAAAACTTGATATTTCTACAATACTTCGACCTAAAAGTAATGAAAAATGTTACGTTATTGAATTTGCAAATCGAATTGATGTATTAAAATTTCTAAAACATATTTATCCAAATGATTCATTTATTATATTAAAACGAAAGTATTTAAAATATAAAGCCCTGCGTCTTGAATTGGAAGAAAACGGTGAAGGTAAGCGTGTTGCTTAATGATACCGTGCCGAGCCTACAGAGTAGGAAGGTGTAGAGACTAGCGGAGAAAATGCAAATTTTCTTAATTACCGCAATAGTATCCAAGATTAATTTTAAATTAATTAAGAGATAGTCCACAAATGGGGGCATTAATGATTAGCTTGTCCTGCGAACATCCAGATCTTGAGGAATTTATTGGAATTAAATCAGATCTTGATAAAGTAACAAAAGCTAATATCTCTGTTCGTATTACAGACAAATTTATGGCTGCAGTAAAAAATAAACAGCCATTTACACTTAGCTTTACTAGAGCTGAGACAGGTGAAACTATTACTAAAACAATTGATGCATATGAAATGTTCCACAAATTATGTGAAATGAACTGGGATTATGCAGAGCCTGGAATGCTTTTCTGGGATAGAATCGAAAACTGGAATTTACTTAGTTGTGACAATAATTTTCATTATGCCGGAACTAATCCTTGTGCAGAAGAGCCTTAATAAAACCGGTAGGGGCTCTATAAAGTTAGTGAAATGCTGGAACAACTCGTTAAGTTGATAATAGGAAATTAATGTAAGATTGGTCACTTACCCTAATAATTTATCAAATAGAGTCAATCAGCAGGTTGGTCAATAAACATAGAATATGCAAATTTATAAAATAACAAATTTAATAACGAATTTAAGTTATATTGGTAAGAATGAAAATGACAATAATAAATATTATATGGGAAGTGGAATATTATTGTGGAACTCATATAGAAAAAGATTTGGCAATGATAAATTAGATAGTAAGAGACGTTCAGATCATAAATGGGTATATGAGCAAAATATAAAATATCATTATTATAAAAAAGACATTATTGCAACTTGTAATAATAAAGAAGAATTATGTAAATTAGAAAAATTTTATATAAATAAATATAATACAATTCGTCCAAATGGATATAATATTGCAGAAGGCGGTGACGGAGGAAATTTAATAAAAGGATATACTGAGATAGAAAAACAAGAATGGAAAAATAAAATATCTCAAAAAACAAAAGAAGCAATGCAACGACCTGAAATAAAAGAAAAGATATCAAAAATTATAAAAACAGAAGAATGGAAAAATAATATCTCAAAATCTTTAACTGGGAAACCTGTTCATCCTCAATCAGAAAAAACGAAAAAAATCTTAAGAGAAATAAATTTAAATAACAAATATGGAATTGGTAATAAAAGTAGAACTGGTTATCATAATAGTGAAGAAATGAATAAAAAAATTTCAGAATCTGGTAAAAAAGTAATACATACAGCTGAGTGGAATAAGCATGTAAGTCAAAGCCTAAAAGGAAAACCTAAGTCTGAAGCTCATAAACAAGCACTTAGAAAACCTAAACCTAAATATAAATGGAAATTACCAGATGAGTCTATAAAAATAATGGACGCTGCTAATGGATCAAAACATAAAGATTGGATTAAATTAGAAAGGATATCATAATTTAACTCTGACCAAGTTAAATTGACCAACCTCAACGACTATCTCGAAAGAGAGTACATTGTAAACTTATGACAATGGAAGTGCTAACCCTGTATTATACAGTGAAGATATAGTCTGAACTATATGGAAACATATAGCTGTTCTTGAAGAACGCATAAGGCGTTGTGAACCTTATGGAACATAATGTTACCAGCCGGTGGAAGCTGCCTTCTCGGAAGTATTAATTTAGCTGAGTTTACAACTCCACATGGATTTAATTTTGATGATTTTAGAAAAACAGTACATATTGCAACAATCGGATTAAACGAAGTCCTTGACGAGGGATTACCATTACATCCATTACAGGAACAGAGAGATTCTGTAAGAGATTGGAGACAGATTGGACTTGGAATTTTTGGTCTTGCAGATTTACTTATTAAGATGGGTATTAAATATGGAAGTCCTGAAGCTATTGATTTATGTGATATGATCGGTCATGCAATGGCTGATGAAGCACTTAAAACATCTGCTTTATTAGCAAAAGAGTATGGTCCATATCCAAAATATAATCCGGAAGCAGTTGAGCAATCTGCTTATTATTCAAAAAATGCTCTTGGTGAAACAAAACAGCTTGTAAAAGAGTATGGTCTTAGAAATTCTCAACTTCTTACAATTGCTCCAACCGGAACACTTTCTACAATGCTTAGAGTATCTGGTGGAATCGAACCAATTTTCGCAAACTACTATACAAGAAAAACAGAGTCTCTTAAAGGACATGATGAGTATTACAAAGTGTATACACCAATCGTAAAAGATTATATGGAAAAAAATAATCTAAAAGACGATTCTGAATTACCAGATTATTTTGTAACTGCACAGACACTTGATTATAAGAATCGTATCTATATGCAGAGTATTTGGCAGACACATATTGATGCATCAATTAGTTCTACGGTTAATGTTCCAAACGACTTTACAGTAGAGCAAGTTGAAGGATTATATATGACAGCCTGGGAAGCAGGACTTAAAGGTGTCACAATTTTCCGTGATGGATGTAAACGTGCAGGAATTCTTACAACATCAGATAGTAAAAAAGATGATGAAACATCTGAAAAGCCTAAAACAACTCTTGGCAGAGGAATGATCATTAAAGCTGATGATAACTGTGTTGGTAAGAAACGTACATTACAGACTGGGTGTGGAACATTACATTGTGAAGCATTCTTTGATCCAGATACAGGAGAACTCCTTGAGACATATTTAAGTAAAGGAAGTTCAGGCGGATGTAACCAATTCATGATCGGGCTTTCCAGAATGATTTCTCTTGCAGCAAGAGGTGGAATTGATATTTATTCAATCATCGACCAGCTTAAGTCAAGCGGAACATGTCCGTCATATGCGGTAAGAACAGCAACAAAGCACGATACATCAAAAGGATCTTGTTGTCCTGTTGCTATCGGAAATGCTCTTATTGACATGTACAAAGAAATGCAGGATGAAATTTCTGATGATTCAGAAGAGATAATTGATACACCAAAACAGCCCAAAAAGAAAATCATTGTTGATAAATCAAAAACAGCAAAATGTCCTCAATGCGGTGGAAATTTAGTTTTTGAAGGTGGTTGCAATACATGTAAAGATTGTGGTTGGAGTAAGTGTGATTAAGTAAATAATTATGGGAGTCTTAACCGACTCCCTTATATGGAGGAAATCAAGATGAATATTAATGACATTCACGACAAATATATTATTCACAATAAAATGGATTTTAATAAGCTGCGAAATAATGGCTTTAAAATTTATGGTGACCACGCATATTTTAACAAATTTGTATATAAAGACATTGATAGGTTAACAGTTGACATTGATTTGTCAGATAATACATATACACTCACAGTTACAGATATGGACCATGATGAGATATATTTTCCTATTTACAATTGGGATTGTGGTAAAAATTATGAACTTGAAGAGGTTATCGAGAATGTCATTGCTACACTTGATTCCCTCTGCACTCAAAAAATCCTATGGAATATAGAAAAGAAAAGGAAGAAAAAACATGTACAGCACAATAAATAAAGGTGACATGGTTTATTATGCCAGGATTCAGAAAAAGAATGGTACTTATGATCTGTGCGAATTAAAAGTTCGAACAGTTGGAGAAGATTATTTTTGCGGTATGGATAAAAAGGACAGACACGTTTATCTATTTGGATACAATGCTCTTGGAGATTATGTATTTCAAACTCGTAAAGAGGCATTAGATAAAATCCATGCTGCAGAGAAAAATAAAGTAGAAGTAAGTGATGAAACTTACTACGAAGAATATTGAGGTGAATGCCTATGAGTTATTTAACACAGCATTTTAAAGGTAAGTACAGAATTGTACCGGAACTCTCACTAGAAAGTCACGATGTACCAAGAGAAGAAGATGGGACCGTTGATAAAAGTTACGATGACTTATATATTAAATGTCAATTCGGTAATAAAATTTATTATTATGGTCGAGGTACTTTTGTAGCTTACATCCCAAGCATTATTCGTGGGAAAAATATTTTAAAGAAACTTGATGAAACAAATATTCCATATTCAGATCCACATATCTATGATAGCGAAGTAGAATTTAAATTCAAGACTGCAGATATGGACGCAGTTGCAAATCTATTAAAAGCATCATCATTTGGTGCAGATATCACACCTTATAGTCTAAAAAATTTCCCCAAAGCAGATGTTTCAATACCAACGGATAAAATGGATGAATATAAGAAAATAATCGCTGATATCCAGAAAGAGGACTTATTGACTTTCTCAAGATTTACACAGTCATTTTTATCTGATGTTCTTGCAAAAAAGCTAGGTCGTAGAAATAAGCCATTTGATTATAAAACTGATATGAAAAAGTTAATGATGGCACGTCAGACTAAAGAATATATCTACACAAAAAATATGTGGGATGAATATTTGAAATATTTAGAAGAAAAAATTAAAGACTTATACAAAGAGAAGGAGAAATAAAATATGGATACAAATTGTATTGGATATAACGTTGATGTATCTGGATGTAGTCCAGAGGTTATTAAAGCTATTACACAAACACTTTCAAGAGTAAAAGAGGATTTACAGAAAGTTGCAGATACAAATAAAGAAGAGAATAAAAAGAAAGATGCGAATAAACGTTGGAAACCAAATTTTGGTGAAGATTATTTTCATATTGATCCTTTTGATAATATAACTTCTCTCAAATGGGAAAACGATGTTTTTGATAACAAATATTATAACGCTAGAAATATTTACAAGACAAAAGAAGAAGCTGAATTTGAGATGGAGCGTAGAAAAATAATGACAGAACTTCAGAATTATGCAGATGAACACAATGGAGAAATCGCCCATCCATCGTACGCATTCTGGCTTGTACTTGATGAAGACGACATGTCAATTACTGTTGAGAACGATTCATTTCTTCCACCGGTAGGTACTGTACTGTTCTCTAATGGAGATATAGCTTACGATGCAATTGAAACTATTGGTGAAGACAGAATTCTTAAATATATGTTTAGAGTTAATCCAAATAAAGAATTGCATTGCAACGGTGATTGTGAATGTTGCGATGAATATGATCCATGGGACGAGGAGGATGAAGATTAATGAAGAGGGTAGCAAAATTTGAGAAAGTAAGCTATAAGCAGTTTGAAAAAGATTATTTAGATACATTTGGACTTGCAGGTGATGATACATCTAAGAGACTCAGACAAGAAATTGAAAGTATGTATTATGGATTAGAGTTACCTACAAGAGCTACAAAGTTTAGCGCAGGATTTGATATTAGAACTCCATTTTCATTTACACTAAAGCCAGGAGAAGTAATTAAAATTCCAACAGGTATTAAATGTCGTATGAATACAGATTATGTTCTTATGATTTACCCAAGAAGTGGACTTGGATTTAAATATCAGTGCAATCTAGTAAATGGAACAGGAATTATAGACTGCGATTTTATTAACTCTGACAACGAAGGTCACATTTTTATTAAACTTGTAAATCGTGGAGATAAAGAGTTTTCAGTAACAAGCAATGCAGCTATCGCCCAGGGAATTTTCTTAGAATATGGAATTACAGAAGACGATCATGTAGAAGCAACACGTAACGGTGGTTTCGGATCAACTGACAACAAAAAGGAGTAATGAATGGACACATTTTATTATTGCGCATTAGATGAAAATTCTAAAACATGTCCAAAACAGAACACTTGCAAAAGGTACACTCACAAAAAGGGTGTACCTGCTTCCGAAGATGCAAATGCAAAATTATATAACATTTGTAATGATAAATATGGATATAAATTGTTTTTAGAAGATGAAGATATAGTAAATAAAGAAGTGAAAGAAGATGAAAATAATGAGAATCAAACTGAATACACTGAATGATGCTAATAGTCTCGTGAAATCTATTGATAAATACAATTATGATATTGACGCAGTATGTGGCAGATATGTTATTGATGCAAAATCTATTATGGGATTATTGTCTCTTGGAATTCCAAAAGAAATTTTTATTGTAATCCACACTAATAATAAAGATGTAATTTCTAAATTTGAAGAAGATATTTTTAAGTGGAAAGTTGAGGAATAATACATGGAATACGAATACGGATTAATGACAAAAGCCGATAAATATCTCGTAGAATCTATCTATAATATCCTTCAAAATGGTATTAAAGATGAAAATCCTAGACCAAAATACGAGGACGGAACACCTGCTCACACCTATTTTGTGACACATCAAATGCGTCAATATGACCTCTCAAAAGGTGATTTTCCAATTTGTACTTTACGTCCAATTGCATGGAAAAGTGCAATTAAAGAGATGTTTTGGATCTTCCAGAAAGAGTCAAATGACCTCAAAATTCTGAACGAAATGGGCGTACATTTTTGGGATTTATGGGATATTGGAGACGGTACAAATGGATATAGATATGGTCATACAGTACACCGTTATGACTTGTTTAAAAAGCGTGTTTTAGATGATATCAAGAACAATCCATATGGACGTTATCATATCTGCAATTTGTGGCAGGAAGAAGAATTTAAAGATGAACCAAACGGATTAAAACCATGTGCATATGAGACTATTTGGACAGTACGTGAAGAGTATTTAGATATGTTTTTAAACCAAAGATCTGGTGATTTATTACCTGCAAGTGGTCCAGGATCAACAAATGAAGTACAGTACGCTGCATTACTTATGATGGTCGCAAAACACACCGGATATAAGCCTGGAAAATTTACTCATTTCGTAGTGAATGAACAAATTTATACGCGCCAGATTGACCAAGCAAAAGAGCTAATTCATCGTGCAAATGAGAGACATTTAGCCACTTTTGAAGCATTAAAAAATGATGAAATTGATAAAAATTTGATGCCAAAATTGGTATTAAATCCAGAAAAAAATAACTTTTATGACATGACAATTGACGACTTTTCTATGGAAAATTACAAGCCAATGAAGCCACAATTGACGCTACCGTTGGGTATTTAAGGAGAGAAAATTTATGTTATCAGCAATCGTTTGTATGGATAATTTTGGTGGAATCGGTAAGAATGGTGACTTACTTTATAAGATTCCAGATGACTTAAAAAGATTTAAAGAGATTACAATGGGACATTCTGTTATCATGGGAAGAAAGACATGGAACAGTATTGGTAACAAGCCTCTTAAAAGTAGGAACAATATTGTCCTTTCTACGACACTTAATTATGCAGCAGAGCCAATCAATGAAGATAATGGATATGCTACAGATGTTAATATATTAAAAAAAATGACAAAAGAAGAAATAAAATTTATAGTTGAAATGCCGACTAAGTATTTTGCAATTGGTGGAGAAAGTATCTACAAAATGTTCTTACCTCATTGCGAGAAAGTTTATGCAACAATCGTTAATAGATGTATCTCAACTGCGGATGTATTTTTCCCAATCGAATACCTTTTAAACAATTTTGATGAGATTGAATCTATAGATAAGACATACGGTAATTTATCATATAGCTTTAAAACATTTATCAGAAAAGAGAATTGTAAGACTGTATCCAATGCCTATTCTGATCCTGTTTTTGGTCACGATGCAGTTAAAAATCCATCACATTATATAGGAAAAAAATATGAAGTAATTAGTTTCATTGAAGATAGGGGGCTTGGTTACTGCCTTGGAAATGTTGCTAAATATATCTGTAGGGCAGGAAAAAAATATCCTGGAGATTCACAGAAAGAATTACAAGACCTAAATAAAGCTAAGTGGTACCTTGAAAGAAGACTTACAGAAGATAATACAGTGGATGTTGAAGATCAAAAATTTAAGATTGATGTTAATGATTTTATTGAAGATCAGGAACTTAATTATAACCGTGGTGAAATTATCAGATGTATCTCAACATGGTGTGCGGATAATGTTGAGGTCAATTTAAAAATATCATTAGCATTACTTGATTCAGAAATTCACAGAATGGAGGATGAGACTGCATGATTACACTTGGTATTGGTACATTTATTTGTATTGTAGGCTGCACATTTGTGGTTGGTGGAGTAGTTGGACTTATTCTTACAGCTTGTCTTACTGCCGGAAGAAATAAAGATGATGATGATGATATTGATTAATATCCGTAATATATTAAGCAAAATAAGTAAAATATTGCGAAATTGGAACTCGAACTATTGCAAGAAATATATAAATCTCGTATAATGACTTCAAGGTCAGAAATACTATGTTCGAGGGCAATAAACTTTAGCGTAAAATGGGGCAATTTTTTTAGCCTGAGACATCAAATAAAATAGTTTGCTTACAAGAAACTTATAAGAATAAGAACATAGAAAATGACCTTTGATATTTTTATCCAAGGTCATTTTTTTGTGCAATTTGACGAAAAGTTCAAAAAACAGCCCAAAATAGCTAAAAATCGCGATTTTTCCAAAAATCGGCTTTCGAAAAGTCAATAAAAATAAGGGATTAAAGGGGGTCATTTTTCCGATAAAATTGTGATTTTATTGTAGTCAAATTAACATGCACAAAAGAGGAAAATCTTGCGTCAGAGCAAATTCAAAGCAAATTTTGACCGGAATAAAAGAATAAAATTTTTGCCCCAAAAAAGACTAAAAGTAATTGCCTCTCAACATAGTATTTTTAACCTCGTTTTTAGGAAACGTTTTTAGGAAAATCCGCAAACCATTGATTTTACTGGGCTTGCGAGTATTTTGTTTTTCCTAAAAATGAAATGCTAAAAACGAAAATAACCCTAAAAATGCGTTTTTAGGAAAAAATCAATCGTTTTTAGCAAGAAAATAGCCGTTTTTAGGAAAAATCATTTCAAAAATAGGAGGTAAAATAATGCGGAATAAAAATTCAAAAGTAGCTGCAACAAAATTATATTTATGCAAATGTGATGGCGTATGCATAACCTACAGCAAGATTCAATATGCTTATGCAATGAAACTAGAAAAAGATCAAAGCATAATCAGTATACGAGTAAATGTAGATCTTGATGGATATAAGGATAGTAAGTATCCAGAAAGAACTTACACATCAGACTTTGTATGCGTAAAAGATACAGGTGACCTAATGGTCCGTGAATGTATAGAAAGAAAACTATTACAAAAACCGATGACTATTAGATTACTAGACGCATCCAGAGAGTACTGGAAAACGCATGGTATATCAGATTGGGGGATTGTTATTAATGAAGAATGAATTGTATAAGTTTAATGGTACAATAGCAAGAGTTTTAAAAGAATCAGATCAATCAGTTTTTATCATTGATTGTTTAAATCCCAAAATGCCGTATACAGCGCATAAAATTGATTTTAAGGACGCTATTTTGTGTGATGAGGATTTACTTATACAAGAGACAAAGGAGCCTGTATTCGACATATCAGAAGCTTCAGAGCATAATAAAAAGATAGCATACGATCGGTACAATATGATTGCTCCATTACTTTCCTTTATGGATGATAAACACAAGCGTACCTCATTGGTAAATCAAATATGTGAAGAAAGAAATATAAGTAAACAGTCTCTTAGAAACTACTTTTACAAGTATCTTATTTTCCAAAATATTTGTGTACTTGTACCAAAAAGTAGTATTACAGAAAAGTCACTTACTAAAGATGAAAAGAATATGAGATGGGCTTTAAATAAATATTTTTATAGCACAAACAGATATAGTTTAAAGTCTTCTTATTTGCTTATGTTAAAAGAAAAATATTGCGATATAGATGGAAGGTTACAACCTAATATACCATCTTTTTATCAGTTCAGATACTTTTATCGTAAGACAAAAAATATGCAAGCTTTTTACATTTCAAGAGGTGGTTTAAGTAATTACCAAAGAAATAAAAGACCATTGTTAGGCGATGGAGTACAGGAATTTGCACCGGCAGTTGGTACCGGATTACTTGACTCTACGGTGTGTGACATATATCTCATAGATGAGACAAACAGCTTAGTTGGAAGACCTATATTAACAGTTTGTATTGACGCATATAGCAGTTTTTGTTACGGCTATGCATTAACTTGGGAAGGTGGCATTTATAGTTTAAAAGTGCTCATGCAAAATATGGTATCTAATAAAAAGAAACATTGTGAAGAACTCGGTATATTCATAAACGATGATCAGTGGAACATATCTGAAATCCCAGGGACATTTGTTACTGACATGGGAAAAGAATATGTATCTGAAAATTTCGAACAAATAACTGAGCTTGGAGTTGCACTAAAAAATTTGCCACCATATCGTCCTGAATTAAAAGGCGTTGTAGAAAAATTTTTTAATATAATTCAAGAAACATACAAACCTTATTTAAAAAATAAAGGTATAGTTGAACCTGATTTTCTTGAAAGAGGCGTACATGATTATAGAAAAGATGCTTGTTTGACAATGGAAGTTTTTGAAAAAATCATAGTAAAGTGCATTGTATATTATAATTCGCAGCGTATATTAAAGAATTTTCCTTATACAGAAGATATGATAAAAAACAATATTGAGCCATATGCGAATAGAATTTTTGAATATAACAAATTACTTCCAGGAGCTAACTTAATACCGGTAACATTAAAACAAATTATGCTCACATTACTTCCAAGAACCATCGGTGTATTTAGTAGATTTGGGCTTAAAGTAAATAAAATGAGGTACAAAAATGAGAATTATATTGAAAAATATTTGGTTGGTGGAGAAGTAACAGTTGCTTATAATCCAGATAATGTAAGCTATGTATGGCTTATAGAAAATGGGTGTTATATACAGTTTAAATTGATTGAAAGTAGGTATAATGGAAAAGAGTTAACTGATGTAGAATTGATCGAAAAAGAGCATCGAAAACTCGTAAATAGTCATTGTAATAGCAACACTCAGGCGCAAATTGACTTGGCAAATTCTTTGGAAGAGATAGTAGCTAATGTACAATATCCTCAAAAATTAAATACAAAATATACTACATCTGTTAAAAATAGAGCTAAAAGAAAATATCATATTGATTTCACGGAGGATATCTTAAATGGATGATTATACAAAAATATTACCAAAAATGTTATCAGGAGATGGACTTGTAAAAGCATTGTCTGTTGTTCCAAAATATGATGAAAATAGTAAAAATATGGACATTGGAGAGAAACTGATTGCTTTATCAAATCTATATGATATTTATATTCCATCTAAAATGTCCATAGAGATTTATAACAAATTATATTTGTCTTTATATCACTCACTAAAAAAGAAGAGTTCAAAATTGGCATCACAGCAAAGATACGAAAATTACAAAAGATTTTTAACAGGAAACTCTAATAGTATAATTGGCGGATCTGATTCATTTACAATAATAGGGAGTTCAGGTATTGGTAAAAGTACAGCCGTTAACAGGGCAGTAGATGTTATTGTTGAAAATTGTAAATTTGATTGCAATTTATTCTCAGATATAATTCCATTTGTAACTGTACAATGTCCATTTGATTCATCTGTAAAAGGTCTTGCGATCGAAATTTTGATGAAGATAAACAGTATGCTTAAAACACAATATTTAAATGGGAAAATTATTGATAAATGTACTACAGATGCCCTCATAAGCCAAATAAGTACAATAGCAATAAATAATATAGGTGTTCTTATCATTGATGAGATACAAAATGTTGCAAACTCAAAAAACGGTAAAAATATAATAGGATTTCTTACACAGCTTATCAACAATAGCGGAATAAGTATTTGTATGGTTGGTACTCCGGAAAGTGTATTGTTTTTCGAGGGTGCCGAACATCTTGCAAGAAGAACTATGGGGCTTAAATATACAGCACTTTCTTATGATGAGTACTTTAAAAACATATGCAATATATTATTTAGATATCGATATACTATAAAAAATGCAACAATAAATGAAGAGTTTTATAAATGGATATATGACCATTCCTGCGGTAACATTTCAATTGTAATATCATTATTACACGATGCTCAGGAAATTGCTATAATGTCAGGAGTTAGCAAGATTAATATTAATATATTGAATGAAGCATACCAAAATAGGATTGAAATGTATCACAAATTTATACAACCAAGCATTAACAAAGTCGATAAAAAGAAAAATAAACACATAGTATCTAATAGAACAAATAATATCACACAAGATTGCGTAATAAAAGAGTTTAATAACATTGAAGCGATATTGAAAATATCTAAGGAAAAAAATATTGATTTTATAAAACTGCTTAAACAATCAATTATAGTGGAGGAAATAAAAATATGACAAACAGACTTCCTAGCATCTATGATGACGAAACAGTTTACAGCTGGTTCTGTAGATATCTTGTAAATAGCGGTATATGGAGAGAGCATGAGATTGCAAAAGAACTATTTGTAAACAGTACAAATGTTATTAGTAAATTATTTATTGGAAATATTAATAAAGATACCGAAAATAATATTGAGAAAGTTATATCAATAGAAAATCTGTTAAAACATCATACAATGTTTTATGTTTATACAGGATATTGTTCAAATGACTATACTAATGAATTCCTTTATAATTTAAAAACGGACTGCTATAAAACAGAGCTTAATATAAGAAGACCACGTAGCGAAAATAGACAATTGAAATATTGTCCAATGTGTATTATTGAGGATCGTAAAAAATATGGAGAAGCATATTGGCATAATATACATCAAATACGAATGTTACCGATATGTCCTATACACAAGTGCAAATTGCATAATAGTGAAATACGTTATATTGGTTATGGAAGAGTAAGAGAAAAATTATCTCCACTAGAAATGATGAATCTTAACTCTGATGTAGAATATAACACAAATGAAATGCTTGATAAAATAGTTGAATACGCAATTGACAGATATTATAAACAAGACATAAAAGATATTGGTATTGATTATTTGTCGATTAGAAAAGAAAATTGGGGATTAAGAAGTAACATAATTAGTTTTTATAAAAAACATGGAATAAATTTTTGCGGTAGAGAAATAGACTCAATGGTATATGACAATAGAAAAAATTTTTATACAATGAGTGCCATATATTATTATTTAAAAATATGCCATTAATTTCAAAATTATCTTGAAACTTTAGTTGTTATGGAGTAGTATAATTATAAAATTATCCAATAGGAGGAATTTTATTATGGCAGCAAGAACAAGACGAACAAAAGAAGAAGTGCTTAATTCAAAACTTACAAAAATTGATGAAGAAATTAAAAAATTAACTGAGAAGATTAATGCATTATCAGAACAGAAAAAGACTATTGATAAAGAACTTACTATTTTAAAAGCCCAGAAATCTAAAGCCGAACGTGCAGCGCAGCTTACAGCTCTTGCGGATCTCATGGATTCCAACGGTTACACAATTGAAGAACTGAAGGAGCTTATGTCAATGCCGAAGCCAACGGTAGAATAATAACACACTATAAAGCCTGGGTGAATGCCTGGGCTTTTATTATGGTCATTAGACCACATTGTACATAGAAATATACAGCAAAATATAGTAATATATTAGTAGAAAAGAACAGATTGGAGGGTTGACAATATGGACACATATACAGAACAAGACAGATTAAATGATTTCAAATATTTTGTAAGTATATACCAGGATCTATATAATAAATATGGAAAATCCTTTATAGCACTGAAAAATAAGAAAATTCTTGGAGCATTTAAAACAGTAAATGAAGCAATACAAGCTCTCTCAGACAAATATAAGCTTGGTACATATATTATTCAGGAATGTAACGGTGATGAATCAGGGTATACAGCATCTATTATGACAACATTTATAAAAGAATAAGAGGAAAATATGAGTCTGGAATATGATGAGGAATAGTAACAATAAAAGCCCAGTTGTCCGTGTGGATCGCTGGGCTTTGTTATATAGTTTAATATAAAAACAATACAAAAAGGACATCCTACGAGGTGTCCTTTTTGAAAGTGTTCTTTCCAAATATAGGCTGGCTCATTTGCTCCTATATCCAAAAAGCACTTTATTTAGTTTTCTCTAATTTTTTATATATTGTAGTATATAACTTTTTATCTTGTTTGTCAAGAAGTTTTTGGATTTCTATATTTATTATATAGATAATCACGCATTTTTGCAATATTAGGTTTGAAAAAATCTTCTTCTTTGCAAATATCAGAGGTTTTTACTTTATTAGGAGAAAAGTATGGAATTTGTACTTTTAAGTTCTGATTATTATAAGGACTATTCAAGTTGCGGAATGAGTAAATTTTACATATACAAGACTCCAGCACGCAGGCCAATTTAAATCGTGCTGGAGTCTTATTAAAATTGAAATGTTAGTTACAAATATGATAATACCATACATAGCAGCAGAAGTATAGAAAAATCATGGTAAATAAATTGCAACAATTCGACATAAAGCCTTGACAATCGAACGTATATTCTATACAATAACATTTAACAAACAATTGTTCGATTATTTACAATAGGAGGTCGATATTATGATTAATCCAATACCTGCAGACGAATATATATATGAAAATGAAAATGCCAGAATAATTATGAAAAATCTTATCCAGAAAATTCCAATCAAAAAAGATACTGTGATAACAGAAAAAATGGCAATTCAAATATATGATGCACTCATCAATAATTATCCAAAACGGCTCGAAATCAATGATCAGGTATTTGTTCCAATATATAATATATCATGTAAATAAAAACGCGAAAAAATGGGGTAGTAAGCTGTATAATAACAACTTATTACCCCATATGTATAATTACTGCTTAAAGCCTTTTTCCATTAGCTCAAGATATTTATTACGAACAAATTGCATTGAAGAATCAACCTTACCATTTTCAAGACCGTTTTCTTCCAATACTCGTTCATATTCTGTGTATGTGTCAAAAATATGATCATATATCTCTTTATTATATACTCTACCGTTCATAACGGCATTTGAAAAGTCAAGAATTTCCCAACGCATGTCATTAATCTCTTTGTTAACTAACATTTTTCTTAAATTCTCGACAGAATTTTGTAGCAAAGTCTGACTGTCAGTTAATTGTTTCTGTATATCAAATGACTGCTCTCTATCATGGGTTCTATTATCCTTAAACTGTTGAATTTCTTTCTGTAAATCTATAATTTGATTATTCAAGTCTTTGATACGTTCCTCTTGTGCCTGTTTAGCTAAAGCAGATTTTGTAGTAATTCCAAATGTAGAAACAACGAAGTCTTTAATTTTTACGCATAGCATTACAATACCTATTGCAATCAAAACTCCAATTACAACGGTCCACCAATCAAAACTGCGTACAACTTCTACATTCTCTTTAATCCCACCAAACTTATCCATTTAAATCACCTTATCCTCACTCCCTTTATTCATTGTGTGCTGTACTATCATTTAACAAGATACCTACTGGAAACAAATCCAGGTGTATCTTTGTATGTAACAAGATACCACTTGACTCCATTGACGGTAGTGTAGTATCCATAATTTGCAACAGATTTTCCATTAGGGATTGTAATGATAAGATTTGAATTGGATGTATCTCCTGGTTTATAACGAAGATTAAGACCATTAGATGCTTTAACCTTGTAAGTACCAGCAATTGATTTATTAAAGGACTGTGCAGAAGCAACTTTAGAAGATGATGCAATAGATGGCTTTGAACTTGGTTTTGGAGCCGATTCTGCTTTAATTTTAGCATTATATAAGGTTGTAAGTTTAGCTTTTGTAGCCTCACCATAAAGACCGTCTGCAACAAGTCCATTATCACGCTGAAACGCTTTTACAGATGCTAATGATCCTGATCCAAAATCTCCATCAGCACCATATTTTCCACATGAATAACCAAGTTTAATAAGCATTGTCTGCATTGTTTTTACTGCATCACCTTTATCACCCATAGCAAGATAATTTTTTGTAGTTACAGGCGGATTACCATCAGCTGCTTCAGTATATCTGAGAACAACATTCCATGGATAATTTCTATAAGAGCGAATTAAGAATTCACGTCCAGTCTGGTCCCCAGGTTTACCTCCAGTAGCTCTACCATTTTCATTGATAGATGCTTCAACTTCAAGTCCATTACCACAATACATTGCAACATGACGTTTTTCATTAAGTAAAATATCTCCACGCTGTAAACCTGCTCCTGTTGCAAGATTTACTTTAGAGGTTACATCCTTAAATTTAAAATGTGTAAATACTGCTTTCATAACACCAGTATAAGCACAGCCATAAGTTTTAAATGAATAATCTTTTACAGGAATACCTGCATTGACCCATGCAGTGTAAACAGCAGAAGAGCAGTCATAATCGCCTTTTTCGTTCCAACGAAAAGTCTGATCATATCCATGTGCATCGTTTCGAGCTGTTGCTTCCATCCACTGAGTAGCTTTTTCTGTCTTTGTCATAAGATGTGACTCCTTTCTTAGAATTGAATTTAGAGTTAACTTTTAGAAGTGATCAATTACCATATATTTCCAGTGAAATATTTAATTAAAATTGGTATAATTTAAAAAAAATAGAAAAGGATGGTAATAAAAAAATGGCAACTGATATGAAAGAAAAATTTGAAATCAAGAATTATGTTAAATTGATTTGCCTAAGACTTGATCATTATGAAAGTTTTATAGAAGATGAAGTGAATACAGACTGTATCTCAGATATTAATAATTTTATACTTAAACATAAAAATTAAGAGGGAGTTAAGATTTTAATATTTGAGATGAAAAATATGAGAATGACTACGATTTCTCAGGCGAGAGAATATATACAACATTTACATGCATTCGATTACATCCGTGGGTTAATTGAATCCGGACATGATCTTATTACTTCTGATCAAGTTGATAAAATGTCAATAGGTGAAATAATTACATACATGCTTGATTACAAAAAAGAATAAAAATAAAGGGTGGTATAATACCACCCCTATTGATTATTTAAGCTTAAAATTGTAATGTGGTTCATCTTCATTAAAGAACCAGTACCTTAGATAATCGTCCAAGATAATTCCAAATGCACATACCGGCAAAAAGAGTAATGCAAACTGCCAAGAAGTCTGTCCGAGAATATTTCCAGGAAGATTACTATAATCCCAAATTCCAAGACCGAGCCATAAGTTTAAAACACATCCTGTCAAAAATTCTGCTATTAGTACAAATGCTTCAGATTTTGCTAATTGCTTCCAAAACGGATAATCCCATGAAGTTTTTTCATTTTGCAACCCACAATAAATGAAACATATTCCACCAAGAATAAACATACTTAAATAGCTATATCCTCTGAACAGGACTTCTATGTAGTAATAGATAGAACCACCCATGTAAAACAAAAATAAATATTTAGCCCATGGCTTTAATTTATTCATTTATATCACGCCTTTTTAGATGATTTTTCTGTAGCTGCATCTTCTATATTATCTGTACCATCTGTAGTATTTTCTGTGTCCTTAACATCTGTCTTAGTTTCTGGTACTGCAGTTTCAAGATACTGCTTTACAATACCTTCCATTACAGCATTTCCCTGTGCAATTACGGTATCCATATTAGTCTTAATTGCCTGATCTGTAATTTCCTGACCATATTTAACAGCTGCAATCTGTTCTTTGGTATTAAGTCCTCTTACATATGTATTCAAAGCATTACAATAAGATGTCTCTGCAAGAATGAGTTTCTGAATCTCACAGTAAATTTTAATAATATCCTGATAGGTATATACTTTGCACTGTGAGCCATCTGCATGATATGGAAGAGATACCTTTGTTGCCATGGCAACATCAGATAAAGTTTTAATATTTGCCTGATCATCACCTGTGGCAGAAAAGTGCTCTGTTCCATAACTTGTCTCTACATCAGTACCTGCATAAATTTTGTCCTGGCATTCTACACCATACTGTTTAATTTTGTATGCTCTGTACTCTTCAAGAGACATACTTGATTCGTCAACAGTATCTTCACCCATAGCAGCTTCAATAGATTTGATTTTTTCATTGAGATCAACAGCCTTGAGACGAACGGTAATTACAGGTTTCATGTTGTTCTCTTCATCCAGATAAAAGTTATATTTTATAGTAGAAGATTCAACGCCACAATAATTGGATACGGACTTGATTACCAGTCCATACTGATCCATAACAATAATAGATTTTGCATTATTAAAGAGATCTACAATTGCTTTTTCGTCCTCAGACATGACTGTTACATAAAATGGATCATAGGAAATTTCACAATACTTAAGTACCTGGTCATCAACTTTAATTTTGCCTAAAATAATCATAATATATTGCTCCTTTCAAATTTTGAGTAAAAAAATAAAATGTCACTCAATTAAGAGCGACCTTAGTTGCACATATTTAGTTTTTGTTTGAGTCGTTTGTTTTCTTTTTCGAGTATAGTTACTTTAGAATTTAATTCTTGCATTCCTTTCACAACATAAGCAAGCATCTGTAAATTATTGACAGATTTATAATATGGGTGTCCATCAACCTCTCCACCTCCATCAACAAGATTAGGGTCGAGCTGTTCGAGTTCGTCTGCTATAAAGCCAATCTTGTATTTCTTATGAGAATCTTTTCTTTCAAAAGAACGAATTTTCATTGATTCTATAACTTTTGTGGCATCTTCTACTTCGGTGTCTCTTATATTACCTTTTAGTCGAATATCAGAAAGAGCTGTACTACATGCTCTTCCGAGACTAAACCATTTCCATGAACCATCAAGTCTGGTTTGAATCCAAATTGACCCAGCGTATGAATCTCCGTGGTAAATAAAAGCTCTGTTTCCAGATACTTGTGCGCCCAGATAAACTCCTACAGAAGTTTTTTGATTTAGTCCACCTACATTAAAACCAACATAAATATTTCCAAAATTACCATCAAGTGCTAATGGAATTTTCCCAGTTTTTGCATCATAAAAACCAAAGAAATTTTCATCGCCTGTTGCTGTTGCAGATCCAAATCGCCAATCTATAGTTCCTCTATTAGATTGATATTCAAAATAAGTATTTATTAAATTACTACTTTGAATATATCCGGCTGCATCTATATGACCACTAACCGAAGCATTAACGCAGTTAACCGTATCAATATATGCATTACTAAAATACCATAAACTTGTACCAAGTCCGCAATGACCTCCACCGGCTCCGCCAGACTGATATGGTATAATACCAGTTGTTGTAGTACGTATCCAGTCTGATGTATTACCATCTGGTCTTGCCATACCATAGTAACCGTTTGCTGATACTGCACCAAGTTTTGCTCCTAACTTCGTATTTATTTCTGTTTCTGTATAGTAACGATCATCATGTGTATGTGACGATGGAGTATAACTAGATGGTTTACCACTTACGTTTCCCCATGCTACGGAACCGGCAGAACCAGCGCTTGTAGCATATTTTACAGATTGAGATCCAATTGTTGCAGAAGTAATGATAGTTCCTTCTTGCACTGGTAAATACACTGTTGTAGCCGAATTGTTTCCGGCATTATAATTTGTGTTAGAAGTATAGCTAAATGCTAAATTATCATTTGATACTAAGTTGCCAATTGTCCAATATCCATTTGGTGTAGCTTGACCAACCACAGGATTCCATGAATCTTTAGTAGTTGCAGTACCACGAACTGCTACATTATTTCTAGCTGATATCCAACTTCCTCCACTACTACGTATTATACTACCTGTAATTGTGCCTCCAGATAAAGGTATATATGCGTGTGTATGTGAAGCCGGTGTGAAAGTAGAGGGTTTACTGGTTATTTCACTCCAACTATATGAAGGTTTTGAGCTTGCTTTAGCCCAACTGTAAACATCTGAAGCAGGACGAGCATTAGACAATCTATTATCATTACCTGCACAAGCTGTATCTGCTGTTGTACCGAGTGGTCTCCATGTGTTAGTATCTGTAAATTTAGCACCAGATGGAACATCGGAATTTACAGTATGACCATTAACTTTAGATGCATTGGATGCAGTAGCTGCGTTACCAGTACAAGAACCTGCAGATCCTGTAATATTAATACCCCAGGTTCCAGAAGCTCCGCCACCAGTTTTGGTAACCGTGTAGGAAGTGTAGTTGCTAGAGGTAAGTATAGTTTTCCAAGCTGTTGCTCCAACACCTTCACGATAATATAGATTTCCATTAGAACTAAATCCTAACTGAGATGTATAATCACCGGCATGTCTACTAATACTAATTATAGCATTAGCATTATTACTAGATGGCATATTATTTGCCAATCCATTATTTACATTATAATAGAATTCACAAAATCCATCATTTGCTTTCCCTGGTACTGCAGATGTGCTACTAGTACCTTGAATTACTGTATGATTATGGGATGATGGTGTATATGTGCTCGGTTTACCTGTAATTTCTCCCCATGAATAACTTGGCTTGGATGAAGCTTTAGCCCATGCATAAACGTCTGATGCTGGAAGACTGGATGGGAAGTCGGTGATCTTACTTTTGGTAATACTAGGAATATCAGCAGCAACTAATGCTCGAAAAGAAGCAGAACCAGCTTTCCCATTTGGAGCCGCTAATACTGTATTTGCAGTACGTGAAATTGTAGCATCATAAACATGTGTACTAAAATCACTTATTTGTGATACAGTATGTGTATGACTGCTTGGTGTATATGTACTTGGTTTTCCTGTGATACCGCTCCAAGGAACAGATGATGCAGCAGTAACAGTATCGCTTGTAAATGCAAGTTTTCTCCAATTACCCCAATTACTAGAATCAAATACACGAATATAAATTTCTCCACTCGTCACAGTAAATTGTTGATAACGCCATACACTTGCATTACGACCTACATATAATTCAAACGCAGCAGATTCAACAGGAACGTTTGTACAAGTGTTACCTCCACCTGCATAATACCATTTACCTTCAGTCTGTAATGTATTCAAATCTGTGTTGGTAAGAGCAGTATAAACAACAGTATTAGAACTTCCAGAAGATCCTGCGTACTTAACACTTTTATCTATATCTGCGGTATTATCTACGTTTCCAAGTCCAACATCACTTTTACTGTGAGTATGCTTTGCCGGTGCAAATACCGCTATATCTGAAAAAGCCGCAGATCCAAGACCTGCGACTTTAATATTATCCGTTGTCACACCATTTACGGTTATTTTTACCGTACCATTATTTGTACCAGGGGCGATTGTAATAGATTGAATTGCTGAATCTGCCTTAGCTCCCTGCGCAGATGTGGCAAAAGAAGAAGCATTAGAAAAGGCTGCACTCTTCAAACCATGCACAGTAGCATTTGATTCAATTTCATCCACTTTTAATGTAATTTGACCATTATTTTTACCCTCAGATATGCTTATATTCCGTGGTGGTTTGGCTAATAAAACAAACGATTTATCGGAATCATTCCACCTATAGATTGAATTAGTTGATGTATCAATGTAAATATTATTTTCGTCCCCAGTTTTAGGAAACAAGCTGAAAGAGGCTCTTGGGATTATCATCTTGTGTTGTGCAATACATAATTTTATATATGTTACAAGCTCTGTCAATCCAGATAAATTAAGAAATTGCTCTTTCATATTTTTAATCACCCCTTTCATAAGTGTTTATGTTTTTATATTATATATTTTCTGTGATCGTGTTTAATATTTTCCTTACTTACTTTTGCATAAATGAGAGTAGTGTCTAATTTTACGTGACCTAATATTTCCTTTATTTCTTCAACAGGCATACCACGGTCAATTGAATTTGTAGCTGTATCTATATAGATTCCGTCTATAATACCTTGTGAGGGGAACGATCCTAAAGAAGCATAAGGAAGAATTTCTTTATGGTCGGCAATACATTTTTTATTAAATTTACGGCCTCCCCTAATCCGCTATAATCAAGAAATTGTGTTTTCATGTCCATTATGCCCTTTCAAAAACGGAGGGGAAATTCCCCTCCTTTATAATAATTACTCAGTTACTTTAAAAAGAGCCTGAATCTTTTCAGATGGAATAGCTTCATAACCATCACCAACAAGTCCTTGTAAGGCTGCAATATCAGTTGCATTTTTTGCAATCTTTGGTTTCTCAACTGCAAGATCATCTTCAATAGCTTTGACTTTGCCTTCTACGGTTTCAACTCTAGTCTTAACACCATTAATGGCTTCTGTATTAGCTGTGTCGGCTGCTTCAAGAGTAGGAATTTTCTTCTCAATAGCATCTACTCTACCTACGCAAGCTTTCAGAGCCTCAGCTGTTGCATACTGAGAGAGATCAGAATCAGCAAGAGCTTTAGATACGTACTCAGCAATGTAGCTTACAATATCTTTAGAGGTTGCTGTGTCAGGTAAGGTACCAATCAAAGTTTTCAGATTAGCAATATCTGTTTTGTTTGTATTAATCTGGCTGTTCATTGTAGCAGCATCTGATGTATGATTTGTGATCCAATCAGAAATTTCTTTCAGAGTATCATAAGCTTCTGGAGCCTCTGCTACGATTTTAGCTACAGCATCGGAAACGGCTTTCTTTACAGAACCATCGCCTGTTCCGTTCAGGGTATCAATAGCTCCTTTGTTTGCTGCGATGTCTGCTTTAATCTGCTTGTCATCGTAAGCACCGGCAGTAACAACTTCTTTAATGTAGTCAACTACGTTCTTAGCTGTTGCATCGGCTGGAATAGTACCAACTACACCTAACACCTCTGCTTTTGCAGTATCTGCAGCACCAGCAGCATCAAAGTCTGTAACAGATTTTCCGGAATCTACCAAATTACCATCTTTGCTAAGACTTGGAATATTACCCTCTACTGCGTTCTTAACTTTATCTATTTTTGTCAGTGGCTGTGGAAGACTCAGTGTAAATACGGCATCTTCGATTGTTACTGGTGCAGTTTTAGTATAAAAGTAAATTGTGTATCCATCCTCAGACTGGGATACAGTTTTAATGGAGTTTACTACAGCATCGGAAATTTTTTTGTCAATCTGTACATTATGAAGAGTTAAAAACTCACGAAGATTGTCAATAGTCGTAAATTGTAATTTAGCCATTATATTTGTTCCTCCTTGGAAATTTAGTTAAATATGTTTGCAATATCAGTGGATTCAAGCCCACCGATTTTTTTATCTAAAGCTTCATCTATCTTTTTATCCACAAGCTCTGACACAGTCAGCTCAAGCTGTTCCTGAATGAATTGTTTTGCAGAATCCGCAGACATAAAATTCTGATCATTTACCCATTTTTCAGTTACATATTTGTCCGTTACGTAATCACCATCTTGTTGGATAAAGTAGAGAAGTATAGAATTGCCTTGGAATTGAGTAATAGATGTGCCGTGAGTATCTTCATCATGTGAAACTAAAAAGAACACTTCATCTGCAGAAGAGTGAACGGTGGTGCTATTACCACCAATAATAAATTGACCCTTGATTTTATAAATTCCATCATCAAGAGTCGAAATTGTGACCGGTACTGTAAGAGATCCGATCAAATATTCAATTGGTTTATCTGTGAGCTTTCTATAAGACAGACTGTTAATATAATCTACAACAGTTTGCTTATCTTCGAGATTTCCAATAATATTATCTAATATAGTAGATAGCTCTGAGGATTTTATATAACTATCAAGCCCGATTTGTCGTTTTACTTCATCAACAATATGGTCCTTGTCCTCGTCTGTCATGGATAGATCATAAGAGAAGAGTAATTTCTTTTCATTAAAAAACTGAAGATTTGATCCAGAAAATCTTACGTCAGTAATTTGTTTATCACCTTTTGTATATCTGATCTCATTATCTTCAGTCATCCATGCAATTACATTTCCGTCTTCTATATAGCAAAGCCCTGGATATTTTAAGATACCTCGCTGAATTGCTTTTTCAGCAATCGCTTTTGTTGAGGCAGTAAAAAATACTGGTAATTTTGCCATGTTAATCTACCTCGTGTAATTTTGCGTCTATTTCTTCGTATTCTAATCGTGAAATAGGATCAATTTCGTATATTGTGTTATCAAGTGGGAAATTATACAGCCCTTCAATATGCCAGCCTTTTTTACCGTCAGAAGACAATATAGCCTGTGCAATTTTGATGTCACATAAAATCAGTATTTTATGTTTCTCTTGGTACTGTATATAGTGAATTTTCTTAATGACATCCACAATATCTTGTGTCATTGAATTAGTTACTTTGTAATACATGTGAGTTGGCTCCCTTCGTTAAAAAGAGAGGTAGATTGTCCTACCCCTCACAAGTTATGCTAAACATAAGAAGAACTCCATTTTCCTGTCCAGGATAAGAATATCCATATGTATCACCCTGCTCACTTACAGAGTAAACCCAGTTAGATACCTGAGCATTTGGTGATCTAGTCCAGTAAGACTCATAAACATCTGGACTTGAAGTTCTTGCCTTCTTTCTTGAATCGTTATCAACATAATATTGAATTGTTGCATTTGTTTCAGAACTATACGGATCACTTCCTGCAGAAGCATCAATGTCATATAGTGCTGGTACATAAAAACGACAATTAGATGTTGATATTGTATTCGATTTATTTCCAGTAGAAGAACTAACTTTAACAGGCTTAATCAGTGCTTTCCAGAGTGGTGGTATAGCTTTCGTTATACGAGTGTTCATCCACGTATTAAGCGTAGATTCTGCCCATCCACCGGTATTTGTAGACTTGTTACTATAAGCTTTCTTAGAACCAAGAAGATTTGAAGCAATAAATGTTACATTTGCTCTCTTAGAAGCGACATCTGATAAGTAGTATGCTTTAAATTTAGCTACTTCCATTGGAATTGTTTCATGAATCCATGCTGCAATGTCAGAACATTGTTCTTCACCAAGGTCTGAATACCACAGTTTGCACCAGTGGATCTTGCCTTTTGCATAGTTTTCATAAGCACCATCATCTGCCTTTGAGCATCCAAAAACAAGAGTTGATGTGATTTCGGGAATACGGATTGCCTGAAGAGTAGCAGTAGAGATTGCATTTCCAGACATATTAGAATTGTATACATAGAGCTTTTGACTTCCTGCCTTATGACGAATTACAATAATTTCACGTCCACCGGAGCTTGATGCATTCGCACTATCAGTTCCCCATGATAATTTGTAACTCTGGCTATACCATAAGCGGAATCCGTTAGAACCATCTCCCTGGAAGCATTGTGCCAGAGTAGCACCTGTTGCGTTCTCGTTATCAAATTCAAAGTCAATCGCAAATGTGAAATCCTTATCCTTATCCATAATAGAGATTCCAGTATCAATATGGTTTGTTCCGTCAAATACTGTTGTGGAAGAGATTAATTCTTCTTCCTCAATATCGTTGTAATGGAAGTCAACTCCAAGTGTAAAATCAAATGAGTCTTTCAGTGACAGAACTTTCTGCTCAAGTCCCATTTTCATCATTGCATATAACTCAACCTGAGACAGGTCTTTGAGATCTTTATCATTGAAGTATCCGTCTACATATTCACAGGTGTCAAACACTGCGTTTACAGTTTTATCACCGTTTACATATCCGGACTGGTCCCATCCTTTAAATAAATTGTATTTATAGGCAGCTTCCTCGGCTGTGTATACAGGAGTATCACCCTCGTATTTAACATAAGTTCCATATGGGGCTACAGTTTCCTGTAAGGTTAAACCTTTAGAGTTATACTTTACGGTATAATTTCTGATTGTACTTGTATAAACTGCATTGATAACTCTATCCGCAAAGATTTTATCTGAGAGAATAGTGTCCCAACCCTTAAATGTAAAATCATTTTCAATGGTACTTTGTTTTATAGGTATAGCTATAGGATCATCCTGACGAGTTGTAGGATCTACAGCGCATGAGCCTTTGTCAACATACTGAATATCTAACACAGTTTTGTTTGAATCGTCATTTAAGAATGAAACTTTAAACTGTGCAATCATAGAATCGTATGTGATTGTAAGATTTGTCCAGATACCTGGCTCGTCATCAGTTCCAACAAAGTCTTTATACTCCTGTTGACGCATAACTGGAATGTGAATAGTTCCTGTTAATACAGACTGGTCAATGGTAATACCATTTTCGTCAATACCACCAAGTTTAGCTAATTTCTTTAAGAGATCGGTGTTCTCAAGATTCCAGTCAATACCTGTGATACTTACGGTCTTAAGTGTTGAAATAGCAGTTTTTATAATTTCAAGTGCATCCACAATAGAATTCTGGCAAACAAATGTCTGCAGATTATCATAAGATGCTACATTAAGATTTGTAAGGTCTTTCAGATTTTTAAACGTAAGAGTATTAATTGTTGCAGGTAAATATGCATTCTTAATCTTACCGTGATTAGCAAGCAGGAAAGAAGTAATAGCAGTATTCTGTGCGTAAAGATTAATAAGATTCTCACATGCAGAAAGATTTACAGATCCTGTTAAGTTTGGACAATTCTTAATATTAAGAGTTTCAAGAAGTGTATTGTTACCCATATTAAGAGTGGTTAAGAACGTATTCTGATAGCCACTTGTTTCGTTGCCAATGATAAGAGTTTTAAGCTTTGATGCCTTAGAGAAGTCATTATCGTGGATATAACAAGCAGATAAATCATTCAATGCCTGAATCCTTGACGCACAATAAATAAGGATAGCAGTATCATCCATATTAATTAAGTTAGTTGTAATTTCATATTCCTGTCCAGCTTTTGCACGAATCTGAGTTGTTTCCGGTGAATTACCGTAAAGTACAGAAATATACATGTCTGAGTATGGAACAATTCTTAATGTATAATCTGGTTTTACAACAGCTGTTTTAGGAGTATTACAACGGAACATAATCTGGTCAGACTTAATATCAGTGTGAAGGAATTTTGTTCCCATATACGCATGTTGATCACGTTCCCACTGTCTACGCTGATATTTTTTACGTCCGTTCATCATTTCTTTAAGGAATCTGTCTGACTTTGTTACTTCAGTTTTTCCTGGAAAGATAACACCTTGATATGTACGAATATATAATCTTTCGTAATGAAGTCTCCATAATTCCTCTGGAAATTGATTCTGCCAAGCATCGAACTCATTAATGAGATGAGTATCACTCCAACAGTTTGAATCTACAGACTGATATAAGGATGCAAGTTGCTTCGGCATTAAATCACGAATTCTACACCATAATACAGATTCTGCAGCGTTAAAGATGTATCCAGAGCTTGGATCACCATCTGTTTTGTAATCGGTATCTTCTTTACCGTAAGACATAGTAAGCTCACCGCTGTTATTAATTCCAAGTCCTGTGTCGTTGTCGTAATCCCACAAGTCATATCTATATCCATTGTGGATGGCAGCTGCCGTATCATCTATAGTGTAATACTTAGCTTTATCACCAAGGGTAGAAGCTTCTTCATTGCTAATATAATGTTTTGCCCAATGTGGGAATACATTTTTTGAACGATTGTCAATCATTGTATATCTAAGTGTGAAGAGGTATAAATACAACACCGAATTGACAATGCACCAATCGCCTAAATGAGCTACAAAATCTTCATTAGAAGATGTAATTACAAATTCATAGAAGTCTCTCCAATTTTGTTTATTTTGTTTACGAATCTTTTCTTTTGCTTCATCACTAGAAATCGCAGAACCATCCTTTGAATCTCCACAACAGTCATATCTAAATTCAAATGATCCATCCCAGTTATTATAAAGATTGTCGTATGCTGTATTACCAGCTTTCCATTCATCTTTAGAAATAGGATATTTCATTGAACCATCTGAATTTGTTACACCGGTTTGGAATACAGAGTTTGGAAGTGTATTATCGCTAATTTCAATACAGCATTCGTTCATATCATCTGGATCATAAGCTCTTGTTACATCAGTTTTTTTTGAATCACCCATATTGGCAAGAGAGTAGAAGTGCCATTCTGTATCATTAAACTCTCTATGAGTAGAAATATCCGGATCACTCTCTTTTACAAAAATAATACAGTTTACAAACTCCATTGAGTTTTTAATCTTTTTATCCCTACGAGATGCAGGAGTAGAATATGGCAGATAATCATTATATCTTTTCTGAAGAAGTGCGTTATTTGCCATTTCAGAAGAAGCCACATTTACTTTAAAATTCAGCCAGTTATTAGGAACGGAGTTTCGAGTAAGAGATATCTTACCATCACCCTCTGTATATTCGGTTCCATCGCCAAGAACAAGTTTTGTTTTATAATTTGGATCAAGATCAATTTTACTATTTACCTTATGAATTCCATCAAAACAGCAAATAACATCAATGTTTCTTGCTGCAAAACCATATTCATTAGAGGTAGTGCCCTGTCCAGCGTGACAGGCGTTAGTAAATTTCCAGTTATCAAATTTTGGATCGCCATTTACATAAACACATTCCATGGAAGTATTTAGCACAAAATCCTTCTTATCATTTGTAAAATGTGGTGCTTCAATCTTAATAACTCTTAAGTCTGGACATGCTTTTGCAACCGAATCCGGTGTAAGAGCATTGTTTTCGTTATAAATCTGATTTCGATTATATCTATCAATCATATCATCAGAATCTCTAGCGTCTGCAATAAAGTTAGATAAAACATCAGAATCAGTTAATGCTGCACTATAGGCTTTCATCCTATAAATTAATACATCACAATCTGGAGATCCAATAGAAATTGGAGCAGGAGTGTACTGATGTAATCTATGTGAATTATCATAAATAATAGGTCTTCCACCAACACCATCTTCATACGTCATGATAATAGATGTTGCTGTTGTATTCTTGGTATCAATTGAGTTAATATTATATTCATACTCAATAATATCTTCTTCGGAATATGGGAAATAAAGATCGTCTGTAGAAGTATAAATGTTTGCCTCATGTACTTTCATTTCAAGTCCAATGTTAGAATCTGCCAATCCATCGAGACATGACAAGAAAGTGGCAGAAGCATTTCTTACATTTTTAGTTTTGAAAATAATCTTAAATTCAGCACCAGTTTGTTTTGGGTCTTTGGCAAACAGATTATAACTAATAGAAGCAGTAGTACTTGCTTTTACGCAGAAATACTGATTTCCTTCATCGTCAATCTGATAACCACCATTCGTCCAGTCAAAATTATCTGATACAGTTAAAGCAACTTCTGGATGATTTTTATCACTCCAAAGTCTATTTTCATCACCATTAGATAAACCAACTGGATTAAAGTCGAACGCAAGATTTGCAGTAATTGGATTTACATCTATATCAAGTTTTTCAATATGTGCGGTAAGAATTTTTGTGATTTTCTGACATGAGATAGTAAGATTTTTCTGACCAATTTCAGAAGACTTGAAACTCCAAATTTGTGCGGTTCTATCTACAGTTAATGTAGAAACTGTTTTTCCATCAATAGACAACTTAACGGTAGCAGGATTATGAGCTGGGTCATAAACAACATATTTAATACTTGTAGCCTGATATTGTTTTGCAGTAAATTCTTGCTGTGAGCATCCGATAATAGGAGTTCTGTTTGCCGGATCAACACACACAATATCCTTGTAAATAGTAGAAGAAGTAATATCTTTATTATTTACTGTTGCTGTCATATATACTTTAAGGAAATGAGCACCATGTTCCTGTTTTGGAATATTGTATGATATAATACGACCGGAAGCCTGTGTTGTTACGGATTCTAATTCCTGTCCATCCAAGATAAAATGAATGGTCTTATTTACATTACCATAAGGTGTATATCTAAATACTACGTCTGTATCAGTGTAAATCAGTGTATCATCAAATGTACTTTCAAGCTTAAATTCTACAATAGTAACAGTCCAAGTTTTATATGACATTGTTCCAAAGCTATCCGTGATACTAACTCTAATCTGATTAGAGCCTACTGATAAATACTCTGTTAAATCAACCTTATTTGTTCCCTGAGAAGCAGTGGTTGTTGATACAATTGTATTTCCAACTTTCCAAATTGCTGTACCATCACCAGTTGTATCGCCAGTATTATCAACAGAGCTAAATGTGTATTCGATTTCTGCTTTATCTCCAAGTAAGAAGATTGCATCTGCAGGGGTTACACGTTCAATCGTGATAGTTGAAGTATCAGATCCGCCACCACCTCCGCTTTGGATTGTAAATGTTTTAAGAACTTCTCCATTTTTCATCCAACTAAATGTACTACCAACATAATCTACATCATACTCAGATGCAGCTGGATTCTTTTTAATTTCATCAATATCAGACTGAATATTGGTAATGTCACCGTTGATCGTGTTAAACTGCGAATCATAGTCGGCAATATTCTGCTTTAAAATATCCGCTGTATTTTTTGCCTCAGAAGCAGTAGAACGAATTACTTCATCGGCTTTTTCAAGTTCTGTTGTCTTTGTTTTTAACGCTGTAATATCAGAAGTATTTGTTTCAACCTTTTTAGAAAGGTCAGTTACTGAAGATTCCACAGCGTTTACCTTTTCTGATACAGGACTGATTTTTGTATCAACTCCTGTATTAATTTCCTCTTTTAGAGCAGCTGTCCACTGTGCAGACGGTTCAATAGAGCTAAGTTCCACAGACTGAATTTCTGTTTCGCCATTTTTAAAAGTAAGCTTACCCTTACCGCCTTCAACGGCATAAGTAACATTTAAGTTTGATAAACTGTTAATTGTGATAGTTGTCAGAATAACAGTACCATCTTTAAATACAAGTCTTCCAGTTGTGTTATCATATTCGACCTTAAGATTTTTTAAGCTATCAATATTACTGATTGCATCATTGAGTGTTTTAACCTTAGTATCAATCTCTGTTTTGTTATAATAATTTTCTGCAAGATTTGCGTTCACATCTACTGTTACAGATTTTTTTACGTCCGCCTTAATAGTATTAACATCTACGGATTCTGCAGAGGCTTTTGCCTGATCAGCATATTTCTTAGCTTCATCAACATGTCCCATTATGGTTGCTACAAATCCTGTGTACCAATCCTTAGACGGTTCAATAATACCGTCATAATTTAACCCTTCAAGAACAGTAAGTCTACCATTTGGTCTTGTTCTCCAAACATATGTATTGCCTTTTTCATTTGTTCCGGTTGCCATAATTTCAAATCTGACATCACCGGCGATAGCAGTAACATTCTGATCAACTAACCAACCAAACGTAATATTTGTTGTACTTGATGCAACATTTACAGCTGTAGATACTTGTCCTTTTTTAGTAGATACATTTTCGTATCTGATTTGAATCAGCATCTTCATCAGGTCAATACCATCCCAATACCTCGGAATACGGAATGGAATATACTGACTATTTGTTTCTTGAACAATATTGATCTGTGAAGAGTCTACTGTTACATTTTTTAATTTATCCACTGTTGAATATGAATTATCATAGTATTCATCATAGATAACATATCGTCCATCTGTGCATAATACATATCCATCGTCAACAACAGCAGTAGTGGCTAAATCAGCCTTTATGGTAGAGATATCACTATCATCGGAAGCTGAATTAGCCAATATTTGTGCTTTTGAATCTTTAAATGACATGTTCTCCCTCCATCTTTTATTTTAATAATTCATCAAGGCTCTGTACGCCTGTAACTTTGTCAATATGTGTAATACCATCTTGAGTGCCATCTGGATCTGTACCTGTAAGTTCTTTTGCAATAGAGTCTGAAAGGTCTGCAATCCCAACACCATCACCTGTATTTCCATTAGCGTTTACAAGAGTCAGTTTCTTTGCTTCTGAATCAAGTTTCATATCAATTGGCATATTGTCATAAGTTGCCTGACCAAGTTTCTTAATATCTTCAGCAGTTGCCATAAGTGCAAGAATTCTCTGGTCAAGTTCAGTTAACATTTCACTTGGTTCATAACTATCAAACTGTGCTAATTTTGTAATGTGGATAAGTCCAGATTCAGTTTTTCGAACATAAGAAGTGGTAGTATCAGATTCTTCATCATGAACAAGTTTTAAGAAAGTAAATGATACCTCGATATCACCTGGTTCTGCAGAGATATTGGCTGTCACAGGGATAGTATATAAAATATGACTCTCATCAGTTGTTGTATCTGCAATGAGCTGAGTCATCTTAATTTTCTTTGTAACCGGAAGAACATATTTCATATAAGCAGTAGTATCTGTCATATCAATTTGTTCTTTATAAAGTTTATTAATAATAATCTGGATAGAGTTCACGCAATTACTTTTCTCCATCAGACTTTCTTTTACTGTAGTAATAACATTATTGTCATCTGTAATTCTAAGAGTGTACATTTTACACCACCTTTCTAACAATAATAACAAATATATAATTTACGAAATAATAGCCATCCAACTAACTGTCAGTTTTTTATCAACCCCATTTTCATTGTTATAAATACAAATAGTGGCACCAGTTTGACTTTTATTTGTTATTGAAACGGCATAGTTTTGGGGATCTGTTTGATTAGTTGTCGCAAATACGACTGGAATAGATTTGAATTTATTTGGGAATGTTAAAGTATAAGTTTTTGCGCCAGCTGTAGATCCAGTTGTAAATTCAAAAGAACCAACCTGATAACTGACTACAAAATCTACATTATTTATATAATAATAATCTGATGGCTTTTGTCTTTGCTTTAGTGGAATACGAATCTGTGCGACTGTTTCAGAAGTGCTATTTGATTCAGATATATAAATATATCCAATAAGAGGGTATGGCTCTTGAAGCAATGAGTTTGGGACATCTACATAAAATTTATTATTTTTCAAAGATGATTTAACCTGAAGTGCTTCTTCACTCATTCTATTGCACCAGTGGACCACAGGTGGAGAAGTCAGACCAAATGTTTCAAAACATATGGTCTGTCCTTTATCCCATTGTGTAAGATGATTTATTCTAGTAATACCATCAGATCCATAACAAGCAATATCAATTACGTTGCCCATAAGGACCTCCTTATTTATTCTGCAGCTTTATCATCAACAACTTCTGCATCAACTTTCTCTGTTTCTTCTTTCTTTGACTCTGGCTTTTTAACAAGAAATGTATAGATAATATCGAAGTCTGTTAGTCCTGCATTAGGAGCATCAACATTTTCCAAATCATTAAATTCCTCTTCGGTGAGCTGTGGAATATCAACATCAATTGGACAGAGTAAGATAGGAGTGAACTCTTCCATAAAATTCTTAGTTGCTTCTGCATCATCACGAGGAATAGCGATACCGCCTCCTTCAACCTCTTTTCCATATTTCTGAATTAACTTGTTTTTCTGTTCATCACAATCTTTGATTTCTTCATTAAGCTTGCGAAGAGTACGGAAGAGGATAAAAGCTGTTTTACCTTTCGCATTGTTAAATTTGTTAACTGCTCCGATAATGTCATAAATTGTTGCGTTTGTTAATTTCATAGTATAAAATCTCCTTTTTGTCGTAATTTTTAATATAAAAAGAGCATTCCTATAACAGGAATGCTCTTAGATGATTTTTATTTAAAACAGTTTGAATTTTACTGTTTTTGATATTTTTGATTTTGTAATCAATTTTTTATATGTTGATTTTGATTTTGGAATCTTCAGTGTAAGTTTAGAAGATTGTGTATTAAATGCTTTTGATCCAATTTTTGTTAATTTAGTGGTTCCTATTTTTATTGTTTGAAGCTTTTTACATTTATAAAATGCAGATGCTCCAATTTGAGTAACGTTACTTCCAATGGTAGCTTTTGTTAGCTTAGTACAATTTTTAAATGCATTTTTTGCAATATTTGTGACTGTAAATGTTTTTCCAGCATAAGTTACTTTATTTGGAACAGTAACTTTTTTAATATTTTTAGACGCAGAAGATACAAGTGTTGCTGTATTATTGCTTAAATTAAATTTATAATTGTAAGCACCAACCTTATATACTTTATTCTGGTTAATAGTTGTTCCTATAGATACAAATTTAATTTTATTTTTCTTTGCATATTTTTCTGCATATGATCCAGAATATCCACGAATAGTAATTTTATTTTTGTCTGCAAATGCTTTAGGATCTATATATGTTACAGATGCAGGTATTGTACATTCAGAAAGATTAGGGCATCTTGTAAACATATAGTTGGTAATTGCCTTATTTCCATCACGAACAATTACACTTTTTGCAACATCAGAAAAGTACATTGTATATTCAAAATTTATTTGTTTCTTTTCTCTAATGTCTACAAATGTAGTAAAGCTTTCTGGACAATTGGTCACTTGATACACGTTGTCTGCAAGATTAAAATCTTGAGGTAATGAATAATATTCAACTTGTGGAGAACTTCCAAATATAAAGTTAAAACTTCCAATTTGTAATGTTGATGAATGATTTTCTATAATATTAAGTCCAAGTGCACTAAAAAATCTATCTGGTATTTTAGATATCCCATTCGAAATTATGACCTTAGATGATCCAAAATTAATAATCATTTTTGCTTCTTCTGATAATGTGGATTTTTCATATAAATTTCCATATCCATCGAGATGCAGTGTGTATTTTCGATTTCCTAAATCTTCTACATATGCATAACAATTATCACCAACTTGGACTCTTTTTCCAATAACTGACGATGCATCAATAGCATATGTATTGACCGGCAATTGAAAAATAAGAAAAAGCATAAGAAAAACAAATAACAAATTCTTTTTCATACAATACCTCCATAAAATATTTTATCAATATCATATGATATTTATAAAGGTATTGCAATAATAAAAATATACAATTAATTATTATTTACTTTGTATAGTTTTTTTAAAGAATCCAACTCATTTTTCAATTTGTAATTTTCTTCCTTAAGTTCAGCATACATTTCCTGAATGGATTTTGTAATAAGACTTGTCATATAAAAAGTATCAATTTCATAATATCCATCCTTACTTACCGGTTTCATAACTAATCTTGGGTTTATAGTCTCAAGTTCCTGTGCAATATAACCAATATCTGTATATTCACCAGAGCTTTTCCAATTAAACTCACGATGATTTATTTTAAGTAATTGTTGCAATGCATTAGTAACTTTTGTTGAAGCAATATTATTTTTTAAACGTGCATCCGATGTTGTTACTTTTATAGTGTAATCTTTATATGAATCCGTATTATATAGACCTCTAATCAAAACTTGATTAGTTCCATTTGTACAAATAATAGAAACGTAACTGTTTTCTTTTGCTGTTGAAGTACAAATGGCAGGACGATAATTTGAAGATTCTGAATTAGTTATCCAACCTTTTACACCACTAGAAGACAGCATTACAGGTGGATCTGATACATATCCATCAGTTCCATACATACAAACCCATGCATTGTTACCTTCGTTATCCAATCCAATTAAAGCTCTATATGTCTTTGCATTACTCGGATCTCCATTTGAAATAACTAAACGTCCATTATTTAATGTGACTCGTGTATTTCCATTTATTGTTGAAATACTTGAATTATCTCCACTGGCAGTAATACTTCCGGTAATATCAGCATTAGAGCAATGCATAGATCCATCCATATTTACATAGAAGTTCTCATTTCCTGCCCATAATGTGTGATCAGTTCCACCATTAACTGAAAAGCCACAACTGTATCCCAGCGAACTGCTTCCAGCGGTACCATACATATGATTGTATAATCGTCCGTTTTCAATTTTATAACCACCAATTTTACCAGAGGATGCAGTAATATCTCCTGATATCGTTGCACCAGTTGCATTTAAAACTCCATCAGAAGAGACAACAAATTTGTCTGATATGCTTAATCCAGAAATACCAAAGTATGCACCTCCAGATGTGTTGTATCCTTGATTCTTAGACAATGCATCAGAAGTAATAGTCCAACCGGCAATATTTCCGGCTGTATTTGCAATAAGTTTATCTGCTGTAATTTCTCCTGTGAAACTTCCTGTAGCAGCACTAAGCTTTCCAGCAAAAGTACCTGTTGCAGCCTTTAGTTCTCCTGTGAAACTTCCTGTAGCAGCCTTTAGTTCACCAGCAAAAGTACCATTTTGAGCATATATTGTGCCTGAAATATAGGCATTGTCTGCAATTAACAGCCCATTTGTACTAACTTTAAAATATCCTTTTGCACCATCTGGTGCAGTTAAGTCAGACGATATAGTTCCAATTTCACCATCTTTGCTAATATAAATACCAAGATCAGGGGAATCAGAAAGATTCTTATATGGAATTGTTACACCGGAACCAAGTATCAATGATCTTGCCTCTATATCACCGGTGAATTTACCTGCACGAGCATATACAACTCCATCTATAATTGCATTTTTACAAATTAATAATCCTTCTTTTGCAACCTTAAAATATCCAACAGCAGGATTAAGTGGATCATCAGGATCAGTACAGTTTACGTCACCAATTCCACCATCTTGTTTTATATAATAATAAAGTCTTCCATTTTCATTTTCATCATCTTCGGTTAGATATTTTGTCATATCTGGAAGATTGTTTAATTTATTGTAATCCAATTGACTTGTTGGCGTATAATCGGATAACTTATCATCAACTTCTTTGGATGTATATATACCACTAACAGAAGCATTATTTCCAAGGGTAAGACTTGTTGCAACAACATCACCTTTTATAGCTAATTTCTTACCATCCCATGAAATCCCGGAAGAGGTAGTTAACCATTCTTCTGCATTAATGGCAGCCATATCCGTATCTGTTTGATTACTCGTGCCTTTAGTTATCCCATTAAAGAATAAGAAAGTGCCATTGGCAAGATTAATCCATCCACTTGCTCCACGAATATTATCAGTTGTAATTTGTTCTGAATTTATTGTGTGAGAAATAATTCTATCTGCAGCAAGAGTATTAACCTGTAAATGCTTCCCATTAAGATAATATTTATCTAATTCTCCATCTGGTATTTTGGTTTCTGTAATATCCCCAAACTTATTGAGTTCATACATGACAGAATTTTCACCACGTAAAATAAGTCTGTCAACAGCCAGAGTACCAACGCTTATCCGACTTGCATTTACTTCTACTGCAAGAACGCTTCGAATATTACCGTCACCGGCATCTATTGTTTCAAAAAGACCACTGTTTGCCATTAGCTCTTTAGCATTAATGGTTTGTGCTAAAACCTGTCCAAATGATCCGACATTTGCACTAACAGTATCAAAGACTCCATTTGAAACAGCACCGGTAAAAACACTAGATTTCACCAATGCTTTAATCAATGAGTCAGACACTTCGATTCCAGAAGTATCAAGTTTACTTTTTACACTTCCTGTAATCTGATTTTTTGCTGTGCTCACACTTTCATCTAAAAGAGCTGCAAAGTCATTTCGTCCACCGTTATAATCAATCATATCTGTAAACTCAATCTGGAAATCGTTTTCGATAATACATGGATTAAAAGTAAGAGATGAGATACGAAGTTTTAAGAAATACTGTTCATTTTCATCAAAAGAAAGGTGAATGAAATTCCCAATATCAAAATTTCCTTGCCATTCTTTAAACCCAGGAATAGCAAATATATTATCCATGGTAAGAGTAAAAGATAATTGTGGACGACATACTTTAGATAACTCTGTGGTTGCATCATTAAATAAATCATACTGAGTATTGATTATTTTTTCTGCTGTATCAATAGATGTGGTTAAAATATTGTCATTCGTGTAATCGGTATCATTGTAAAGCTTATTAAGTGTATTTAGTTCAGCATCAGAAAACCCATATGACTTCTTATCATTGACTTTTGCAACATCTGCCATATTTTTTGATATAGCAGTCATTTGAGATTGATATCCATCATATTCTTTCTGGCGTTCGTCAATTGCTTTAGAACAACCGCTTTCATAGCCAACATATTTTACATATTGGTTGTGAGATATATCATAGTTCGCCTTAGTAAGATGACCTTGTTCATCTTCACCGAGATCTTCCCATGCCTTTGCATAAGCAGCAAGAGCCTCAATGTTTTGCTTATAAGTTTTCTCTTTTGTTTTTAACTCTGCAAGTCCAAATAAATCCCAGTTTGTATTCCATTCCTCTAATAAATCATCAAGGTTATTTTCTTCTTTCTCTGTTTCCGTAACACTTGCTTGCTTATATTTAATTGTCTGGTCAATAATTTCAAGAATACCTTGATAAGCAATATAATCCTGCTCGGCACCTTTATTAAGCCACTTTTTATTTGTTGCGTCCCAATATCCAAGATCCTTATCTTTTAAAGCACTCATGTAACCAGTGTATTTTTTCTTGATAGTTTCCAATTCCTCAACAGTAAACTGCTTCCAATTATTATTTAACCCATCATTTGGAACACGGTTATTTACTTCATCACGTTTTTCCATCAATATATTGTACTGACGATTGTAGTACATATATTTCTTACGTGCTTCCTCAATTGCTTTTAGCCATTTATTATAATGGTCAACTAAATCGTCACTTACATGGTGTTTTGTATTAAGATAATAAGATAAATCTTCAATAGTAGATGTTCCAAAATTTACTGCATCAATTGTAAGATCATCAGCTCCACGAACATCAAACCTTGTAAGGATATTATTTTCTTGCGCAGGAGAGTAGTTCAATTCTTGAATTAGATTTCTATAAGATATGAATACATTAGAATCTTTCCCATAAGTATCTACATCACGAACATTGATTTCTCTTTTTATAATATCAAACTCAAATATACACTCAAATTTCTTCGATACATCTTGAGTCAAAAAAGCATATACACTTTTACTGTCTATATCAAATGTTCTTTTTGATGCAGAAGTTACTGTTTTTGTAGTAACCGATCCATCTTCATTAACTGTAGGCTCTTCGATTGTTGTAATCGCAACAGTCTGATCTACTATTCCGATTTTCCATCCAGATACTTTACTAAGAGCTATATCAAGTAATGATAAATTAGGATTATTTTTATCATACAAGGTAATGCTCTTCTTCGCAATCTTAACACCTTCATCTGTTTCTTCTACATTTCCAGGTGCTAAATATTCATAGCTATCTGTTTCACCTGTATTAATCTTAAAGTTTTTTAGGGTTTTTAATGCAAGTTCGCATTCGCATGATTGTGCAAATATTGATTTATATTCATCAAATCCATCATTTGAAACTTCCGGATAGGACATACGAAAATATCCAATTCCATCAACAAATATGTACATTGCCTCGTCAAGCATGTCATATCCATTAGATTCTTCGCAGTTCACATATCTATGTACATCAAACTGGATAGTATCAAAATTATTAAGCTGTTTCGTATAACTGACAGATTGAAGATCAATTCCATTTAATTCACAGATTATTGTATTATCTGTTTTGCATAAATAAAAACGAGCCGGTTCAGCAAGCCCAAAATAGTCGTAATTAAAATTCATTAATAGGCACCTACCTTTCTTGGGCATCTGAATGTCATTTTAATACTGCATCCACCTGTTATTTTAAATTTGTTTACACCAGGAACTAACCTAACCCAATATAATCCCAAACTACCATTATCTAAATTTGTAAGGTTGTCAGATGTAACCCCAAGATCGGATAATTGAACCGGAATATTCTTTTTCTTTGTATTACTGTAATAATAAATTTTATGATTTTTTGAATCTATATAAAGTGGATTTGTGTAATCAATTGCATTTGGAATTGTAAGAGTAAGACTATGACTTAATAAATCATCAGTAGAAATTTCGGAATAATTATCAATTGTAATTTGCGTACCTGCATAAGAATAAATTGCTATTAACGGATATGTAAAATCACCAATCTCATCTGTATCATTGTTCACTTCAAATAATTCTGCGTTTTGAATTGTCACCTCAACATTTTTATTGTTTACAGATACATTTTTATCATTTACTGTAAGTAAACAATTCTCTAAGTTGTTGTAAGCAAACTCACGTTCGTTACTCCATCCATATGGGGAATCTGCAGTAAATGTATATGTAAGCATTAAAACACCACTGCCATATACGTTAGTTACATCTGTAAAAACTCCATAATAATTAATAGGGTCAAAAGCTTCATCTTCAAAAAATAGAAGAGTAGGTGTACGTGGTCCTGTTAACCAGGCGTTTATATCTCTAACTTCTTCTCTTGAAAAAGCACGATTTTCAGGTTTGGTAATTGTTACTTCAAATGTAAGTACATCTGAATATTTTGTATTATACCAATTTGATACAGGTCGTCTGCTTGTAATTTCACCTTTTAAAATTTCTCTTGTTAATCCCATTGGAATTGATTCTGGCTGTTCAGAGGCACAAATAATAACTCCAAAATCATCGGAAGATTTTCCGTTATATGTAAAAGAAGAGCCAAATATAGCCATATTAATCACCTACTTTCTATTCAGACTATTATTGACAAAAATTATTACTTGAATCATAATGGATTTTATATATAGATTTGTTTGAAGGATGGGAGAGAAGATGAGTCTAGTAATTGCTGCAATCTCAAAAGATAATGATATTATTGTGTACGGAGAAGGAAGATCTGTAAATCCAATAACTAATGAAGTTCTTACAGAAGATACAAGAAAAGTCTTTAAATTTAACAATTCTTTAATTGTTGCTTTTGCTGGTCACGATACAAAAATAACACCTTTAAGAATACATATAAATTTAGTTCATCTTGACTACAGTAAATGGGATGTTGATAGCATCTATAAAGAAGCTTTAAAATACGAAAAAGAAAATTATAAAAATGAAAAAGGTGATTTACATTTTTTAGCTGCCGGTTATGATAGTAATAATAATCCACATTTGTATGTTATTGGAGCTAGTGAAACAGCTATTGGCAACTATGACTATTTTAAAGAAAGAACTGTCTCTATAGGAGATTTGGATTGTGTATTAAATTTTGATAAAGAAAATGATGATATTAAAGCAATCAAATTTAAAATTGCAAAAATGATTGAAGAAAGAGCTAGAACAGATTCATCAATTAATGGTACGGTTACTGCTAATGAAAATATATCGCCTACCACTTAATGTTAGGATCTGGTTTTCTTTTCATAAGTTCTTCAATACACTTATGTTGATACACAGTTGGAACTAGAAATTCCTCAACGAGATCCTTTACATTATTTGGTGGAATAAAATGTTCGCCATAAGATTGTCCGGAACTTCCTCTTTTATTTTTTATTTTTATTTCATGTGAATCAATAAATAATTCACAATCAAAAAATTTTACATACATAATTGCACCTCTGTTCAAAATTAATAAAAGAGAGCGTAGCTGTGACACTACGCCATCCTGTGTTTATCTGAGACTCTTAAAATCTCTTACACGCTTCTTTTCGTATGCATCGATCTTCTTAACGACAATATCACCTACTGCGTTTGCATCAGTAGCTTCATTTACAACAATATTGTAAACTGTACTATGTTCATAAGACTGATTGTTTGTGTTGGTAATCGCATTCATAAGTTCCTTATACATCTCGCCAAATTGTGGTTGACTACTCTGTGTGGCAATACCTGCATTATCAATAAGTCTCTTGGTGAAGTCTGCTGTAAATACTTTATCGCCCTGATTTAAGAATGTGAGAGTACCGTATTTTCTTGACAGTACAGATTCCATTCCATTTTCGTTAACTCTGTACATACCAGATTTTGGAACATAGTCAGTTCCGGAAGCATAACCGGTAAGTCCTGATAATGTAGAGTTAACCTGCTCATCTGTTAATCCAACATTTTTCAGAATAGTAGAAAGATTATTGAGAACCTGCGCATTACTAAGAGCAGAATTTGAAACTGCTTCATTAATAGCTTTACTCATTTTCTCTACGTTAGAGCTTATGTCGTTAGACCATTTGTCAAAATCATCACTCATATCTGAGGATAATTTATCAAGCGCATCACTTTGCATACTGAAAGCATGGTCTGTCATAGTATCAGAAAGATCTTCTCTTGCATCTGATAATTGTTCCTGGATCTTTGCCAAACGTGCTTTATCTTCAGCGTTTGTTGAACCCTGGAGAGCTGCCGCTTGACGTTCAAGGATCTGAATGTCTTTAGTCTTATCCTTTAAAGTTTTATCGTAATCGTAATAGTCTTTCTTTGCGGAAAGGGCTTCCTTACGCTTAGATATTACTTTATTAAGAGCATCAAGTTCTGCTTGAGCCTGATTTTTGACAAGAGAGAGCATATCATTTTGAAGAGAACTATTTGATGAAATTAAAGAATTATATTTAGACTGAATGTCTTTTATATATTCATCATAAGTCTTTTCGCCAAATTCAGAAGACATATCTTCGCCATTAGCGTATCGTTTTTTCACATCATTTTCTTTTTCAAGAAGCTTTTGTATTTCTTTCTGATTTGCAGAAAACTGATTTCTATTCAACATTACAGAAGTAGCTCCCAATTCTGTAAGTAGTCCAGTATTCTTATCAACTTTCATATCATCAGAGATGATTTCATTTAGTATATCAATACGGTCCTTGAACTGATCAATTTTCTCTATTGCACGATCAAACTGTTCTTCATAATAAACACCAATTTGTTGCTGTTTCAGATTTTCAATACTTGTGTCGTAATCGGTTACAGCTTTTTTTGCTTCTACAATCTCGGATTTCATATTAATCCATTCCTGAGATCCTTCTACAATTGTGCCATTATCAACACCTTCTTGAAATCTTTTCTCAAGCTCATCAACTTTATCCTGTGCAATATTTCTCAGACTTTCAGTATTTGAGATCTTAATCTCATAATCAGAAGAACGCTCATAATTTCCATGAGCATTGTATAAATCAATGTTTGCTTCTTCCATTTCATTATACTTTTCCTGATATCCTAACAATCCTTCATAATACGTCTTCGCATTATCAAATTTACTTTGAATAGCTTCGACTGTGGCTTTAGCTGCTTCTGTCTGTGATTCCGCTGCATTAGCTGCCGCTGTTGATTCTGCATCTGTGACAATATTTAATTTCTGTTCTGTTTCGGCTGCAGTAGTAACATATTTATTATATGCTGTAAGAGCCTTTTTAAGAGACTTGTCTTTTATCTTATCGACATTTATTTCTTTACCTGCTGCTAATTTCTTTTTCTGATTATCACTCAGTTTACTACCAAACTTTTTCTTAATAGCTTTAGCTTTTTTACTAACCTTATCGTCTGCTTGTTTCTTGGCTTTCTCCTGTGCGTTAAGATTTTTCTTAGTTTCCTCCCAAGCCTTGTTGTTAATATCTGCAGCTTGCTTTGTCTGTGTCACATTCTGATCAGTTAAGGAATCCATATAGGAAAGTTCGTTTCCTTCCTGATATCCGGCGATTGCTGTTTCTGCATCTGTCTTAAGAGATGAAGAATTCTTATTTGCAGTGTTAAATTTAGTCTGAGCCGTTTTCTTTTTAGAATCTGCTTTCTTTTTATTTTTAACTGCAGAATTATACTCTTCGGCACGTTTCTTCGTAGTCTTGTTAGTAATCTTACTGGTATCAATAGTCTTTCCGGATTTAATAGCTTTTTTCTGCTCATTCGTAAGACCTTTTGATTTAAGAAGTGCTTTTTTCTTTCTATTTACAGCTGTAGTTGCCTTATCTGCTTTCGCAGTTGCTGTGTCAAGATTTGATTGTGCTTTTTCTGTAACTACCTGTGCTGATTCGTAACTTGCAGTAGCAGCGTCTGCTATAGCTTTTTGTGTTGATCCACCTGTCTGAACAGCAGATAACCTTGACTGAGTTGCATTCAATCCATTAAATCCGTTTTGTAAACGTTCCAATTTCTGCTCTGCTTTTTCAGTTGGCATATTTGCCCACTGTTCAAACAATTCCAGCTGCTCTTTTTTCAGATCAACAACAGCCTGTTTACAATCCTGTGCTTTGTCATAATATGTCTTATACTGATCGATAGCCTCTGCCAGAGCCTTACCCTGATCTGTTGAAGTGTCCATATCTTCAATACGATAAGCACCTGTTTGGACAAGCTTCTGATATTTCTTTGGTACATTGGTTTTAATTTCTTCGCCATCACTATTGTAATAAGTGTACTCGTTTGCTATAGAGTTAGCCTTTTTCATATAGGCTTTTGCACCCTTTTCATTTGAACCAATCTCATAGTTCATCTTACGAATTTGCTGTTTGAGCAAAGATGTTTTAAGTGATTTCTTAATATAGTCGGTGATTTTATCAGCGATTTTTTGAACCTGATCAGACCAATGCTTAATACGAGTTTCTACCCAGTCATATACCTTAGTAGATTTTTTTATCTTTTCGGTATTGTCATTTACGGTGTCTGTATTTTTCTTAACAGAAGTTGTATTTTTATCGGTAATTGTGGAATTAGAGGGAGATGATGTTGACTGATTGCCAACTTGAGTACGATTTTTATCCCAGTTTAAATAAACACCAGAATTACCTCCTGCATAAGCACCAACAGTACCATTTGCATAAGCTCTAGCATGTCCACCTCCAGATGTAACATGTCCTGAATTGATAAGCTCGGATGTCTGCTTTTTATTGAAGATTAAGTCACCTTTTTTTAGATTTTCAAAATGGGCACCACCAGGAATAATCATCCATTTACCATCACGCACAATTGATTCAGCGCCAATGCCTTCTTCGTTAACTAAAGCAGTTTCATCATGTGAAAGTGTTACATTTCCGCTTGCGTGAGCAGGAGTATAATTGATAACATTATAAGCAGTTCCATCGGCATGAGCGACACTAATCATAGTTCCTGTAGATTTACCTGTTCCACCACTAACATGCGTAGACACATTTGCGGAAATATTGATAGTATGAGGCTTTGACAATTCAGAATTAATAGCACTTGCCATACCCGATGTGTCAGCATTAACCTTAATAATTCCAGTCATGTTGTTGATCATCTGAGTAGCAGAAGTACCTTTATTGATAGCAGGATCATTGTTGCCATCAATTTTCATTTGAGGTTTCTGACTTTCTGCATAGTTCTTAGCTTCATCTATCTTTTCTTTTGCTTCTTCATTGTTTGCTGTAACATCAATAGAAGCGTTCTCACCGTCACCTAATAGCTGATTAAACTGTGTCTCATCCAGTTTAACAGTCATATCAATTTGAGCATCTTGATTGTCTTTAATATATTGTAGCTCATCCCTAGCTGTTGATAATTGGTCAGCATTATTAACATCAAGGTCAAGTGTTGTGGCAAGTGTTTGATCATCCATTGCAAGAAGCTCGTCTACATCACCATCTTTTTCAACTTTTTCCTGTACTGTAAGCGTAACAACCTGGTTATCAACAGAATCTTTTACTCCCTGTAAAGATGTTCTTTGAGAATCAGAAAGAGATGCGTTATTATTCAGCTCATTCTGAATTTCTTGACTCTTTTTTTGAAGTTCTTCTTTACTAGAAGTAGAAATATCAAAATCTAAATCAACAGTAATATTACTATCCTGTAACTCATCTTTTGCATTATCAATCTGATCCTGAACTGTAGTTAAGTCAACTTTAGGAGTTGCTTTAATCAGCCCCATATCAGAAAGAACAGCTGCTAACTGTACCGCTTGATCTTTTGTAAGACCAAATGTGCTAGAAAGGTTGTCAAGTGCTTGTTCGGCATCCTCAAAACCGGTATCATACTGTCCATCGGATAAATTGATTCCACTGAGCTGAGATTCAGAATATTGGCTTAATACTTTAAGATTTTTCTCAAGAGAAGATGTCTGTTCATCTGTCGCATTCTGAATCTTCTTGATGACTGTCTCATAATCGCCAAATTTAGTTGGATTTGTGAATTCTCTTGCTAACGGATTTTCAATAGTCCCTTGCTGAGTTGGACCTTGTGGCTGTTCTTTAAGAATATATCCGTTTTCTTTTAAATATTGATCACGAGTCTTTTCAAGAATTTTGACTAATTCATCATTTCCTTCTGCAGCTGCCTGATTAATTTCGTCCTGCATCTGAGTGATAACTGATTTAGCCTGTTCGAGATTCTTTGCTTCATAATAAGTTGCTTTGTCCGGAAGCTCTTCAATTCCAGTTTTTGTATTTTCTACTCTCGCATAAAGTTCATCTAAATCTTTATTGAGAGAATCAATAGCAGACTGATCGCCAGCTAAATCCGGATCTGCTTTAATTTCTGCAAGTTTTTGTTTCTTTTCTGCAATCTGCTGATAGAGATCAGATAAATGCTGTTGCCCATCCTCTTCCGTAGTGAAGAAGTCAGTAGTAGCACCATAATCTTCGAGACGACCAAACATCATCATAAATGGTTCAAAGCCCATATTAAGTCTCTGTGCAGCGTCTCGCATTTCATCAAGGTTATTTCCTAATGTACTGGTCCAATGACCACTTTCATTAGAAGCAAGGTCAAGCTTCTGTAGATCTTCTAAGAAGTTCTCAACACCAGTAGATGTATCCTGGAAGTATCTTTCAAACATTGCTTGATTCTCACCAAAGTTTACTGCATCAGATACACCTGTAGGAGAAATAATAGAAGCAAAAGACTTAAAGTCATCTGTACCAACTTCACCTTTTTCCCATGCCTCTTTTGCGGTTTTATACTGAGAGAGAAGTTCATTGTAAAGATCACCCTCGTTTGAAGATTCAAGAGCTTCTTTAAGTTCTGCGTACTTAGGTGTAGGAATTTTAAGACCTGCGATCTTCTGATAAGCACCCTCGATATCATGGGCACCATCTAAAACAGCTTCAACATAAGATTGTAATGCACTTGCATCTGCATACTGTCCGGCATCCTGAAGAGCTTTAATAGCATCTGTAAACTGGTTAGTTACATCACTGTCCATAGAATCCATCAGATCATCAATAGCAGAAGAGAGTGTTTCAGTGTTTCCTGCATACTTTGCAAGATCTGGAAACTTGTCCAGAAATGTCTTTTTGGTAGAACCAGTCATTAGACCGTTCTTTAGATCTTTCTGAGCTTGATAGAGTGACTGGTATTTATCCTGATAATTTGTAAGCTGTGATTGGATATCTGTATCTTGGATGATGTCTTTGGCTGTCTTTAAATACTGATTATATAATTCACGTATTGCATCAGGTCCCTGTTTTACAGCATCTTGATTTAATGTTGCCTTATAGAAAGCTTCTCGTCCAGCACTATTTTTAAGTTCTTTTGAAAATGCTTGGTTGTATTCTTCAGCAGCTTTTGCTCCATGTTCTGCAGCAATATACCTACTTCCGCCATCACCTTCAAAAGCACTTTTGATTGATTCTGTAATCTTGTCTGAATTAATATCAGATAGGTCAACTGACTTAATTAAAGAATCTTTTAATTTTTGTGCATTAGCTAACTCTTCATCAGAAGCTCCATCCATAGAATCGTCAATTTTTTTCAAAGTAGACTTTAATTTATCTGCCTGAAGATTGGAGATAGCTTCTTGAAGATTATCTGTTTGATCGGCTAACTGTGGAAACTGTTGAATAAGGTCGGTGAGATCTGAATCTTTGAACTCACCTGTTTTAAGCTTGGTAAGAGTATCTGATAAAGAAGAAATATCTGACTGTAAAGAATCAATAGAAGATGAGATTTCATTATCGGAATCGCCAAGAACAGAAGCAAGAGTTGTATCAGATTTTGCTTCAGCTACCGTTTTCTTATATCTTTCAATGGCAGAAACTAATCCATCTGTGCCTTTCTCAATATCAACTGAACCATTATCAATTAACTGTGCAGCAATTGACAGATCACCTGTCTGCATATGGTCAATAAAATCACTGGCATTTGGAAAATCTGCATATGCTTCTTTGAGACGAGATGCATTATCCTCCATATCCTCAATAGAAGAATCAATTCCATAAGCGTTTTTGAATCTATCTCGTTTATCTGCATCTTCTTCCTTTGGAAATGCTTTATTAAATGCTTCATCAACTTGTGACTTATACTCATCAATAGTCAATTTAGAAGGATCAATCTGTAATGCATCTGCAAGACTTTCTTGTACATCCGCACTAAACCGAGACATTGGTCCAATGAATTCTCCATACAAGAAATCAAGCACCTGTCCTTGGTATTTACCATCTGGATCATTTAAGGCAGTTAAGTCAAGGTTTGAAATGTTGGCAAGAAATGCACTTTGAAGACTATCATCAAGTTCATTAAATGATTTTGATGTCTGAAGATAGTTTCCAAGAGATTGTGCCATACTACGCCATTGATCTTCAATCATTAAATCGTAGGAGTTAATTTCACTCTGAAGTTGGCTTCTTTGAGTCTCTAGTGACAAGTTATAGGATTCCAAACCAGCTGTAATCTGTTCATTCATCCTATCTATTTCTTTTTTTGACTTATCAGCGAGACCTTCGGCATAGAAGTTCCAAATACTTCCGTCATCTCCTGTATTTTCTTTATACAGTCCATTCTCTTTTAGAACATCAGTAATAACATTTTCTTTATCACCATACAGCCCTTGTACTTCAAAATTGTTACTTCCATATGTTAAAATACTACGTTTGTTCTCAGAAATATCAGTATCTAATTGTTCTAACTCATCACGTTTTTTCTGGATATCCTCAGCATATTGACTTGTCTGTGTAACAACACCATCATATGTTGCTTGTAGATTTTTCCCCATATCAACATTTGCAGAAGAAACTTGTGCTTCATATAAATTACGAATACTATCAGCAGCCTTATCTGCATTGGAAGCAAGATTTAATACAGCATTTCCCTGACTATCATAACCTGCTACCAGACCAGGAAACTGAGAGGCAAGCTTACTACTGAGATCAATATATTGCTGATACTCGTCTGTAGATAATGATACATTCTCGTTTGTATTCTGATTTACTCCCTTACGAAGCTCTACATATTTTTCGGCAACTTGATCGATTGCATCACCGGTATTTTTTATCTGCTCTGTCTGATTGCCAAATGAAGAGCCAAGGTCCATGATAGACTGCTTACCTTCTTCGAAACTTTTAAATGTACTGTCAATGGAATCCTTTGCTTCCTGTCCAGCTTTGATGATATTTTCATCGTAATGATAAAGATAATCAATACCCTCAATTACTTTACCGATAGCCCAAGCTGCTGCGGCGGCTACAGCCATACTTCCAAGGGTAGCTACAAATGATTTTGCTACTCCACCGGCCGTTTTCATTACAGCACTAAATTTAGTTGTTCCTTGAATTACTGTTTTTTGTGATTGAGCAAAACCGACTTGAGAAACAGACGCTACATCTGTGTCTTGGATATATTTGACCAATGAGCTATCTGCACCTGTAATTTCTTCTGCCAGTTGTAGCATTGCATCTTTAGAATCTTCCGCAGATCCATTTAACTGAGAATCAGAAAGCTCTTTTTTCATTCTCTCAAAAAATGAATATTCATCTTTGCTAAGTGTATATGGCTTTTCTATATCCTGTTTTTTTAGAAAGAAATCTTTTACTTCTGTTAATGCATTTTCTAAATTATTTTTATTACTTCCAACTTTTCCTGTTGCTTTATCGTAGTTAAAGACCAATTGAATATTGGAGAATATAATGTTATACTTGCATTATAATATTATATTTTGGAGGTTGGCGTATGAGTTCTAATAAGATTATATATTATTGTAGAGAATGCATTTTAAAAAGTGGAAATAAACTTAAACAACCACAAGGACGCACAAAATCTATGTTTTCAATAAGTTCAAATAAACCTAAAGATTATGCAGGTATTCTTAGTGGTGAAAGTTTAGATTTATGTCCTGGATGTGGAAATAAATTAACACCAGTTCCTAATATGAGTTTTAACGATATGTTTAATTTCTGTGAATATGGTAATAATGATCCTGGTTTTGTTGCAACAATGTTCGATTTATATACAAATGACATCATCAAATATACTAATCAAATGAACATTATAAATGCCAAGGCTGAAGAAGAATTAGATAAAAGATACAATGAATATTTAGCACAACAAAATGCAAAACAGCAGGAAGTTAACACTCGTCATTGTCCAAAATGTAACGGCACCAACTTTACACCGGTTAGGAAGAAATATGGACTATTCATGGGATTTGCTACTAATAAAGTGGAGTTAGTGTGCAACAACTGTGGTTATAGAATGAAGGCTGAAAATTAAAGCTACTACACCCAGTTCATTCTGTCGTCAATTGCATCCAAAATCTCTTGCATATCTTTTTGAGTTTGTAGGAGATTTTGGTACTTTTTGCTGTCGAAAATTCTATAATATACTTTTTTAATTGCAAACTTAATATCTACTTTTAAACTCTTAAACTTTAGATATAATATATCACGTTTTAATCTAATAATTAGCATTTTGTTTTTTATCATAATAATTCCTTTCTATGCAGGAGATAAAAATGAACAAAGAGTATCTTGATAAAATATTTAAGGAATACAACGAGTTATATTATGAAATTCCAGAAATACAAGAATATATTGAAGTTGACAAAAGAGATTGTGCAGCCGCACAATTCAATACATTGGAATTGTATAATCAAAAATATATACTAAAAGTTAACAAACAATTAGATGAATCAAAAATATACAAAGGAATTTTCTTTCACGAGTTCACACATGTATATGATTCTACTCAGTTATTAAATTATCCGCTTGAAGATTTTATTAAATTAATGTACATATATTCTGAAGTTCACGCTTCAGAAGTTGAAATGGATATACATTTAAAAATAGAAAATTTCTCATATAAAAAATATGTAGATAAAGGAATAGTAAATTTAACTGAGAGTTTTATATTACCAAATGATCCTATTTTAAAAGGTGAGGTATATTGTGACGAAAGACTTTTATATTATTGTGTTGGATATTTGACATCACTTAAAAAGCATAATATCGAATATGTTTATAGTTATAAGTATGTACCAGATATGTTTCGTTCATTATTTATAGAGATAACGGAATATTTTTTGTCAACAACAAAATATAATTATAATGTATTGCTTAATTATCAAATTAAATTACATAATTTAGTCAAGACTACAATAAAGGAACATATAGAAAAATATAATAAACCTAATACAAATTAATACAAAAACCAATACTGTTCACTGTCCTCGCTGTGGAAGCACTCAGATCACTACCGGACAGCGTGGTTACTCGTTGATAACTGGTTTCTTAGGAAGTAATAAAACCGTGAACAGGTGTGCAGCTTGTTGGTATTCTTGGAAACCTGGAAAACAACCTATTTAATACCATGTTCTTCCAAAAACTCATCAGCTATTTGACTAGAAACTTGTTTTATAATTTGAGTAAGATTACCATGAACGTCAATTTCCGGCATCTTACCAGTTGTTTCGAATTTAATAATGTCATCAATGGACATATTCTTAAAATGATTTCGTACTAATGTAAATGTGGTTTCAATATCACCTTCATCAGTACAATTATTTTCGTATAACAATTTAATAATTTTTGTTGCAATATTTTCTGTCTCAGAAATTGACCACAACATATTTTCACGACCTTTCTATGGAGGATTGAATATGATATTAAACTATGATTGTTTTAGAGATGTACTCTTATATATTGAAGAACAAGATAATATGAAACTTAATGGAGATTTCAAGCGGATTATGTTAAAAGATATAAAGGATCACTTTTCAGGCAAATACACTGAAGAGGATGTACAATATTGTGTGAAAAACTTATTTGACGGAAGATTCTTAGAAGGATCGTATTCTATAGATGATAACTATAAATATGAAAACTGTAAAATTTATGATGTTACATTCGAAGGACATAAATTAGCAGAATCAATTAGACCTGACTCTATATGGAGGAAGAGTAAAGCTAAATTAAAATCTGTAGGTATTTCTTCTATAAATATGATCTCAGCAGTATGTGTAGAAGTTGCTAAAGTAGCTGTTACTGATCCTAAATTTATTACCGATATTGCCAATGGAATATTTAAATGATTTTTTAACATATTTAAAATATAAAATTGGAGGTATAACATGAGTCTAGTTATTGCTGCAATATCTAAAGATAATGATATCATTGTGTGCGGTGATTCCAGAATCGTTGATAAAAACAGTAATATAGTTACTGAAAACGAGAATAAGATTTATCAAATTAGTGATAAAGTTGTTATTGCTTATGCTGGTAGTAAAAATGATTTTGATTGCCTAAAAATATATTTAGAAATTAAATCAATATTATTAGACACAAATGATGTAGAATGCGTATATAAAGAAGTGAAAGATTATGAAGAAAATCATGCATCAAATGATGGAATTCATTTACTTATTGTAGGATTTAATAAGTGTAAAATACCACAAATATATCTTATAGGTACTGAAAAACATCAATGTCGTATTAGTAAATTACTACCGATAAATTATATGGCTATAGGTGATTATGACTTTGATTTATTTGTAGATACTCAAAAAGATTTTTCTAACATTATTAATGATATGAAAATAATAATAAATGATAGAGCAAAAGTAAATAATAATGTAAATACAAATATTAATACAGTTGTTTTAAGATCACAATAATCCTCCTGGATGACCGCAAAAATAATGTTTACCTTTTATAAAGAGCCATTCAAAATACTCCTTTATATCTTGAGGTGAAAGTAATATTTGGCTATGTAATTTATTTACCTCTTCATTATTATAATAATCTATAACCTCATAATTACTTATTAAAAAAATATGATCAAAAATTTTAACACACATAAAATATTCACCTTCTTTTTCAATAAAATAATAAAAACACCACGTTTGCAAGCCGTGGTGAATATGTGCAGTTAGTGCATTTCAGGTAGTAAGCGAGTAGTAACCTCACGGTTCTATCCATACTATTCGATCCATCATGCTACCCAGGCTTTCCCTGGTTGGACTGTATATTATACTATATGTTGTAACGCCACATATAATATGCTTTGTCAGCCTCTCGCACGTTAACTGTAAAACTACACTTTTACATGAAAACACATATGTTCTGGATTTACAAAAATAGACAATTATACTACAATCAAAGTCAGATATACTTGTGATCACAGTTCTACATTATGATCCGTTGCACGACAGTATATCTGACAGTCGTCATGTAGTATTGAATTATTGGTACGCAATTTGTACCAGAAATGAGATTGTCTAAAATGAAGTACTCTAAATATTATATTCATTTCTATGGGATTCTCCCAACATCAAATCTCTTTCTTGATACTTTCGTACAGGAAGGAGGTGAGATATGGAAGATGTATTTCTATTCGTTTTAACTCTTGTAGGATTATTAATCCTATGGTCGCTAATCCGCAGAATACCATCTAAGAACATGAAAAACTTTCACATCCATTTTGGATTCCTGAAAGGATTTGACATGTCTGGAGAATTCTATAAGGATGACACCCAAAATAATAAATAGTTTAGTTCATATTTTTGTAATCTCCTTTTAGTCTTTTAAGAGAGTGGAGAGTTGTTACCTGCAACTTTCTACTCTCTATTTCTTTCTTCCTTTTATAATTGCGTTTTATTCGTGAATTTATCATCCACTTTTGTAAATTTAAACATATGTGCTTGCTAACGTGTCGGAACTACCATCTTCAATATATCCCTTTCATTCATTTTCAGAACTAAGGTACCACAGTGATGTGGATTACGGCTTCCTCCGATATTCGGCTTTATAGCTCTAAGGCTAAAGGTCTGTCAATAGGTGTCGAATCACCATCTTGAACAAGTTCTATACTAACTGTCGCGATTATGACAGCAGCATATCAAATGGGCATCTTAACTACGATAAAATTTTAAATTGAAACTAACTTTATGTTAAGCTGTTTACCCAGACCTGCTTTTGAAAGTTTAAATCCTGCAAGACCACCAATTGCTGTTGAGAGCAGTGGAAGTTTATCCAGGATCTGAGTTACGATGTTAAGAAAGGCGGTTGCTGTATCTATTACGCCTTTAAACATATCTGAGTTGATAGTTACTGTTGCAAGCTCTTGGAGCTGTGTTTGAAGTTGGGTGATATGAGCTTCTAACGAAGATAAATACGTCTCATTTTCACGATCTGCCGAGCCTTTCGCATTTTTTGATGACTCGATTGCTTCCCTTAAAATATCAGGTGACTGCAATATACTAGCAGCTGTATTTGCGCGGTTTTTGCCGGCAATTGTTTCAAGCAAAAGATTTACATTGTTACTTTTGGTCTTTTTATCGGTTTCTTCGATCTCATTATAGATATCTGCTATATCCTGTAATACACTTGCCGTTGAACGGTAGTTTCCGTTATTATCAAGAATATCTATACCTTTAAAACCATTAGAAGCGACTTTTGTTGCGCTCATAATTACGTCTCTAAGCTTAGAAACAGTTGTTACAACACCATCTGTCTCTTCGCCAAGTTCTTGCAATTGCTGAACGGCAACGCTTGTTCCTGTTAGACGGAGAGCAATCGTTCTCATTGCGGCACCAACGGATTCTGGGTCCTGCACAACCTGGTTGCCTGCCGTAATTAATCCTATACTTTCGTCTATATTATTACCTGCTGTTTTAAGAGCAGATGCTGATCTTTGTAATGCTGATGCTAACCCATCGGTGGAGATGGAAAAATTATTCAAGCTGTTACTTTCGAGACAAGCTCTACTAACCACACAAAATTAGTATGGCGCATAGGCATTTCTACCTATGTCTCACGTTTCATAAAATTTAGATTATTGCGTGAGTTCAGACTGTATATTACATCCTTATAATATAAGGACGGATAACTTCAACACATATATTACTACATACATCCTGCAGTCGTTACGGTTGATATTTTAGAATTTCTTATTTTTTCTTTACATTGATCAATTGCTATATCAATTGCATATTTATATGGTTCTGAAGCAATATCAAGAAAATATGGTATTTCTAAGAAATAATATCCATGCTCTATAGCATATTGTCTTTTATAATCATCTTTCTCTCCTTGATACTGAAGACATTCTTCTGGAGTTTTTCCTGACGACATAGATGACAAAACTGTAAACTGACTTATTTCATAATGTTGCATACCATTTACTTCAATAATTAATTTTAATTCTGGTATTTCATTATCATATGGAAGAATTGCATTTGTTAGTGGGTTTCTTGGAAGAAGATTGCAATTATGTTCGTGAAGAGGTTTATACCCAAGAGATTCTAAATATAAATTTACTTTATATTGTAATTTAGAAGCTGATTCTTCTTGTACGCACATTGGACACTTAAAATAGGATGAATACATATCACATATTTTTCGTTCATATTCACCATGTTTTGGACAATCAAATAATACTTTTTTATTCGATCTAAAAGTATAATTATAAGGAGTATACTTATTTTTACTTGACCATATTTTAAAAATATCTGGGAATTTATATCCAACAGAGTCAAACTTATGTACTTTAGTAGGTCCTTTAGGAGTGCAATAAGAACATCTTTTTCCTTTTACAAAATTAGCACAAGAAATTAGATAATCGTCATGATATGATGTTTTCTGGCATTTAATATATACTTTTCTATCTGAACGAAATGTAAATGTAAATGGATTAATAGTATTTTTATCGGACCAATATTTTGTCATAAAATCTTTATCCACATTATCAATACACCATTGTCCAAATGATTCACATCCTAAACATCTTTGTGAACCTGATTGACGAACAACATTAGATAACATTTTTTGTTCACTTGGGTGGTTAGGATTATTTACAGGACATGTAAACCAATATTTTTTACCAGAACCATATGGAACGTCAAACGGATCCAAATTATTTAATTTTTTATCCCACCTATTCAATAATTCTTGTTTAGAATTATCAATGCACCATTGCCCAAATGAATTGCACTTTCTACAATGTACTCTATAATGCTTTTCGCCAGTAATATTGCATATTGATGTTAATTCACTTTCGTGAATACCTCTATTGCATTTAAAGTAGTACTTATGTGCAGTTGACATAGCAATATCATATGGTGAGCATTTATTTAATTTATTATCCCATAAATCAATCATATATGTTAAATTATTTTCTTCACACCATGTTCCAAAACTTTTATTAGATGGTCTTGCCATAATAAATCCATACCTTTCATTAAAAAATTAATAATATTATTTATTACTCCATTGCTTTAAAAGAGAATTAAGCTTTTCTGTTCGAATAAAAATCCACATCAAATTATCTGTATTTGGATTTTTTGCACACACCTCATACCTAAGACCATTTGAAATCAAATAATCTCTGAGTGGAACTGAAAAACAACAATATAATTTACTATCTTTCATAACTTCTCCTTTAATCATAATATAATTCTAAAATATCTTACCTCGGTATTATCTATCGCTAGACGTTTACCGATATAGTTATCAACAGGGTAAAACCCCACATGTTACCATGTGTTTAGGCATAATACTGACACCTACTTGGTTGACCTTATCCACCAAATCTGACTCTGCAACTTCGCTATACGCAGCTTTCATAGAAATCAGCGCAGAAGTTGCATCATCAATATTATCAAACTCTGATACATTTAATAATTTATTAGCATTTACAGCTGACTGCTTGGCATCCGAGAATGATTCTCCGAGCCTCTGGAAATCGGCGGTACTGTTCTGAATCTGTAGAGCAGTAGTACCAACGCTCTTAGCCATATCAAAGCTTTCCTTCTGAAATTCTTTCAGCTTACTGATTGGCTCATCTGATACTTTTCGCATTTCTGTAAGAGCAGTATCAAATTCTTTAACTATTTCTAAACCTTGCTTGAACGTATTCCAAACTTGATTCATTGCCTGGAATGAAGTCAAATATTGGGCAAGGTTTACCATTTTTTCTTTCCAACCTGAGAAGAATTTACTTAGTCCACTTTCAACAGGTTTTACAGAAGTTCCAAGATTTTTAATCTGTCCATTCAGTGTATTTAATTGGACACTTAAAGTCTGCGCTTCACCGGCACTATCCTTAAATGTACCTTTTAGCGAAACAATTCCATTCTTTTCTGTAAATCCACTAAAAGTAATATCCTGTACATTAGTAAGTTCTTTCAGATAACTTTCCAATTCCATTTTTGCATCTGTGATACTTGCAGGATCAATGATTTTACCAATACTACCAACAGATCCACTTAATCCACCGACTTTCTTCTCAAATTCACTAATGCCCATTTTGCCTTTTGCGACAGCAGTAGCCCATTTATTAATCTGTTCTTCACTGGATTTAAATACATCTTCAATTCCAGCGATGCCACTTTTGTCTACTTTTATCTTGTCGAAAGCATCATAGGCGCTCTGAATTCGATTTCCGTATTTACTAAGATTGTCTGTGATAGTCTTATCAATATCATCAAATCTCTGCTTTGCATTTATTTCAGAAGTGTTCTGTGGTGTTTTTGCGTTTACTCTTGCCATAACTTTATTTCGTTCTTCTATGGCGGCTTGAGCTTCTGTTGTATTATGTCTAAACGTACTAAGAGTATGAACAAAAGCTTCATTATCTGCAAGTGTCTTATAATCACCAACATAAGACTGGTCAGTTACATATTTTGGGGTTTTAGTAGAAGTGGAAGACGATGTGTTATTTGTAGACTTCTTATTACTACTTCCAGTTGCTTTCGCAGCCTTATTTAAATCTTCCTTATTGCTTTTCAAAATGTTCGCAAGATTTTGTAACTCATCTTTTTTCGCCAACATAGCATCAATCTGAGTCATTAATCCGGAAGTAACTTCTGATCCTAATGCTTCTTTAAGATTCTGAGCAGAGTCTGCAATTTCACTCATACTTGATTTAATTACATCAATAGAAGTTAAATCTAATAATGTAAACTGCGTTGAGTTTCCTGAAACAATACTTTCTGCGCCTTTTCCAATGTTGTTTAATGGTTTTCCAGCACCATTGGCAGACTTCTGTAATTTATCAATCTCTTTAGTGACGTTTTGAATATTTTTTCCTGCATTTGTCAACCCAGAGAAAATATCACCATTAAATTTTACGTTATTAATTTTCTGTAAAGCTTTCGCTGTTTTTTCAAGCTCATCAGCAATACTTTTTAATTGGCTGACTTTACTATCATCAACCTCTATACCAGTTTTTATACTAAAATCTTCATTAGGCATATAAATTCACTTCCTTTCTTACCATTTTAGATATCCAATAAACGTACTCCACGTAAGTTCCTTAATTGGATCTTTCTTTTCACTAATGTATTTCTGCATAAGCATATAAGCAGAAGTTGTTTTTGGAGCAGGTCTTCCCCATTCTGAAAAATTAAATCCTGTTCTCCAATATGGAGTTCCAGGAGCTGGATGTTCAGGACCATCAATGGCTCCACCGTGATAACCTTGTTTAAATATATACTCATAAATGTAGTCATTACCTACTCTATGTCCACCTAATTCATCAGAGCTTAAATTAACATTAATTTCCCCTGATAATGGCTTTACATCATATACATTTAATAGGGATTCAGTTCTTTCATAGTATTCAGGATTGAATGACATATACCAATCTTCAACTGCGAACCTGCTTGCATTTTCAATCTCAGGAGCAGCCTTTTTAGGTATTTCTTCATTTGTTTTCTTTTCTGCAGTCTCAATACTATCAGCTAATTTTCTAAATTTTCTAGCCGCCTTATTGAGATTAGAAGCGTTAATTTTTAATGAAATCATATTTTAACTCCTATTCAAACTGTAAAAAGCTCCATGACCTTTGACAGCCATGGATCTTAACTAAATGTTCATATTTTATTTTGAAGAAATCGCTTTAACAAGCTTTATAATATCTTCCTTACTAATATCTTTCATCGCTTCAGCAAATACTGGTGCGAGAGAAGTACCAACCTGTTTCAACACATCATTCAGTCTGGTAACCTGGTTCTGAATAAATGCCTGTGTTCCATAATGATTAGTCATAAAATCCTGTGCAGTCATTTCCTCAATAGCTGTAAATTCTTTGACATCATTACCAATTGCTTTAATAAGTTCTACAACAAGTCCGTCTCTGTTAAGATAGTCATAATCTTCGGCCATAGTCTTATTGTCCATATGAATATATGTATAGTTGTTAATAATCGTGTACACATGAAGCACATGTCTAACTGGAGAGCTGACGCTTACAATATCCTTTTTCTCAACATCTTTCCAATATGCGTTTTCAACAATTTTTTCAGCAAGAGTCATTTTTGTATTAATCGGCATATATTCAATTTTTACCATAGATTCAATGTAATCCTGCTTTTCCTGATCGGATTCCTTCTTATTATATGTATTAATAAATTCCTGTACGGTAATATCTTTCATAGTTAATTACTCCTTTTCAAACAATTTTTCCTTTTACTCATAAACAGTAACTTTCCAATAGTTTCCATCGGATGTCCAAATTTCTATACAATCACCATATGGATTATATTTAACTCTGCATACCTGTGGTGATTCACATATTTTCCAATAAACATCCGATGGAATTCTATAGTTACTTCTTGTTAATAGTTCACTAATCTCATAAGAGTACATAATAATTTTTCCAATATTTAATTTTTCATTTCAAAGTATTTTTCACATACATAATCCTTGATTTCCGGTTGAACCCTTCCTTCAATAGCTTTTCTTAGTAAACTGCAATTTCTTGCATAGCGTTTACATGTCTTACACTTATCTTCGAATTTCACCTTATCATCGTCATTATCAAAGATTCCAATATATTCAACAGGATAAATAGTCAGTTCAATTCTTGGATTATCCTTGTCGTAGTAAATTCTCTGAGGGCGGAAGAGTGCTACATTATCATCCTTCCATATTAGCTGTGTTTCTGTGATTGTATCATCTAAGCATTTTTCATAGTTTGCACAATCTTTATCAATTCTATCGAAATAAAAAACAGCATCTATAAAAAAATGCTGTGTATCATTTACCTCTCTGGTCCAATTCTGTTTTTTAACTTCATCCTCGATTATTTTCTTGAATGCTTTTTTATAATCCTTCGCTTCTTTAGTCTCATATACCATTGAAAGTGGTCTACCATTTTTCATTATGGTACGTACAGAAGTATAATGGTTAACTGATGGTGGTATAGGAGAGGTCAGGTATAATTTTTCTGTCATAAATTTCCTTTAATCATGTGATTTTAATTATTTTTACTCGTATAATTAATAGAAACAAAACAAATTTTACTAAGGAGGATTTTGATATGAGAAATTTTAAGGAGCTTAAAGATAATGAGAAAGAAGAAATTGCTAAACAAATTGCATTGCAAATCACAGAACGAAATCACAACCACGATACAAGTAATGTTGCTAATACTTTTATTGATGCTTACGATTTAATCATCAATGAATTTCTGCAGCACTAATCTACATTGACTGCATCTAATATAAGCTCTTTACATCTCATTAAAACAATTTGGGCTTGCCTCATAGTGAGTCCTTTTGTTTTTAATAAAGAAATAATTTCAGAAGTTATTTCAAAAAAATCGTTTTTATTAATTCCCCAGAAATCATAGAATGTATTTAATTCATATTTATAATTATTTCCTGCAATCCATTTTTCATGTTCTGATTCTGTTCTTTTCTCAAATTCCATATAAAATCATCCTTTTACTCTTTATTTAATCTGTCCAATAAACTGTTTTACTTTATCAAAACCAACCATTGCACCAATACCACTTAAAATTCCAAGTAGCACTGCACAAATAATATTGTTTACATCAAAAGCAATACCATATAACTGGTAATATACAAGTGTTCCTACAGTTCCGATAACAATTGCAACAATAAAAGCAAGTAAATTGGAAGCATATTTTCTATTTGCTTCATCAAGTAATTTTTTAATTGTCTCAACTACAAGTCCTGTTGCAATACTATAAATTGCAAATAACATAATAAAAGTATTTGTATTCATTCATTTCACCTCTTTAACCGGCTGCTTTATTTTCTTCTTCATTATTTAAGTCTAAAGTTACATATGGAGTCTCTATCGGATTTTCAAACTGTCCCATTTGATGTTCCACACGACTATTTTTCATATAACTTAAAACAGTTGGAATTAATGAGGCAGGAATAGCGACAAGTGCATACATAAAACTTGTGTCACCTGTAATAGTTGCCATATGTTCTGTAAACCATAAAATCTGTATACAAATAGCAATCACAGTCCATAACACCATCTTACTTGTTCTTGGTTTCTTAAACTTAGGAAATCTGCGTTTTGCTTCTCTAAGTTCTTTTCTCATTTCATATTGACGCTTTTGCTGTTTGATCTGAGTCATTTCTTTTTCAAATTCTTTTTCTGTTAAATATTTCATAATGTATCACCTATAATTCGTGATTTTTCCATTTTTCTCTAAGTCTCTTATGATCACTGATAAGGAATGCGAATACAAAGCGTCCTGGATTTCTTTTTGAATCTAAGACTGCCTGTAGTTCTGCATTACCGCGAAAAATATAAGCATTACTCTGAAGAGCATTTTCAAAGAATACACATTTTTCAGGATCATAGTATTTATTCATTACTTCGTTATATTCACGCATAAGCATTTATCCTTTTGATCATATAGAAAGGCGAAAAAATGAGGTAAGAATGATTTTAAAACGCGAACAATGCGAATAGGTCATATTTTTCTTACCTCCTTAATCACTCTTCAAAATTATTTATTAGTAGTTTTATTAACTACTGGTTTTACTGTAGAAACCGGTTTAATCTTTACTGTCTGTTTCTTTTTCTCATCAGCTTTCTCAAAAACTTTATCATTTTTAAGAACTGGTTCGATATTTTTGATTCCATCCATTACCTCATCAGAATCATCAATTTCGTCATGAACTGCTTTTAATTCTTCATCAGAGATCTGCATGATTTTATCAATATTTCCCTGTACAGATGAATTGAACGGAATATTTTTAATATTCACTGCAAGAAGTTTTTCTCTAGCTTCTTTTTGAGTAAGTCGTTTACCAAGCCAATCACTAATAATGTAGTAAACATCCTGGCACTCAGCTCTATCAAAGAGAGTTCTCCATCTTGGTTGACGTTCATATTCCCAACAGTACGGACAGTATTCATACTCAGTCTCACACATTAAACATTTTCTTTTCTTAGACATGGTATCTCCTTTCCTTCAATAAATCCCATGGACATATTAGCCCATGGGATTAAGAAAATATCAGTCTTCGTCTGCCTGTACATCATCTTTTGGGAATACCATATAGAACAGACGTTTCTTTCTTGCACAGTAGTCAGACTGAGCATCACCCTTGTAATCGAATGTAGAATCATTCTTCATAGCAATTGTGGTCTCTGGACTTGGCTGGAAGCTTGGGAATACAATGTAACCAAGAAGCAGAACGTCTTTTTCACATGGGTAACAATATAATCCAACGATTGTAAGGCGAACTGTTTTAGGAAATTTATTTGCATGATTCTCAATAATAACAGTGTCTTTACACTTGTACTCATATTTAATAAGCAGCTGTACGATTTCTGCATTGTCCTTTACTTTAGTTGGGAAAGTAATCTTCTTTGCTGCCAACTGGAATTTTGTATTCTCGTCAGCCTCACCATCAGACAGAGTAAAGGATTTACCGGTACCACCATCTTTATAAATTGGTGTTACACTAACAGTACCAGTAACAGGCTCATCTGGAAGATCAAAATCTGCCTTACTTGGGTCCACAAGAAGCATTTTTGGAGCTTCCATTTCACCTACAGTATCAACCATGATCTTTTTAGATCCAGTTGTACCTGCATAAGCACCAAGTACAAGGTGAGTATTTGTCAGAGTAACGGTTGCAGCTTTAGCAGTATAAGATCTCTTAATAAGAGCACCATCCTTATCAACAGAATCTTTGGTGTCTGCAGAAATGTCGATAGAAACATCACTGATATCCGGAAGTCTGTAATAAACTTCTCCAGTGTCTTTATTATCAGCGACAGCATGAAGGGCTGAGTCCCAAATTACACCATCAAGATTAAACATGTGTGTATCCTCCTTTTAAATTTTTGCATAAAAAAACAGACCTAAGTTTGGTCTGTACTACGTAACCAGTTAAATGATTCCTGCTTAATATTTTTTGTATCCATAAATCCACTGTAAGCTCCTTGTGTAAGAGCAATAGTAGAAGTGTATATCTGTGAACGCTTAACAGCATCCATGAATTCATATATTCCGCATTCTTTTAACTGATCTTTACTATATTTGAAACCAGGATAAACAAGCATAGCAGAAATCAAATTAACTAATTGTGATTCATACGGCTTATTTGCCTGAGCTTTCATTCTATTTCGGTCTCTTTCAATGACCAATTTCTTTGCAGTTGCTCCTTTTATAATCTTAGTTCCTGTATAAGTCATGCCATTAATACGCCTTATATAAGAAACTATGTGATGATAAATAAAGGAATCAATTGCAAAATCAAGTTCTTCATTATAAAGAACTGTTTCGCCTGTCTCATTTTTCGTAGCCAAGCGGAATTTACTAAAATCTAAATCTCCAAATAAAATTCCTGTTTTGTCTGGCGTTAAGCTTGTAGCAAAAACACAGAAAAAATCAAATTCACTAATCTTATTCCAATCTTGCCCATTATCCCAAAGCATTACTTTAAAATCAGATGGTGTACCACATAGCAGTCCAATCATCTGATAATATTCCTGTTCACCAAAATTAATAATATCCTGCATAGTCGGTTGCGAAATCGTTATATAACTGTTCAGTCTATATGGTTCTCTAAATAGAAGTTTGCACTCATCATATTTAAAGATTGATTCATCAAACTCTAACTTGTCCATGGCTGTTTATTAATAACCTGTCGCTTTCCATTTCGAATACCGGTGATATTATTTGTGGTTTCCTGCTCAAGAACAATAGTGCGAATAATATAATTTGAATCTGTAAAAGATTCCTTATCACTTACAATATAGCAATGTGCACCAAAAATATTAGACCAATTAAATCTTTCACGAAGAATTGAGCCAATAAGATCATGCCGTGTAATTCCTGTAAGTGGATCAATTGCATCACGTACATCTACCATTACTAAAAAAGTAACATTCATATAACACATGATTTGGTTGTACTTTGGAATGTCTGTGAATTCAGTTTTAAAACAAAGATGGTGCCGAACTTTATCTTGTGTATTAGGTAAATAAAAGTGAGGGTGGATATTCCCCTCTTCTCCATAATACATAGACCAATCACCTGTGTAGTTAATAGTTCCGTCTGGATTAAAAAGTTCAGTATCTTCTAAGTCTAAATTATGAAATGCATACAAGAGTTCTGGAGATTTTAGTAAGGCTTTTTTAACCTTTTCTTTTAGATAAATATTATTATCATCAGGAACGCTCGTTAATGCTGTAAGCTTTGCAAGAAGTTCCTGCTTTGTTTGAAGTTTATCCATTTATGAGCCTCCTTTATAATACGGATGAAATTTGAAGTTGAATCTCTCCAACAATATTTCTTCCATCTTTATTTATAGAGCATTTAATTACAAGAATTTTCGTTAAATACTCTTTATTGTCTGCTATTTTAATTTTAATTTTGTTGCTTTCTTTTTGCTCTAACCAGGTGATTAAATCAGTATTATCCGTGACTTCGATTTCATCTGGATCTTCATGTCTGTTATTTTTTACATAACATGACCAGCTGCTTTTTGCTAAATATGGAATAAATTCATCTGTAATTTCACTTCCCTGTATATTAAAGAATTTTGCAGTAATTAACTTATAACTACCGCCAATCTTAATCTTATTAGCATTGCATGATAAATCACAATGAATAGTATCCATTTTTATCTCAGTATCTGTATGGAATGGAGTATCAGTAGGTACTTCATTATCAAACAAATCTGCATACATAGCAAAAATGTCGCCTTTGGCAATTTCAACATCATCTCTACCATCTGTATAAGGATCAAATTTATCCTGTGCAAAAGTAAGTCTCTTCAGTCCAAATAGTGGAGCTGTTTCAACTTTACTTACCTGGAATACATTTGGTTTTTCTACAGGTGCAGAAATAATTATACGCATATTTTTATTGTCTTCTTCTACATAGTAAATGTCTTCAGTAATTGGATTCAACGGAACGATTGCCTTAAACTGGTTCTCAGTGGAAGTAGAGTAATACCTTATGTTACTTTTACAGTTCGTTAAGCTGCAAAAGAGCACGAATGCTTTTCTCATATTCTCATATGAAGTGCTGACTATATCTTCACCATGCCTTGTGGTTTAGGTGTTCTCCATTTCGGACACTTGTCCTACATAATAGTCGATGAACCTTACTCTATTCGAGTCTTGGCTGCTGATTATCTAATATTTGTAATTTTTAACATTCACGATTAGCCATTTTTCATGCTTGCGTTGTAGTTTACAAATTTCTAAAGAGTTTCCAGCAATTAGAAGAAATTCACTGCATAGTTTCCAAATGCAGTGGACAATTACTTATCAGTCCATACAAATGCGTTACTTATTTGATTCGTTAATTCAAATAAGACCTTTCGGTTTTCTCTTTCTTTCGAAAGAAGTTCAGACTATATCTTCATCCTTTCGGATGTCCTCCACAGTACCTACTTAGGTAGCTTAGTCGTTGAACGTTCCTCTATTCGAGGCTTCGCTGCTGATTTTCCATTAAAAAAGAGAACAGGGGTTTTAACCTCGTTCTCATACAATTAATTTTTTCTGCTTTCGCCACATTCACGGTTAGTTATATTTCATACTTGCGTTGTAGTTTAATTGTCTTTAGGAATTTCCAGCAATTCAAAGGATGATTTCCCCTTATTTCTAATGGGAAGGACCATGTAACAGATCCGCTGTTGTACGAGGATTGTGTCCTCGTTACTCCCCAAATTTTCCGTTTATACCGTTTACCGTTTTTCTTTACAATAAAATGAAACCAATAATCACATGGAAGAATATTATATTTAACAAACTGATTGCCTATTTCTTTTGTACAGATAAGCCATCTATGATAAATACCTTGATCATCGGCTATATCAATATATAATCCTACAAAATCGTCTGATCCGTATTTTCGTCTGTAATCTGTTTCAAAATAATAGAGTTCATCAGTTGGTTCGAATTGTGTCTTCTGACTTGGTTTAAATTGTAGATAATACTCAACCTGGTCTTTATCCAGTGAGCTATAAGATTTGACAATAAATTTTGCATCAATGCGAGTTTTGGTTGTATGTGGTCCATAGGTAATATTTCTATTCAAAGTAGGAGAGTCATCATGATAATAATCATAGATATAACAAACCCTTGATGCGATAGAATTATCCCATGTTGCTTCCATAGCATCATCAGATTGTTTTTTAATCTGCTGACCAACTGTTCCAATATTCGCGTATAATTGTTGCATTTCTCTAAAGGTAGGCATAATCAATCCTCCTTTATTTTAAGCACTGCAACACCGGCATCCAAAATGAGTTTTCTATAATCCTCAAATTTAGAATCCGGCTTATTGTATGTAACTCTGGCAGCTTCCAATAATTCAATCACAGGAACTAACTCGACAGGGTAGAAGAGTAAGCTGTTCAATCCATCTAAATCATACTGAATATTCTGAAATATTTCATTTACGTCTTTACCTGGGTATTTACTTGAAGTATTAGGATCTGCACATTGTAATAAGAAAAAAATAGAACCTCGTAATGTCTTCTTAATTTCCGACATTTGCATATCACTGAATTTTCCGTAACGGTGTTTCGTCATGACGTTTCACCTCCGGAGATATAACTGTTATTTATATATCCATCATCACGGATAAATTTTCGAAGATTACGCTCTAAAGATTCGAGTCGTTCTATATTCGTCTTATAGTTAGATTGGATGTTCTTTTCTTCCTTACTACCAATAATCCTTGCTGTATTAATCGCATTATCAACCTGTGGTTTTAACCAACCAATCACCATATATTGAGCGAAGATATTTATAACAAAATCATCATCTGACTCCTGATCTGATGGATTATTAAGAGAGTAAGTTAACTCCAACAATCTATCATCTAATTTTAGCTGAGAAAATTTCTTCCTAATATATGGCTTTGATGCAGCGTCATGTAACCATGAACGCATACGATCATACGCAAAATCCTGTGGTAATTTATAAAAGTTTGGATCATCCATTAGATTATAAAATCTGTTAAATATTTCATCGTAGGTCATATAGTACCTCCGATCTTATTAATTACATTTTCAGATCAAAACGAGTACCACAAACCTTGTCAATGATTTTCGCTTTGTTCCACTGTTCAAATGTACCGTTTTCCATCTGTGTAGCGTAAGTAGTAATAATTCTGTTTTTTGCTGTAATTGGAAGCTGAATAAATGCTTTTTCAAAATCACGATATGGAAGGTTCATTACTTTCTCAATATCTTTTTCGTTAAACATATTTTCATAAACTTCCTTTACTTCAAACCAGTGCTCGTCATTGATAAGATTTTCATCCTCGATAATAATATCTGGATCAAATATAGAGCCTTTATGTTGAAGCATTGCAGCTTTTAAATCCTGATATTCAATATTTCGTCTGTCACCAGCACCATTAAACGCATATGTCATGTGTGTATGATCACCTGTAAACAAGAGTACGCCGGCAAAAAGTGACCTACATGGAATCATTTCCTCTGGTCTGTAATCTGCGTCTGTTTTTACTACTTTTTTAGGTTCTTTTACCTCTACTTTTTCAGGTTCGTCCGGAACCGTAATATAATTGGCTCTTACCATTTCAATTGCTTCATCAGAAAGTGGAGTCATATGATTTTTCACAGGAACTTCGTTTTCCTTTAATAGCGCTACAACATCTGAACTTGGTACACCAATTTCTTTTGCAAGCTCAAAAACTTTCATAGTTATTTTTCCTTTCATTCATAAAAATAGGAGTGTAGTAATCAACCACACTCCTAAATATTTTTATATTAGACGAAATTACGCCTCAAGAGTCCATGTACCAAAACGTACATTAGTCATTGTCTCAAGACCCATACAAGTTCTAATACGGTAATCTTTTGTCTCATCGCCAGTCTCGCCCATTTCGTTTCTTTCAAATGTTGCATCAGAACCTTCATAAACGAACTTAACGAACTTATCAATATTATTAGGCATAACCAGAAGTTTCTTATCATCTTCCAGATAGTGCTCAACATCATTGTAAGCAAATGCCTGTGGAATCTCTACAATCTCTGTTCCCTCGAATGATCCAAGACGACCCATTCTATAAATATCAGATTTTGCTTCATTAGAAATCCACTGTACATTACCAAAGTTCTGAAGTTCTCCAAGAGCTACTTCAGTACCCATAATTACTGCCTTAGAACCGGTAGCAAGCTGCACGTCAGAGATAAGTCTTTTCAGTTTTGCTCTATTTTCAGCTTTAGCTTCACCTTTGATATTCCATTTTGTAGGAACTGGGAGCTGCTGAGATGCAGACATAACGGCATCATGAAGCATTGTATTTACATAACGATCAAATGCCTCTGTAATTTTGTTAATCAGTTCATTCCAATCTTCAACGCCTTGCATAAATCTAAGAAGACTCATGTATACGCCTAATCCAAAGTAGCTTGTACTAACTGTACGAGTCTGTCCAGCACCAAGTCTCTGACGTTCAATTGCATGATGTCCACCAGAAAGTTTTGCTACAGTAAGGATGCAATCATCTTTAATATAGAAACTGTTTTTCTCTCCGATTGTTGTATTCTTAAAATCAACATATTTTCTGAAGAATGGATCTGCTGACCAACCTGTTACCAATGTATCATCAATTGTGTCCTCAATAATCTCGAATAATGCTTCTCTTACTGCAGTTCTTCCTAATGCACGTTTAATCTGATTATCAGTTGCGTCCTCGGAAAGTCCTGCAATTTCTCTAAATTTTGTTCTAATTACAGTATTGGCATCTGCTACAGACTGGTTCTGAAGTGTACCATTATATGTATCAATACAAATTTTTGTAAAAGTTCTAATATCTTTTGCATCTTTAAATTTTGCCTGATTTAAATCAGTATATTCAGCAAATAATAATTTTCTCATTATGATATTTCCTCCTTTCTATTAGGCTTCAACTGCAGCATTTCTCTTAACGAATACTGCATATTCACCGTTTGGCCACTGCTTGTAGATATAGCCAACAAAACCATGTGTTACAGCTGTTTTGTTTGGGTCTTCAGCAACAGTTGTTAATTTGAAACCAGTTCCATCAACAACAACATATTTGCCAACTTCAACCTCTGTTTCATCCTTGAAAGCTTCTTTAGAAAGGCTAAATCTGTCTGTTTCGAATGTTTCAAATGCACGAATTCTTTCTCCCTGACCAATAAAATACTGGGACTCTTCCTGCATTCTCTTTGTGTACTCTTCGTAGATTTTTACATCGTTAGCAAGGATTACGATTTTATCTGTAATCTTTGGTGCCTCTACTTTAAATACATCGTCCTCTACGTAATTCTCTGGCTTCAGAACAGATACAGAACCATTTTCCATCTCTGCATCTTCATTAACCATTGTGTAAAATGCACTTGGAATATCAGTTGCGTGCATTAATGTGGCATGAAATACGCCATGTTTGTCGTATAAATATTTTTCGAAATTAGATGCCATTTCGGTTTCCTCCTTTAATATTTTTAGGCAATAAAAAAGAACCCTCGTTATAGAAGGTTCTGAATGATTTTAAATTCGTTCCCAATGAAGAACTGTTCCGTCATCTAAATGACCAGTATATTTAATTCGTCCAGATAAATAACTACTTACACATCCGCCATATTTTTTATCCGCTGCATTCATAGAATTAAATATTTCACCTGTTTCAATACATTTAACAGGTGTTCGATTAAATCCGTTTGGACGGTTCTCGTTTCGTTGTTTGTTCTTTTGGTATCCAATATCAAGGGATTGTTGTTTGAGATCGTTATAATCTATATCAAGATATTCAGATTCACAAGCAGTTTTTAAATATCTACTTACAGTAGTATTTGATATTTCAAGCTTCTCAGCTATTTCTACAAAACTTTGCATTCCTTGATTAACTAAATCACAAACTGAAATAAATATTGATTTTTCTGCAACGATACGGCATAAAGAAAAGTTTATTTTTGATAAATCTAAGACTTGAGATAATTCAGAAATTAAAATATGTTCTTTTATATAATCATACCTATTTTCTATATCAATATAATTACAATCAACTCGAACTACATTTATATTATGTGATTTTGCAAGTGCATCTTTCTTGTCATCAATTTGTTTTCCAACAACATCTTGTTTACCATCACGAGTAAAATTCCCATGTCCAATTCCACCATCCATTTCGATAATATATTTTTTATCATCTAATTCAAAATAAAAATCATATCTATATGGTCGTGCCCAACCAGGATTATATTGATGTATATAGTTAATTCCAAGTTGGCTTAATATAGATTTCATGAATTTTTCGGCGTAACTAAATCCATCACTACAATATTTACATTGTAATCCATGCATATATACTTCATTCCCTGTTTTATATAGTTCATTACCGCAAACAGGGCATATAAAATATATTTTCTTATTTGTATTAGTTTTATACTTATAAGCATCATCTGGATTTTTTAGTAATGGTATTAGTTCTGGATTTGTTGTTGCCATATCATTTATTCCAGGAATTACCTTAGTATATAATTTTCCAAAACATTTTGGACAATTAAGATGTTCTCTTGGTGTAATTATATTTTTAGGCTTTTCTCAAATTCATATCCGCATTTGTGTCTAATTCTTATAAAATTAGATCCACCAGTATATTGAGAAATTAGTGTATACTCGTTTTTATCAAATTTATTATAAAACTTTTCTTGAAATTCTTCATTAGTTAATGTAATACCCATAAATAAACCTCACTTTCAATTAAAAAAGAACCCTAAAAGTTCTTTTTATTTTTTTACTTCTGTATTTTTACAAGAAGTATTCTCAATATTTTCGAACTTAGGATTCTTCCTATTCTTAACATACTTATGTTTCGTTTTAGGACGCTTGTTAAGATAATCAATCAACTCATCTGTATATAAGAACATCCAAAATTCTCTATTGGTAGATGGATTGACTGATCGTGCAATATATCTTTGATGTGCATTCTCCATAAGCTCCTTTCTAAGAGTAGGAGAGTAGCAATAAAATACATCACTCATAAATAAATACCTCGTTCAACTATAAAATTTTTTCTATATTCAGTTGTTATAATTTACTTCTAAATTACTTTTTAAGAGATTTAAAATAATCTCCATAAGGTGAATTCTCATTATCAGCTTCTGGTTTTTCAGAACCAACACCAAATGTCATTCCACCATTAAATTTCTTTTTGGATTTTGTTTCAGAAGTGTGTGCAGAAAAAGTTCCTGCATTAGATGTGATAAAGTCAGCAAAAATAACTTTTGCCTCTTTTTCAAGATCAACAAGACTGTACTGGTCCATGTTCTCAACAAGAGCTTTGAACTCATCTGTATCTCTTAGATCGTTGTATTTCTCAGCATTAAGAATTTCTTCTCTCTGTGTATGAAGTTTTGCAAACTCTGCATTTTCTTTGTATTCAACAAGAGATGCATAATTGCTTCTCATCGCTTCAACTTCATCTAATTCCTCTTTGGTAAGATATGTAGCATATACTTCTACACGATCACCGGTGAGAGAGAAGTTATCTCCATCCTGAGAATATGTCTGCTTATAAGCAATGCATGTCCAATAATCATACATAATAAGATAGTTTTCATAAACCTTTACAGAGTACCAGCAGTTATCTGACTCTCCATACTGAGCATTTACTAGATCAGATAGTGCCCAAATTTTCTCATCGAGAGAAACTTCGAAGTTGGCAGATTTCTCACCAGTAGTGATAGAGTATTTCCTTTTCTTTTTATTATCTGCTCCACAAGCCTCTTCCTCAACTGGATTTTCTTTAGAATCATCGGATGTTGCAACAGGCTCATCTTCGGATTCTTCAGATACCGGATTTTCTTCCTGAGTTTCGCCAGCTCCCTCTTCATTTACTGGTTCTTCTACATGATCAGATTCACCATTGCCTTCGTCTGCATTTTCATCAGAAGTAGGTTCTGGATCAGAGTTACCATCAGTTGTACCTGCATCACCGGCTCCATCATCAGAAGCTGCGCCACCGTCATCATCAAATGTTTCTGCAAATTTCTGTTCCAGCTCTTCATCAGATAACCCCTCATAATCAAAGGTAATATCATCAGCTGTTACATTATATTTCTTAAGTAATTCTTCAAATTTCACCAGATCATTTCCTCCTTTCTGATTAATTTGTGTATTATTATTGAAACAAACCTTTTCTAACTTAGACTCAACGTTAGAAAGTCTAGTCTGTAAATCAATCAAAACTGAATTATGTGCTTCACTAAAATCAACAATATCTGCTCTGGAACCTTCCATTCCTTCTCCTATTTCAGTACCATCATCACGAGACCCCAAGAAGGTGCTTGCATTTAAATAAAAATCATCTAAATCAAGAACTTTTTCCTTTGCATCGTAGGATAATTCCTCAATAACAAGCTCACAACTATTTTTAGTACCGTTTTTTTCTTCTAATATAGAAGTGGTGCGAGTGTAGTCTTCAGCAATATAAGCATAAGCACATACAAAGTCTTTATCTAATTTATCATCATGTTCCCAAAATGCTGGTTCAGAAGAAAATGATCCAACTTGGGATTCGATATATACTGTTTCGTCTTCACCGGTTTCTTCGTTTCTAACAGTTTTCATTTCGTGACCTTCAAAATCCCACGAACCATCGTCAAGCTGATGAATAGCGGCGAGTACCGGTCTGTCTGGAATTGTTTTCATTGCACGTTCTGCTGATTCTTTAGAAACACGAGATTTATTTCGATTTACTCCAGTATGGAAAATCTTAATTTTAACTTTTTTCATACCACGATGATTTTCATCAACAGAATCTTCCGATTCAAAAGTAGTAGGGACTTTAACTGCAAGTTTATATCCTGTTTCATTTGAACTGAATTTTGCAAATTTCTGTTCCTCGCAAAATTTGACCAAATCATCAATAGTAAGTAGCGTTTTATTGCGCATCTTTGGTATTTACCTCCTTTCTGAAAATTTCTATATAATAGCCCTTAGAAAAGAGGACTAAACACACATAATATTTGTGAATTTTACTTTAGACATATCAATGTCATTTTCAGCAAAATTCATCTTATTGTTATTTACAAACATATAAAAATGAGCAGGTGTCTGAACCTCTATATAACCTAGAGTGATCAACTGCTCACGAACTTCTTTATCATATGTAAAAATAAATTTTTTATCTTTCATTATTTATCACTCATTTCCACGTTCTTTGGATTTACTACCAGAGTCGGTTAGATCATCAGAATCTTTACTTGGGGCACCGCCATTAATAGGATCGGTATCTGTAGTAGAAGTATCACCAGATTGCGTATAACTTGTACTAAGTGGATTGCTCATCAAATCAACAAGCCCTAAATCACGCTCAAGCTTAAGCATAGACATTTGCTCAAGAAGTGTATTTCCATCAAGGACACCAACTGACATTCTTGGTAATCCATTCTGGGCAGATTCAATAAGTTCTTTACGTTTTGCTTTTTTTGTGTAAGGACAAACACCATCTATATACTTAAAGTATCCATGTCCAGTTCCAACAACATAGTTAAAATATAAATTTAGATATCTCTGCACTTGAGGTAATAATGTACTTTGACCATATTTCATATCTGCAATAATCTGTGCTTCATAAATTGTTGTTCCAGATTTATCTGAGTCAAGAATTACACCACCAATATGCTTGAAAATATTAGATATTGAATTGGAAACCATATCTGTATCATCTGTATTATTCAAATCTTTAAATTCAATTGTATCAATTTCCATAGGAGAAAGTACAACATTAACACATGGCGGAACATTAGCTGCAAGTTTGTTATAATATTTTAATGCGGTATCTGGATCAATTTCAAAATCGTCAGGATCAGAAGTTCCACTTAATGGCTTTAATCTTGCTACAAGAAGTTTATAAGCGCTAAGTTCATCCTTAACTGCCTGAATCTCTAACAGATCAATATTATTTATGATCGTCTGAAATAAACTAGCTAGTGGACTGTAATCCATAGTCGGATCATCACTATTTACTTTAAAACAAACTTGTCTTTCAGGTTCAAGTTCCTGCCATCTTAATGTAGAATCTTTCTGATATGCTTCATATTTAGACTTAAATTCAGAATCCCAATATTCAAGATATGCTTCATGTGATCTGAAATAAGAAAAGTCAAATGCAAATCTGAATACACCTGCTTCAACAGAAGATACTCTACAATAATCTCCATCAAGAATCTGATAGAAACAAGTTCCACCTTCCTGATCAGAGTCATCATAAACATATGCGTATACAGAGTCTTCACGCCAAGCTACAAGAAGTAGTTTTACAAGTTCGCTGGCAAAATCCATACGTTGCCAACGAATCATAGTTTCATACCAAGTATTGGTACGTTCCTCCGGAGTCATTTCCTGCGTAGGATCATCCAATGGGATAATATTAAATGCATCTCCACAAATCATCGTCGCATAGTGTAAACAGATACGTCTGTACTCATAGCAAAGTCTGTACAGATACCGGCTTAAATTTCTTAACTGAGACTCGTATGATTTTGGTGATTTCATATAAGTACGAAGTGTTTCCCTGGAATAGGTCTGGAAAGTACGCGATTCAGTTTTAGACAAATCGGTAAGCTGCAAGGCATCTATCATTGCTTTTGTGGTTTTTGCCATTTCAAGCACACGCTCATGCTTTGTAAGTGTTGTTGACATTTCAGCTACAGTTTTCTTCCCTTTTGGTGTATCAATAGTTGGAACAGTGGCTGATTTGTTTAACAGTAATTTATCAACTTTATCTAGTTTCTTTGTTTGATTTCTAGTTGTGGTTGATTTTGTATTGACTGTTTTAGTTGTTTTAGGAGCTACCTTTGACTTCGAAGTGGAAGTTGAGGCAGCTGTATTAACGGTTTTATTTGAAATAGGTGTACCGTCCTGCACCTTTGGCTTATTTTTACTACCTTTGGGTCTACCCATTGGTACACCTGCCTTTCTATTTTTGATTTGGATTTGGATTGGTTGGAATTTATTTTAAGAAGTAAGAAGTGGGAGAGTAGTTGGTGTTGGTTGATGGATAGTGTTAGATTTATTAATCGAAATAAGAATGACGCTTCGCTGTACGTATTGGTAGGATGTCAGCGAGGTTTTTCATATTTGTATTCTTTGGCTTAAGTTTAAGTGCGAGTTCCTGAACAACATAATAATTATACTCAAGTGAAGAATAACGGTCCTTCCGCATTCCTGATTTTTCTTTAACTTTAATAAGTCCATTATTTACTTCATGATCAAGATTAATAAGTTCTTCAATAAGGAATGTTGTTTGATAATATGGAAGACGAAGCTTTATTTTTTGTGTATCAGACAACTTATTAAAACCTTTTATAAGCTTTTGTAATTTTTCATCAATCTCAGTTTCAGAATTTAAAAGATTAATATTTCCATTCTGAAAACCACTACGAAGAGCAAGACACATATCATTATTTGATTTTGCACTTGCTTTTATTGCATAAATAACCTTTGGAGCATTACGAACTTTGCACCTGTCTGCTAAATCATCATTATTACAACAATTTAAGGCACCATATGTCATATTATAAACAGGATCATATCTATCCTGCATTAAATAATCCAATACACCTTGTCCAACACCATTTGCGTCAATCGCAATATAATCACAATCATATTGATAAAAATAGCGCATAGTCATAAGACCAAGCTCTTCAGTCATTAATCCTTCTTGTGTTTCTATATACTTTATATTACTAATGTAATCGTTTGAGGATGTAGGAAGGGCACTGTTAATAATAAAAGCAGAAGCATCATTATCGTGTTTTTTTGATGCAAGAAGTGCAATATCAAGACTTAATATACGTTTTTCTCCAGCTTGTTTTTGTGGAATCCTTACATTACTATTTCTATAAAAATCTAAATCATGGAAACTATCTTGTAAAATTCTACGTGTATTTAATACATTAAAATTGAAAAGCGATTCGTCACCACTTCCATAAAAAATACCTTCTCGTTCCATTTTAAATGAAATATCAGAAAAAGTAGCTTCAGACATTTCATTTTCTATCGATTGACGCATAAGAAGATGCTCTGCAATTGAAAGTGTATATGGTAAATCACAAATGAAATATTTCATCTTTGGATCAAGCATATTTGCCACATAAGCTTTTACAATTTCATACATCTCAGATTGTTTATACCAGGCAGAAGACATCATAAGGATTTTATTCATTTCCTCATAACCTTTGCCCTTATATTCCGGCTTGTTTATATACGGAGGAGTACGTGGAGCTGAAAGCATTGGCTTTAATACGGTATCTATTATTTTTTGCTGAACCATACGACTTTCATCAATGATTAATATCTGACAATGGGCACCTCTTGATGACTCAGCAGCAACTTTTACCTGTATCCAACCACCAGATTTAAAATATACCGAACAATCATTTTGTCCTATACTGTATTTAGCTATTTCACTTCGTAATAACGGAGATTTTCTCATAAAATCATCCGTTATCTTCATTATTGTTTCTTTTCCCTGTTTAAAAGTATAACTACTTACCACAATAGTTGTACCAGGGTACAAAAGACACCTTACAACGCAAAATAATGATACCAAGTAAGTTTTGCCCTGGCCCCTCGAAGCAATATAATAAAAGGCATCATTATGCATCATGCAGAAGAGTAGTATTTTTTGAAATAATTTTAATTCTATTCCAAGATAATCCTTCACAAACCTATGTGGATTAGCTCTATAATACGAAGCTCTTTCTGCAACAATATTCATTATTTTGTCAGTTTTATTTTTTTTTATTTGGGAATCAGATAGATTTTGTTTTAATCGTTTTGCCATTACTTTTGACTTTCATCACCAAAAATTTGGCTATAAATACTTTCAGATTTTTCATCAAGATCTTGTTCTTCTGGTTTAGTTACGGCATATTGACTAACATAATCTTCATACTCTTTAGAATAACCGCCTTCTAAGCCAAGAGCATGAGATAGTGCACCTTTAAACCATACGCGAATATATTTTCCTATACCATCACAATCCTTAAATTCTGGATCTGGTTCAGGTATTGGTTTTTCCTGTTCCCATTTTTCAATCAACTGACTAAAAGTTAAAGCGTCTGTAGCAGCATTTCCAACATTTTGTCTTGGTTGTAAATTTGCTGCATCCATTAATTTATTTAAAGATTCATCAAGTTTTGTTGTGTCTTTACTTGATTTCTGTGCTTTCCAAATATCCAACAATTTAAAACAAATTCTAACAATATATGTTTGTTGAGATTTAGAATCCACCTGTGTTCTTTCACACCAATCATCATATTGGTCTTGAAGATACAAATAATCTTCATTTGAAAGTCCTGAACCAAATAGTTTTACAATTTCTTTTCGTGGCTTTCTTTTATAAGATAAAGATCCATCTGTAGAATCGTTAAATTCACTATTTGAAAAATTTTTTCCATTATACTGTGGAAGTGACTGAACCATTACAATAAGCTGTTGTGCGGCTGTGCTTCTTACTTTTTCATTTACCGCTTCAGTAGTTTTTACTAACTGCTTATCATAATCATCTTCGATAAAACACCAATCCAATTTTCTAAAAGTATTTATTGTTTTTTCTTTATTATCAGATCTCGAACCATCTTTATTTTTATCTGTACACATGTTAAGTATACATTCCTTACATGCAAAATGCTCAATTCCATCAACTGTATCATTTGATGAATAAAAGTTACTTGCTTTTATAGATTTCCACTTTCCACAATGAGGACAATATATAAACTCTAAATCAAGAAGGCGATTATAATCTTCTGCCAAATTTGAATACGCCTTTTTAACATTTGTTATAGTCATGGTTCGTAACTCTGCATCTGTTTTTGCTTGACGCAAGTTTGCCATATAATCACCATCCTTTTAATCAGAAAAAGAGACTACATTAAGCAGCCTCTTTTTCTTTCAAATAATCCTTATAATACAACCAATTTAATTTTTCACCGGTATCAGGATGAACTCCTGCAAATCTAACTTCGTTTCTACAGCAACTTTGTAGTATTAATTTATTATTTAACCCACACCACACACTTGCTTCGTATGCATTATCAAATATTTGTAAGGTATTAAGACATATAACTTTCTTTTTACCCATACTTTTATATGATAGAAGTGTATTAATTTCTTCTTTTGTCATTTGTTTATATTCATCTAAATATCTCCAAACCAAAATATTTCCATCAGAATCTTTACCTGAATAATGTGTTGTTTTTGAACAACATGCCGTTATTCCACTATCTAGCACTCCATATTTTTCAGCAGCATAAATAATACCATCAAATATCTCGCCTGTATTTAAACATACAACTTTTGTATAATTATTATCTTCCTTTGGGACATAATCTTTTAATTTTTCTTTTGGAAAATTATCATATTCCGTTTTATACATCCAAATAAGTTTTTGTCCATTATAATAACCAGCATATCCAGCTTTATGTCTACAACATTTACTTACAGAAGTAGCTAATGTATTATAAAATTTTGCACCATCAACAATAGAATCAAACTCTTTATTTGTTGTAATACACACAATTTTATTTGATATAGACCTATTTCTACTTTCCTTTATTGAATATGTATTGCATATACCATATTTTTGTGCCGATTTAAGATAGTGTGTTACTGTATCTGAAAAAACACCAATTTCAGAACTTATTTTTCCTACAGAATATCCATCATTCCATAATTCAACAGTTTTTAATAATAATGATTGTTGTGATAAAATATTTGATTTTTTAAAATCTATTAAAGATAAATTAAGAATTGAAGATAATTTAGAATTTAAAACTTCATTTAATATAAAAGAATATCTATCATTTGATCCATAATCACAGTTTATTCGTATAACTTCAATATCATGTTCTTTTGCAAGTAGATCTTTTATTTTATCTATATCCAGTAATTCATCTTTTGATTTATCCGATTTTGTATAAGTTCGATTCCCATGTCCAAGTCCACCATCCATTTCAACTATATATTTTTTATTATCTTTTTCGAAATAAATATCATATACGCCAAAGCATTCTTTTTCATTATATGTATATTTGCACCAATCAGGACGAAATTCTCTTTCAATATAATTTAAATAATCTTTTATTTGGAGTAATGAATTGTACATAAATTTGTTTGGATAACTTATCCCATCAGAGCATCTAGGACAACAAATACCTCTTGTACTAACTTCAGATATTCTCTTTTTCAATATATTTCCACAATCCGGACATTTCCATTCTAATATATGATTGCTATATTCACTATATTTTGTACCTTCCTCTGGATTTAATAAATATTTTACCAACTCAGGTCTTCTAGTATTAAAATCATTATATCCTATATAAATTTGATATCCAGAGCAGCAAGGGCAATAATATGTGCCATTAATTAAATTTTTTGGAACCATTTTAAAATCATGATGACTTCCATCTTTCATATGATGTCTAAAAATAGCTTTTGAACTTGCACCATTATAGCCAGATACGTATGTAAATTCATCTCCACGACTTTCTTTCAATTCTTTTATAAATTCATCAAACGGTTTCTTTGTTCTTTTTGATGTTTTTTCGTAACCACAATATTTACATCCTTGTGTTTCCTTTTTCATAAAACATTACTCGCTTTCCACTCGCATATACAATTAATATTAATAAAAATAGATAGGGCAGTGGTGCGAGTATCCACCTTTCTCTTATAATGATCAGTTATAAGATCCCTATCTTTAATATCTACTACAGGCTTTGAACCTGTATCTGAAGGCACAAAATGTCCGTCTGTCATAACCAGTTAGACCAAGTAGATAAAAACTCATTTACAATAACAATAAATCTGTGATAAACTAATACTTATATCTACATTAGTAGGTATACACATCAAAGCACCGTCAGTTTCTCCAGTTTTGAAATATAAACACGAGAGGCAGGTGAACTACATGGCATTTGTACCGACAATTTTAAAGCCTGTACACGTCAGAGCATATTGGCGCTTCCGTCTTTTTAGGTGGGAGTTTGTTCATGAACACTGGCGCAGTCTTCCTAACCGATAGGAAGAAATAAATTTGTCACCTGAGTCTGGATCGAATCTCTCTGATAAAGATTTTCTTTTCTTACTCAATTCTAGGTACCTGACGGTGTTTCTTCTAAAATTATTCCTATTAAATGCAAGCGGATAGTACGACCATCTATTTCTCTTATTACCTACTCACAATCATGTTATCCATGGTTCATAATTATTTTCAGACCTGAACCAGTCCAGATAGCTTCAATGCACTTGCCACACAAGCTCAAATCTGGTTTACTGCACGCAACGCCCCAGTAAAAACCTCGAATGTTTTTGTTCATTATTTTTTTCTGTCACAGGTATGCAAAATCTACACCATGCCTCCTGTGGAATATTATGTCGTATATAGGAAAGTTGGAATACAGGGACTTGAACCCTGGACCTCCTGACCCCAAATCAGGCGCTCTACCAAACTGAGCTACATCCCAAGACGCTGGACCGAAGCCCAGCTTGGAGAAATAATCATGAAAATGAAAAATACAAAGAAAAGAGAAGAATAATAGAATAGGACAGTAGTCCTATTTAGTGGATGGAGAAGGATTCGAACCTTCGAAGGCAGAGCCGCCTGATTTACAGTCAGGAGCGTTTAACCACTTCGCTATCCATCCAAATAAAATTTTATACTCAATAAAAATTGAGTTGTAGGGCAGTGCACCAGGACTCGAACCTGGAGTCTTCATTTGTATGTTTTCCAGAATTTGAATATGACGCTTTACCAATTAAGCTATACCTGCCATAGCAGGATAACACTCCTGCAATCAAATGGGTTTTAGGTCTCCATTCCGACCCTTCATCACTCGGTCAATTTTTATTTTAACTTCCTGTCAGAACCGTCACAGGACGCATTTCACTAATTTTTCTTTATTTTACCGAGGTGATATAGTTAGCAATCACACCTCATCATCAATTTTGAATCGTCCACTAAAGCAGGATCTCTCTGTTTGCGTAGTTACTTCGCTGTCCGCCAGCTATCCTGACTAAATCAGGAAGAGTATTATTTGCTTCCGCTCAGTCGGAAGGTTCCAGTCCTAACACTGTATGATGAATCACGGATTCTTTTACATCGGCTACGCGCGAATAACTTTGAGGCACTTGTCAACTATGTCATTCTCCGATGGCAGACGCTCCTTATCTGCATAACAGAATATTTCTATTCTGGGCAACAAACATAAGTTCCGGCTTGTTTATTTAACGCCCATGAATCATAATAGAAAGTGTAGAAGAGTACTTCAACTACTCCGATACACTGTAACTTATTGACATAGCACCTGGCATTTAAGATAAGACCGGAAAGGATCGGTGCATTCACATCAGAAGTCTATATGATTCTGGGCGTTCTGCTCACATATTCCCCTCTGAACCAGTTAGCTACTTTATAGCTAGGAAGGAGGTGAAATATGAGAAGGGAACACAACAAGCTTAAGCTTGCAAAGTTAGCGATCCGACTTCTTTGTTTTACTATAATTATAATCGCTGCACTGTGGATGATTTTTAATAATAATCCGCAAAGCCTCACAATCTCTGTTAATGCCGATAAGGTTAACGCAGAATTTGCTGTGAACTTTGCAAGCGTATTAGATGATGATTGTCAATAAAAGACTATCTCATCGGCAATGGGCAGTTACTTTTGTAGCTGCCTCTTTGTTTTTTAGACTACATTTATTGTTTATCAGGTACTGGTGCAGACTTCCAGAACAAATCCCCGCTTTTCAGCCTCTTCTTACCTACCTGATGTCGCAAGCGTCTTGGGAATAAAATGTTCCACCACAGAACAAATATAATAGAAGAGAAGATAACAGTCGTAATACTCTGTTATTCCACAGAAATTCAAAAATGTTATGTTGGACCATAAACTAAGATGGTCAATATCAAAAGTGTTACCTTCTCTATTATGTACTTCTAAATTAAATTTTGATTGAATCCTTAATTTTTCTAACCTTAGAATGATCTACCTTTATGTAATATTTCTTAGTAACATCAGTTCCTGCATGATTAAGCATTTCTGAAACATCTTCTAAACTTGCCCCATTTTCCTTAAGCAGACTAGCATAGCTATGTCTCCAATCATGACAATGTAATGTAGGATGCCCAATCATATTACCAATTTTTTTACACCATTCATTTAGAGTATCATTACTTACACATTGTTTCTCATTTGTATAAGCCGTTTTGAACACCCAACCATAATCATCTATATTATTGTCTTCTCTATATTTACGTAATTCATTCATATAATCGCGAGTTTCTTCACTAAATGAAAGCTCTACAATTTTACCTTCTTTTTCAAGCACATCAGAGCAAATACGTTCTTCCATATTGATTTGATCCCATTTCAAATGAGCAATTGCATTAACTCTGGCCATTGTAGTGAGAGATAAAAAAGCATAAACCTGTAACTGAACATCACCATATTCAGAAAGTTTTTCTCTCATAAATTGCACTTCTTCCTTTTTTAAATAAGTTTGTACAACAACAGGTTGTCCTTGTTTTGGTCTATCAATAAATTCCATTGGGGATTCTGTAATGAGTTTTTTCTTACGAAGAAATTTATAGAAAGCGGAAATAGAAGACATGACACGTTTCTGACGATTAACATTATTACCTTGCTGTTTTCTCCAGAAATAATATTCTTCAAGATCTTCTTCTTTTGCTTCAAGAACAGATAGATTAAATTGGTTATTATACATATAAATGAACCACTGCATTAAATCAGAATTATAACCCCTAATTGTCTTTTCTGATAGGTCTCTAATTGACATATCAATTTGATATTTTTGAAACAATCTTAATGTTTCCGGATTAACCTGTTTAGCTTTTTCTGCGTCATATAATAATATAGGTTTACTTCGTTCAACTGCCATTTCTTCATCACTTCCTTTTATCAAAATATTTCGTTATCTTATGTGAGATGACAGCACTAACCATCACCTCTTCAGAAAATTTTATAATAATGAGCGAAAAAAGTAATTGCCTCACGGCAAATCACATCACATAAAATAACGATTTTATATTTACCACAGGACTATTACAGCCCTGTGGTTTATCAAAAAATGAAAAATTCTATTTATCTAGCAGCATCCTTTACAGCTTTTGCCAGTTTTGCCCTAACAGTTTTATGAGGTTTAATCATCAGGTCTTCCCCAGTGAGCGGATTGCGGCCTTTTCTTCCAGCTACATCCTTTACCTCAAGGCTTCCGAATCCTGGTACTCTAACATCCTCGCCAGCTTTCAGTGTCTCCATGATAACTTCCTGAAGAGCTGCTACGATATCACCAGTCTCCTTAATTGTCTTCTCTGCTTTAGTTGCTGTTGCTTTAATGAGTTCAGTCTTTGTCATAATTTTGTTACTCCTTTTTTTCTTCTAAAAATTTTTATAATTTTATTTTTTGTTTATACGTGGGTCCGCCACGCTCGGCATATTATTTAATTGTCTATACTCAAACTGATTTTCATCAGTCAATAACAATGTTATTAGTTCCTTTAAGACCTTTTTCTTTGTCCCAAATGAAACAAATGCATTTTCTTACAGCACCAACAAATCCGGATTCGTGACTCCAGTTATCCTCGCCTGTAACAGATGGGAGATTACGAATGATTAAACCACCAAGTTCTTTAATTGCCTGTTCCGAATGAAGGTGTGCGAGATGTGCTTCATGGTATTTTGTTCTTCCAAATGCTTCTCTGGCTTCAACCTGCATTACTTTGTCTACACGTTTACCTTCTTTATCTCCATGAGCATACATAATAAGAGAATTGCCCCATTCAAAATATTTTCTTGGATGCATGTCTACATCAACAAGTACATTTGGATCTTCATGAAAATAAGCCCATAATGTCATAACTACGTGCCAAGAGCTTAAAAAATCATGGTTTCCTGGGACATACATAAGTTCAACAGGAGCAAATTTAGATAATGCAGTAATGCCATCAATAAGCATTTCAACGCATCCTTTAAACATCTCCTGATGTCTCATATTTGTGTCCTGTGCTGTACCACGAGTTGTTGTTCCTTGTACATTATCAAAATGGAGAAGGTCGTTGCCGATTGGCATAAGAATTTTTGCGACTTTTCTTGATTTAATATCCTCAATAGCCTCGGTTATAATCGTATTAAAGCATTTTTCAGCTATAATATAATCATATGCTCCGTTTGTAAGATTTCCTGATGCGAACTTACCATAATGTAAATCCATGATTGGAATCTCATATAAAACTCCATCATCAACTTTTGGCTTTGTAAAATAATCTCTATTTGTCGGTTTATAGTTTCTAACTAAGTCTTCGTAAAACTTTTCAATTTCAATCTGAGAAATTTCAGTTCTAGGTTTTACATTGATTTTGCTTGCATACAGATTTTTAACACCAGATTTTCCACCCTGATTCCAAATAGAGTTTCTTGCAGAGACAAGTTCCCATTCGAGTGGATCATAACCATGCGCGTTAAGTAAAAATTCAGGATTTTTCAAGTTTTCCTCATTAATCTCAATAAGTCGATCACTTGTAAAAGAGCCATCCTTATTTACATCTGTCTGTTCTTTATATCTTGGAAGCGAGAGAGGAGCCGGTTCGTCTGTAGTTGGTTCACTATTTACTTCCATTTCTTTTCTTCTTTTTTCATCAAAATATTCTTTTACGAATACGCTGCCATATACATTGCTACAAGCATTCCGAAGAGTATTGCGAGATAGTGGAATAGAATATTGATCAATAATTTCAGTCCAATCTTTATCTGAGTTTCCCTGTACTTTTGCAGTTATTTCGGCAAACGAAGCCTCATACTGTTCAGGTGTCATTCCATAATCACTTATTCTTTTTTCAAAATCCATATGCGATCACCTACTCTGCGTTATCTGCATCCTCTGCAGGAATTACATCTAACTCTTCCTCAGTTTTAATCTGAGCAGTCATCTCAATATGCTGATTTTTCATTGCATTAAGAAGATCTACAACAAATATTTCTTTTTCATCACCATTTTCATCTGCATATGTAATTGTGGAACAATCATCAGAAAGTGTTCCTTTAATAGATAATTTATCAGTTGTATTACGTTTGAAGCTTAAACAAGACCTCATTTTATTTTCTCCTTTTAATCATAAAATTTTTTTAAAATATAACTGAAATATCAGAAATAATCTCATCAACAACATTATATTTTTTTAACTCTTCCTCAGTGAGATACCAGTCTTTAGATCTATTTTTATTGAAAGTTTTCTCATCAATAGATGTACGCTCAAGAACATAAGACTTCATATCCTCAATCTGTTTCTTATAATTTTTCTGTGCAGAATCAATTTGTTCCGCAGTACCGGAAAATGATGCATTTCCAGAATGAACCATCATTTGAGTATGTTTAAATGCATATCTCTTATGTCCGGATAGGAAAATAATAAATCCTGCTGACATAGCTACTCCCATAGCAACTGTAATAATTGGAATGCGCGAAGCAATACATAAATCTGCAAAGAAGTTTGCCTGTTCAAGATCTCCACCGAAAGAGTGTATTAATAAGCGGATCGGCTGCAGTTCGGAAGTTGGTATATCTTTTTCGGCAATATTTAACTGAATAATGATTTTTGCAAGTTCAATTAATGCATAATCTTCTTCAATTTCAAAATCAATATAGAATGTTCTATTTTTTCGATCCTCCCAGTAGGTATATTCTTCTGGAGTAGGAACGTCACTTTCTTTTGTTGTCCCAACAAGGGATAATGGTAAAATATCCATACGTTTTACCTGCTTTCCTTTTAATCTTTTATTTTTATAGTCACATAAGATCCGCAAGCTCACTAAGCTTTGATCTATAGTTATTTTTCAATTTGACACATCCAAAACTTTCGTTACCTTTAAACACGTCAATAAGTCTATTCATTCCGATATTTTGAATATTAGTATCTTTCTGTTCAATAATATCTCCCTCATAAATCTGTTTACATCCAGATTTACAACGTTGAATTATTGTTTTTAAAGTATAAACATCCAAGTTCTGAGATTCTGTTACGAGGCAAATACTATCCGACTCAAGCTCTATACCTCGTATATTTGCAGTTGGAATAATATCTAACATTCCACGTTCAACCATATATTCTACTTGCTGCATATCACCAAATTTTGATGCAAGAATATTTCCAATAGAACCATAATAAAGAAGTTTTGTAAGATGATCACCTTTTTCAAATCCAAGCGTCTTTGCATTTTTTAATGGCTCATAAGAATAGATAATGTAACATTTTTTAAATCTACCCTTTTCAATTTCTTGCATAATATAATTAAGCGGAAGAGTAGTTTTACCTGAACCAGCCTTACCGTATAATACTGTAATATCATTAGTGTTAATTGAATCCATTGCAAATGCCTGAATATTATCTAATGGTTTTAATGTCCCAAACATATTAGATTTAAATGGTTTACATCTAATTGACTGGTAAGCTTCACCATCCCATTTTAATGTATCTACTTCATTTCCGTTCTCATCCTTAAGCAGTACATATTCATTTATCAAAAGATTTAATGTATTTTCATTAAGATGTTCATAAAAATAAGCCATCTTTTCTTCTGACAGACTTATTTCCTGGTATCCTTTATAATAATCAAAATTATTTTCAATCGCACTTTCAACATCTAAACCAAAAATCCATTTAGCAATTGTTTTACATGCAAGATCGTTTGTAACAAAAATAACATTTTCAATTGTAGAAGCACATGCACAAATCTGATTATCTGGGGAATTTTCAAGACCTTTTGATTCAATAATAGATAGGATAGAATTGTCTGTTATAACAACTTTATACTTGTCAGTATTTTCATCCAAAATATGTAATATTTTACGTGATTTATATTTTGTTTCTTCGTCTTTATTTCTTGATACTTTAATATGCTCTAATTCTTGAAGGGTAGTAGAGCTAATGTAAAAATAACTGTCTAATACATTTTTTTGTAATGCTAAAACAGCATTTGTATCATAAAATTTTACTTTTGTTTCGATGGTAAATAACCACCTTTCTTTAAGTATTTCGCCTTATGCGATATATTCAGTTGTATTTTTCTTATTTTAATTTCTCCACTCTATCTGCATAGTAATCCTCAATATACCTCTTGTTTCCACAGGTTTTATAATACCCCACATGGTACCCTCTGGAATTCATGTACCCACCTGAGTATGGCTTTAAGATTTTCTTATCAATAAGGGACTGAATACCCTCTTTTGTAATTGTTTTAATAACAATACACACCTTTCGTTCTAAATTTCCTCGTAATAGAGGATAATAATTGCAGGAGACAGATTTGAACTGTCGATCTTCAGAGCATGAATCTGACGAGATACCAAACTTCTCTATCCTGCGTCAATTTAAACCACAACTGGACCAGTTACGTAACCTAGCCCAGCTGCAGTCACAATTTGTGAATGGTCACCCATACACTCACCTCACCCCTGTGAGCTGTTTGTACATTTTAATTCGCGAACCCATATTTATAACGCGCACTCGGCAATAGCGCGAGGGCCTACTAACACAACTCTGTGCTTTCACGTTATTCTCCCTATACGTGGTAATTGTTGCATCCTTGTAAAACCCTTATTTTTATTGACTTTATTAAGGGTCAATTTTTGTTTAACCGTAATTTTATTCGCAAACAAAGTTATTTAAAAATTTTTCTTTGCTATATTTATACAAAAGATTAAGTGTTTTTCTAGCATATTTTTGTGGATTACTTTTTCTATAACTCGATCTACCTTTTTCTGTACTTATTCCTAAACTGATTTCAATAAGACGATTAATAGTGACAACATTTCTAATTTTCATTTTTGAAATTTCCTTCACCATGTCTGCCGCTTTTTGTGCAATTAAATCATAGTATGTTTCGTTATCACTACATAATAATTGCATATTTTTTATATATGAATCATATTCTTCTATGGTAGTCATAATTTTGGTCATTTGATTATAATTTCCTTCACCTGTCATCTTAATAAAGAAATTCTCAGTAGGAGTAGTAACCTTAGTGCTTGCTCCCTGGATTTTATCCAACCATTCCTGCAACCAGTTCATTGGGCATATAAGATCTTTATTGATTCGTCCTTTTAATTTGTTCTTGGATTCCTCAATATCTTCTTGTGGAAGCTCTTTACCATCCTTAGTAACAGCAATTTCTCTTGTGTATTTCATAAATTCAGGGAAGTCACACTTTTTCATTCTTTTATTTCCATTTTTGTCAATTACTTCTTTTTTCATTGTCATACATGGAAGTTTGCTAATACGATCAATCTCTTTAATTCCATCAATTTCATAGAGTCTTTTACAGCTATCGATTATTACTTGAGCAAGAACGCTTAGAATTACGAAATTATCTGATAGCTCATCAAGTCTTTTTGGATCTGGACTATCACCCTGTAATTCACTCCAGTAATAAGTCATGGCAAGCTGTGCCAAATTACTAGAATATCCAATTCCGATTCTTGATTTAGAAAATGTATTATCCATACGTGCATATTCTGATTTGTTACTTTTATAAACCACGCCACTTTCTTTTAAATCATTAACAATAGTAGGGTAGTGTTTATAGCAATAAGCTGCACATCTTACCATAGTAGGCTGATTTGTGGCTAAAACGAAGTCACTGTCAAAATCGCAACCATTTAAACGTGGTTGTACATCAGTACAAATACAGTTCACTGCAGCAATATTTGAAGAAAATTCAAAGTATTTTTCCATTTCATCACTGTAAACATTGTGAAAATAACAAATATTATTTGGGGAATTATGCGGATTGCGAAATGCACATAGAAATTCATCATGTTTAAATCTTGTTGTATAACATTGAATAGTTCCAGATTCTGGTTGAAGGGTAGGATCTTTTGTAAAATCCTCACCAACAGAATAGAGTAGAAGAGCGTATGGATTACCACAAACAGTTAAATTATCTCCGTTCACAACAATCTTGCCTTTTCTAAGCTTATGTACATATGCGGAAATAATTTTTGACTTCTCATGTCTGAAAAATGTACTATTGCCAAATTCATGGTTGTGATCATATAAATCAGCCATCATCTCATAGTGGTTTACCTCATTAGCATTTTTTCTTAAGAATTTCTCAAACTCATTATTATCCTGCTTCAGTAACTCCACATATTCAATACTGGTGCTTGCAATATCCCTTACATCATCTTTGGTACATGGGAGAGTATTAACCATCTGATAACTGAGCTGTTGATATTCACCAAGTTTACTAGGATGATCGGTTTTTACAATACCGAACACGCTGCCATCTTCATTTACCTTATTGCACCAATACTCATATGCAGATTCTAATGAGCCGCCCATTAAATCCTTAAATTTTTTCCATTTGATGGCGTTGTCAGTAGTGATAATCTTAATGTCTTTCAAATAATGCCAATGACCAAACATGTCTTGGACCTGGTAAGTTTCATAATCATTACCGGTTTTCTCACACCAATCCTTAAAAAATAACTGTATATGAGATTTAAAACCACACATCTTAAATAAATGATGTCTCATTAAAGCCATGCCATTAATCTTAACAGTCCAATCCGGATTATAAGCATTTCTGCAGTCTTTAAAATAATCAGCTTCAATCAGTCCCATGCCATCCCAAAGTGTATTCTTGACTTCGGTAACCTTCTTGTCTACGACACATTTCTTACAAATTCGACCCTTAGAGTCCACGTAATCTTCTGCACGAACAATGTTAGCCATTGTCTTAAAAAATGAATCTTGGTCCCTAAGAATGAGAATATCCTCTACAGGAATATACTTAGTTCCAACGATGGTAGATGTAGTAAGTGGAGCATAGGCAGACATCTCAACAATTTTTGCATTGTCATCTGTCATTAGTTTTCCAAGTCCGATAGTTAACCATTCGTAAGCCACTTCATAAAGTTCAGAGTTTATAAAGATAACCTGTCCAAGCTTTGCTTTAGCACTGGTTCGAAACAACATCTCATAGTGAATTGTTTCTTCACTTTTAATAGTGCCATCTTTATTCTTAGTTTTATAAGTAACATCTACACCTTCGTTGTAGAATTTATCTCTGATCTGCTCACGCTTTTTCTCATCATAGAGATCCTTGTTATTCTCAACTTTCTCCAAAGTGTATTTAAGACGTTCCTTTAATTCGCCATCAGAATTTTTATACAACTGCTCAATTCGTTTATGCTCATCCTCATAAGATCTTGTACCAAAGTCAAAGTCTAAGCAAATAATATCTCTAGTAGATTCACCTTTATATACATTAAGACCATTCTTTATAAGAAAAGCAGAAAATAAACTATTATTAAGCATTGCTTCAGTGTATGAGAAATAATCTCTTGTGCCTAAATTAACATCATATAATGTACCAGCACTGATATTTTTAATTTTAATTCCAAATTCACTAATGATAATCACCACCTTACATTATTGATGATCTTTCTTAGTAGAATTTTTAGTTGATTTAAATTTGTATTTATTTCCCTTATTTTTATTATTACTTTTTGTCCATCCAATAGAAGAAGCTGCAGCATTAATATTACAACTAGGAAATGGGGGATAATCAGTCTCAAAAGCATATAAATTTAATACATTTGATGCATAGCGATGAAATTCTTCACGAGATGGTATAGCAGGAAATGTACCGCCTGTATAATAATTTTTAGTAGTCTTAGATGATAATCTCTGTGTAAGTGCAACGTTGTCTGTGTTTACTTCTGTATTCATATTTAGTGTTTACTCCTTTTAACATAATTGGTATTAATCCTTTCTGTGCGAGGTTGATAAGTTGCATAACCTACTAAATGTGAAGGGCTGAAGGGTAGTAGGTTATATAAAATTCTTCTTAATAGAAAAATCTTTTATTCACAAAAAGTGCAAATGTGTTATTTCACACCTGACTATTAATTTCTTCTCTATTTAGTTGTGAGTTATGTTGGAATTTATTTATCTGAATAGATAATGATATTGACAATAAAAATAGATAATAAATAATAAAATCAAATAGAACGAAGCTAGATGTGAAGCGCAGCGAAACATATAGCGTAGTGATGACAAATGAACGTAGCGTAAGCGAAGTGAGTGCGGCAGTACCTGGTGGAACACCAGTAAAGTATAATCCAAATTTATAATAAATATTTATAATCAAATATTTTAAATTAACTATCCTGTCGTTCCGACAGTGCTTCACCGCATTCACTACGCTAAAGCTTCGTTCATTTGGAGTCACTTCACAATTTTTCGCTAACGCTTCAAAATTGTTCGTTCGAAATTGGTTTGATTGTATAAAATTGGTTTTATTTTTATATAGCTCTTTTTATAAATTTTTTTATTTTTTCTTTTAAGGAATCAAAATTGAGATCCCTTTATTTTATTGGCATCGAAAGCCCTAATTTTTCAATTTTAGGAAGTTTGACTTCCTAAAAACTTTTTTTCATTAATTTTCTCATCATCTAATTTTAACCATTCTTTGAGAAGCATTCTCATACGGACAGAAGGAATGTAAATATTAATTTTTTCATCATTTCTTATTTTACTTCTCCAAATCCATTGAATCATTTCTGATAAAGCATATTTATTTGCATTTAATGTTAAATTGTGTTTTGAAAAGAAGTTAGTTATTCCTGGATGAAAAAAGATATTGCAACAATAAACTAATGTAGATTTTTCATTATAATCATTTGTTGATCTACAATTACATGGAACAAACTGTTTTGTATATCCCTTACCTTTTAGTTTGTTTTTTGCTTTCTTAAAACAAGTCCACATAATATCTTTTGATGAAGAATTAATAATATTTGTAAAATAATTGTAAATGTTATTTTTTAATTTATCTGTATAATTTTTATTTGCAGTATCAAACCAGCTACTTGAAAATGATGTAAGTTTACATGGAATATTTTCATTAAGTTTACCTTCGTAAATATTAATGATATCCTGATATTTAGTTGTATCTGGTTTATAATAATCTACAATTTTATAAAATCCATTTTCAAGTATAATACTTTTTACTGTATAGTCGATATGATATACATCAAAATAATATTTTAAAATACTTGCATCAAACATATATGTAAGAATATAAATATTTTTAAAATAAGAAAAAATTTCTGGTGGATATCTCCAAAGAAGAATAGTGTCATTAATACATAGCAGTGATTTTGTGATTGCTAATTGTTTAATGTCGTTATATTTGCTATCCAGTTTATATTCTTTTTCATTCCATATAACAAAGCCATCTTCGTCAATTGTAATCCAACCGCCTTGCTTAAGAATTCGTAAATCACCTTGTTTTAATTCTGTATAAGGTTCAATTACATTTAATACCTCATCAAGAATAAGAGTGTAATTAAGTGTTTGTGAAATTTCTCTTATGTTAGATCGAGTATTTTCATCAAAATTTTTAAATAGTTCGTGGGTAGAAGCAATATTAGAACCTTTCTGAAATAACATATTGATATTATTTAATTTGCCCTTTCCTCTGTTTTGTGGTTGGAAGAAATCGACATCCGTTTTATCCATAATACGTTTTACTTCATCTAAGAATGGAGTTATATAAAGAAAACGATCATTACAGTAATCAGCTTCATTAACGTGTTGAATTGCCCAACTGGTTTTACCAGATCCCATGATAGAATCAATTACAGTTATCATAAATTATTTTTCCTCCTTTGGAATTTTTATAATGCGCCATGCACTTTTATATCTTCTTCTAATTTTATTTCCATTTTCATCTACAAAAGTAATTTGTTTTGTTATTGGTTTTATACGAAAATTGATTTTTCGTTCTTCTAAAACTTTATTAATAGAAGATGCTCTCTTTAAAAGTTTTCCATTACTTTTAGCATTTATAGTTTCTATTAATTCTTTTCTATCTGCCCACATAAGAAAAATAGTTCCTTTATTATAAAGTTTTCTCAAATATCTTTGTAGCTCTGTATATGGTCGTTGAGCCATAAATAATTCCTCCTTAATATCTACTTCTAAATTATTTTTCTTTATATTCTGAAAAAACGTTATTGTATTCTTCTTCAGTTAGTGCACGAAGTAACCTATATTTGTATTCTGGTTTACAAAGAACTAATGGTCCATAAGGATTTTTCTCATCAACTGGTTTACAGTAAAAATATTTTTCACCACGTTCAAATGCTTCTTTTGCCCATTGTGTAAGATCTTCTCTACGGTAAAGCATAGGTTCGCCATTTTCTACTGCGTCAAAACGTCTGGAGATATGTACGTCATAGCGATTAAACAAAAGTTGTAGATCTGATATTGTTTCAACATTTTCTTTGCCAAGTAAGATAGATACGTATCTCTGAATTTCGTTATTATTCATATTTAAAATTCTCCTTAACTGATATATACTATATTATTTTTTTCTTGTTTAGATTTGTATTTAATCTAAAAATAGTGATAGTGAAAGTGAGATAGATGGATCAATATAGACTTCTAAATGGAATTTTATTTTATTCTTAGGAATTAAATTTAATGCGAAATGAGAAGTATATTAGTTTAATGTAATTTTAAGTTAGATTCGAGTTAACTTTGAATTAACTTTGAATTAAATTCAAGTTAGATTTGAGTTAACTTTGAGTTAGATTCGAAAAAATTATAGCTATATATTAGACCTGGATGGTGATCTGGGTAGTGAGTGCAGCTGAGACTAAAACATACCCCTCATTACGGTACTTTAGATGAGTTTTTGATGGTAATTTTTGATGAAATAGTGGTTAGTGGTAAATTGGTAGGGTAGAGGTGTTTGGACGATTTTTATGGTAGAATTTTGATTTAGAATAGGTGTGGACTATAGATGTGTTAAAACTGGATTTGAGTGAGTGGAGAGTTAAAAAATAAAGCAGCACGTCCAGATTGGATGGCTGCTTTTAAATTTTTTAGTTTAAATTGTGTGAATTAAGTTGTGTTTTTTTGATACCGAGAGATAACAGTATTTATATAGGAAAGAATACGATTTGTGTGATGAGTAAAATGGGTTTTGAGTAGGGATTTATTGGGATTTTATCGAATGAATATTTTGAGAGTGGTGAAAAATTGCTAGTTATGCCAGGAAAACATTGAGATTTTGGTGTGGTGAGTGGGGAGCGATGGTTGTGGAGGAACTTGGATGGTTGAACGGTATCGATTGATGGCTTGAATTTATTTGAGTTGAGCGAGATTGGTGTGTGATTTTTGTGTGATTTTTGGTGTGATTTTTGTGGAGTGGGAGTGAAAGATGATAGGAAAAAACTGGGATTTTACGATACGGTGGTCGATACGATGAGAGAGTAATGGAGAGCGTGAGTTAGTAGGGATTTATTGTGAAGAGGGATTTTCCAGTCAGTGTGGAGATTGACCTGCTTATGCTGCTGAGCCGATCCTGGATCTGCTCCAGGATGGAAAGTACCCCCATCCTTATTTTCCATGACTTCTAATAGATATTAGTAGACATGCTTTTATACTTCTATGATAGAAAATATAGAAATTACTATACAAGACATTCTGGCGTTGTCTGGCAAGGGCTTTAAACTGGTATATAGTAGGAATTTTTCAAAAAAATAGGGTAAAAAGTCGTAGAAATCCAGTATTTACAAGGGTTTAATGGCTATGGATAAAATGAAATTTTTTACCAGACATTGCAGTAATACCATATAATACAGTATCGAAAACTATGTTATATCATTTTCAAAACAATTTAACTAGTACACTATAGTACATCATGTATACTATAAACTATCACATATGGAATACTAAACTACCTTATATAGTTTTCAAAACTACATGACATAGTATTCCTATACACCATTTTATGCACTTTGCACAATGTCTTTCCCCGATTCCCTAAAAATTACCCTCAAAAAGACACTTTCACCATGCAATCCACACCACACCACAGCCAACAATCCCACTAAATCCAATACTTTTGTGCAATATGCCTATACCGCAGCTCAACTCACTGCTTACAAAATGTCTTTCATACACGGACGTTTTCAAACAATTATACATTTACACACGCAATAGCTATAATACACTAAATTGTATTTACATTTCACCTAAATCCCTAGCTATTTTCTCATTTACAGCTTTATTTATAAAATCATTCACACTTTTATAACCAAACTTGCTACAATGTTCTTTCAATTCTTCTTTTTTACCCTTTTTGACTGTAAAACGTACCTGGTCATAGTTATTTTTTATATAATCATTATCATATTTTACTTTATTGAATTTATTTTCATTATTATCTGACATTTATATATCAACCTACTTTCATTTTTTTGCATTATATAGAAATAATTTCACAAGAATTATACCATACGACAGCCCACAACGCTAGTAAAATCAATACTTTCCATGGTTTTTACTTCTGTATTTTTGAAATATTCCTTCTAATAAAGGCGAATAAAAAAAGTATGTAATTATACACTTTGTACAAAGTAAACAGAAAAGCAAGCTACACTTTGTACAATATTCCGACTTGAAAATACTTTGTACAAAGTGTTATACTTGCGTCAAGCAATTGAGATACAGCAACAACGACTTTTCAGTTGTGAATGTTCAAGTGTATGTATCTGGAATACCTACCAGAAAAAAGTTTTAAAAAGTTTAAAAAAAAGGTGTTGACACATACAAACGTATGTGATATAGTAACACCAACAACAGACAAATGTCTGTTGAGTGTCCCAAAAAAGTTGCCGGACTAATCCGGCGGTAACAATCAACCCACGCTGATGATTTAGGCATTCAGCATTCCGTACTTTGAAAAGTGAATGATGATTGATTGAATAGCAGTTCTTACAAATTGCAAGTTGTCTAGCGATAGCGTGAAGTCTTTCTGTTTTCCTCATAAAAGGTTCTGGCTTGTGGATTTCTCGCCAGTATTAGCGCCACCAGTAAAAGTGCGTGAAGGGTTGTAGCAGACCTACCGCCAAAAGACCAGCGGTTACAATAAGCTACAGGTGTTGGATTACACCTAAGTCATGCGGTAAGAGGCTGATTCTGTCCATCGCTACCAGTAATTCGTTCTGGATTCGCTCGAAACTGGAAAAGCGGTTTATAAATACATAATACATAATTGTTTCACCAACTTATTTTCAGAGAGGAGGTGAAACTATGGTAACTATTGATGTAGTTCGGTGCAAAGAACACTACGAATTGTTCTTCCAGGGACGATTTCTGTGTTCTTGCGACACGAACGAACTAAAAAGTTGCTACGAGGACGCTGTAAAAAGTGTTCTCTGTGGTAGCTTTAAGTAGCTTTTAGTTTACACCATTAGTCACTAAATGTCAAGCCTGTACAGGGTGTAATGTACAGGCTTTTCTAATGATCCAGGCTATAGGTCTATGGTTCAATCACAGGATTATTGTTTCACAATTGAATAACACGCACTAGGATTATATCCAGTGAATGATGGGTTATGCCTTCCCAGTAAAAAGCGACTGGTAAAAATACCAGAGGAGAATACTATGTCTAAATCTACAAACAAAAAAATCAACTTCAATTCTATGAACAGTGGTGTAATTGATGACCTCAGAACCTTTAAACAGGTTCGGTTAGAACTGGCACAGAAAGCTAATGACTTTGCACTTGCCAGAAAACCGCTCCAGGATAAGCTGGACGTGGCTATCTCAACAGGTGATGTGGAGCTTTCTAAGTCTCTGTCCGCTGAAATTGAGGCTCTTACTAAAGGTTATAAGGCTGAGGTATCACCTATCAATGAGGAGCTGAACCGTGTTCTTTGTCTCGTACCACAGGGTATGTACGACTGTTACCTTAAAAAGATTAACGAGGGTAAACGTGGCGAATATCTCCAGGCTTGCCAGGAGTTCGTCCGCAGATTCGGCGCAAAAGGTACAGATACTGCCATTAATAAAATGGCTGAAAGACTGTGTGACCTTGTAGGTATTAAAGCCTCCAGTAACAAAATGATTCTGGAGAAAAACCAGTTCACAAGTCTGTACTCCAAACGTCAGTTCAATAAAATGTGGATGAGCGCATTCTGTGACTATGCACTGGCTGAAATTGATAAATCAATCAAAGCTGAGGCTGAGACTAAACAGGAGGTGGCTTAATATGGTAGCTATAGTTAAGATTTCTGACAGCGTAAGTGGCGTAGTAACTCGTAGAAAAGCCACGGAGTACCTTCTTGGTACTCCTTTAACCACTTATCAATGGATGTGTATTCAGCAGGACTGGAAAGCGTTTGCTGATGATCCGTTGAAATATGTAGACACGGCAGTTGTAGACATGGTAAAAGATTACGTGTCTAATATTCTGTAATTAAACAGGCACACTGGCATCAACGTTAAGTGTGCCATTCGTAACTCGTAAACCGCAGCATTTATGATCCAGGGCATAGTCTACCCTTTTATGAGGAGGTGAAAAAGGTTCTTGCATACACTCTTTGCATAATTTATAATTAAGTGCAGGAGGTAGTTTGACTATGAATATGCAGGAAAAAATTGAAGGGGCTTTAGCCCATGCAAATATGTCCAAGACTGAAATGGGTAAAAAAGCCTTTGATGTGACACAGCAGACAATCTGTACAAGAATATCACGCGGTAAATTTACCAAAGAGGAACTTGAGCAGATTGCTCACGCCATGGGAGCAGAATACGTTTGTTATTTTGAGTTCCCAGATGGCAAAAAATTTTAATTATTACAATCAGCAACAAAAAAGGATCTACGTTATTAGTAGGTCCTTTTTTGTGCTCAAAAATAATTCTCATTTTTCAGAAGGGAGATTGTGTTTATTATGTCAGCTCCAAAAACAACCACGAAATAAATTCATTCTCAGAAGGGAGATCACAATAATGAAAAAACTTCTCGTAGCTGCAACATTCGCAGCATTAACAATTACCACACCAACCACAGTTTCCGCAAAGGCAAATGTCCGGTATAGTACCGGAATTGTGACCGGTGCAAAATCTATCACAACCTCAGACGGTAATATCTGGCATACAAAGCGGAAACTCCATCTTCACAAGGGAGCCAGTGTACAAGTTAAATTTGACACTAAAGGAACTCGCAGAAAAAAGGATGATACAATCCTTAAAGTTTCCAAAGTACCAAAGGCAAAACAGGCGAAGCCAGAAGTTAGTATTCCGGTTTCTGATATTGCTCTGGTGTACACGGATTTCCTGGGTTACACCACACTACAGCTGAAAGATTACGGCTGTATAAATGACGATCCTAACAGTATCAGCTACCAGGAAATCAAACAGATGGTCAATTCCTATTACGTCTCAATAAGGGAAGCTATAGATTCCGTGACGGTAACAGAGCCAAACGGAAATATCTGGAGTATTAGAAAGTGAGGTGTTTACAATGTCAGAATCAGTTAAATCTTATAAGCGAGATGCAATCAAAGCTGCAAGGCAACTGAAATATTCAGATTATATTCTTGCGAGATTAAACAATGCCACAACGGAAAGCGAGATCTGCCGACTGATGATCGAAGGCAGACATACAAAACGGTATTATTAACACCTATATAATAAGGAAGCTTTTCATTCCATCTGCGACTTGTAGATGGATTTTTTAATATAAAAAGTTTCCGATTTTGGAAGAGAAACACAAGGAGGTGTAAAGCAAATGGTTAGAACATGTGCATTAGTTGAGCGAAAATATGACAAAACTAAAGCTGTCGTAATTTTTGATCGCTGCGAGGATGGTTTTCCACTAAGCATAATGATGTTTGAGTTTGCAAGAGAAAACTATCCGTATAAGTACCCTTCGCCGTTTGGGGATATTAAAAATATCTCATGTGATACGGCAAGAAATGAGAAGGAAATGAAAGAGAAAGGATGGGTGAAACTTACAGATGAAACGCAAATATTATAACTGCGAACTTAAAGAGCTGGATGCTCAGAAACTCAAGGCAAAACTGAAAGAAGAGGGAATTGAATTTGAGTCATCTGGTGTTGGCTGGCATTATACACATTTTGAAATTCTGTGCAATGACGTAGAAGTAGAAACTATTGATAAGTTTTTAATGGAATTATAAGGGAGGTGCAAGGAAAATGGTAGAGGTATTAGCAACAATCAATACTACTGAAAAATCAGTAGGAAGAGTATGCAACTATTTAACAAACAGAAGAGTGAAACACAGAGTAGTTTCATCTGGTGACAATATGCAGATCAAACTACTCACCACTCGAAGCGAAATATCAGCAATAAATAGATTCTTAGAAAAAGAGGTGAATTGAAATGGGAGTAGCAGAGGCAATTAACTATGATTATGATGTTATTGATACACCAACCGAAACAACAGATAAAATTGTTCGGTGCTTCACAGATAGCGAGCTTAATGATGAGCTTGCTAATCTGTTAAAAGATTCTTTATCTGGTGTACGCAAGGCAAACCTGGAATCTCACGGTCTTGAAATCCGCAAAAGAAACCGCGAATTAATCATCAGAGAGAAGAAGAAACAGAAACTTCTTTCTATGGTTGAATTATCCATGATGATCTTTATGTTATTACTGATTCCGGTTTTAGGGACCGTAATTGTAAGAGAAGCTGTGTATTTATGGTTGTACATTATCACAGGACCAGTTGCAGCTTACTTGATAAACCAGTTAAGAAGAATGTAGGAGGATACAGAAATGGTGAAAAGATTTTACAAAGGGAAACAGTATTCTTTAATGCTTTCAAGGCATGATGAAAACGGTGATCCGTATACTTGGACAGTAAATGTTACTTTCAAGGAACGTGTAAAGGGAGATCTTCTTTTTAAAGCATTCGAATTTTCCTACTTGGTTCATCCAGACAATTCTGTATATTATACAAATGGCTATTCAAACAATTGTTGCCACTGTGCAAATATTGTACAGGGATGGCAGTTTTAAAGGGAGGTATAAAAATGTATAAACGTAAAACAGTTGATTGTTACGCAATTGAGAGTTTTTATGAAGGGCATGGCTGGAGCATTGAGTGTAACTGTGAAGACTTAAAAGATGCAAAGGTGCAATTAAAAACATATAGAGAAAACGTTAATTATCCAGTTCGGATTAAAAAATGGAGAGAGAAAATTAAGGAGGCATAAGGCAAATGGAACTGAAAAAGTATATTACCTACGAGGAACCATTGGAAGGAAAAAGTTTTACAATCAACCAGCTTCATGAGGTTTACAGAGATCTTGTAGACAAAGAAGAGTATCAAGATTTTGACTGTTGGTTTACCGATATGTTGAAATCTGGCGTGTTTAAGGAGGTGTAAGGCAAATGACAGATTTGAAAGAAATTGCAAAAATTTGGGATGGAATTGTTGAAATCTATAAAGAAACTATTCCGCAAAACAATCCAAAGGTAACAGTAAGTGCAATTTACAAAAAATTCGGTAAGGCAAAGGCAAATGAAGCTTTTGCAACAATCGCAGAAATCAAAAAACATGATGGCAGAATCAGTCAAAGAAACAGAAAGAGACTGTCATCTATTCAGGTTAATCCAGATTGTACTGTATGGGATAGGATGATTAATCCGATGATCGGAACGGATTTAGACTATATCCATACTGCGCATATAGATAATATAATTACAGAATTGGAGGTGTAATAATGGGTAAGCGAACCACAAAATCATGGGATAAGAAACAGGAACGAAGGCTCCGGTCTTATCTCAAGGCAAACGGTTATTTGTATATCTGCTCAAAAGGCAGCCATGACAAATACCGGTCAACAATTACAGGAAACAACGTAGAGGTAAACAATCATATTAATAAGATGGTTTGGAAACGAACCATTGAAGAGGTCGCAGATGATCTCAAATCAAAAGGCTACAATTATGTTCCTTATGAGCGTGTTCGGTAGTCTTTTTTTTATTGGGAAAATTTTGAAAATTGAATAATGGATGCCATAAGGCAAATTGAAAATACATTGATGAATAAAGGAGAATAAGATTATGACAACAGTTAATATGAAAGATTATGTAAATGGAAACGTAAATGAAAATAAGGCAGTACAGGAAGTTATTGGAAAGATTAGTAAGGCAGAAACTAAAGTTAGTGCAAATGTTATAAATACAGTTGTTCCGATTCTTGGAAACAAAGAAAGAACATTAGAACAAAGAGCTGAGGATATTGGAGAGCTTAAGGGAATTCTTGCATCTTCTATTGCATCAGGTTTATCAAAAGTTATACTTAAAATTCCTGTAAGATTACTTGCAATGGATACAGCATATCAGATTCCAGAACGAACAGAAAGAAGTTTGGGAAAACTGTTAAAAGAATGGGACTATGATTCATGTGATCCATTACTTGGTGTACCACATTTTGAAGATGGATACATAGCAGTTGTTGATGGAACTGGTAGAGTTCGTGCATCTAATGTTATTGATAGTGACAAATACGAAAAACTTGATGTTACTGTCCTTTTAAAAGCTCCAAGTGACCCAAATGAAAGACAGAAATTTGAAGCTAAAAAATACGAATATCAGAATTCTGGAACAGAGCCATTAAAAGATTATCAGAAGCATGGTGCAAGATTAATTAGAGAAGATCGCCCTACTATGTTGCTTGAAGAATTAAAGCACCAGTATGATTTTGACTGGGTTTTAAAGAAAGGTCAAAGAGAGGGTGGAATTCTTGGTTCATATCCTTACACAAGAGAATTGTGCGAGAAATATGGAAGAAGCTGTATGGAATATATTCTTGATATTTGTAAAAAGTCAGGCTTTAACCGTCTTTCAAATGGATATTCAAGATGTGTATTTAAAGCGTTAAGGGATATGTGGAGATATTATGCAAGTGATAGAAATAAGACTGAGCAGTTTTTATCAGAATATTTACACGGAAAAACACCTGCACTCATTAAAGCAAGATCAAAGGTTGCATATGAATATCTTGACGCTGATGCAGCATTTAGTTTTTACATAGAAGATGCAATTGTTGAAAATCTGCATTTACAGCAGACTAGAAAACTTTCAGATGATGAACAGAAACTTGAAGTTATTCGCAAATTTGCATAACAAACTTTACATAAACTAAGAAGTAGAGGGTAGCAAGCGAAATTAAAACTTGTTGCCCTCAAATTATATAAGCAAGAAGGGAGATAAAAATTATGGCATCAACAATTGAAGCAACATCAAAAGTTTATAAAAATGTTCGGTCTTACTTTTCAGCTGGACATGGAGTTGAAAATTATAATCTTGTATCAGTTCGACAAAAATTAACCGAAACTTATCTTTATAGGGTAATGGCACAGCACAAGACAACTGGGAAGTATGCAGTGTGGACATGTTGGAATGAAACCACACAGTCGCTAAACTTTGGTCATTATGACTTAGACTTAGAGGATGCTATGGACATTTTATATTGCAAAGGAGAGTGGGATTGTTGAAATACGTATATTTTATATTCTTTGTTCTCTTTATAGGTATTACCCTTGGAATTATAGACATTGATGTGAAGCTTTCAGATGGAAGTCATTTTCATTATGATAGTTGGATTCACTTATTTATGAGATAAAATGAAACTTTTAAGGGAGGAAAACAAAATGAAGAAATTTGAACTTACAACAGAAACTAAAATTAATATTTGTGGTAAAAAACTTTTTAGAATTAAAGCACTTATTTCTTTTGGACTTATAATTGCCGGAGAAAAAGGAGGATGGATAGAAAAAGAAGAAAATCTAAGTCAGTATGGTAACGCATGGGTATTTGGCAACGCAGAGGTATATGATAATGCATGTGTACGTGATAATGCATGTGTACGTGATAATGCATGTGTACGTGATAATGCATGTGTACGTGGCAACTCAGAAGTATATGATAATGCATGTGTACGTGGCAACGTAGAGGTACGTGGTAACGCATGTGTACGTGGCAACGCAGAGATATCTGGCAATATAGAGATGTCTGGTGACACAGAGATATCTGGTAATGCATGGGTATCTGGCAAGCTGCATTAAAAAGAGATTTAACCGCAGAAGAAAAAACATGATATATTAAAGAAACTGCCCACGAATGTATGATGTTAATGATTGGGTTAAGTTGCTCATTGGATGAAGCATATAATACGCTGATGAATTAAAAACGGAGGTAAGGTAAATGAAATGTGATGAATGTACATGCACTTATGAATCATGTTCTTGTAAATTGCCAGGTTCAAAATGTGCTTACGAAACTGATGACAAAAAAGATGATGGAGCAAGAAAAAATGAAGAAAAATAAACCGAGATGGAAAGATCTTCCGTTCTATGAACGATTTGCTAGGACTTGTAAGCGAAATGGTTCTGCTGATTGGATGGTAGAACATATTAGAGAACGTGGTAAACAAAAAGAAGCAAGAGAAACGGAGGATAAATAATATGTGTATTGAAAAATTAATTGAGTTACTTCCAAACAGTGTTAAATGTGACACTGTAGATTTTAAAGATGTTCGGTTGATGGATGGTCGTAGCGCCATCCGTGTTACTATTGACAGACTTCTTACCCAGGAAGAGAAAGATAAAATGACCAGTAAGAGATTTGTTGGTCTTGACTGCGTAGGTTTTTACAAATATGCACCGGAAATCAAAAAATCATATTTCTATGTGGTTTAGTGAGGTAAGGGGAAAATGAGAGAATTTAATGTAGATATTGAAATGTTTAAAAAGAAATTTGATGAAGAATATGATTTTTTGTATAAAAATCGAGATCAAGTTGCAGGTTTTAATGAAGCAGTAGAAGCCGGAGACAAATTCTTAAATGATCATGGAGATTTTGTTGGAAAATTTGCAAATTATAGAGGCGATTTTATTACAAGTGATAGAGAGGTTGCAGCATTTATGTTTGCACTTGATAGTTTGACGGAGGGGTAATGGAAATGAAAGAAAACCAGATCTGTTATTTCATAGAAAATGATATGGTTATTTTTGGTGCATACAGCTATAAAAGCACATGTACACATGTTGTAAAAAGGCTCAGAACACCAGAAGTTCGGTTGATTAATGGAATTCCGTTTGATGAATTTGAATCAGAAATTGAGTTCAAAAAGTTACCTAAAGACTGGACCTATAACACAAGACTTTGGGAAGAATCTATTGACCAATGGAAATATGAAAAATATGTTGCAGAATTTGGAACTGTCAATGTAAAAGATACAAAAAGAATACAGGAGTTGTTTGACAATGGTTTATTAGTGATTGCTCCAATAGTTGATAAATTTATTGAAGCAGAAATTGACCATGGTTTTTATAGAATAGTTAAAAAAGCGCATGGCTATCCACTTGGATATGGTGAGCACAATGATTATTATCCTGATGATGTGTTTGATACATACGAGGAATGTGAAAAACATTTAAAGATTCAAAGGGAAAACAGATATAAAAATCATATCTACTGTAGACTTTTAGATGTATATGAAAACATTGATTGGGCTTTAGAAAAATATGAAGCGGATCATGGTGGAAGAGAAATTGAAATTATAAAGCAAAAGCTTTTATCCATTCCAAGGATTTGGGAATACATGTTTAGATACTATAAAGGTCAGATTTTTAAAGGAAAGCGTGAAGAGAAAAACGAAGAATGGGAAGTAATTGCATGAGTAAAGAAGATCTAATTCAGTTGATGGATTTATTAACTGAATATAGTGAAACATATTGTGAACCAGATATTAAACAGTATGCAGATATTAAAGATAGGAGCGAATTTGCTGTGATGCTTATGGTATCAGAGCATAAAAGAGTAATCGAACAGATTAAGGAAATTATCTGCTTAAACTTTTAAACAATAAAACGGAAATTTTAAGGGGGAATTTTACATGCAATATATAGTACTCGAAAGAAAAGTTTACGAGCGTTACTCTGTTGTTGATGCAGATGATCCGGAAGAAGCAAAAGAAATTTCTAGAAATAAATCATATGAGAATGATGAACCAGCCACTTATGTGGGAACCGAATATATTGCGTCAGAAATTTTAAGAGCAAGAAAGGAAAATTAAAATGAAAAAGTATAGTGTAACTTACCATGAAACCTATGAAGAGAATTATGAAATCGAAGCCAACTCACCAGAAGAAGCAGAAGATATTCTCAGATATAGAATCCAGGAGGGCAAAGAAGATGGTCCAGAGAATTGCTGCGACAGTTGGTGTGATGTAACAGAACTATAAAATCCGCATTTTATAAGGAGATAAAATATGTATAAGGTAAAATATGAAAAATATCGTTACGGCTATGGTGGAACCCAAGAAGTTAAAATATTCTCTTCGTTAGAGGAAATTGCAGATTGGCTATTTGGAATGGTAAAAGGGAAATATGAAGGTTCTATGTTTTTTGTTAATCCTGATGATAAAAATGATAAAGAATTGCATTTAGATAGTTCTTGTATTTCATCAAGGGATGATGAAAGATACCGTTACTGGGTTGAACAGATTGAAAAAGACGGATTAATTATTTATTCTTGTGGAACGTTCACAAACGGACTGTGCTATTGGAATGAGGAAGTAAAACAGTGGTTAAGAGAATGTATTCAGCGAAAAGATAATCCTCAGTTCAATTTTGGGTAAGGAGACGAAGACTATGACGTTTGAGGAAGCAAGACAGAGATCTGATTATAACTTTGCATTAAATGGAATTGAAAACGATATTGAAGATATTCGAAACAACTATATGAAAGGGTTATATGAGAGTGGTGATCCGGAAAGAGGAATTGCTATTCTTGAAATCGGTTATGTAGACATTGAGGTAAATTTAATGACATATGAACAGGTTGGAAAACATCCTGGTGATAAACGTCCAATTATTGATTACTTTGCCTGTATTAAGTGTGGAGATAATGAAAATGATTGGAGGTCTGATGATTATGTCGATCATGATATTAATGTAAATTGGGAATCAGACAATTGGGCAGAGCAGCTTGAAAGAGATATGTTTGAAGCTCTTGATAAATATGTGGCAGAAAATGGTTATAGTTATGATCATGCAAATTAGAAAGGAAGTTGAAAATTATGACAGTAGATCAGTTAGTCAAATCTTTAATGCATTACGATCCGGATGCAGAAATAGTTATTTTTGATAGACACACCGGCGAACCATATGAATATTGTTTTTCTTTTGAAAATGAAAATGAAGGAAAAAAACAAATAATGATTGAGGTTGAATAATAAAATTCGTATTTGATCGGAGAAGAAAAATGAAATATTCAAAAATTGTAAAAAAAGAATGCCCAATGTGCGGTAAAACACATTTTGTCAAATTGACAGAAGTTGAATATGATCAGTACAAAAAATATATTGCATATGGAAGCTTGATTCAGAATGCCCTTTCAAACACAAGTCCAACAGTAAGGGAATTTTTAAAAACTGGGTATTGTCCAGAATGTCAGGAATTATTGTTTGGTAAAAGTGAGCAGAAAGAATTGTTCTTTTCTTATGACGATATTAGAGAAGACGTTATAAAAGAATTCTGTGAAAAGCATGAAAATATATTAGATGCTCTTATGTCTGATGAGGCAGATGTCTTGACAGAAGAAGAATGGTTATTACTGATGTATGAATTTTGAATAAAAGGAGTAAGAAAATGGTAGCGAAACAGTTAAAAAAAGTTATAGAAAAACATAGAAGAAAAAATTTTTTAAAACTTGAAACTAGAATGGAAGTTGAACGTACAGTGTTCTTTGTTGCTGATTTATTAAAAGAGGCAGGATATAAAGATGCTGCATGTTTTACAGAAGCATTAGGAAATGAGATTGATGAAATGGGTACGGAAGAAATTTTATCAGAACATATTTTTGACTGAAAGGAGTAATGGAAATGACAGTAGAAGCGAAAGAACTATACTGTTATGTAACAAGCATAAAACCATTTTGCGATCAAGTGGATGAGATAGTTGGAAAAGCAAAAACTGGTTCACAATATCACTTTATTAAATTTAAACTTGCCAGTGTCGTTGGTCAGTCAGTGCAAAAGTATAATAATGATTACGGATATAGATTTGAGTACATGGACCAGGATGCAGTAATTTACAAAATATTGAGTAGATTATATCCAATTGCGTAAAGGAGAGAATAAATGACTAAATTAGAAAATATGGCAACTGAGGAATTTAAAAAGTTACCTAAAAAGAAGCAGAAGGAAATCAATAATGTAAAACGCATTCCGGTAGCAAAACCTGGACATGAGTTTAATAAAAGTAATGTTCGGTGTAAACGCTGGAATGTAGATGAGTGATGGAGGTACGACATGATGATAAAATTAAAGAAAGAATGGAATGATGTTGAAAGAACATCGAGAGAGTTATGCAGACAATTTAATATATGGAGGTTGTCAAACCTTAAAATCACTCATGGCAACGGAAGAACCGTTGAGGATATATTTGGATTTCCATATACATCATCAAGTTGCTTTGCTGCTATTTGGAATTGTCAGGCAGAAGCTGTTTATAAATGGTCTGAAGAATGGAGATTTGAAGGTCTTGCAGTAAGCGAAACAAATGATGCGATTGCCATTTTTGAGCATGAGGATGGAACCGCAGACAAGTTGGATCGAATGTACATAATTATTGGGAAGGTTGATGAGTAATGAAGTACATCAAATGGGACTATGATATTTTAGGATATCTAAGTAAAGAAGAAAAAAGAAATTGTGAAGCAATAGATAAATATCTTGAAATCCTACATAGTCGAAATAAAAATATTTCAGTTGTCATTTCTATAGATGGCGGAAATCAGTTTCACATAAAAAATAACGAAGAAAGTCTTATTGGATACATGACTGCAGAACAGTGTAAGTATGCTCTTAGGGGAATTTTAGTGTGCATTTATTATATAAGATAAGGATGGTGAATGGTTAATATGATAAGCGCAAATAAAGATTACACAATTTATGATATTGAAAATTTGACATATGACCAGGCAAAGGAAATGGCAATCGAAACTTTAAATATTAAAGGTCATGATTGTTTTTTAGTTGATTTTGGTGGATATTTTGGAAAATCAATTCTTGTATTCAAAAATAAAAGACATATTCATTATGCTAATGACTATGAGTTGCACAATGAATGGTTAGTAAAAGAAAAAGGTAATGAAGCATTAAAAGAATATTATATTAAAAAGTTAAATGAGATACTGTTCACAGAAGATGAATTATTAGAGCATATAAAAGACTATGATGAATACACGCGGAAAGATCATTTCATCAGAGACTACTGGATAATGAGATATGATTATTTATCAATCTTCGGTATAGGTGATGAAGCACAGAGAGAATTTGACAGACAAAAGAAATTTTATCCATTTTATGATCAGTTTTCATTCTGCTATGTAAAAAGTGAAGAAATTATAAATGAGCAAGCGAAATATATGAGTAATATTGAAAATGAGTATAGAAAACTCAGGGAAGATCTGGATAAGTTTAGAGAAATGATTTCCTACGAATTGGCAAATCATGAAGCCTGTATTACAGGTGAAGCAGACGACACACTGGATGCACTTGGTTATAGATGGAGTGATTTAACAAATAAACAGGTAGAAATTGTTAAGGAAGAGCTTCAGAAGCAAGTTGATAGTTATTATTTATAAGAACGGAGGATAAAAATATGTTTAAACTTACAATTAATACAGGTAATGCAGCTTTTCACGATGAATATAATGATGATAAAGCTTATGACAAATACTGTGAGGCAGAAGAAATTTCCAGAATCTTAAGAGAAGTTATTGATAAGCTTGAGTATGGCTGTGAATCAGGAGTTTTAATAGACATCAATGGAAATAAAGTTGGAGAATGGAGCCGGTAAAAGGGAGGTTTTACAATGGAAAAAGAGTATAGATATTACAAAAAATCCGAAGGGAAAATTATTCGGTTACATATAGAGGATGATAGCAGTCCTCTTAATCCGAGAACAGATTTCGATGGACATGTAGGTAAAATGATGTGTTGGCATAGATATTACAATTTGGGTGATTATGAAGAAAATAATTATAGTGATTCAGATCAATTCTTGTCAGATTTATTACGTGAAAATGTAAGCGAAAAATCAATAATTAATTTCGTTAAGAATGGTAAAGCTTCAAATGATGTAAAATTAACTTATAATAGAAGAAGCAAAATGTGGGAGTTATGGGTCTCGTATTATTTAACAATTCAGTCGATTAAAAATGCAAAATATCAGGTTTATGAAGAAAATGAAGATATTACCTGGTTGGTGGACGATATTATTGATTGTCTATCACGCAAAGATAAATGGTATCTATTAGAGAAACATGCAAATATTATTGCACTTCCATTATATTTATACGATCATAGTGGAATTACAATGAATTGTTGTGGATTTTCTGATCGGTGGGATTCTGGTCAAGTTGGTTGGATTTATACTGATAAAAATACTGTATTAGGAACTGGTGCAGATATTAAGAGAAATTGGAAAGAAACTGCTTACAAATGGATGGAAGGCGAAGTAAAAGAGTATGATATGTATCTTCAGAATGAAGTATACGGAATTATTACTGAAGAATATGATGGAGAGGGAAATCCAGAGGATGATGATAGTTGGACCGATAAAGAATCTTGCTGGGGATTTTATAGTGACAAATGGGGCGATGATTTGATTGAAGAAATCGTCAAAGAGTATGGAATATCAGAACAACTGTTTGAAAAATTTGAGAATGTAGCATAAGGCAACTGGGAAGTAAATATTACCAATTGTCTTTTTTAGTACAAAAAATGGAGGTAAGAGAGAATGAACAAAATGAAAGAAATTTTAAGTCGCAGTGGAAGCGCAGAGATGATGATTATTTATTATATGCTTGACAAGGGAATTGAAAATTTAAAATCCATTACAGAAGATGATATAAAAACTGTAAGAAGAAATGGGTTGATGACAGAAGAGTTTTGCCAGTCAATTGTTAGAACTGCGGTTCGGATTGCAAATGAGTGTGATACTCATGAAATTTTACAATACATCAGATGTGAAGCATGGTTTACTCCTGCAGTAAAAGAAATCGAAATAGGTAAGGCAGCAATGTCAGATTACAGTTGGGAATATTTATGTAATGAGATGGATGTTGATCCAGAAGAAACAGATTATATGAAATTAAAATTTATTGTGGAGGAACCGTAATGAACAAAACATTAGATAGTACTCTTGATGAGTTATTAAACAAGCTTGGTAAGACAAAAGAAGATTTAGTAATGGAGTTGGATGAACTTAATAAGTGGATGGAAACAACTAACTATAGACATGGTTTTACCGGAATGGAAGGGTTCGTTTCATTAGGTTATATGTTTTATAAGAAAAAAGTTTTCGAAGGTAAAGTTGATGATGTATTGAATCGTGCAGATGATTGGGGTTATGACATCAGTTGGGAAGAAGCTGAAGAAGTTGTTATATTGTTTCAAAGAATTTATGACTGTAACTTAAGTGAGAATGACCAGATTGAGAACTGTATCAAAACTGTTATACAGAAAGGAAACTGAAAAATGGCAGAAATTACTCATATGATTAACGTAACTGATAAACAGTTTAATGATTTAAAAAATTGTTTGAGTGGGAATCCTGAGTTTTTATTGTTCTCAACAAATCTATCAGATACAACATTAAAAGTTGATTTAAAGCAAGAAAAAGAGGAAAAGGATAGTGCAGAAAACATTGTAGTTCGGTGGATGAATGATATTAGAAAGAAAACAATCAGCTTTACTGATTATTCGAGTGCAACGAAAATGTTAGGAGAAATTAAATCTTATTGTGAGGTAGTGATTGTGGCAGTAACTTCAAAATAAAATGTAGATTTGATGGAGGTAAAAATATGCTTTTACTCTTAGGAAAGCCAGAAGCAATTAGAAAGTATATTAAAGAAATGTTGCCAGACATTGATGAGTATTCAGATGTTGTTTACTATCCAGGCAAAGAGCACTATACAGAATTTAAAATCCTTATAGAAGATCTTAAATCTGACAACCCACCTGTGGTCACAACACAAAATAAAGAGTTTATTGAATATCTATTAGAATCTGATTTAGATTTCAATGTGACGACAGCATATTTAGACGAAGATGACAAAAAACTAGCTCATAGAGACGTAACAAAGGAAATAGCAAAAGAAATGGTTTATAGTATGGGACTTGAATTACGGTAGGTGGTGAAAGAGAAATGATTACTAAAGTTGAATTTTACAACAATAAGAATGGAATAAGAATTATTATTCCAATGAATTTTGATATAGACACTGATAGTTTAAATATTGATCAAAGATGCCTTGCGTATGAAGAATTATCAAACTATGTTAGTGACGATTTTATTCACAATACAGTAATTGCAAGTGCAGAATAATGGAGGTACAGAAAATGAAGATATTAGCATTTTGCGATGTTGACAAGGGAATTTTAAAAGATGCAGCAGGTCACACTTACATAGACGATGACGATTATAGTGTAGATGATATTCTTGAAGATTTTGATAATGAATTTAACTGGCTCAATCAGTCCGGTGTAAATCTTGATGGATTTACAGAATTTGATTCTTACGAAGAAGACGAAGAATATCAGGCATACATATTTAGATATGGATCTGGATATGTGCCAAGCGGAAAAGCTACACTTAACAAAATGTTATGTGAAGAGAGATTGATGAAACGTTTGCATGAGCTGTCAGAAGAGAAATACGATGTAACTCGATATAAAATCTTGAAGAGAACAGTGTACACGGTTTGTACAAAATACGAGGAGGTGTGCTGATTATGACGACAAGAGAAAAGATTAGGCAAGTAGAGCTGTTAAATACCAGTACTCCTGAAGGTATAATTATTGATTCAGACACAATTTTGGCTGATTTGTTATCAAATGTAGATAATGAAATCTCAGGTTTCTCACAAGATATTTTTAATATTTATAAGAGAAGTAAGGATAAAGATGCTGTAAAACAAATGTTCTTTGAATTTACAGATACAGAATTTGATGATTACTTGGATAAATGTATGAAAGAAATCACGAGAGGTAATTAAAATGAGAAAAACCACAACGAATGATAGTCAAACAGACAGAAGAATGGAGATGGGTGAAAATTAATTTGACTTAAAATTTTGAGGTAAATAAAGTATGAATTTTAAAATATATAATGAAAACGTAGTTGTAAAAATTACAAAAATATTAGGTCCTAAAAAAGAAGAAATAACTATGTTTTCAAATCTTAAAGATGGAGAGGTTGCCACTATTGAAGTTAATACTCATATTTCTAGCAATGGAAAGAAAAACAGTATAGACAAATAAAAGAGATATTTGGTCGGAGGTATTTTATGAAGCAGTGTTTATGGACCGGTGAAGAGCTTGAGCCATGGAGTTATAAAACCTCACTCAATAATGGAATTGCAGTTGGAATTTTTGATGATATGTGTGGTAAAACAAAAGCATTGGTAAATGTTGAAAATTTTGATGCAGGAAAAACTTTCGATAAAGGAATCGTTATTAATAAAGAACTTGCTGAAAAATATGGATTCAAAATAGTGATTAGATAGGGGGCAGAACTATGGCAAAGGAATTCGTTTACACAAAAGTACAGGATCTTGGAAAAATCGGAGACAAAATTGTTGAGATTGGTCACTACATAGTAGATGGTAAAGTAATGCCGGATAAAGTTTATATGGTAAATCACTTTACAAGAAAGAATGGAAGCAAAGATAGTAAGGCAACTGCAATTTGTACTATTGGTGAAGCAAAGGAAATTGGAAAGCTGCTTATGGAAATAAAATAGCAATTTTGTTTAGAAGGGAGACTAAAGTTATGATGACGATTGATCAGATAGTTAATAGTTTAGAAAAATTATCTAAAGGAACTGATTTTTCATTTGAGATTAGTGAGGATAAAAATGAAGAAATAGAATTGCTTGTGGACGGAGATAACCCTGAATGTGAAGACTGGTGTTTTTATATTACAGTTGAAACTCCTGAGACAGAGGAAGATTTAGCTAAAAGTCTTAGTAAAGAATTTTGGAATTTATACAATGATTGTGATGTTGAGGAAAATGTTTACATGTGGCTAGAAGCGAAAAGAAATGGAACATCTGGTATTCCAGGAGTGATTGATCTTGTACATAATGAAGAATACAAAGAAAAAGCATTGAGGAATTTTGCCGAGAAGATGGATTTTATGTGTTAAGCGAGGTGAAAATATGACTTTTGATGAAACTGATTTTGCAAAACGTGTCTCAAAGAAAATATTAGACCGCACAAAAGAAAATATGGAAGTATATAGCATGGGTTTATACGACTCATTTAAAGAGGCAGTAAGAGAACTTTCAAAGCCAGGAACTAAATTATGGAAAGCGTGGTACTACGATGATTTTAGAGAATACATACCATGCGTTTACAATCAGAAATATTTAGATTTTGAAAAATACCCACTGAAATATAAAGATAAATAAAACAAGAATTTTATAAGAGAAAGTGAGGAAAATGTTATGACTAAAAAACAAAGAGAAATGAACGTTGGATTGGCAGTAGAGTTTATGAAAGAAATTAAAATGTTAGCTTCTTCTGTTACAGAAGATATATCTGATTCAAAAAGTATGACGGAAGCTTGGAATAAAATAGATAGATTTTACAATGATATAGAATCTATGAGAAATAGACAAAAATGCACAGGTTCAAAATCTTTTTCAATAATGCTAGATGATGTAGGCGGACATACAAAATACTTACAAGGAATTAATTTGCCTATTATGATAAATAGCATTTTGGAAAATGATTCTGTTACTCCTTCTAACGTTTCAGAAATGCATATTGAAATGGTTGATGGTAGACAAGCATTAGTTATTACACCTGAAATTATTTCATTACCAAATTAAATTTTAAAATAATTGAGGTGAGATTGTGACAAAAGAAGTTGCAAGAGAAATAGCAGATAAATTTATAAAGGAGCATAATCCGGATTTGTGGGACGGATCAGGCAATATGCCTTCAAGTTTTTCAAGCGAAATAGAGGTATATAATATATTTAATAAAGAAGTATATATGACAATTCAGTTTGAAATTGATGCAGACGAGGGCGGATGTTGGGCACATATTATAAAATTATACAGTAATAAAGATGGATGCAATGATGAATTAATTGATGGTTATTTTGGAAAAGGAATTAATTCAGCGGCTTCTCTGTCAGAAACAATTGTGGACCTATGTGATGATTATAAAGAATTTCACGAATAAAGGAGATTGTTATGTTTGAGAGCTATGAAGAATATTTAAAACGGACAAATCAAGAAGATAGTCGAACCGCCTGGAAATGGTGGAAAATCGAGGTATATGGAATGAGTGAAAAAGAAGCAATAAAGGCAAGTATTACAGAATATGAACCGATAAAACGATGATTTGAAAGGAGGATAATATGGTTAAGGACGCAACATTTATTTCAGTTTGGGATGGTGGTTTCGAATTACTTAGCAGCTGTAAGGTAAACACAGAAACAAGAGAAGTATTTAATATTGAACAATTTGAAGATGCAGTTGACGATGATGGAGATGAGTTAGAAAACCTCATTAGAGAATATATAATTGTGAATGGTACAGAATACTGTGTTGAAAGTGCTGATTCTAAAACAGATAAAGATTATTGGTATAAATAAATTATAATATAAAGTGAATGATTGGAGTAGAATAATATACAGAGAATACAAATTTGAAAGAGCTGCTTGAAGATTATGAATTATGGCAGATTAGATAGTCTGGAGGTGTGAGATATGAAATATTATAAAACAACAGAAAAAATATATGATTTTTGTAAGTCTTACATAGATGAGCATGGTTACGCTCCAACAATAAGAGAAATCGGAAAGGGAGTTGGGCTTAGTAGTACATCAGTCGTACATAGACATATGCAACGATTATTTAGAAATGGTAGATTTGAAACAGAACATCCTGGAGAAGCAAGGGCATTTAGGGTTATATCACAAAACAGCAAATCAACAAATAAATCAATTGATAAAGATGGATTACTAGATTATATAAAGGAAGAATTTCCAGGAGTAATTGATACACATTGGAACTGGGATGTATTAGAAAATATTATTGATTATGCAAAATCCAAATATAATGGAGAAGAGTTAATAAAATTTTTAATAAATATAATCCCAGAAGTTACATATGAAGAATATCTAATGTTTATGTAGAAATAAAAGTCGTATTTGATTGGAGGTAATTATATGTTTAGTGATTTATATAAAAAATATATTAATCAGAAAACAGCATTAAAAAATAGTATTATTGGAGAAATTCAGGATGACTATGATTTGTCTGACGAAGAATGTTGCGAATTATTAGATGAATACGGAAATGAGATTCAAAGTATTAATGCGGTATATGAAGATTATAGTACTGCTGCTATAGAAACAGCATATTCATTGGGACTTGTAAGTAAAGAAAACGAAGAATATTTTAATTTTGAAAAATTAGAAGAAGACCTTTTTGTAAATGACAATTTTATTCAATTAAAATCTGGGAAAGTTGTTTATATTACACAGTGATTATTTGGAGGTTATTATGACGAGAGACGAATTGCGGAAAGAATTAAAAGCCGGTGTGAAATTAGAGGATATATTCGAATTTACAGATGGACAGGATTGTCTAATCTATAAAGGAAAATTTCTTCCTGGCATTATTGGAGATGATATTTGTTATATTTCTGATCTTTCTTTAGTTGATATCCCAGTTAATAAGAGTATTGTCAAAAGTTATGAAATTGATAGCGTTATGGGTCGGTGTTATACAACAAACGACTTTATAAAAGAATGCAATGGGCATGAAAATATTGCAGAAGATTTATTTAATTATGTTGATTGGCAAACTCCTGATATTAATGATTTTATGGAAGGGTACGATGATAAGGAGCAGTTTTTTAAAGAATATAGATTTCCTATGGACGATTTGTTTGTAACAGAAGAAATGAAAGATTTATTATCCAGAGTTGCAGATTTAGCAGCACAGGCTTCAGATGAGGTTTATGACGATGACGATGATAATGGAACCTATGGAATTCTTTCTCTTTGCGACCAGCTATATGAGAAGATTAATAGATACTTGGAGCGTGATAGCGATGACTAAATATCAGCAAGCGAAAAATAAAATACGTGATCTGGCTGCAGATTGGCAGTCGGATTTTGGAAACAACAATTACTCCTGGTCGGAATTACTCCAATGGCAGGAGTTTTTTAGTACAAAGGCAAAACGATATGGATTGGTAAATGAATTTCGTGAGAACGGAATTATTTGAAAGGAGAAGATATAGATGAAAGAGACAATTGAGTATTTAAAAAAGGACCGGAAAGTAAATGACACTTTTATGAAAAAGCTTCAGAAAGTAGGATTTGAAATTGATTATACACGATGTGGTTATTGGAATAATGTAGAATGCGTTCGGATTGGAAGAAGCTGCATACCCTTGTATGAAACACACTTTTCTGACAATGGAAATTCAGAGTCACTGGATTACAGATATCAAAATGACGTAATTAAAGACATTTACAATGCACTTGAAAAAGAAAAGAGAAAAGCAGAAGAATCAGATAAGATGGTTGACGATTTCTTTGCAAAACTTGGATTAAAGGAGGGTTAACAATGGAAATTGCAAAAATGTGGACACTGAGTACAGCGCATATTTCAAAAGAAACAGACAAATGGTTAATAGGGCAAGTAAAAGAACCGACTGAGGGATTATGTGTGTATGAAAAAACTGGTGGATATTTTGTTTATGTGCCAGATGATTTTGATTATGAAGAAATGAATCTTCCGGAAGATATTGAAACAATAATTGCTTTTGCAATTGGATGTGGAGTAGATTGGATCTGTCTTGATTCCGATGGTCCGATTGAGAATGGATTTAAAACATATGAATGGTGAGGTAATTAAAGTATGACTGAATTGGAAAAACAAAAATGTCACAAACTTATGTGGGAAGGAATTAGGAACGGAAGAGAAGCGCAAGATGTTTTTAAGCGAACCAATATATCTGCTACACAGATGAGGTTTGCCGATCAGAAACAAAGCTATGCCCAAGGAATTAACCAGGCACTTGCTTACATTGGTTATAGCCATCCAGATATGAAAATGTTATGGGATGTAATTTGAAAAAGGTGATTAAATGAGAGAAGAATGGGTTTGTACAGATTCAGATAGCAGTCAATATTCTAAGATAAATTCAGATGGAACATATAGTTTCATAGAAAAGGTATGGTTAGATATTTGTAAGGGAGATCCTGGATATCCGGATAAAAAATATACAGTAAAAACTGCTTTGGTCGATCTCGATGATTATACAGAGTATGAAAAGGAATGTAATATTTCTGGATATTACGATTCTATTGAATCATTAAGAGAAATTTATGATGATTATTCTGATCAGATTATTGCGGAATGTATTTTTGAAGAAATGACAGATGGCAGCGCTTCAACTACTGAAATGATGACAGAAAAAGAAGCAGATGATTATATTCAGAAATATATTTCAGAAAGATAAAATCGAGTTTTTACGGAGGTAGCAAAAATGGGAACGACAGTTGGAGATTTGCTTTCATTACAAAATGGTTCTTTTGGAACAGTAAAAATATACAATAGAAAGGAAATATTTTCAGGATCTGTTAAAAAAGCCATGGAATTATATTCTAAGTACAATGTGGTGAGCTTTGGAACAAATTGGTATGAAGATTTGTGTATATGTGTAGAAGATTAATATGAAATCAACTTTTTATGGAGGCTGAAATGGACAAAAGATATTGGACAGCTGAAGAAGAGAAATATATGAATAAATATTATTTGCGACAGCCTAACAAGCGAACTGCAAAAGCTCTCAATCGAACAGTTGAATCTGTTCGGAAGAAAGCTGCTAGAATGGGAATCAATACATATTATGATGGGTATCTGAGTGCTAGAGTGCTTGGAAGATGCTTTAGTACGAATGAGAGAGCGGTAAAAAGATGGGTGGAAAAATTCAATCTTCCGGCAATCAAGGTAAAAGAGCCAAACCGTACAAGATATCAGATAGATCCAGAGCAATTTTGGAAATGGGCAGATACTCACCGAAGTATAATCAATTGGTCTGGTTATGATTTATGTTCCATTCTTCCAGAACCACGTTGGGTTGAATTTGAGCAAGCGAGATATAAAACAAAACGTCATGGGTAAAGGTTTACGGACAATGAAATTGTTAGGATAAAACATATGAAGCACCGTGGATTAAATACAAAAGAAATTGCTGCAGAGATGGGAAGAACGGAAGTAAGTATTAGACACGTATTAAAAAAAATTGCATAAGGAGTGATAAATATGACGAATTATAAACCTAAACATGGCGATATGGAACTTTGGTTAATTTGCGCCGCGATTAAGGGAGATAATGATAAAATTTTAAAAATGGCTAAAAGTGAGAAAGATGGAACATATCCGGTAAAATTTGAAGTTGGCGGAATTGAATTGGACTTTTCAGTAGTTGCAAAGAGAATTGAGGATTCTATTGATGAGCTGGTTGCATCAAAAGCACAAGAATTTCTGGATGATAAATATGAAAATTTAATTAAAGGTATAAGTGATATCCAGGAACGAATATATGATCAGAAAGAGAAGTTTTTCAAATACAAAGATGAGTGAGGTAAGTAAAATGGACCGGCTTGATAAGGTAATTGGCTATTTGAAAAGTAACACAACATCGGAAAGATCCGATGGAGATCAACTTATTAAATTGGCATGTAATTGTATTAAATATGCAGATTTCTACACAGGACGTAGTTCTAAGAACTGGACAGTAAGGGAACTATTTGATGGGGTATTAACAGAGGACCAGATAAAAGAAATTTTTGATTCGGAGGTGTGATTATGGTTGACAAGCGAAATAATAATAAAAAATATGTGATGATTGTTACAAGTGAGGATGAAAGATATAATCCAAATGCTCCACATGATGGGGTTGGTGTTCAGCTCGGATTCTTTGTAGATCATCCCTGGGAAGGCAGATTTGAATGTTGCATAGATGGAGACAATTTTAGAGAGCTAAGTGAAGAAATAGAAAAAGCTGATGTTGAAGGGCTTTTTTATCAGCTTTATGAGAACGAAGACGGAAATCGTATTGGATATGGCACAGTTGATTATGATGCTATCCAGGACGAGATTGATGAATACGAAGCTAAGAACATGGAAAACATTGAGGCTTTGTCATATAATGTCCAGTACGGAGATGAAATACTTTTAACAACACCACATTTAGGATACGCTGGCATGTGTAAATATTATTTTCAACAGCAGATACTTGATGGTATATTTGATGAAAACTGGAATATTAAACCGGGAGAGAGAAGATATGTCGCAAACAAAATTGTCATTGAACCAGTAAAATGATGGAGGTATTAAGAATTAAGAATGGAAAATTATTATAAACGTACTTTTGATGGTGCTGTTTTCACAGAAGAGAAATTAAAAATATTTTACCTACAAATACTAAATATAAAAGAAAATAATTTTCACGCATGGCTTAATGAGAATCTGGCTAAGGGAAATCTTAAAATTATTTCCATGATCGAGTATACAAGAAAATTGATTAATGATTACAATAGTATAAAATGAGCGGAGGCAGAATAATGGGAAGCTTTAGTTGGTTAAGAGCAGATAGAACTACAAAGAGAAGTAATCTCACTAAAGGAGATCGCTACAAGATACTTATTCCAAAGGAATTTGGTGGCGGATTTATCAAAGATACATACTATGATTATGGACATGTTTTTCATGGGACAGAAAATGAAGCAGATCTATATGGGATTCTGGCATATTGGAATGGTTGTGATGGTATGGATTATTCGTATGAATGTGGGCATTATCCAAAAACAATGGAAGAAATCATAAAATATGGAAATACATGTAAACAATCAAATAGATGTAAAGGAATTTGTATTGGATGCGATGATAAAGATATTGATAAATTGAAATTCCCATTAAAACTTGTTTCGGCATCCTATAACAGAGCTTATGAAGAATGTGAAGGTAGAAGTTATAGAGATCCAGAACAGGGATTTGTAAAGACTTACTGGGGTAAAGATGAATAACTCAATATACATAGAATATAACTCAATATTTCGTCCATCAAAGGAAACAATACGCAAAAATAAAAAGTTATGGGAAACTATTGAACAGAATGTTTCAATACAAAGATGTGAAAATGGATTTAATGCAGAAATTAAAAATCTAGACTTAACGTTTTTGAATGACATAAAATGAGAGTTTTAAAGAGGTGACATAATGGAAATAATCATTGTTACAGGTCAACGAAATGGAAGTTTATATCTTGCAGGGAATTATGAACATGTAAAGTATTTTCCAGAACAAAGCACATTACATCCTTATAAACTATCTGAAAAAATTTTGAAATTATGTGATACGTATTTTAAAGCAAATGAAGATTTGATTATAACCACATACTCTGAAGTTGTATTAGATTCTGTTAGGTTATGGGGAGCAAGAACTGGACACTGTGATATTTTGAAATGTATTAACTGCATGGATAATGGAGAAATCCGCACATCTGGATTTAATGAATACGGAGAGATGGATGTTTGGGAGAACGGAATATTTGACATTAAAAAAGTTATCCTAAAAGAATTGTTTAATATTAAAAAATGGAAAATGAATAGTTGAAAAATTGCTTTCAAGGTGAAGAATGGAGATGATTAAATGAAGATTACAAAGGAAATGGTAATGAACCTAAATATTGAATTAGCTATTAAAGGTTGTCCATTTAGATATAAATTTGTTGATGATATGATTATAAGTTCAATGGAAATTACACTTCCAAGTATGAATTGCGTTGATAGTTTTATTGTCAACCCAACAAAAGAATTTTTCGATTGGTTAAAATTATGGTTCAAAGAGAAATATAAAATAGAGCTTAATTGCAATAATACAGGAAGTGTTATGTGGAGTAATAATTTTAGCGAGGATTAATACATGGATGACATAGATATTATCATAGAAGTTGATGGATGGACTATTAAGGCAAACACAGATATGATTGAAGAAGATGTGATTCGGCAGCGAATGGGATTGAAACCTAAAAACGAGTAGATAAGCGATCAGATTAATTTCTGGTCGCTTTTGTAAAAGTTGGATTTTACAAGAGAAATCTACTGACAATATGAGATAAATGTGGTATGATTTAAGAAATTAACTGTACGTGAAATAATTGGAATGGAGGAAAGAAAATGTCACATTATGCAAATGATGATCGGTTTGATCATATCTTTTTTTACGATTCTGATGATTTCTTGAGTAGTAATAAGAAAATATTAGCATCTCAACTAGAACAATTTGCAGAAATGTTTGAAAAAGGTAAAAAAAGAGAGTTTGGGTACTCAAAGTTTAGGCTTATTTATGGCTGCACAACAGACGACTATGAGATGGACATTTTAAAACATGAATGTTTAGAATTCAATAAAGGTGTTATGACAAATGAAGAAAAAGAGTTTTTTAAGGAACTTTTATTTGTAAAAAATGCACAACCATACATAGATGCAGGTTATCTTGTATACGATGGGAAAAAGACTAAACCACCTATACATGCATATGCTCCATCAACAACAGATGATTATTGGTTCCCAACTGAAAAATGTAAAATTGACTACGAAAAATATGTAGAGGAAAAGAAGCAGAAAAAATACAATGAAGCTTTGAGGAAAGCAGCTATAGAAGCCGGTGTATTGTCAACGGATGGAACAGGAAAACCAGCGGAATTTTGTAACCCAGATTGTTATACAAATATTCCTATTTTCACAACCGATCAGATTAAAATAGGATTAGGATTACTTGTTGTATCCGGAATACTTCTTATTACAATATTTGCACCTTTTATTGTATTAATTTGGGTTTGGTATCTTTGTGACGTTTATAAAGATTATAAACAAAGGCAATTTGCAGCAGAGCGATATTATAGAGCCACACATGGACTTCCATATAATAAAAAATAATATTTATAATAGAAACAGCTTACATAAATGTAGGCTGTTTTTGTATTTAAGAAAACCGGAGGTATAAGCGAAATGAAGAATATAAAATTATTACATGCTGCCAATTCAGAATGCACAAATAAAGCTTTCATCATAAGAATGTGTGAATGTGTAAAGGATAGATTACTGGAACTACAAATGCGAACAACATTTCGTCCTACAAGTGTTAACGAAGAAACGCTTTGTGAATGGGAAGAAATTGCTGATGTAGCAAATGATATTTTGAAAAAATATAAAGAGGATGAAATTGATGATGAATTAGAAGATATGATTGTAGATATGAAAGAAAAAATATTGGATTATCATATGAACTACCAGGGAATAAGCAAATTGGTAATATAAAGTGAGGTGATATAAATGATAGGTAGAATGGAGATTGAAGTTAAGTATATAAATAACATTAATCGGCTCCTAAAAAATGAACCAGAATACATGGAATTGTTTAATGTATTTATGATTGCAGATGATAAAACAGCAAAGACACGATTAAATTATATCAATAATGTAATAAGGTTAGTACATTATCTAAAAGATTCTGGATATCCAACGGAAACTATAGATGATATTGGAAGATTAAATATAGAAACTATAAGAAAGTATATTGTAGACGATGATAATCATATAATTATGAAAAATGGAAAAATTTCTGATTCTTATAAATATATTAGATATTTTTCTTTAAATTGCTTTTTTAAGTTTTTGGAAGATGGGGATCATATCAGTAAAAATCCAATGAGAAAAATTAAAACTCCAAGTAATGAGAGAATGAAGAAAAAAGTATACCTAGATGTTGATGAGGTAAAAGAGATTGAAAAAAATGTATCTTCCGGAAACACTAAAAGAAGTAGATTATATCTTTCTCAGTGGAATGAGAGAGACGAAGCTATAATTAACCTTGGATTCCACAAGGCTCTGCGTGTTTCTGCAATAATATCAATTAATATTGATGATATTAATTGGGAAGACAAGTCTTTGAGTGTTATTGAAAAGGGAAATAAACCAAGGCATGTCCGCCTCAGTGATGGTACAATTAAGATACTTCAAAGTTGGGTTCAGAAGCGAAATGAATATGTTAGAGAAAATGGAGTAGAAAGTCCTGCGCTATTTATTTCAAATAAGTCTGGTAGAATTTCTCAAAAAACAGTTGGAAGGATACTAAGAGCATATGCCGGTGACATTAATAAAGAAAAAAGAATTGTCCCACATACAATGCGTAGTTCAACCGGAACGAATTATTATTTAAAAACCGGTAATGCTAGAGCGGTACAGCAATTACTTGGACAAAAGAGTTTAGCAGCAACACAGAAATATTTGGATGATACAGTTCAGCAGAGAAGAGAAATTGCTGACGCAGTAGAAGATTTATATGGAGATGATTAAATGAGCAAAAGTTTAGATGATATATTAAGAAACAAGGGAGACTTAAAACCACGCCAGGTTGAAAAGATATTCAATGCAAATGGGTGGTACATAGTCAGGACAAATAATCATAATATATATAAGAAGAAAGGCAGATCGGAGTTGGTAATAGCTCCGATTGGCAATATGAACTGGAAAACATTTCGTGACACTTGCAAGAGATGCGGTATGGCAATGTAAGGGAAATTATGGTATGATGGAAGTAATTCAAGTTGGTAAAATCAAAGTTTTAGAGGAAGTGGTTAAATGAACTACGAACAGTACGATAGATATGTTTATACTAAAAACGATCTTGAGAAGTATTTAGAAAAATTTAATCAAGACATAGAGCAACAGAAACTAGAGATTATAGAATTCGAAAAACGTGCAAAAGAAAGAATTGCTTTAATTGACAACTGGGAGCAACAGAAGAATTTTATAATATTAGGACGAACCTATAAAGATGGGAAGAAAAAAGGTATTCTTTTAATAAAAAGATATCCTGATCAATCACAGAGAGACGAAAGATACGAGTTTGATAAAGTTGCAGATATGAGAAAAAAAATGTTAAAACTTGAAGATAAATATTCTGGTGTTGATTGGTCTAAATTTGAAAGGGATGTTAAATGAAAAAAATAGAATTGTCAGATGTGCAAAAATTAGAGAACGGAATCAAAGTATATGTTGAATGCGTTGGAGCTGAATGGTATTTTTCAGATAAGGAAAAATACAAAACGTGGAATGTAAAACAAGAAGATGGACTTCATTATGAGGTTGAAACTGAGGATAATATGATAAGTTTTCCATATAATTATGATTATAGTGGAAGTGGGATGGATATTGCATGTTATATTGAATAATATGAAACAGAGGTGTTGAATATGAAACAATTATATGTCGTTAAGGATGTCCCAAAATACGAGGATGATGTATCAAGTTATATTTACATTGTAAAGGCAAATGATTATAAAGAAGCTATTGAAATAGTAAAAGAGAAAACAGGGATAACCACTTTTTCTTTTGATGCTGAATTAGCAGATAATGATGAGGTATGGGAGTAAAATTTAACTTTTACAGAGGTAGAAATATGGAATCGGAATTATTAAAATTGAAAAATAATTATGAATTTTGGGATTTGTTTTTTAAATTAGATAATAACGAAGAGATTTCTTTTAATGATTTAGAATATTTGATTTGGTCGATTATAAAACTGAAGTATGAAAATTTAAATAATGATGAAAAAATTGAACTAAAAAAAAGTATTGTAGAAAACAGAATGATACATTGTATTCAAAAATTCGAGCAATATTTTAATAAAAATTATATTAACGGTCTTATAAAAGAAAGTAAATATAGAGAGTGGTTTAAGTTAGAAGGAAGCCATATTATTGATTCATATTATTTTATTGATCCTGTTAATAGATATTTGAAAAAAATATTATTTGAACAGTTATTTGAGCATACAGAAGTAAGCGATGGTGGAAATAAAGATTTTTCAGAAATAGGTATAGATGACTTTGGTACTAGATTTTGTGTTAATTATGGCGTGTCTGAAGATAAAATAAGTTTAGCACAAGATTATGTTTATGAATATATGGAAAATGTAAAAGAAAATATAAAGAAAACAAATATTGCTGGCAAATTAATTAATGCAAATGAAAATCAAAAGTATATACAAGATAGTATTTTATAACTTCTATGGAGGTAGAAAATGTATTTAAAGTCAAATAGGGCTGGTGTCGTTGTAGAACGAATTGGAAGCAAAAGACAGCACAAATATAAACTTACAGAAAAGTCAATCACAATGGTTTCTGCAGGAACATTGGTTATACCGGTACATTTTCTTAGCGACAACTTTCAATTGTATAACCAAAATTGTAATGAGTTAATACAGCCAGAAGGGAACTTTTGGATTACTGCTGAGACCATTGATCCGTATCATGTGGTAATTGATATGTTTTAAGGAGATATAAAATGATAGACGAATATGGAAGAATCAATACAAAATCTCAAGCTATAAGGGAATTTAAAACAGAGCAAATGGCTTATCTATTAAATGACATAAATATAAATCCAGAGAAATATCCAAGTAATTATGAAGATTGGCTTAAATGGCTAGATGAAGTTAGTGGAGACTCTGTGGAAAAATTATAATATAAAATGACGATTTGAAGGGAGATATAAGATGGCAAGATTAAAATGGAACATAGTTCACGAGTGTGACGATGACAACGGAAATCCAACTCAATGGGCTGCTGAAATAAATCATCCGGATTATGGAAGATTCGTTTGGATCGACGATGAAGGTGAGAAGTTTGGAGTATACAGTGGAAAGAACTGTAATACAAAATTGGCGGAATGTAAATCTCTTGCAAGTGCGAAGAGATGGGTTGCGACATATATATTTTGAACGGAGGCGACATATGAGAACATTATATGATGAATACACATCTGGCATATTAGCAGAATATGCATATTGCATTCAGTTAGGGCATGATATGCATATTGGAGACACATATCCTATTGGTAAAATTTGGAATGGCGTTGGAAACATTTCTGAAATTTTAAGAAACCGAAAAATTTCAGTAGAAGATGAGGACGGAGAAATATATACATTGTTTTTTAGAATTATCAAGAAAAATCGCAAATATTAAGAACTACGGTAGAAATTATTGATGCAGATTGATTAATAAAACAGATATTTAATCGGAGGTATTAGTTCGTGAAAGCAGAATACTTAGAACAGCTGATGACTATATACGATAAATGCATAGTTGAAAAGAACAAGTTAACCGAGAAAGATAAAGAAAATATTTTATTAGCAGTCGTTGATGGGCTTTTGCCGGCAGAAGATAAATATGAAATTTATCTTTTTAAAATGAAATGTGAAGCTCACAAAGTATTTAATGAATTTCATAAGTGGTGCATGAGTGGAAAACCTGTCAGAACATTTGAGGAATATGAAAATTTTTATAAAAATACACTAAATAATATATTTGTTTATCAAGTGTATGAAATAATATATGATGTGTTTCATCCTATTGTAATAAAAAAGAATTTTACATATTTGGATAAACATAATAATAATGTGATTTTCAATGATGAATTTATAATGGCTGCCCTTAAAAGTGAATTATATAAAAAAATGGTATTTAAAGAACAGGTAGAAACCATAGATTGGGAACGTAAATACTCACCAGATGAAAGTAAATTTAGGTTTGCAACGTTAGTGTCTTATAATGAATATGGCGACCCATTTATATATAATGAACCTGAATATCACCTGTATTCTGATAAAAAAGACAGAATACTATTTTAACAGAGCAAAGGAGATAACGCTATGGAAGAGCCACCAATAAGGCAAACAAAATATGAATATGAATATGGACTTTGCAAGCGAATGCATTATAGAGGACTATGGTTGGTTCAGTATGACGGTTATCCTGGTGAAATGAAGAAGACAAAAATGGCTTGTTCTTGTGTACAAGATGGTTGTGATAAGGATTGTGCAGTAATGGAAACGGCAGATGAAGTAATTCCAATTGATTGGGAATGGCACATGCTGGATAAACCACCGATTGGATGAGACTTGATAAAGGAGAGGAAATTATGAGTTACTATAATACAATTAGGTTGTTAAAAGGAACGGCATTCCTTACGACAAGGGAATATAAAAATTTTGAGCCTGGTGATACAATATGGGGAAATGATTCTGATGCAGAAGAGATTTCTCGATGGAATGAAGATGAGAAAGAAAAGGCTTTAGATGCATTGAAAAAATACAAATGCAGTTATCAAGAATCGAATGGAATGTATGATATTGAAGAATATGCATTAGAGTATTTTGATTCAGATGAAGATGGAGAGTTTGTTGCAGGATCTGATTATGATATTGCAGAAACAGAATGAAAATATAATGATTATACTTAGACATCACATTATGTGGTGTCTTTTTTATACTAAAAACGAAAGGAAGTGAGAAGTAGTGGACGAATACAAACAGTTTGATATTGTTTACGCTGATCTTTCTAGTAAAGGAACCATAGGATCTGAGCAGAAAGGTATACGACCTGTGATAATCATTCAAAATGATACCGGCAACATTCACAGTCCAACTGTTCTTGTAATGGCGCTTACAAAGGAACTTAAGAAAGCAAATCAGCCAACCCATTACATAATTAGGAAGAATAATGCGAATGGATTACGATTTGATTCAATGGTATTAGGGGAGACTATTACACAGATCTCAAAGCAGCGTATTAAACAGAAAATTGGTGTAGTAGATAATACCGCAGATAAAGATGGAATTATTGGAACATATATGGCTAATCTTACTGGAAAAAGTAGATATGGAAATCCATTATGGACCAAGATTACACAGCTTTTCTGTAAACTTGTTAAGGAGGGGACTGTATGTGCGAATTAAATAAGGTGGAGGCAATGGAACTTATAAAAGGGATTGTAGGAAGTAAAGTTTGTGCAATGTACTATAACAAGAAAAAAGGTATATCTTCAAAATCTAAAAAAATTGGCAAGAGGAGGGTGGAGAAAAATATTCAGAATGCAAAGACTATTACTTATAGCGATTCTGAATATATCAGGAAGATAGAGCTACATGGAATCAAAGGGAAATTCAAATTTTCTCCATGTAGCTCTATTGTTATTCTATTCTGATCGAACAAAAATCGAACAAAAGTTCGAAAATGTTAAATTATACCTTTTTATTGGTACGATAAAGTGGTATAATCAAATACATAAAAGAACAAATGTTCTGATTTTTAATCGACATTGATCTTATAAAGAAAAATGCCCTACCAGCAGAAAGTTTGGCGACCGTCAGCTGATAGGACAGGGTTTTCTGTACCCACGGATGGATACATACATATTATGTAGCAATTCAATGGAAATGTCAATATTTTCCAATTCTAATCTCTTGCCATTCTGTAAGAGAAATTCCGTGAGTATAACTGTATATTAAATATGCTATTTGCTAAAAATGGAATTGTTATCTTTTTAAGAATAATTTCATTCTCTTTTTAGAAGCGAATAGTGTATTTAGTATACGCAAAATTCAAATGTAAAGGGAGAATGAAAAAAATGTAGATAAATGTGTACAAAAGTGTTATAATGTGTTCATAAGGAGGACGATATTATGAACACAAAAAATATCACTAACTATAAACCAAGAGAATTTGCTGAATTGTTAAATGTATCTGTAAAAACATTGCAGCGTTGGGATAGAGCAGGAATCTTAATAGCAAATCGTACTCCTACTAATAGAAGATATTATACTTATGAACATTATTTGCAATTTAAAGGTGTAAATCAAAATAAGGAGGACGTGAATGCTAAAAAGCTTCAAAACGGAGATAAATCCGACATTGGAGCAGAAACAAATAATAAATAAAACTATTGGGACATGTAGATACATTTATAATTTCTATATTGCACATAATATAGAGATGTATAAAAAAGAAAAAATATTTGTTTCAGGAATGGATTTTTCTAAATGGTTAAATAATGTATTCCTAAAAGAAAATCCTAATTATCTATGGATAAAAGAAGTAAGCTCCAAATCTGTCAAGCAAAGCATAATGAATGCAGACAAATCTTTTAAACGATTCTTCAAAAATCAAAGTAAATTCCCCAAATTTAAAAAGAAAAACAAATCTGATGTAAAAATGTATTTTGTAAAAACCGATAGTAAGTCGGTTATATGGTGTGAAAGGCATCGTATAAAAGTTCCTACATTAGGTTGGGTCAGGCTTAAAGAAAATGGTTATATTCCAACAACTAAATCAGGATTAGTAATTAAAAGTGGAACTATATCTATGAAAGCAGAAAGATATTATATTTCTGTTTTAGTTGATGTTCCAGAACAAGATAAAGCTATTTTAAATGATTTTGGTTTAGGAATTGATCTAGGTATAAAGGAATTTGCAGTAATAAGCGATGGTACTGTAAAGAAAAATATTAATAAAACAAAAAAATTTAAAAAGCTAAAAAAGAAATTAAAAAGAGAACAACGTTGTCTTTCGAGAAAATACGAAAGTTATAAACAACGAAACAAAAACAATAAAGGAGCAGCTACTAAACAGAATATTCAAAAACAAGTTTTAAAGGTACAGAAAATTTATCAAAGAATAACTAATATTCGAACCGATTATATTAATAAAACAATAACAGAGATAGTGAAAACCAAACCATCTTATATAACTATTGAAGATCTTAATATAAAAGGAATGATGAAGAATAAACATCTCTCTAAAGCAGTTGCATCACAGAAGTTTTATGAGTTCAGATTAAAGCTTATTGAAAAATGCAAAGAATTAGGAATCGAATTAAGAATTGTGGATCGGTGGTTTCCATCAAGCAAATTATGTCACGAATGTGGATGTATTAAGAAAGATTTAAAACTTTCTGACAGAGAATATATTTGCGAATGTGGATATTATGCTGATAGAGATTATAATGCAGCACTTAATTTAAGAGATGCGATAGCTTACGAAATTGCATAAATAAAAGCAAAAGTAAGTATGTACCGATGGCTTAGTCGGGAATTTACGACTGTGGAGTATACAAGGATCTGCGAGTAGTGAGTTAAATAACCATGAAAGCATATACAATGAAGCAGTAAGAAATATCCGTGAGGATTTCAATTCTCGATATGGATATTTTGTTCATATTTTGAGTGGCAGAATGAAAATTATGGGATCAGAGAAATGGAGTAAGAATGAGAAACTTACAGAAGATGAGGTCAATAACATAGTTGACTTTTTCTACAAAGACAAAGGAAAGGAGCTTAAAAAACTTTGCAACCAGATACTTCATATAATTTGGAATGATATTCCAGATTATTACAGAGATGATTTTGAATCTTTAGCAGGATATATTATCACATTTTGCCTGGAGTCTTATGATCCAACTACAGGACCGTTTAGAGCATATGTTTATCCGTATATGCAAAAGAAATTTATCAGCTATATTTATGGAATTAATTCTCTTAAGCGTGGTGGTGACGGAAATTGGGACCCTGAAAAACGTGATGAAAATGGCGAAAAAGTCAAAAAAAGCGTGAGAGTAAAAACTGTCAGTATCTATGACAAAATAGACTCTGATTCAGATATTACATATGCAGACACAATTCAATGTGAAAAAGATGTTGAAGACATTATTTTTTCGAATAAAAAAGCATCAAAATTAGAAGCATGTATTAACAAACTCAATAAAACACAAAAGAAAATAGTTTCTCTGATGATTGATGGTTATAAACCAAATGAGATTCAAGAGAGATTGCAACTTACTAACAAACAGTATTTTGATTATGTAACCGATATGAGAACTTCAGAATTTAGATTAGCATTGGAGGAAGACTAATTATGTTATGTATCAGACCAAACAAAAACGAAAAAATGGTAAGAGATCAGAAATTTCTTAAGACTCTTCTTGGTAAGTTGGATAGAGGTGAAATTAGAAGAGACTTTTGGCTGCAGAGAAAATCTACTCAGTGGAATAATCAGATTCGTGACCAGGCAATTGTAACAACTGTACAAGGTGAAGATATTGATCCAGTAAAAATCTGTGAAGAAATTCGAGAAGGCAAACCATCTCAAAAGTGGATTGTAGATGGTGGAAACAGATTTGAAACATGGAATAATTTCTATAATAATGTGTTTGCTCTTGGGAAAAATCTTGAAAATTACATTGTTCCATACGAGTCAGCAAAAAAGGATGAAAACGGAAATGTAGTTAAAGATGAAGATGGCTATCCAATTATGGAAGAGTTAGAGTTTGATCTTCGTGGAAAACGTTATAAAGATCTTCCTATGGAGCTTAAGGAAAGATTTAATAATTACAAAGTAATTTATGTAGAGCATTCAAACTGTACAGAAAGTAGAATGGGTTATCATATTCGAAGATATAACAATCAGAAGAGTATGAATAAAAATCAGAAATCCGTTACATATATGGAACAGACTGCAAAATGGACAAAAGAAATTATGAGTTCCAATCCATTCTTTAAAGAGCTTCCGTGTTATCATGGAGCTTCTGAAAAGAACAGTGATCCAGAGAGAGTAATGCTTGATACTGTAATGATTATCTTTTTTAAAGATGAATGGAAAAGTAATGCAGAGAAAAATGCTTTGTATGTGGAAACAAATGGTGAAAAAGAACAGTTTAATCTTCTCGATAACTATCTTGGAAGAATGTATGCATTAGTTGAAGACAACGATGAACTTTCAAAACTTTTTGAGAAAAAAGATGCGCCAATGTGGATTGCTTTATTCGATAAATTCTCAAAACTTGAAATGGATGATTCTAAGTTTAAAGAGTTTTTAGAGGCATTTATTGGTGGGTTAAGAGAAACCAAAATTAATGGAGAATCTTTCGATGAAATTAAGGGAAATAAATCTACAAAGAACAGAAATACAATCTTTGGCAAATTAGAGTATCTTGAATCTCTTATGATGGATTTCTTTTCTATTAATAAGGAAGATATTGTTGAATCTTTTGAGACAACAGACAGATTTGATGCATTTGCAACAAAGTTTGAGAACACAGAGTTAATGGAAGCACTTGGTATTCCAATGGGAAGTGATATTGATCGTATTGCTGCACAGACACTTATGGCAGTATGTGGAAAGACAAATTTCTCTGATAAGGCAATTCAGGAATTTATCACTGCTGATGAATATACAGAAGATAATATTGAAGATGTGGATCTGTATCTTGATGAAGTGAATGAATGGAGTCTGGAGCTTCCAGCCGGTACTACACTTCTCAAGGCAAAATACGTTCCTGCAATGGTAGGATTCGTAAAATATACATATGACAACGATACAAATACAGATGCTCTTAATTGGTTTAAAGATTACGCTTTCCAGTGTACAAAACCAGAGAATGATGTACAGAAACTTCTCGATGATATGAAAGAAGATTTTAATTCATATTTGACATATAAAGAAAATAAGACAGCGTAAGGCAGGTGGTGATAAATATGGCTATATTTTGCAGACATCCTAAAAGTGTAATTGTAGCAAAATCAAATGTGATCCAGTTCGATCAGAGCGGTTTTCCGATGAGACTTGAGACTATGGAGTGTTTGGTTTGTGGTAAGAAGTATTATGCATGGAATTATATTAAGAAAAGTGAACTTGATGAACTGAGCACAGGAAAATCTGTGCTCTGCAAGTGGGAGAATGTGGAATGATTTTAAAACCTGATGAAGAATAAAACGGAAAGGATATTAAATTATGATTATTATATTAATATTGGTCATTATGTTACTTATTGCTTTTGTTCTTATTGCATGTGAAAGAAGTTCTGAAATCTATATTGATATTATATGCGCAGCACTAATAATATTATCTATAACCGGCTTAGTTCTTTGTATTCCAACTATAGCTATAGAACAGTGTAACACCGAAAAGAAAGTACATTCAAAGCAAATTGAGTATGAATCACTTATAAAGCAATGTCAGATTATTTCAAGTGAATATGAAGATGTTTCCAAGGCAAATGTAATTCAAAATGTATATAAATGGAATAAAGAAGTTTATGATGCAAAATATTGGGCAGACAATCCTTGGACCAACTGGTTTTTGAACCAGAGAGTAGTGGATTCGCTGAAGTATATTGATCTGGAAGATTACGGATTATAAAAGAAAAGGAGAATTTTATGGGTAAATTTCAAATTGGAGATAAAGTTATTATAACTGCACATAAAGAGGAGATGGAATATCCATGTATTAGTGCAAAAAAAGATCTTTTTAATTTGGTTGGAACAATATGTGGTGCTTGTACCAGTTGGGACAATGGAAGTATGTCTTATAAAGTTGCATTTGAAGAAAATATTGGTGGACATGATTGTAATGGAATGTGTAAAGATGGTTATGGACAGATTGTAAATGAAAAATATTTAAAATTATACGATGAAAAGAAAAGTGAGGATAAGATTATGCAGAAAAACGAATATGAAAAGAAACCATTGGAGCAGCAGATTAAAGAGAAATACGAAAGTAAGCGAATGTATTAAATATAAAAATTGGATTTACAGGTGGACACGAACAAACTTTAGTTCCTAAAAAGGTTTATCACGATTCGACAACAAGTACAATTGTAATTGATTTTGGAGATAGCGTTGGAAAAATTAAAGCAAAACCAATTGCAGATGATAAGTATGATCCAAGTGTAGCATTCAATATTATTGTTGCCAAGGCAATTTATAAAAGATTTAGTTTTCCGTTTGAGTCTGATATGAGTTCTTTTGAAGCAAAAATAACTGCAAAATATTTATTACATAAGAATACCGGTATTGCACTTGATAAATACATTAAGTATCTTAAAAATATGGTGCAGACATTTTTACAGGAGGATGCAGAATTAGAAAAGGCAGAACAGATTCGTAAAAATCAGAAAGCTAAAAACAGAATTCGCAAAGAAAGACAGAAACAGAGAAGACAGAATAGAAAATAAGAATAAATTAAGTATTAAATAAGAAGAGTAGAGTGTCAGGTAATTAAACTTGGCACTCTATTTTTATTGCGCTTCAAACAAGAATAATCGTGACTTTAGTCGTGAGATGAATCGTTTGACAGAGAGAATATATAAATATATGAAAGTGAGGTGAAGTATAGTGGAAAAAGCTTACAAATATAGAATATATCCAAACAAGAAACAAAGAGAGATTATTGCCAAAACATTTGGTTACTGTAGATTTGTATATAATACATATCTTGCAAAAAGAATTGAGATATACGAAAAGAATAAAGAGACTTTTGCATATGCGCAATGTGCAAATGATATGAAAAAACTTAAAACTGAATTGAAATGGCTTAAAGAAGTTGATTCCACTGCTCTTCAATCTTCGCTTAGAGACTTAGATTCGGCTTATCAAAAATTCTTCAAAGAACATACAGGATATCCGAAATTTAAATCAAAGAAAACACATAGATATTCATATAAGTCAAAATGTGTAAATGGGAATATTCAGTATTGTAATAAGTATATTAAGTTACCTAAACTTGGAATGGTAAAAACGAAAAACAAGTTGATACCACAAGGCAGGATACTTAATGCAACTGTATCACAAGAGCCTAGTGGAAAATATTTCGTATCACTCTGTTGTACTGACGTAGATATAAAACCATTAGAAAAGATTGGAAGTTCAATTGGGATTGATCTTGGAATTAAAGAATTTTGTATTACTTCTGATGGTGAAATGATTGAAAATCCAAGATATCTTAGGAAGTCATTATGCAAGCTTGCTAAATTGCAAAGAAAACTATCTCGAAAATCGAAAGGTGGTTCAAATCGTAATAAAGCAAGAATTAAAGTTGCCAGACTTCATGAGCATATTGCAAATCAGCGCAAAGATTTTCTACAAAAATTATCTACTGAGATTATCAGGAACAACGATGTGATCTGTATTGAAGATTTACAAGTAAAAAACATGATTAAAAATCATAGGCTTGCAAGGTCTATTGCTGATGTTTCATGGTCTGAATTTGTACGACAGCTCACATATAAAGCCGATTGGTACGGAAGAGATGTTATAAAAGTGGATAAATTCTTCGCAAGTTCACAGACTTGCAATGTGTGCGGATATATAAATAAACAGACTAAAGATTTATTAGTTCGTGAATGGGATTGTCCACAATGTGGAACGCATCATGATCGTGATATAAATGCTGCAATTAACATTCTAAATGAAGGAGTGAAAATGTTAAAAGTAGCTTAGAAACTATAAAACAAGAACGGTAGGAACTATCGGGTTAGCTTGGTTAATATTCTTGCAGTAGTAGGAAGTTCCCAAGAATCTCGTAACTTTAGTGATGAGAGGTTCAAATAAGGCAGGTGAGAATATGTGAGTTGTTTAATTAGATGTGGTGATCAATATGTTCATTTTGATAGAAAAAGCAAAATAAAACTTGGTCCCAAAATATGTGCAAAAACTTTTGAAGAGCAAAAGGCGAAAAATCTCATTAAAAATCCTCCAAACAATCTAAAAAAGTATAAGTTTGAAATTGAGCCATTAATTGAAGGAAAAACGGAATGCGAGATTAAACAAGAACAAATACTTCAAAGAGCAGCTGAACATGCAAAGAAAACCGGATGTTATACAGAGTTGAAAGAAAATCTGATCGTAGAAGCGAAACCAGAAGTCAAGCAAGAGAAAAAAATTGAGAATAAACCAATTATCAAAGAAGAAGCTCATAACAATAACATAGATAATTGGCTCAAGAAATTACATAGCTGCAATGGAATTAAAGAGGAAGCAAGAGAGCGAATGGAATATCTCTATAAGAAATTAAGTCTAATAGATCAAGCGCAGGATGTTTTCTTACATGTTATTGAGAATAATGAACGTCCAAATGCATCCATGGCATATAAGGAGAGAATGAAGTTATTTGAGATAAGGAAAAAAAGAAGGCAAATTAAAAACGAGTTAGCCGTTGTACAAATGATCATATCTAATAATACATCCTCTAAATTATATGAGCGAATGGTTGCAGTGTCAGAGAGTATACAGAATCCTCAGAATATTAATATTAAATACACGAACGAGTTAACAGACGACTTAATGAGTCAATTTGAAAGGATGTAATGTATTGAGCAGGAAATTTAAAATTATCCGAAACTATTGGGAAGAAGATCAAATATTATACCGGAAGGCAAATATAGAAATTAACTCTGGATTAACAGTCCTGGTTGGATGTAATGGATCTGGTAAAACAACATTGATTCAACAATTAAAAAGGCTGTTGGACAATGAAAAAATTACATATACAAGTTTCAATAATCTTTTTGATGGTGGAGAGAACGCACGAAGTTGGGCTGGATATACAGGAGATTTTTCATTTTTAGCTACTGCAGTAATGTCAAGCGAGGGTGAAAATATTTTGATGAATATTGGAAACTATGCTGCAAAAATTGGTAGAGCGGTAACAAGTGTATTGACAAAAGAGAATAAGGAACTATGGGTTTTCTTTGATGCTGCAGATAGTGGATTGAGTATTGATGGAATTAAAGAAATTAAGAACAAACTGTTTTCAATAATAGAAGAAGATTGTAAGTCAAAGGGAGTTGAAATTTATATTATAGTTTCAACAAATGCTTACGAGTTTGCAAATGAAGAACTGTGTTTTGATGTTTATAACTGCAAGTACAGAACATTTGAAAATTATGACGAATACTCAAAGTTCATTTGCAAGTCAAGGGAAATTAAAGACAAAAGATATGGAGTTAAGAAAGGAGGAATGAATATGTTTATAAAAGCACAGAACGAAAAAAGATTTATTAATCTGGCTAATGTAACAGATGTTTATTCAGAAAGAAAAACTGAAGGTGGTAAACAAAAATATGTGTTGTACTTCGATAAGATTCCTGCCGGAAGTTTTAGCAAACAGGAAAGTATCGATAAGGTTCTTACAATGTTAGAAAGCAAAGTTCAAGCGAAACAGAGGATGGAAATTATTGATGGCGAACCACCAAAGATTATCTATTATCAGGACCAGGTGTTCCAGATCCCAAATGAGGATGATTTAGTATGAAGAAACAATTATCTGCAAAAGATAAAGCATTTGAAAAAGAAAGAGCTGAGTTCAGAAAGCAAATCAGAGAATTAAACCATGAACTGAATTCAGTAAAATTTGAATTATACGACAAAATACATAGTATGCAAAGGGAACTTGATTCTAAAAATAATGAGATAAAAAATATGCAGATGGTAATTGATGAGTTGAAAAGATGTACAAAATTATCTGATGATCAACTGAAAACATTATTAAATGTAAAAAAGTTTGAGAAAAAAGTAAATGAATTATTTAATTTATCTGAGTATTTGAGGTATCACTAATGAAGAAGAATCGTGCAATTGTATACATAATGATGTGGATCTGTTGCAGTATTGTTACCGCAATATCTGTGGCAGCCACAAAGCAATATTATTGTTTAACTACGATGGTGGTACCGTTGGCATTTATGCTGATGGATGAAATGTTTTTTGGAGGTAGAAGATGAGATCTATAGCGTGTGCAATTATTAGTTTTGTTATTTTCTATATGGAAAATAATGTAAAAAGTACAGAAATAAAACTTAGGGCGATTTATTTAATTATATCTCATATATTTTTGATTGCTGCAATTATCTTAATGATGTTAGGGAGGTAGAAAAGATGAGATTAATTAGTTCTAAGAAAATTTGGTACGAAGAAGAATGTGTTGAATATGAAAATGAAGAAGAGTATAAGTCGGATCTTGATAAGCGAAAACATGAATATTGGATGCAGATGAAGATACCTGATTTTGAGAATGGAAAGATGAAACTACTTCAAAAAAAGACAAACAAAGGATTTTGTCAATTTTATAGAAAATATCATAGAATGTAGATTGGATATAGATGGGATGATTAGTTCAGTAAGTATATGTATAGTGTGTGGAAAAGAGATGCCAGCATTTTACAAAGGTTGCTCGAAGACTTATGAGCCGAAGTTCCATAAAAATATTTATGTTTGTAGTAATGAATGTAAAGAAAAATGGGAAGCTCAATATTTTGTAGAAAAATATAAAGGAAATAAAATTTACTGTATTGATGGTAAGTATGTTCCATATTTAAGTTGCGCATATTATTTTAATACATTAGAAGATTGTAAAAAGAGAATTGATAAACCACATATAGCTTATGTATCAAGAGAAGCATGGAGAACATTTATAAGAGAGGAGTTTGGTAACGATTGAGAGATCCAAAGAGAATTGATAAATTTTGTGATGAATTTGGAAGTATATGGAAAGACAATGTTCCTGATTGGAGATTTGGACAGCTGATAAGTAATTTTGAATATTGGCTTAAAGGTAAGGGAATTGATATGTTCTTTCCGGAAGAAAAAGAAATGCTTAGATTATTTAAAGAATTTCTTGGTGTGGATGAAGATTAAATTGGAGTTTTATCGGTGAATAATTTTATAAATTAAAGAGGGAGGTAGTGGAGTCGGGCCTGGTAAAATTGCAATTACTTCCTTTTTTAAAGTTGAGAGAATCAAATAAATTTAGTAAAGAACAAATCGATGCATTATATAAATATTATCCAATTAGAAATTGGAGTGAATTAGAGAAAATATTTCCAAATTCTTCACATAAACAAATTAGAGAGGCAGCAATGTACAGAAATATAAAACAATTGCATCCGAATTGGGAAGATATATCTGGTCAAAAATTTGGAAAGCTAACTGCTTTATATTATGATTTTGAAACAAAAGAATGGGTGTGTGAATGTGACTGTAAAAAAATTAAAAGAACTAAAATTAGTTATTTAAAAAGTGGTCATGTAAAATCATGTGGCTGTTGGAATAAAACAAAATATAAACAAGATAATTCAATAAGATTAAATTCGTCGATAAAAGATTATAAAGTATATATTCATATTTCTCCAAGCAAAAAAGTTTATATAGGAATAACACATCAAAATTTTTGTAAAAGATTCCAAAATGGAAAAGGATATAATAGACAAAAATACTTTTATAGCGCAATAAAAAAATATGGATGGAATAATTTTGAACATAAGATATTAGAAGATAATTTAACTTATAGGGAAGCGATTGAAAAAGAAAAATATTATATTGATGTGTATAATTCTACAAATCCGGAATGCGGATATAACGTATCTAGCGGAGGATTTGGTGTAAGTGATAATGGTTATCCAGTTGCACAATTAAAAGAAGAACAAATTATCAATGTATACGCAAGTATATTAGAATGCAGTAATGAATTAAATATTTCGCATTTTTCTATTCGTAAATATATAGATGATAAAAAAATACATGCAGGATTTAAATTTATACAAATTTCGAGACAAGAATATTATAACTATTCTAAAAAACATTCTTTAAATAAAGAAATAAATATAGATTTTAAAGAAAAAATATATTGTGAAAAAATAGAAAAGTTAAAAATAAATGCTATAAAAAATAATAGTATATACATAAATCAATATACCCCTGATGGAAAATATTTAAATACATTCTGTGGGATTAATGAAACTGAAAAACTATTAAATATTCATAATATATCGACAGCAATAAAAAATAATTGGCTGGCAGGTGGGTTTAGATGGAAAAGAGCAGATGGAAAGGTGATTATATATGATAAAAGTGTATCTGATAGAAAAATTATATGTATAACTAATGGGAATTTATTTAACTCTGGTGTTGAAGCTGCAAAATGGTGTGGAATAAAACAATACAAATCTATTTATGAATGTTGTAGAAATAAAAACGGACGTCATAGTGCAGGTAAAATTCCAAATACAAATATTAAATGCCAATGGATGTTTTATGATGAATATTTAAAACAGAAAATATCTTAGTTATAAAAGGAGATGATCACTATAGACTCAGAAGAGAAAAATACCCAACAATCTATCCTGCGCAAGCATTTTGAAATGCTATATCCGGATAAATTAAAGGACGATGAATGGATAAGACTTGTTGGAATACGGAAAAGGAGTTAAATAAAATGGGCAATTATGTTTATAAATATGTATATAAAGATGAAATTATTTATATTGGTAAAAACGATACAGATCTTACTTCAAGACTAAATCGACATGGACGACCAGGTGACAATATTCCAGAAGAAGGATGGAATGAGATAAATAACTCAGATATTTATTATTGTGAGTTAGCAAATAGAATTATGTCTGATGTAGTTGAGAGTGAGTTAATTAGACGGTATAAACCTAGATATAATAAAGCAAAAGTATCTGAATGGGGTGGATTAGATTTTGTTGAGCCTAAATGGATTAAATACAATAAAGAGCTTTTGTCTAAATATAGTGCTAAATTTATTGAAGAATATAATCGTTTTGACATAATGGAGGAAATCGATGACGAGTATTTACGTGCTGTGAGAATCATTAATGGTGGTAAAGAGGTTGCTGAAAATGAAATAAAATTATTACAAAATGAAGTAACAAGTCTTAAAAGAGAAATAAGATATTTAGAAGATATTAGAAAAGATAATTTTGTAATGAAAAAAATTCGTGATGAACGAAGATATTCATATGAAGAAATGATAATGTTTTATCAATATTTAGATTGTGATTCAAATGTAAAATTTTCTTCAACAGCATTAGATCCAAAAGGTAATACATTATGCCATATAGAATTTTGGTGTGAAAATAATACAGTACAACATAAAGTAACATATTATGATGATGAAAATAGAAAATATAAAGAAGAAGGCGGAGGCGTATGTAGGGAAACATATTTAGGAAAAGTTGAATATATTTGCGGAAATTATCATTCCAGATATGGTCTTATTGCAGAAACTAACAATCATCAATATATACAGCATGTATTAGGTCTTGCAAAATATAAGTGCCTCACATTAGATAAAGAAAAAACGGTTGAACATATTAATAGATTAATAGGAATCGATATGCATAGTGGAATGAATATTCCATATGAAGAATTTATTAATAATATTGACTATTATAGAGAAAATTATTGGAATTACGAGTTTGTAATGCATAACGATAATGATGAATATTATGGTTTTGAATCGTTTACATTAAATGATATTCATTTTTATAAGAATTTAATTAATGTTCAAGAAGAAAAAAGAATTACATATAATAGGAAAAGTGAATACATATGGTGTAGTAATGTTAAACAACTTGATGAATATAAAGAATTTAAATTTAATATTACCTATAGATTAAAACATGATATTGATTATTATTACGAAGAATTAGAATATATTGATTGCAAAATGAGAGAGCTTGAAATGACAAATACATCATTATTCATTACTAGATATAGATATAACGATGTGGATATTTGACTTAGAGGTAGAGATATATGAAAGCAGTATTACAATATATAGATATATCAAATGATAAGCGTTGGTTTTATGGGATTTTAGCGGCGAATAATATTCGTGTAATAAAAGAAAAGTGTTGTATAGATTTTCATCGAAAAGTAACAATTAGTATAAAAGATTATTCCGAATTAAATGACGCAGTAAGAGAATTAAACGAGAAAACCAATTATGGCGTTTCGGTTGTAAAAGTTTTTGAAAAAAGTTTTATTGAAAAATTGTTTGGAAAGTGACAACGATAAAACAACAGTTTTATTGGGAAAATGACCCTCGTGAATCCCTTATAAATAAAGGGATTGCGAAAATGGAATTTTGAGAAAAATTCATAAAAAGGAGAAAATTATATACCAAACGGAACTTTTATTACTTATTAAATGGAGGGCAAGAAAATGTTATATGGGCTTATTGACTATGATTATGATTATCATGAATTAATAGGATATACAGAAGATTTAGACGAAGCATATAAATATAGTGCAATAAAAGGGTGTGAAATCGAGCCACTTGAAAGATTAAAAAGTGATATTGATTATAGCAAATATGAACTTGTTTATCATTATGGTATTTCATTTAAATTTTCTAATAATACTAATAAGTATGAAAGAGAAGATTTCTCAGACAATGTTCCAGAGTGTGACTATTGTAGATGCTGTGTAAAAAATATTGGATTATACAATTTTGTTTCTTATGACAAAGGGCGCTTTATACGATTTTACATTTTTCTTAAAGAAAGAAATCTTGAATTAGCATATAGTACAGCAGAGACATATATGAAAGATTTACTTTCTAGTGGGAATGGAGAGATTACTCAAGAAAATGTTGATGCAATGAATGATGAATTTTCGAAGGAATATAGAGAAGAGCAAGAACGACTCAAAGCGGAAAAAGAGCGTAAAAACAGAATTAGAGCATTTGAAGGTAAAATTCGTAAACTGGAATCAGATATAAAAAATAAAGAAAACGATTTACAGAAATTAAAAGAAGAATATGAAAAAGAAATTGGAAGTAAATAATAGCTGAAAAGCATTATAAAAAATATATAAATAAAAAAAGGAGAAAAGATAATTATGATGAACAATTTTTTAAACGGTATGTTTGGTAAAGTAGGTAACGGAATGTGCAGACTTTCTATGAGTGGCGGTATTGCAGTAAAAACATCTAATGGTTATAAAAGTTATAATGTGAAGACTGGTAGACTTACAAATTGTGACAATTTTGCATTTGATATTGGACAGGATTTCTTCTTTATTATTCCAACAAACAAAGTTAGTGCAGGTGATATTATATTTGCAAATGGAAAGCCTAAATGTGTTATTAAAGTAGAGAAGAATATGATTACTGCAATCAATTATGAAGATTCTACTGTAGAGAATATTGTTCCAGAACGACACGTATTTATGGGAAATACATATTTTTATGGAAAGATTGTTTCTTTACTTGGAAGTAATATTACTAAGGGAAAAAACGGAATGAACAATATTTTCAAATATATGATGCTATCTCAGATGATGAATGGAAATGGTTCTACTGGAACGGCGAGTAATATGAACTCAATGCTTCCGTTTATGATGATGGGTGGAAATATGAGTGATATGTTTGATGGAATGTTTGATTTTGATACCGTAGATAACACAGATGAAGATGATAATGTAGATGCAGAGGAGGAAGAATAATTATGGGATGTGGAACATGGGATACAGATAGTTTTAGAAGTTATTCAACATCTAAAGGACTTACAACTGATAAGTTAGGATTTGTTACTTCAAGTGTTTCTAATCAAGAAATGTTTAAGGCAAGAGATTTAGATCCTGCACTTGATCCAAAAGATGTTATTAGAGAATGTTGTGATTCTGATGATCACCCAAATACATTACCAGTGATTTTAGCCCTGGATGTAACTGGATCAATGGGACAAGCTGCCGTAGAGGTAGCTAAGAAGCTCAATAGCATTATGACAAAATTGTATGAAAATATAAAAGACGTTGAGTTTATGATTATGGGTATTGGAGATTTAAGCTGTGATTATTATCCTATTCAGGTATCTCAGTTTGAATCTGATATCCGTATCGCAGAGCAACTTGATAAAATTTACTTTGAGTTTGGCGGTGGTGGAAATATGTATGAATCTTATACAGCTGCCTGGTATTTTGGACTTCATCATACTAAGCTTGATTGCTGGAATCGTGGTAAACGAGGAATTATTATTACTATTGGCGATGAGAGAATAAACCCGTATCTTCCGATGCATGGTAGACGCTCTGGTTTAGTAGATGCCCTCGGTGATAATCTTGAAAAAGATGTGGAGACTCCAGAATTATTTGAAGAGACCACTAAGAAATTTGATATTTATCATATTCACGTAAATCATGGTCGTAATTATGATGAAGAAAATATTGAAAAATCCTTTAAATCAATTCTTGATGAGGAACATTTTAAAAAGGCAAATCTTGATAACATTACAGAAACCATCGTAAATATTATTGTTGGTGCAGCAGAAAAGGATGAAAGTTATATAGCACCTGTATCAGCTATTGATCAGGTAATTACAAATGAAAACGGAGAAATTGTTTGGTAAAATAAAATAGGAGATTGAGATGATGAAAGACATTAAGATTGTGATTGGTGCAAATGCAGGAGATGAAGGAAAAGGTTTAATGACTGATTACTTTTCACAGAAACCTAATAGTATTGTAGTGTGTTCTAATGGTGGAAGTCAAAGAGGACATACCGTAATGACACCGGACGGAATCAGACATGTCTTTCATCATTTTGGTTCTGGAACTTTTAATGGGGCTGTTACATATTTGCCAAAAGAATTCATTGTAAATCCACTTATTTTCGTTCAAGAATTTAAAGAACTGATAAATAAAGGTGTAGTTCCTATTGTTTATGTTCATTCAGACTGTATGGTTTCAACACCTTACGATATGATGGCAAATCATATTGTTGAAGAAAATCGTGGAAAACAAAAGCATGGCAGTTGTGGGTTAGGAATTTTTGAAACCATTAAGAGGTATGAAAGTGACATTACCGATTTTGATAAGGTAAAAGATTATTACCTTGAGAAGTTTGAAAAAGAAGGAATTGTGTTATCTGATAGTTGGAAAAAATTATTTAACGACCAAGGAATATACGAACATTTTCTTGAAGACTTAGATTTTATGAATGACCATATTGAGACAACCAGGGATGAAAGCTTTCTAAATATATTTGATCACATTATTTTTGAAGCCGCTCAAGGGTTATTACTCGATCAGAACAATCTAAAATACTTTCCACATCTTACCCCATCTAACACAGGTCTGAAAAATCCAAAAGAAATTATTGAAAGAGTAAATTGGAATGATGAATTAAATATAGAAGTATGTTATGTAACACGTACATATTTAACCAGACATGGTGCTGGTCCGTTTCCAACAGAATGCAATAAAGACGAAATTAATGCCGAAATGTATGATAAGACAAATGTTCCAAACCATCATCAGGATACTTTGAGATATGGAAAACTAGATTTAAATAAACTTTATCAGAGAGTTATAGCAGATGTAGGAGATTTTGAGTGTGAAAGATCTATTACTATTACGCATTGCAACGAATTTAGAATAGATGATGATAAATTTGGGAAGTTATTCTCAGGCTGGAATATTTATAAATCAGATGGTGAAACACACAATGATATTTTGAGGTATAAAGATGGATAAAGAAAAGTTAAAAAGAGAATTATATAATTTAGCATCATCCGATCAGTACGCAAGATTGTTTTTATCTGTAGAAGATCCTGAACTATTTTCTTGTAGTGTGGATGATACTAAGTATGTATTAAGGCTATTAGTAGAAATATTAACACAGAATTTGTTATCATTTGATGAAAACTGCGAATTAGAAACAATAATAAATAAATTTGCTGGTTTAAATAAGAAAACAAATTCTACATATACAAATGAAATATGTTGGTAAAGGAGATAAAAATGAAAAGTAGAGGTACCGGTTGGAAAGTGGTATTAATCGCAATTGCAATTATTATTGCTGTAGCTCTCATGGCTGTCTTTGGAGTTCAGAGCTATAAAAATAGAGCTATTAATATGGAAGAACAGGTGTTAACTGCAAAATCTGACATAAATATTCAGGAAAAGCGAAGAGTAGATTCACTTGGTAACCTGGTTGATTGCGTAAAGAATTATGATAAACATGAATATGATACATTAAAGGCAATCGTGGACGGTCGTTCATCTGATGACGATAAAGCTGCAGAAATCAAAACTTCTATTAAGGCAGTATCTGAGGCATATCCGGAATTAAAATCCAATGAGAATTATAAACAGCTTATGAATGAGTTGGCAACAACTGAAAATTTAATCGCAAATTATAGAGAAAATTATAATAAACAGGTAAAAATTTATAATGGTTATGTTCGTGCGTTCCCACAGAGTACGTTTCTTGATTTTCTTGGATACGAGAAACAGGATTATAAACTATTAGACTTTGGTGACAACCTTCAGGATGCACCACAGGATTTGTTTGGAGAGGATTAATTTATGAAAAAGAAACAAAAATGTGATAGGCATTTTTATGTGACACTTGGTTGTGGTAAATATTATGCAGTAATAGAAGAAAATGATTGTCATAAAATTTACATAATTTCACCTTGTATATGTGAAAAATGTAAAGATTTTGAATTTGGATCTTTGAGTCCAAGCATATTTCCTCACACACAAGAAGGCTACGAAAATTACAAAAATGCGATTCAAGTTTTTAAGAATTGTAAGTATAAACCATTTGAAGAATTTGAAAAGGAATGACCTGAATATTATGAAAAAATTGTAGAGAAATTGAGGATTGAAAATGAAAAACATAAAGTTTCGGAACTTTACGATTACTAAAAGAGAAATTCTTGTAAGTATTGTAATCGCAGCCTTAATGATTATGTTTGGCTTTCTGATCAGCACGAAATGGTCAGAGAGCCAACAGGAATCTGATATTAAATATAACAAGGCAATTCAAATAGATAATGATACAGATCTGTTCCAATATGGAATGGATACAAATGTCGGTAATGCATTTGTTTATGGGGAGCTGAAAGCTGTAGATTCAGTTACATATCCGGAAATTGGTGGAGGATACATGTATGTTAGAAAAGTAGAAGAACATTATAATATGCATACTCGAACTGTTACGACTACTGACTCAAAAGGGAAAAAGCATACAAGAACAGAAACATATTGGACCTGGGATTATGCCGGAGAAGAAGATAAAAGTTGTAAAACGATTAATTTTTGTGGAATTGATTTTGATAGCAGTAAAATTCCATTTCCAGGGAAAGACTATATTGATACATTGAGTGGTGGTTACCATGTAAGATTTAAATACTATGGTGTTCCTGCAGTTAATAAAGGGACTATATTCACAAATCTTAAAGATAAAACCATAAATAATACTAAATATTATAACAATATGGATCTAGATGAAACTTTTAAATATGTTACAACACATTTTCCAATGTGGTTGTTTTGGGTATTATGGATTATGTTGACAGGAGCTGCTATATATGGTTTTTGCTATTTAGAGAACAAATGGTTGGAGTGAGAACAGTAAAAGATATGTTTTATGTTAGCGTATATACCTATAATTAAATTGTAAAATATGGAGGTAAAAATGGGCTGTCCAGATGTACATTATAAAATTATGTGCCAACGCTTTGATAAGCTGATTTATGGTCGAAAGGATATTGATTTGTCAGCTGATATAAAAGAGTTGGAAAACAGAATTCAAAGTAAAGAACATACGCCGGAATATTATTTTAACGCCGGAGTGATCGCCAGGGGATATCTGGATGAGATTCATGAGAACGGTGATGCAGTTAATGCTTACATTGGTGGATTAAATCAATTCTGTTGGCTAATTGGTTTAGATAATGAAGAGGATGATGATGATGAGAATAACTAAATTTCCAGATAAATGTGATCCAAATAAAATAATGATGGATACAATTATAAAAAGAAATAGTGTGTGTCCATGCTGTGGAGAGAATAGACTTTGTACAGTTAAAGATGAACTAGATGCGATAAAAGAACATAAAAAATTATCCGGCATAAGACAATTTTATGGTATTCGCCATCGAAGATTAGGATTTCAAAAGCCTTGGTATAAACATATTTTTCAAGGAGAGAAATGGTGGAATTCATTAAGTTTTAAATGTGAAACTTGCGGAGTAGAATGGGAATCGGAAGAGTTTCCGGATATTGAATGTTGTATTGAGGAATAAGATGGATAAGATTATATATTTTGAACTAAATAATTGGATTCCTGGAATATTCTATCCAGACGATGAACCGTTTAGATTATGGATGAAAAATGATTTACAAATCAAATTTGATGATGAGACTTGGGTAAAGAAAAGCAGATTATGTGTAGTTAGAGAATTAATTGATATGTCTTCAAATTATTGTATTACTGCTACACGAGAATGGGTCGTGAATAATTGTCCAAAACTGCTTACTGATTATGCAGAGTTTATTAGATATAAAGAAGATGATGGTAAGGTATATGGACGGTTTGGGACGGAATTTAAAGAATACAGAGAAGAAAATATTGGTATATGGGATTTGGAGGAAAACTATGAGCGATAAAAATTTTTTGGTTGGAGATACTGTTTGGTTTTATATTAGAAAACACGATTTTATGTCTAAGGGAATTATAAAAGAAATATTTATTTTAGATGAAATTCCTTTTGCACTTATTAGAAATGGACATATGGAAACTAAAATGCCTATTTCTCAAATATTTCATGACGATCTTGAACTTATTGCTTGGATTGAAAAAGAAGAGAAAGCAAATGTAAAACGCATAAAAGATAATATTCATGATGCGAAAGAGCTGGTTGAACTTATGTATTCTGTAATTGAAGACTGTGAATTCATGCCAGTAGCAGATTTAAATGATAAGAAGATTGCTATTAAAGAAAGAGCAAAAGAAATTTTTGATGTAAAAATTTAAAGGACATTGATTATGGATAGTAAAAATTTTAAAGTTGGCGATAAAGTTTGGTTTTGGGAGCGATGGCCAGAAAGACCTGTATTTGGTACTATTGAAAAAATTTATATTACTGGATCAAAATTATGGGCCGAGTTAAATTATGATAATGGAAGACCTGCTGGACGATTTTTTGATTATTTATTTGAAACGAAAGAAGATTTATTGGAGTTTAAAAAAAAGAATAAAAGCAAAATTTGATTGGAGTGATTTTATGGCGTTTACTGTAAATTTTCCTGTTGATACAGGAAAATTTGTAATTACAAATTATAAAGATGTTGATTTAAGCAAACCAGAAACCTTACTTGGTAGAGTTGGTACTATTGCATGTTACCAAAGTATTACTCAGGAAAGCGATGATAATTCGTTTATCGTTATGGTGTCAGGATATAAAGATGCGTGGTGTCAAGAAACTTTGTTAGATTGGTTACATATTGCAACAGATGAAGAAGTTGAATTGTATAAGAAAGTGATGGGAATCGAATGAAGAAGAAAATTTTAGCTGCGATTGCTGCTGGATTAATTTGTGTGTCAGCAAGTGGATGTGGAACAACATATCAGGAAGCTATAAGTGCCAACACCGCGAATGGAGCAACTAGGTCGAATGGATATTTTACGGAGATTGTAAAATGGGGTGATGGTAATTACACAATTGTTTATGCGAATGATACAAAAGTAAAATATTTTATATGTAGTGGTTATAATCAATACGGCATTACACCACTATATAACGCAGATGGAACATTACAAGTTTATGATGGAGAATGATTTATGGAATTAATGAGAAGAAAAGTATGTGGAGAAGTACGTAAAGCATGGACATGTGAAATTACATGGTTTTTAGATCAAGTAGCTGGGTTAGATGAGCGACTTCATTATATTGTAATAAATGACTTAATATTGTTTGATGATGAAGATCCTGCGACATATTACATTAGAGTTCCTGGTGGAACAGTAGGAAGCATCTTTTTGGATGATGATCATAATATTAAAGAGATTTTTATTGATCCGAATGATGTTGTAAAAAGTTATCCGGCAAACATTAATAAGCAGGTGAGAAAATTTATAGGTGAAAGGATGATGGTAGAGTAAATGGAATTCAAACCAGGTAATATTGTAAAAATGATTGATACATATTGGCATGGATCATTAAATGAATCAAGAAAAGATATTGGTAAGTTGTTTGTAATAGAATATTCTTATGGAGAAAAATATGGCAATGGAGAATGCTATGGAGGATATTCGATTCTCAGTATGGAAAATGGATCTAGTTCTTCGTGGTGGGATGATAGTCAGTTAGAGTTTGTAGAAGAAGGAAATATTGATCTTATAGACGAATTAAAAAGGAAATATGAAGAGATTACCAACCAACAAAAAGACATTAAATGGATAAAAGAACATTTTTCAAAAAGTTTACCTACAGATTCTATGCTGACATTATTTCATAAAATTGGATATGAGTCAGCATTTGAACGGAATGGCGAATTCTATTGTTTGGCAATGGATTGGTTATCGTTTTATCCTGCATTTCTTTTATTGTTTGATAAAGAATTTGATTTAATGATAAAACTTCTTGAAACTGGAACAAATGAGAAATATAGAGATAAATATTTAAGAAATTTTACTGCTTTATATAATGAAATTCATGGTACAGACAAAAAGGTTGGTGAGTAAATGGAACTGTTAAAATGTCCCTTTTGTGGGAGCGATAAACTAAAAGTTGGACACAAAACAAAATTCAAAGATCCATGGAAGAAAATTGTAAGGATGAGCTTTTATGTAATGTGTAATAGATGCCACGCAAAAGGAAGTACGATTACAAAAGATATTTCGTATAGTGATGAGACTATAGAAATTTCCAAAGCAAAGAATGAAGCTATTGAAAAATGGAATATGAGGGCAGAATAAAAACGATATTTTATGTGGAGGATTTATGTGTGAAACAGATTGTAAGAAATGCATAAAATGTGAGAAAACAAAAGTAAAAAATCATGGTTCTTCAATATGTTTTGATCGTTATGGAAATAAAAAGTGCGGTTATTATTCATTATGTTCAATGGATAAAACAGATGTTGTTGCATGTAAATTGTTCTTTGAAAATAATAAAAAATGTAGGTGAAATAAACTATGAAAGAAATTAGAAGTTTCTTATGCGATAAGAGACCAGATTTATTTGATTACATTGCATCCAGGGATATTGCACAAAAAGATAATTGTGTTATATGTCTTCAGTGGATTGTTCCGTACTCTGGTATATATAGTGAAGTGATTTATGGAAACGAAAGTGATGAAGATTTGGAAGCAATGGATAAGAAACACTATGTATATCCTATGTAAGAAGGGAGAAATAATATGCCAGTAAATGATGATCTTGGTAAAAGAATGAAAGACTATTATGAGCAGATTCCAAAGACAAAATTAATACGAAGATGCCCAGTTATACTGAGGATTGATGGTAGGGCATTTCACACATTTTGTCGCTCATTTGATAAACCTTTTGATGATATTTTAGTTAAAACAATGCAGGATACAATGAAATATTTATGTGAAAATATAGAGGGCTGTGTACTTGGATATACTCAGTCTGACGAAATATCTTTACTACTTATTGATTATAAAAAATTAGATACTGCAGCTTGGTTTGATTATGAAGTACAGAAACTTTGTTCTATATCAGCAAGTATGGCAACTTTAGCTTTTAATAAGTTCTTTTATGATAATGTTGAATTTAGTTTTCAAGAAAAATGTGCAAAGATTAATGAAAAAATTACTAATAAAGAAATTAGTTCTGAAGAAGCAGATCCTATGTTTGATAAATTAGAAGACGAATATTATGATAAATATTATTCTAAGTGTAACAGAGCAATGTTTGACTCAAGATGTTTTAACATTCCGAAAGAAGAAGTGACAAATTATTTCTACTGGAGACAACTCGATGCCACACGCAACTCTATTCAAATGGTTGGACAAGCAAATTTTTCACATAAAGAGCTACACAATAAATCATGTAATGATATTTTAAATATGTTATTAACTGAAAAAGGTATCAACTGGAACGATTCTATAACTTATAAAAAGCGTGGAAGCTGCTGTGTAAAAAAAGAATATGCCCAAGATGATATTACACGAACCAAATGGGTGGTAGATAAGAATATTTCTATTTTTAAAGGCGAAGATCGCCGCTATATTGATGATTTAGTATTCGTTGGAGAGTGATATTGCAATGAAAGTATACAAAGAAAAGCAGTTTCTTGTTTTCAATTTTGAAAAAGTTGATGATAAAGAGGATGTTAGATAATAAAATGAATGAAGTTACGTTTACAATAAGTCATTGCAATGATTGTCCAGAAAGTCTATTTTGGAAATTTGGACTACATGGAAATGTGTATGTTTGTGGTGCAAATGAAAATGATAATATAAGCATTATCCCAGATTATACAAAAATTCCAAATTGGTGTCCGTTATTAGGTCAGAAAAATTATATTAAGAAAGCAACAGGTGAATTATTATGAAAGATTTCCCGGAGTATGTAAAAGAAAATTTAGACAAGCTCACAAGGGATGATTTGATTTATTTAATTAGAGAATATGATCATACATGGTCCTGTATTGGAGAAACATTGGTTGATCAGAGCAAACAACATATAAACAATGAATATGCAATTGATGAGATCCGAGGCTATTTATCTGAGCTTAATGGTCTAAATCTAAGAAGTAATAAATTGGATTTAGAGATTAAGTTGCAAAAAGGTGAAATTACACCGGAAGAATATAGAAAAATTACGTTAGGAGAATAAAAAGAAAGGATAAGTTCGAGTCCCAGGGATAATTGCGCGCAGCTCTTACGATGGTAAGATAGGATGAGAACTTTATTATTACTTCGTGGTGCTCCAGGAGTTGGCAAGAGCACTTATATTGAGAAAAATGGGTTAAAACCATATACATTATGTGCAGATGATATTCGTTTACTCTGTCAGAGTCCGGTATTATCTGCAAATGGTAACACAGAGATTACACAGAGTAATGATGGTACTGTTTGGAAGACGTTATTTAGCTTACTGGAAGTTAGAATGCAGCGTGGAGAATTTACAGTTATAGATGCAACTAATTCCAAGACTTCTGAAATGAACAAATATAAGAAATTATGTCAGGAGTATAGATACAGAATTTTTCTTGTTGATTTTACAGATGTTTCAATCGAGGAATGTAAGAAAAGAAATAGTCTTCGTGCTGCAATGAAACAGGTACCTGAAGCTGTTATTGATAAGATGTATAGTAGGTTTAAGACACAGGGAATTCCGTCCGGTATTACAGTAATTAAGCCGGAAGAACTTGATAAAGTGTTTATGAAAAAGATTGATTTGTCCGAATATAAAGTGATTCATCACGTAGGAGATATACATGGTTGTAATACAGCTTTACAGAAATATTTGAACGCAATTGGCGGTATCAAGGACGATCACTTCTTTATATTTTGCGGAGACTATATTGACAGAGGAATTGAAAATGCGGAAGTGGTTCAGTTTCTCTTAAGCATTAAGGATAAACCAAACGTACTTTTGCTTGAGGGCAATCACGAAATTCATCTAAGGAAATATAGCGAAGATAAGAAGTCATTTTCAAAAGAATTTGAATTATTTACAAAACCTGCATTAGATAAAGCCGGTTTCAGTAAGAAAGATCTTCGGCAGCTGTGTAGAAAATTTGCTCAGTGTGCCTATTATACATATCATGGAAATACATATCTTGTTACTCACGGTGGTCTGAGTACAATCCCACAAAATCTTACTTTTGTTGCAACCGATCAAATGATTCATGGAATTGGTAGATATAACGATGTAGAGCAAGTTGCTGATACATTTATCACCACTACTGATGAACATACTTATCAGATTTTTGGTCATAGAAATACTAAAGGATTTGATATTAATGTTAATCCAAGAGTATACGATTTGGAAGGACAGGTTGAGTTTGGTGGCTGTCTGAGATGTATTGATATTGTTCCTGGTGGAAGTATATCCTATGAGGTTAAGAACAATGTATTCAGAGAGCCTGAAAAAGTAGAAGATACATTAGGAAGTAATGTTGCTGATGCAATTATCTCTTTGAGGAACAACAAATATATTTCTGAAAAGCAGTTTGGTAATATCTCTTCGTTCAATTTTACGCCAGCAGCATTTTATGAAAAGAAATGGAACGCACAAACAATTAGAGCGAGAGGTCTGTTTCTGGATACTTCTGAGAAGTATAAAGTAGTAGCCAGGGCATACGAAAAGTTCTTTTCTGTTAACGAGCGTGAAGAGACTAAATTTGATACACTACAACGTACATTAAAATTCCCAGTAGCTGCCTATGTTAAAGAAAATGGATTTTTGGGAATTGTTTCCTGGAATGAATATACAGATGACTTATTTATTACAAGCAAGTCTGATCCTGAAGGTGAATTCTCTGAGTGGCTGAGAGATATGGTTTATACGAAAATTTCTGAAGAGAATCTTAAAAAGATGAAGAAGTATATTAAGGAGAACGATGTCTCTTTTGTATTCGAATGCTGCGACATGGAGCATGATCCACATATTATTGATTATCCAGAAAGTAAGTTGGTTTTGCTTGATATTGTATACAATACTTTGGATTTCCAGAAATACAATTATGAGGATATGGCACATGTTGGTCGTGATCTTGGACTAACAATCAAGAAACAGGCTTATGAGTTATCTACATGGCAGGAATTTTATGATTGGTATTTTGAGGTTTTAGAAGAAGATTATGAGTACAGAGGTGATAAGATCGAAGGATTTGTAATCGAAGATGCTAATGGATATATGGTTAAGCTGAAACTTACATATTACAATTTCTGGAAGTTTATGCGTGGTATTGCTCATGAGACTTTAAAGAAAGGTTATACAAACAGGACATCATTGTTGACTACGCCGGTAGCAAAAGAATTTTACGCTTGGTGCAAGAAACAGTTTGAAAATGGTAAAGCTGATGAGTTGCCAAGAGATATTGTTACTTTAAGAAAAATGTTTTACAAGGAGAAATAGAATAATGTGGATTAGTAAGAAGAAATATGAAGAATTAGTTTGTAGACTAAATAGGCTTGAAAGAAAGGTTTCTAATATGCCAGAAGAACTTAATAAATGCAGAGATGATATAAATGACATTCAACGAGTTATGGAAGAAAGTAAACTTGGAGAAATCACATATAAATCAATTTTCGATAAAACAGCACTTTTCTTTTCGAAATCTAAAGATTCTAAAAATTATACACTAATTTATAAAGATTTTAAGGAATATAAAATTTGTGGCTTATATTTAAATAAACCGCAATTTGAAATTGATGAGAAAGATAATAATCTTATTCATGTAAAGGACTATATTAAAAATTTAGATGAAACAATAAATGTAAAAGAATATATTGTAGACCTACAGAATCAGACTTTTATCAGAACAAAATAATAGATAAATGAAGAAGTAAATTGTGTGGTATGATACCACAGCTGGCGAAATCACCTATATTATAGTAATTTGGCGATAATACCAAATACTATACCTATAATACTGAAGATTAAGCTCCAGCTGTTAAATAATTCCTTTAACATAGGCAACTCCTTTCAAACATAGCAAATTAACAAGTTACTAGCTAATATTTTGCGCAGGAGCTGATCCGCCTTAACACCTAGCGGTTCCAATAGGTGATTTTAGATTTTGCCAGTCCCTTGGGTATGTGTTGGATACCCAAACACCTTAGCAGGTATTGTACCACACATTTACCATATATTTCAAGAAATTATTAGTCCAATAGAAACACTGTTTTATGGAGGAATATTATGACTGAACTAGAAAAACTGAAAAAAGAATTAAATTGGTATAAAGAAAATTATAATACAGTGTGCAATATAGTATATAGAATTTCAGATAGTTTTATACCAGGATATTATACTGTTTCATCTTGTAATGGAACTCAATGTTGCCAAATTTTAGCAGATGAAATTATTAAGTTTGCATCAAAAAGAACTTTGCCAAAAAAATAAAAGGACTAAAGATTTTATGAGTGAATTAGAAGAAGATAATACAGAAGAATACGATGTAGACGAAGACTATGATTATGATTTTGAAGAATATCAAGATGCTTTAGACTATTGCGAAGAGTGTCGTATTTATGGCGATAACTATTATACTGACGAAGATGAAGATCTTATATTAAGATGTCCTAAATGCAACATGAATCCTGACAGATTGGATGATGATTATATTGACTAATAAGTATTTTCAATATCTTCGTCCAGGAGATAATTTATTGTATTGTCCTATTAAAAGTGAAGAGGTGGAAAATATGATTGATTTAAAAGAGAAGAATGTATTGTGTACAACAAAAGATGAGGCTGCTGCTATTTTAAAAGAGGCAGAAAAACAAGGAATTAGATGGTACGATGGGGATTTAGCGACTGCATACAATCCATTAATTGAACATGATGGACCTATTGTATTAACTTTTAAATATAATGGCATTAATTGGATTGGCGCAAGTGCTACAGATACTGCTAGAGATTTATTAGATACGGATCGAGAAATGACTGCCCATGAATTTCTTAACAAATTTTTAGATATGGCATATCATTGTTCTAACTGTGAAGAATGTAAAACTATTAAAGTGGATGGATGTGATTACAGATGGTGTGATAGTGATTTATGGACCAAAGATAATATTGAGCAAGTTTATGAAATTGTAAAAACAGGTAATAAGCTAAAAGAAAAACCTGAACAAGCAGCTATAAACAATATAAGTAATTACTTAGATGGTAAAGGTCAATTGAATATTAATGTACTGAAATTAGCAATTAAAGTATTGGAGGAAAAAATAAATGAAAAATAGAACTAAATTAAATTTTATAATTGCAACTGTCACTTATGTATGTGCAGTATTAGCTTATGTAATTGAAAAAAGAAGAATACATGAGTATGAAAAATGGGATTACGAAGATGAAGAATAAAGAGGCTGCAGTTATACTATTTTCATTTTTATTTATGATACTATTTACAGTTCTACCTATATTTATAGAAGATCCTGGGCTTCAATGGGACTTTGGACTTCTGACAGGTCTGAGCTTTGGTATATTTGTTAAATACGGAGACAAAATAGATGAATAAACGACAGAAGAAAAAAGTTGAGGATAAATTATTATTTAGAGTTAAAAAATTACATCCTGGTAAAAACGATCTAATTCTTTTGAGTTTTGATAGTAATAAGATTGATATTGATGTGGCTTTTAAATATTACAATGCAATTATAAATAACTTTGATGACGTTGCAAATTTTGTAATAATTCCAAATGGAATAACATTGAAGCAAATGGGTAAAGACGATGTATTAAAATATATTAATAAAGTAAGGGAGATAATTTTAAATGAATGACGCAGCAGTAAAAGAAAAAAGTTGGAAAGAGTTCCAGGAAAGCGGAATGTTATGGATGGCAAATACAATTTTACAGGTGTTTGGTTGGTCCATTGCTATTGATCAGGATGAAAATGGAAATATTATTAGCGTGTGTCCTGCTAGAGTAAAATATAGAGGATTTACACACGAGACCAATATCAAGGGGTATATTAAGACTGCCAATTACATGAAAGAGAATGCAGAAGAGATTCTGAAAGAGGCAATGCAGTAATACATAAAATATGTTTTTTATTGGAGAGAATAAATGAAAATTTTAACTAAAAAAGAATTGCTTGAGGCTCCAGCCGGTACTGTTTATGTAGGATATACACCTGAAATAACAGATGGGGAAATTAAGATTAAAGTTGGAAATAATTGTAATTTAGATTTGGTCCCAGGTTTTGATTGGGTTAATAAAACCGATAAAGAAACTAATTGGTCAACTGATGATCTAAATATTCAAGCAGATTATGATGAAGGTGATTTATTTGCAGCGTTCAGTAAAGCCGAAGTTATGAAAATGATTAATTGTCTATCGTGGGCATTAGCAGATTGTAAACCAGATTTCAATATTGATGAAGTATATTGCCCAGGTGGAGCAATTATACACAAACCAGATTGGACTCCAGATTGGACACCGTATGGAGTAGAATGATGAAAGAATATTATAAAGATCAATTTAAGAAATTAATGCAGGAATATCCTGAAGGTGGAATTGTATTTACAGCAGTCGATGAAAGAAATCTTATGGTCACAGATGGTCTGTTTGGTGCAACAGAAGTAATTCCATACGAAGGAGAAGTATTCGATTTTGATTGGAATATTGATGAATACAGAGATGATGATTGGTTTACTGTGTATGATAACAATGATGTACTTCAGATGATTCAAACATTGACTAAAGGATTAAAAATTCCGTTAAAAGATGAAGGTTTACATTTCTAAGCTTATATGTTACTGGACGCAGTGACTATCTATTAAAATATGAGAAAGGATAAAAGTCTCATGAGATAAGCTACGTAGCACTTAATAAGAAATTATATGGCGTTAAATATAGGATATTTACAATCAGACAAAGAAAATAATGAGTTATATACCCCCCCTCTATGCTGTAGATCCAATTTTGAAATATATTCCAAAGGATAAAATTATATGGTGTCCTTTTGACGAAGAATGGTCTGCTTTTTATAGGAGATTAAAAGAAGAGGGATATAATGTTGTAAGAAGTTCGTTAAAAGATGGTCAGGATTTTTTTACGTATGAGCCTAATAAATGGGATATGATTGTTTCCAATCCTCCATTTTCTAGTAAAGATAAGGTGTTGGAAAGATTATATTCATTTAAAAAGCCATTTGCAATTCTTTTACCGTTAAATTCTTTACAGGGTAAAACAAGATTCAAATTCTTTACGCAAGGAATACAGTTATTAAGTTTTGATTCTAGGATTAGTTTTCATAAACCTGATAGTATGGATATTGTTATTAAAGGTAGTCCATTTGCAACTGCATATTTTTGTAAAGATTTGTTACCAAGAGATTTAATTGTAGAAGAGTTAAAATTTTATGAAAAATCATTAGTAAGATAGAATTCTAATTTGGCAAATTCTTGTCAGAAAATCCACGTTTTATTTGAAAATTGAATAGAGAGAAAATAGGTAAGTGTAATGAAAATTAAGAATATTAAAGATGTAGAAACATTTCTTAAAGTAGTAGATGAGTGTAATGGTAATGTTACTTTAACATCCGTTTACGGAGATAAATTTAATCTCAAGTCTAAATTGACACAGTATGTAGCAGTTTCCGCTCTGATCGGCAATCACGGCGAAGACCTGGAGCTGTGGTGTACTAGCAAAGAAGATGAAATGAAGTTTTTACAGATGTTTAAAGAAAATCCAGAAATGGTATGAGAAAGTTTTGGAAATAATTGATGTAATGTTGATGAAATGATCAGAAAGGATAAAAGTTAGGTGCGCACTAAGGACATGTCACTTTCTGGTATAGAAAAATTAAATATATGGGAAGTAAATCTCGAATAGCGAAATATATTGTTCCGATTATTCAGAGATATATTGATGAAAATAATATTGATACATATATAGAGCCATTTGTGGGCGGAGCAAATATTATTGATAAAATAAGTTGTAAAAACAAAATTGCTTCTGATAATCATAAATATCTTATCGCAATGTTCAATAATTTAAATAAAATTAACACGTTGCCGGATTTTATTGATAAAGAGCATTATTCTGAAGTAAGAGAATGTTTTAATAATAATTTGAATACGTATCAAGATTGGTATATTGGTGCAGTTGGATTTTTATCTAGTTATAACGGTCGTTTTTTTGATGGTGGGTATAGTGGAATTATCACTACAAAAACAGGAGTACAACGAAATTATTATGATGAAGCAAAAAGAAATTTATTAGAACAAATTCCACATCTAAAAGACATTTCATTTCAATATGGAGATTATGAAGATTTTTATAATAATGTTTCTGGATGTTTGTTGTACTGTGACATTCCTTATAAAAATACAAAACAATATGGAACAAGTAAAAATTTCGATTATGATCGTTTCTGGAGTTGTGCTAAAGATATGAGTACAAGAAATATTGTACTTGTTAGTGAACATAATGCGCCAGATGATTGGAAATCTATTTGGGAACAAGAAGTAAAAAGAACTATTGATAATACAAAAAGAGTAAAAGCTATTGAAAAGTTATTTATATATAGTGGCAAAGATAAGTATTTGACTATAAAGGAGCAATTATAATTATGAATCAAATTTCAGATATTAGTATATATACGTCCAGAATGGCAAAATCATGTGAAGATAAGCTATTCTTTATGAATAAAATTTCAAAAGTAAAAAATATTGTGGATTTTGGATGTGCAGATGGAGCTTTAATTAGAGAAATGAATAAAGTTCTTCCTGATATTAATTATATTGGATATGACAATAATTCTGAAATGATTAAAATTGCACGAAATAAGTCAGTAGATACATCAAATATTAATTATACAAATATATTTCCAAAAGATATCTGTAATAAAAATTCTTTACTTAATTTATCAAGTGTAATTCACGAAATATATTCCTATTGTAGTACCGATGAAGTTAAAGAGTTCTGGGATAATGTATTTTTATCTGGATTTGATTATGTTTCAATTCGTGATATGTGTATTTCTGAAAATGTTTATAGATTTACCAATATAACAGATTATTGGAAATTAATAAATGCAGCAGATAAGAATCAAATTAGAGATTTTGAACATAATTGGGGATCGCTTATGAGAAATAATAACTTTCTACATTTTCTTATGAAATATAAGTATATAGAAAATTGGGATAGAGAAGTAAAAGAAAATTATTTTCCAATTACTTTAGAAGAATTATTAAAGAAGATTCCTAGTGATTATGAAATTGCATATATTGAAACTTATTGTTTACCATATTTAAAATCTATTGTAGAAAAAGACTTTGGAATCAATATTAATGATAACACACATGTAAAATTGTTATTGAAAAGAAAATAAAAGGAGTAGTGAGATTTGCTGCAGCGATAAAATCATGGTTTGCTCCGGATATAAAATGTTAGAAATAAATAAAATTTATAATGAAGACTGCCTTATTGGGTTAAAAAAACTTGACTCAGATGTAATTGATCTTACAGTAACAAGCCCACCATATGATGACTTGAGAAAATATAATGGATACTCATTTGATTTTGATGCAATTTCTTACGAGCTATTTCGTGTAACTAAACCAGGTGGTGTTTTGGTTTGGGTTGTAGGAGATAAAACTAAGAATGGATCTGAAACAGGAACATCGTTCAAACAGGCATTACAGTTTATGAAATTGGGATTCAAGCTGCATGATACTATGATTTTTGAAAAAGCAAATCCAATTCCGCAAAACCATAATCGTTATGAACAATGTTTTGAGTATATGTTTGTGTCAGTAAGGGTAAACCAAATACATTTAATCCAATAAAGGTCCCAACTAAAAATGCTGGGAAAGTGTTTAATTGGGGAGACAGAAAAACTGTTATGGATGACAATCAATGTCGTAGAGATAGGACGACAGATTTGTATACAGTAAAGCCAGAGAAAATACATAATAATATATTTACGTACAGTGTTGGCGGTGGAAAATCAGGGCATCCTGCTGTATTTCCAGAGCAGTTGGCCAGAGACCATATTATATCATGGTCAAATCCTGGCGATTTAGTTCTTGATCCGTTTATTGGAAGTGGAACTACTGCGAAAGCTTCAATTGAACTTGGTAGAAGTTATATTGGATTCGAAATTAGTAAAGAATATTGCAATATTGCAGAAGAAAGATTGAAAGGAACCAAAAAAGTATGATGATTAAATCAATGAATCATTTTCAGAGCGTATGTAAAAATAAATTTGTAGAATGGTACAACAGGAGTAGTTATGCCAATAAAGGACCAAACGATATTCAGACGATTGGTGTTGATGATGTATTTGTAGTTTGGGCATGTAAAACGCTACAGAACTATAAGTGCATCGTAGGTACTCGTGCCGCAGCTGTTTTAGCAGAATATACATACAATGGTGATGATGGAGTTTTATACGAAGATATTTATAAGAAGATTGTGAATGCAAGTCATTCGGTAGAGTAACGATAAAATCTGGAATTTATCTGGATTAAAAGATCTGGAAAATTAGAAGTAAGCAATATAAAACAATAAAGGATGGAAAATAAAATGCAGATTACAGCGAAAAGCTATTTTAGTGGTGCAGGTGGAATGGATCTTGGAATTGAAGAAGCAGGGATCAATATTCTTGAATCATACGAAATTGATAAGAAATGTTGTGATACGTTAAGAAAAAATTTTAAGCACAAGGTTAACGAAGCTGATATTACTAAAATTACAGTTCTTGATCAGCAAGATGCAGATGTGTATATTGGAACTTTTCCATGTACAAAATATTCAACTGCTGCAGATATTAATGGCGCAAGAACAGGTGATGATTTATTTCTTCATTTCTTTAGACATATTGCATTGGCACAACCAGAAATGTATGTAGTTGAGAATGTTCCTGGAATGATTAAATTTAAAGTGGTTATGGAGGCACTGACTAAGTTACCAGATTATTATGTAAGAATCGAATGTCCTGTAAACGCAAATATGTGGCTACCACAAGAACGTAAGAGATTAATTCTTATTGGTAGCAAAAAGCCATTTATCAATCTGGATTATCCGGACGAAACTCCCTTACGCTTGAAAGATATTATTCAAAAAGACAGTGAAGTAAATATTCCACAGTATGTATTAAATCGTATCAATGGTAATTATAGAGACAAACCAATTGTTTCTGATCCTGAATGTGATGATCTTGCACCAACATGTGTAGCACACTATTCAAAAGATAGAGGAACTAGATTAATTAAAGATGGTAATAGAATCCGACCATATACAGTCAGAGAGTATGCAAGACTACAGGGTTTTCCAGATTGGTTTGAATTTTGTGGAAGTGATAGTGATGCTTATAGACAGATTGGTAATGCTGTTGCCGTTCCAATGGGACGCTGGGTTGGAAGTCAGATTGTAAAATATTTTAATGGAGCGAGGTAAATAAAATGGAAATTGTACAGACAAAAAATAATCATCTTTATAAAGAAGGTGGAGAAAAAGAGTATGGGTGTATATGTAAAAATTGTGGAACCAAATTTATTTTTCAGGAGCATGAGGGCTGTGTACCAAGATGTATAGATCCAAAACCAGAGCAATGTACTATTCACTGCCCAAATTGTAAACAGATTATCAGATATAGTGAGTGTACTGAACTTAAGAGTGAAGAAGATAATTTTGCATTTCATAGAGTGTGGTGATTAGTATGAAAGAAATTCTAGGTTATAATTTGGAAAAATTTTTTAGAAGAATAGAATATCCATGTGATGGCGGAATGTTTGAAAGAACTTATAAGGGTACTGATTATGAAGTTTGGGCAATGACCGATAATATATTTGATATTATTTGTGATTATTCTGAAGATGAATTTGTTGAATTGGCTGGTAAAGACGCATGGTGGAGATCAAGTACAGGAAGTGTTCTTGGAAAACCAACTGCTAGAGCAATTGTAAATGAAAAACGTTTAATTTGTTGGGACGATGATTATTATTTACCTGATGAATATGAAGAAGAGCCATGTAAAGAATATAAATCGCTTACAGAATACTTATGCGATGGAATTGGTGCTTCGTTACCCAAAAATGTTGTTGCATGTGCTATGGATCTTGCGAAATATAATAATATGTCTCTTGGAGACTTGTTTACCGAGTATGAAGGATAAGATTTATGAGCTGGTTAAAATGTAAGATAAAAGAAACATTTTATGGGAGAAAATGGAATGAAAATAGAAGAATATAAAGAAGTGATTTATAAATCGAAAAGTTTTTATGGCTCAGTGTATATTTTGGAAGATAAAGATATTTTGTTAAATTCAATTAACGTATTGGTAAAAGATTCTAGCCCAATAAAAAATATTTGCGATTTTTACATAAATAAAATATCTGAAAATCAATATAAAATTTTTATTCCTGATTATACGATTATTTGCAATGACTTTTTTGTTAATTATAGCGTTTTAAGAGATGTTAAAAAAATTACTTTAGAAAAAGACGAATGTCCAAATGTAACTAAAAAAGAAGATGGAAGTATGGAGATTACTTTTCAAAAAATGTAGGTGATAAAAATTGATAATTGAAAAATCTGTATCAAAAACATACGAAAGACTTTTTGTACAATCATCAATATTTCTTGATAATTATACCGGTATTTGTGGAAGACCATTTATAACATTACATGCATATAAAGATGCTATTTCAAAATGGTATGGTCCATACGAAATCTATATAAGTATTTGCGACTATGACGACTTTGAATATGGAGTTTCATATAAAGCACATAATGAAGAAGAATTCTTTGATGCGTTGCATGAGCTAATAAATTGGATGAGAGATCATGAACAAGGAATCACATACTGGGATGACGTTGTTAGTGGTAATTTATTTCCAGAATTTGAGAATGTTGAAAAGGTGATGTGGTAGATATGAATTTTGGAGTAACAGGTGTTAATCAAAAAGAAGAGTTACTTAAACAATTAAAGACTATTTCAGAAGCACTTGATAAGCAAACTGAGAAGAAAGTATCAAAGATGCGTCCTGTTATAGATTTTAATGGAAATGAAATATATAAACGTGGAGAATGTCCTGTATGTGGTTTTGAATTTAGCTGCTCCAATAACATGAAATACTGCTTTTATTGTGGGCAGAAACTTGATTGGAGTGAGGATACAAAATGTTAATTCCAACAGTACCGGCTAAAGAATTTGAAAAGTTTGGTTTTAAGAAATGTGTAGGAGAGTATGGAAAATCAGAATGCTATTACATTTGTGTCGCCAGAGGAACCAAAATGCTTTTCGTGAGTAATAAATATTTTGATGTAAATGCTTGGAGAGACGATGATCCGAGGATTCATAAAAAACCAAATTGCAGATACAGAGATAAAAGAACATACTTGGATATTATTTATGAATTGATTAAAGCAGATATGCTAAAGAGTAAGTTTGATAAGGAGAGCACAAAATGTTAATTAGAAGTCAAGATAAAGTATTTTTATTAAATTTTAATAATTTAACTGCAATTTACATGGAAAAAATTGGTAAAGATTTTGCTATTGTATATAACGATTTTGAAGACGCGTATACACTTGGAAAATATTCTACAGAAGCAAAAGCCATAAAAGTGCTTGATATGATACAGAAAAGATATGTCGATTATAAAACCACACATACTGTTGCAAACGGTCTTACAACAATGTCACTTTTCGTTAATGAATCAGACGATGTAGATAAAATGTATACGAAAACACAAAATGTTTTAAAAGAAACTGTAGTATTCCAGATGCCAAATGATAATGAGGTAAAGGTATGAGACTGATCGATGCAGATAAATTAATCGAAGAAATGTCAAAATGGTATTGGGATAAAGAAAAGCAGAAAGCTGCAGAAGAAGATATAAGTCCAATGGACTTGTTTACGCATCTTGCAATTACAACTATTCAGAAACAGCCTACAGCCTATGATGTTAATAGAATTGTTGAGCAGCTAGAAGAAACAAAGGATATATATTCCGAACTATCACTTATTTTTAAAGATAACACTGAGATAAAAAAATACATAGGTATGGAACAGGCAATTGCATTGGCACTTGAAATCGTGAAAGGTGGTGTAGTTGATGATTGATTTAGTAGGAAAGAGCGTGTTTGTTAGAACACAGGAAGAATACGAGAGTCTTTTAAAAATGGCGAAATTACAAAGATTTACATGGTCTAGTAGTCGTAACTTAAATCTTATTAATATTCCGATTCCCAACGTGTTGAATTTTTATAATGATAAAATAATTACTTATAAAAGCGATACAAAACTATGGGAAGCATCAGATGTAATAGAAGATGAAAAGAAACTTAGAGAAGCAATAGCTCACGTTAAGTATTTTGCGAATAACAAAGACAGAATGTCATTAACAGATAAAGTTATTGAATCAATGTTATTACTTGCAAATACCACAGAAAGTCAATTGGAAGAGGTGAAGTAGATGGAGAGATTTCTAATTGATGATGGTATTAAACAGTCAAAGATAGTTGCAAATCGTTATAAATGGAGTGCCGAGAATGCAGACATGGGTTCAGAAGATGCAAATGAGTTACATGCAGATATATGCAATCAATATGTAAAGGAATATGAACAGATCGCAGAGTGGCTTGAAGAATTAAAATCTTACAAAGATATTGGCACTTTAAAAGAATTAAAGGAGCTCAAAGAAAACGGTACATTTACTGGATTAGAGCTTGCTAAATTAGCGATAATGCAGAAAGAATTGAAGGAATACAAAGATTTAGAAAAACATGGCTTGCTTGTGAGGCTGCCGTGTAAGGTTGGAGATATGGTATTGGATAACGATTTTGGATATCAGGAATTGTATGAAATAAAAGCATTTTCATATGGATATTGTGACAGCTATGTAGAACCAGATATAGGAACAGAAGATGAAATTATATTTTATTACGAAAACTATACCGGTTCAATAACAGGAGCTTTTCCAATGAGTGAAATTGGTAAAACCGTATTCCTTACCCATAAGAAAGCTGAGGATAAGTTGGAGGAACTCAAAAATGAAATTTAAAGAATTTGAAAACTGGTGCAATGAAAGAGCCTGCGATGGATGCTGGGGAATGCTAACTGCCATGGTGTGTATTGATTTAATCGGCAAGGTTAAAAAAGCTCCATTTTGGAAAAGAGAAAAAATCTGGAAAGAAAATTATGAGCAGCAGGTATTGGAAGAGATTATTAATCCGATAGAGAAGAAGTTGGAGGAGATGAAGAAAAAATGTTAAGAATAACGCTAGACGAAGCTATTGCTTATGAAGAAGAAATAGTGGAAAGAGCACGTAGCGCTATGAATTTTGAGTCAGTTGATTCTATTGATAATGATATAAAATCAAATTGTAAAATAATAGAGATACAACATTGGCAACTCATTAAATGGCTGAAAGAACTAAAGTTATATAGAGAGGCAGAAGAAAAAGGGTTAATTAAGCTAACTTCAACTATTGATAATTTTATATACTGTCCGTATTGTGGAAGAAAATTAGAAAGAAATGAGAAAAATAATGAATAATATAGGAAGTAAAGTAGCAGCATGGACATGCAGATCTGCATCGAAATGCTAAAGCAAATGTATTCTATTTCAGATTCTGAGATTGATGTATGGATTAAGAAAAAACAAAAGAGAAAAGTAAAAAAGGATGATAGAAAATGAAAAATAGAGAAAAATATGCAGAAGAAATTAAAAGCATTATCATAAATGGAAATAATGATATTAATCTTTGTAATAAAATCATAAAACCTATTATTCTCAAACAAAATAATATTAATTGTAGTAGTATATCATGTAGCGATTGTAGAACATTACAAATATTATGGCTTGACGAAGAATATGAAGAACCAGAAGTTGATTGGTCTAATGTGCCTGTTGATACGTTGATTAGAGTAAAAGAAAATAAAATTGACGAATGGGTATTACGTTACTTTGCAAAATATAAAGACGGAAAAATATATGCTTGGGACTATGGCTGTACAAGTAAGACTACAGATTGTGTAGCTATATGGCGATATGGTGAAATTGTAACTGAGGATATAAAATAAACTTTTTATCGGAGATAAATAATGGAAGAATTAAAGAATGAAAAAAAAAC